ATGCTCTTCAAATAGACCCTTCAATCCAGTAAGGAATGATTCAGTTACTTGAGCACGGATGTTGTTTTCTACTGCAAGCTTATTCTCAGAAATCCACTCTGCTACTGCATAGTTTAGATATGAGTCGATGTTTTCCATCATATCTGACTTGATTTCTTCATATGATTCTTCAAGCTTTGATTCGAATTCTTCTTCTAGACGAGCAGCTTCAATTCCAACTCTAGTTGAAACAGCAGCTTCGAATAGTGTACCAACCTTAAGTCTAAAATCTTCTGAAAGATCAGATGAGTCACCGAAAAGAAGTTCAAGGTCTTCCTTTACTGACTGCATGGAATCTCCATTAGCTTTTGACTTGATAGTAGCCATGTTCTTTGCAGAATTGTCACCAGTTGCAAGATTTGCATTGTTATTAAAAAGTTCATCTGGCTCAGGAACACCCATAGCAACCATTACCTGTGAAAGATCATCCTTACCAAGCTGTGAAGCATATGCGACCATTCTTGAAATTAGATCAGAACGAGATACATCAGTTGGCTTTGCGGCAATCGTAGCTTGATTAGATGCAGCAGCATCTTCTTCAAGATTGATTTCCTCTACCTCTTCAATGTTGTTTAGTTCATCAGACATTATTTTCTCCTATAAAATTTTATATGTAAATTATTTATGTTTTTTAAAACTTTGAAATTAGATGCTGAAATACTCTCAGCTTTGCTTCTTCAAGTTGTTGTTTGGAAGGTTTATTGATAACCTTCGCAGCTACTTCTTCAATATGCTTCTTAGCTGCTTCTATCTTCTGTGCTTTAATTAAACCATTGTCCCAAATCCAATCAACGCCTTCCATGATGCCATTTACAAAAGCATCAGGAGCGGATGGATCAGCAACAATATCAGCGGCTGTAGCAAGATAGAAATCATCCTGAACAACATGAATACCATCCTTTTCTACAATTGATCCCATACCTCTTGTAGAAACACCAAGCTGAACACCACTCTCAATAAGGTTACGAGCGATTGTTCCCATAGGAGTATTAAGAATCTTTGCCTTGCCCATGAAGTCGTTGCCTTCTTGTGTAAGACTTACAATACAGTGTGAAACTCTATCAAGGTTAATAGAAGGTCCATCTGGATGACCTAGTTCACCCAAGGCTCTATTCTTATTAACATAATGTTCGTTATAACGATTGACTTCACGAGCAACAGATTCGCACTTATACATACGACCATTTCTGTTCTTCTGTTCAGTCTGGATGAAAGGACCGACAATATACATTGTCTTCTGACCTTCTCTTCCTTCTTCTGTAATACATTTTACTTGTTCGTTTAATTCTGTGATGAGTTTCATTTATCAGTTCCTTAATTCTTATATGCGACTGCAGTGGCTCTTAAATTTACGCCAAATAAAGTATCTGTTGTATCTTTTGCTACAGTCATTGACTCATATGCTGCTAATGTAGTATTAGCATATGTAGCAGTAGTATTTGCTATGGTTAAAATTGTGACTGAATTGTTAGAATTAAAAACTCTAACCAATTTATTTGCACCAACTGTATTTGCAGTTGATAATGATACTTCTGTTCCTAAAAATTTATAAACAGCTGACATTTTTTAAAATCCTTGTTCTTCTGCAAATTTAATTAGTTGATCAAATCCTTCTTCAGTCTCTAGCTTTTCCATAAACTTTAATTTATTTTTTTCTGAAAGACTTTCATATAATCTATTTAGTTTTTCTTCTGCCATATTGGCATGTGTTTGTTCATCACCACCAACAGACTTTAATCCTTGTGAAGGAGGGAGAACAATTTTTTCTTTTGATACAAGAGGATCAGTTTTTAATTTATTAATACTGTCTTGCATCATATTTACTTTACCAATTGCTTCATGCATATGCTTTGCACGAATCTTAGCGAGAACTGCACCAGCTACTTTTTCACCTTTTTCTTTTGAACCATAACGAGTTGCAGCATCTTTAGCTATCTTGGCAAAATTCTTACCTTTTTCACCAATATCTTTTCCAGCACGAGCATCTTTTGCAGAATATACAGCTTCACCAAGTGGAGGTATAGCTGCACTTTTCTTTCCAATTTCAATTTCTGTTCTTGGTTGATGACGCTTTACAAGTTCTACTCTTCCATCTTTACCAATTCTTGTGGTAGTTTTAATATCACGAGAAGCAGTGTTTAATGTTCTTACATCAGCCGATTCAGCAGCAACTTGAGTTTCTCTACCAGATTTAATTTTTTCTAATGCCTGCTTATGCTTTTGATATTTCATACGAAGATTGTCTGGTATAGGTCTTCCTTTTTTCTTAAGGAGAGAAATCTGTCTTGATGTTCTTTCAGCCCAAAATTCGTGGAACTGTCTATCTTGTCCAGCTTCTGCCAATTCAACTTCTTCATTCATATTCTGTGCTTTACTGGCAATCCCTTGTCTCTTCTTTGTGTAGATATCATGTAGATGCTTCTTGATTCTAAAATGATCAATTCTATCTTTCACATCATAACCGGGATTCTTCATTTCCTTGCTTATAGTATCTACCTTCTTATATAATTCTTTAGTTTTTTTCAAATCTTCTCTGGCTTGTGGTATCATACTTTTAGGTTTGGCATTTTTATCCACAGCTTCAATAATTTCTACTTCTTCTTTTTTAAAATATTCTTTGGGACGATCACTTTTCATAAGGTCATCATATGACTGTGCATATTTTTTTGCTTTTTCAGCATGACGCATTGCTCTATCAATAGAACTTTGATCTTTATTTCTTACACCATAATCATAAAAATAATGAGCATTAGTTACATTAGACTTTGCAAGTCTTCCATGCTCATCCCATGCTGTATCAGCTTGAGGTTTATCACGAGTAGAAGCAACTTTTGGTCTTAGATATTGATCAAAATCTGGTTTCTTATCCATCTCTTACTTACCTCTGTTTAAAAAACCACGCTTGTTAAGCGTTGCCCAAGCAATCTTTTTTGCCTTTTCTGGTGATTTACCAGCTTCAATTTCACTCTTTTCGATGTGCTTTTCCATACGGTCAACCTTAGCACCTTCTTCGACATGTTCTACTTCTTCAGTAGCCTTTACCTTTGGCTCAGGGAAACCATGCTTTTTATCTCCCCACTTCTTAAGAAGTGCAAGATCAATTCCCTTTTTTCTCTTTTCAGAAGTTGGTGCATCATCACCATAATATGCATCACGACTGCTTGTTTTAGCCTTTTGAATATATCTGGTAGCAAGATCACGAGAAATTTCATGAATGGCTTCACGATAACCTTCATCCATTGATTTCTTGGCAGCTTCTGTCTTTTCAGCAAATTCAATTACGGCTTGTTCTTCCATAATTCTTTTTACTTCAGTTCTCAAGATTGCCTTAGCAGTATCACATGCATCATCATAATCTTCTGTGAAATACTCATCTTCAGTTGAAGGATTGATTACAAGATAATTTCCCTTTGTATCTTCATGAACTGAGATCATATGATCGCCAATCTTGAATGACTTAACATGTGAGAATACGTTTTCTTCAATCTGTTCAACTTCTTCAGCCATTTCTTTCTTCTTAGTAAGAAGTTCCTTCCAATCAGTCTTTTCTTTCTTCTTCTTTTCAGGATGATATGGAGCATCTGGATTTGGTTTCTTCTTACCACCAGCTTCATAACGCTTATAATATTCGTCTTCACCCTTAGCTTCTTCGACTGATTCTACTTCTTCTTTCTTAAGATACTTGCCAATAACCTTACGTCTATTCTTTAGATAAGAATCAGTTGAGTCAACCTTACCATCGTTGTTAACATCAGAATCTTCTTTTCCAACTGGATCAAGTGCTGGCTTTTTCTTTTTTCCTTTAGAGTCATAACGAGCTTCATACTCAGCCTGACCTTTCATCTTCCATTCTTTTTCATCAAGCTGTTCAGTTTCTTCTTCAACTGCTTCAACTTCTTCCTTAACATCTTTATCCTTTTCAGGATAATCATTTGTTACCTTAAGGTTCTTGTCGTACACTTCCTTGGATTCATCATCTGGACCATTTTCATATGATGCAGTTGGTGGGTCTAACTTACGATCTCTTCCATTGAAAAGAAAATCTTGATCAGTAATTCCTGGCACCATATCTCTATTCGATGGTTTAACTTCACCATGTAATGCCTTGAAATTTTGTTCGCCTTGTGAAAGAGGCTGTGCAACTTCCATAATAGAACTAATAGTGCTGAGTACTGACTTTGCCATTGTTAATTATCCTTCGTGATCTTCGTTATCTGATGTTGCGGTTGGTGGAACAAAAAGTCTAGCAGAAACATCAGCGACCATTGACTCAACATGATCTGTAATACGTGACTGCATTTCTGCGTCTAACGCACTACGTAGATTTACTGCGTCTTTATTCCATGCATGGACTAAAATGTTTTCAAGGTTCTCATTATTCATCTATTTTCTCCAATAAAAATTCTGTTTCTTTATTTATAATTCTTTAGTGTGCGCTACCTTTACCGGGAATATTTGCTTTATTATTGGTATTATTAGGCTTTTGTTGCGCTTGTTGATCTTGTTCTTGTTGTTTCATACCAGCAAATCCTTGATTTACTTCTGAATCAGGAACCATCATTTCTGGTGGTGGCATTTCTTCTGCCATCTCTTGCATCATTTCTGCAATTTCTTCATCTGTCTGTTGTAGAACATTTCTACGAATCCACATATCAGAATAATACTTACCAATATATGGTTGAATCATATTGAGAGTATTAAGTCTGTTGGTAATAATTTCTGCATCTTTAAATTCCTCAAAATGATTGTCGATCTTGAAATCAAAATTTAATTGATTTGAAATTTCAGGCCAATCTGCTTCTGCTACAATACCTTTAAGAATTAATTGTTTCTCAAGTGTCTTCAAAAGCAATTGTTGAAAACGTCTACGCAGTCTTCCTACAAACTTAGTGAACTTCACTTCATCTCTTGAAATTTCTGCAGAACGACCAAGATTAAATCCAGCTTGTCCTGGTTCCAATCTTGACATAGGAACATTCAATGCCTGATATAATTTTTTCTGAAAGTACTGAACATCTGATAGTTCACCAAGATTTTGACCAGCTGGAAGAGTAGTAATTTCAGTACCACGATTGCCTTCACGACGAGGTAGCCAATAATCCTCAAGCATAGTCATATACTTTCGATCATCACGCACTTCACCAGTAGAAGCATCATATACAAGGCGATTCTTATGGCGAACCATCATATCTCTAAGATACTGTTCTGCCTTAAGCTTTGGAAGATTACCAACGTCAATATAGAAAATTCTTCTTTCAGGAGCACGAGAAATACGATAGATGACTGTAGCATCCTCAAGTGTTCTCAACTGATTTAATGGCTTGATTGCTTTCTGAAGATAAGAATAAACAAGCTTATTATTGCTATCCATCATACCAGATGTGACATGAAGAATAGAATCAACAGAAATTCTTAGACCAGATGTATTTGTGTCTAAAGGAAGACCTCCATTACCACCAGCTGGAAGAAAACTTCTTTCATTGTATACGAAGTATTCTTTTTGAGTATCAAATACTGTGGCTTGTCCTTTTGGTCTTTTCTTTACTTCTCTTATTTTACGAATTTTTCTTGGATCAAGATAACGAAGTTCTTTAATACCATCTCTTGGTCTTGCTTCATCAATGATGATATGATAATACATACGTCCATCGATGTACCATCTTTTGAAGATATCATATGCTTCATTTTGAAAATTAAATAAATCAAGAACATTAGAGAACTCTTCTCTGATAAGTTCTTTTACATTGTCGCTATATTCAAGTTTATCTGTATTAATAGAAACAATCTCATCAGCATCAGCGTCAATAGCTTCATTGACGATATCATCAATGGCTTGTTCTATCTCTGGCTGTAATGAAATTTCTCTGTATTTGGCAACTAATTCTGATTCTGTTCTTGCAGTACCATCTAGGTCAACGAATGTGCCATAAGCACCACCAGCTGCAACAACAACAGCGCCATCGTCCTTTATCTCTGGAGCAAAGGATTCAATAGGTTCTTCAGTTTTTCTTTTGATTTCAAATCCAAAAAGTTGCATAATAATATTTTTCCTTAAGAAAAGAGAGCCGTTACTCTATTTATAACGGCTCTCGATTACTTAATTATGATCCGCCAGCATTACCAGTAACGCCATTCACGATTTCGAATGTGTCATACTGGAATGTTACTTGGAACTCTTCGATTTCATCAACAGATGCCCACTGCAAATCAATTGTAGAAATTGCTTCTGGATAAATTCCATTGAACTGATATGTTCTTAGAACTTCTCCAGCCTTGCCATACTGAGTTACAGTTGCCTGTGACTTGTATTCTGCAGGAGCGCCAGTAGGTAGTGCTGTGACATTTTGCTGATAGAGATTAATATAGTTATTCCACTGTTCCATTGCATCTCTCACAGCAAAGTCTTCGTCATTGATAATGGTTACTGTCCATGGATCAAAACGACGATCACCAGCCATCTTAAGTCTTCTTCCAAAGTAAGGAACCTCAATTAGACCAAGTTGTGAACTTGGAATTTGAGCTACCTTACAAAGAAATGGGAGCTTAATATCAGCAACCGGATTAATTGGGTTGCTGATGATTACTTGGAAGAGGGATGGTCTTGCGCCACCAAATTGAAGGCGTGATCTGATATCATTAATATTGAATGCCATTTTATTTCTCCCTCTTAGAACTTACCAACAATTTCTTCGAACTCAACACCAGTGCGTACAGCAACGAAGTTAAGCTGGATGAAATTGATTGAACGTGCGGGCTTAATGTAAATGTCACCTCTGAATTCGTTTCTGTCAATAACTTCTGGAGTATTGTTTGTTGTGTCACAAACAACTCTGAAATCATAGATTCCACGACGACCTTGAATGTCACGAAGATATGGTTCTACAAGATTGCGGAATGCTGCTCTTGTAAAATCATCGTTAAATTCAAATAGAGTTGACTTAGCAGCTGTTGCAATTGCTTTCTCAAGTACGATGAACAATCTACGTACATTGATACGATCAAATGCAGATGGTCTTGAAAGCAATGTCTTATCACCATAAAGAAGCGTTCCCTGTCCTTGTAGTGTTACTACAGGATTGATTCCGTTACGATAAAGAACATCACGTTCAGTTTTATTTGGATTATAAGAAAGTTTTACAACATTCTTGATAACACCTCTGTTCAATCCAGCTGGTGAGAACCATGGATCACGAACATTGTCAGTACGAACACAGAGACCAGCAATATCACCATTGAGTGGAACCCAACGATAAACATCATTGTACTTGTCATACTGATACTTATAGCCAGAATCTAGTACTGCATAAGATGTTGAAGTCAATGCATTTCTGAATGCAAGAACATTGTTCATTTCTTGACCGGGGGCATTTACTGTGTTATTCAATTCAGGTGAAATAAATGCTACACAATCTTTTCTATATTCACAGATATTATCTATGATATAGTTTGCAAGTGTTTCGCCAATATTTCCTCTTGACTTACCACCAAGAATCAATGAAACATCTACATCTTCAGATGACTTATACTTGTCATATGCAGTCATTAACTTTGATGTAGAAATAGCTGTTTCACTATCACCATCTGCACCATTATTAAATGATAATGATAAATTAGTTGTAATACCTGGTGCAAGAGAAGTATTGTCAGAATTTTTTTCAGTTGCTTCGAGTGGTCTAGTTGACCATACATAACGTGATCTATTGTTTAGAACATCTCTATAGTAGATCGAACCACCTTGTTCACTCTTGGCATCCTTTGCAACAGAAACATTGCTCCAAACTTCAAGAATTTCACCAGGAATTCCTGTAATCTTACCATCTTCGTCTGAAACAACGACATGAATTTCATCTCTTACTGAATTATTTGCATTTCTATCATCGACATACTTAGTACTAGTAGGAGCAGTATCTACAGCATTGTGGTATTCCCAATACTTAGTACCAAATGAAGTTGTTGTTCCAGTAGAAACAAGATTTCCGCTAATAGTAAGGTCATCTTTTTGTCTAAATGTTTCTACAAATGTAAGTGGGAAATATGAATATCCCCATGTATGTGTAGCATTTGAAGTTGGAACTGTTACAACACTACCAATACTCTGAATAGTCATATATTGTGTACCAATAGTGCTATTTCCTACAAGAAGCTTATCACCAACAATAAATTTTCCGTTTAAATCAGCAGCAGCAACACTAGAAAATGTGTTGGCAAGATGTTGATAAAATACATTTGCTGTAGATGAACCTACAGGCAAACTAAACGAATAATAAGTATTTGATGATGAAACAGAAGTATTTGATCCATTATATGCTACAATAGTGCTTTGATAAGCATTTGATGATGGACAAATTGAAATTTTCAATGAATTTCCATGATGACCAGCATACTTAGCAACAAAGTAAACATTTGCATACGTTGCTGAAGCTTCAAAAGATGATTTTTGTGTCTGATAATCGCTTAAATTTTTAACTACAATATTGCCAGGAGTTGAAACTCCACTATTTGCATAAGCATTATAAGTAGTTGCAGATGCTGCTCTTGTTACATATAGCTGATTGCCATATGCCAAAAAGTTTGCAGCTGTGAAAAATGATTCGTAATTGTTGGCAGTTGGCTTACCAAAAACTGATACTAACTCATCCTCAGAAGAGACAAGAACTCTCTCTTCGATTGGACCCCATTTGAAAACTCCAGCTGTTCCACCAAAAGTAGAAGAGACTGCAGGAACAATGGTTGTTAGATCAATTTCAGATACGTTAACGCCTGGGCTAACTTGAAATGGCATTGTTTTCTCCTTTTTATAATAAAAATCATATACTAATTCGTATGATTATTTATAAAAACATCAATTTAGCAAAAATCTTTCGAATTCGCTTGAACTCATAACCTTATCCTCAAAATCATCCTCTCTGCCATCATCTATAATGCCAAATGGAGTGAAATCTTCCTCAACTTCTTCCTCAATTCTTCTGCGGATATCAGTATTTGATACATCTTTAAAATAATTTTGACTTACCATCCAAGCAAACAACACCAAACACATTACCAAATCATCATGATGACCTTCTTCCGCATTATAGGTATTTTTGTCTACCGCATAGGTCGAAAGTTCATTTATTATATCATAATCATTTAAAATTATTTTATCCGATTCAATAAGGGTTTTTAAGTTAGCGCATCCTATTCTTTTGGTGATTTGGGTTGTTTTTATTCCTAATCTATTTTGATTGCCATCTGTACCTATAGCAGTGCCTTTTCTTCCACTCATTCTGGTCATTACTATGTTTTCATATTCCAAATCTTGGTGTAGAATGTTGACAACCTGTGAACCTATATTTATTTCCACTAAAATAGAGGCATCATTGTAGTATCTGCCAATATTTGCTATCAAGGTAGGGAAAACTAACTGTGACATATTTGCATCTTTAAATGTAGCAACTACTTCATATGGTACTGTAGAACAATCAGTAACTACAAGAGCAGACGAATCCATACCCAACCCCTCACTCACATCTACTGTTATTGCATATACATGGTCTTTAATTGGATGCTTATAGATTTTTACTTCATGTGGATTGTCGATTGGACGCATATAAACCAATCTGGAAAGTACAGTTGGGTGAATAAGAGTATTAGAAGACCCTAAGAATTCGCAATTGTGTGATAAAATATCGTTAGCATAAAACTGCTCATTTTCTACCCCAACAATATCAAAATATTCAAATTCTCCATCTTTATAATCTAAAAAAAATATTTTTGATTTTTCATTTTTACATATGATAATGTCGTCGTTCTTAAGATCAATAGATTTTTTCCACCCATCTACAGTCATAATTCTATGGGTAAGAGAACATTTTAATTGACTACCATTTTCTAAATAAATTTCAATTTGTCCATTTTTTTTAATTTTTTGTACACCTTTAAAAGGTAAATAGCCTTCAGATGTTTCTATTAATATATTATTATTTTTAAAGAACATTTCGTTTTCCTGTAATTATATTATATAATTGTGTTTCAGTTACGTTATATTCCTTGTGAAATTCTTTAGAAAAAGCTCTCTCATAAGTAATTTTTCTTCCATTTTTTGATATATCGCCTACCCCTTTTAAAGTAATTTTATTATTATATTTTTCTAAAATTAGACAACATTCATGATCAGTAATTTTAACTTTGCCAAATCTTTTTCCTTTTCTATTATTTTTAATTTCTTCTGAAAAAGAATACTTTTTTCCTTTATTCCAAGGAATTGTTCCTTTTGGAACCCCGCCAATATTTGGTCTTTTCTTTCCCTTTTGTAAATTTGAAGAATAATCTGGACCAAATCCAATTCTTTTAGCAATTAATGCAGCTGCAAACCAATCTTCTTGCTCTAAATGAATATCAAAATGTTCTCTTATTGTAACTAATTGTAAATTTTCTATGTTATTATTTTTATGATTACCATCTATATGATGTATTTCATAAGAAAACCCATTTTCATCAGTTGGTATTTTGCCGTGTGTATTTTCCCAAATTTTTCTATAATGCATATAATTTAATCCTACAAAATTGCATTCATAATATATTTATAATTTCTTTGATTGCAACTTTTTTGGAAATGCCATCTATTGAAATATTAATTTCTGTATCACCATCTAAACATTCAAACTCTTGACGGAACTGGTCAACAGAAGTATTACGGATAGTCTCTACTTTCCATGCTTCATCTCGACCGGGAACATCTGACCAATGAACGTCAACACGAGCATAAGAATTTTCATTATTAACAGAGTCCATCCAAATTTTATAGAACAAGTTCATTCCATTTGGAGTAGAAGTTATCAGAAGCTTTGATGTGTTACCAGACGAAATAGTGGGGAATACTGAGGCAAAAAACGTATCTTGGATATTTCTTGGAACGAATGCAAATTCGTCAAGATAAATCAAGTTATAGGATTGACCACGGATAGCAGATGATGAGGTAGCAGATGCAAGTATTTTAGAGCCATTTTCCAATTCAATATTTCCCTTATTCCACTCAACAACACCTTGCTGCATCCACTTTGGCAACCATTCATAAGCGAGTTGGACTCTCGACAAAATTTCTTTTGCCTGAACTTGTTTATTGGCAAGAACAGCAATGTTATAATTTTCATTAAATAATATTTTATGTAAAAGATAACCAACGACGCCTGTAGTTTTTCCAACCTGACGAGGCATTTTACATATGGTAAAACGATTATCGTCAAATACCTTAAACATCTTTTTCTGATATTCATAAGGTTTAAATGATACAAGACCTTTATCAACACTTACAATTTTAACATAATTTTCACAAAAATAATTAACATCTTTAGCGCATTTCACATATTCTAGAATTTGATCTGCCGTAAATTCTAATGTTACATCTTTACGCTTTAGATTTTTATTACCAAGATATATTTCGTTCGTATTACTCATAATTTAATCAATCTCTATCAGTAACGTGATACGCCCACATATGAGTTTCACCTTTTTTCAAAGCATCTCTATATCTATGATGACCATCAACAATTTTCCCATTTTCAATTACTATAGGTGGTCTTGTTTCTGAAGACATTTTACTATATTTTGCTTGTTTTTTATTACTAGGAATATTATGGTCAGCATCACCAGATTTTATATCACTTAATGGTGTTTTCTTTAATTTTGCTTCAGCACCACGAAAATAATCAACCATGAGACCATGATCAACATCATCAGAAGATGTTCTTTCTATATGATCTGCAATATCATGTTCATCCTTCAGATGATGTTCATATCCTTTAGGAGGTTCATTACTTTCAAATATAAAATTTTTAAATGTCTTCATTTGCCTTATCTTTTATCATTTTTAATAGTTCAGTGGATGATCCAACAAACAAATTATTATTCACTGTCTTATTGCCTTCATTGTTATTATCAGGCTTTGTCAATTCTTTGTTCTTCTTAGCCAAATCCATCAGGTCTTTGTTAGCATCAGCAAGTGTTTTGATAAGATTAGTAACAACCTCAAATGCTCTTGGCGACTCAGATTGTCTGGCAATATCCACAATATCTTCTAGGGCTGATGTGCCTTTTTCAATAATGTCGTACATATTTTGACGGGCATATTCATAGTCGTTCTTTTCTGTTTTTGCTGGCAAGAAAACAGGATTTGGTGCAGGAGGAATTGGAGGAATTCCAAGAGAATTTGATATTATATCTTTATTTGGCATTTGAATCACTCACAGTTACGATGAACCCATAAGAATCTGTTTCATCAATTTGAGAAAGAGCAACTGATAATTCTGCATTAGATGTTGGTTCACCATCTACTGTAAGCCCAGGTCTAATCAAAGTAGTAACAATACCAGTATTTGCAGTCGTATCAGGATATATTCTAACATCAGCAATCTTAATAATTTTACTTTCTGTGACAGGACCATAGAAATAACATTTCATAGTAAATGAAAGAGAAAATGTTAAAACTCTTCTTACTGTAAAATCAGAAGCATAACTATCATCAATTTCTACATTGTCTAATACAATTGGTATATCAGTCGCATTATCATAATCAGACAAAAGTCTTGCAGTTACTGTCCATTCTGGTGTAAAATAAGGAAGTATTTGTTCTACAATTCTTAATCCATCTTCCATTGTTTTCACCATAATATCTAGTCTAAAACCTAGATTATATGGAGCAGGATTATATACTTTCTTGTAAGTATTAATGCCATTTATTTCTTTTCTAGAAGCAATTTTATTAATTGTTGAAAGTTTTCTACTAGGATCATAATTTACTGAAGTAATCTCAAATGACATGCGTGGTAATCTAATTGCAGTTAATGCTGCAGCTTCTGGATTATCTTCAATACGAGCAAGAAATTTTTCTCTAGGCCCATATGCAATAGGAATTTTAAATGACTGTTCAAGAACACCAGCATCATTTACTCTTTCAATTTTGATATTATTGAAAAGAGTGCCAAATATGACAACATATTTTTTAAATAGTGAATTATAAAATGGTGATGATAACATTACGCTCTTTTCTCCAACTCACTAAATGGGTCACGCTCAGAAAAATCTAGGAAGTCTATACCTTCAGTTTCAAAATAATCATTCTGAGAACCTTCATCCAATCTGTTTATGCTATATTCTTCTTCCAGAATATCAAATCCAGCTTCATCTAATAGAACAACACCAGTTTCTGTGGTGAAAACATAAGGATCGACAGTAGTTAAGAATGCATTATATGTATTATCAATTATATCAATGCCAGTATTAAATACCTCATTGGAATATTCAAATAGCTCACAAACAACATCATAGAATTGTAATGCGCCCATCTGATAAAATATAGGTTTTTTATTGACATATTTTATATGATAAAGTGCTTTATTAAATGGGAACCAAATTAAATCATTTTCAATCGGTCTATCTCTTCTTAATATAGAGCCAACTTCATTATCAAATACTCTCATTGCAATAGAGAATGTAATTTGATCTCTTACTTCAACGCCAAATTTAGAAAGGAATTCACCATCACCTTCAAATCCATCAACATTCTTGATATACATTTCAACAAGAATTGCTCCACCATATTCAGTGACTGATTGCTCTCTGAAAGTGTTGTCTCTGGTAACAATTTTTCTTGGCACATAATAGGTATCTACACCATGAATTTTTATAGATTCAATGATAAGGTTCTCTATTAAGTTCTGTTCACCAGAAGAAGAAAAATTATTAAAATAGAAGCTAGTTGCCATTAGTGATCCAATTCAGCCAATTTATGGCGTATAGCTGCAATAATTTTCATATGAGTTTTTGATAAAACTCTTTCTTTTTCTATATAGTTCATTATGTTGAGAGTTTCTTTCTTATACTTCTCACGCCAAGCAGCATTCTTTGCTGTTTTTAAATCAGAAACATTATCAAGTCTGTCAGCAAGTTTAATTACCAATGCATAACTTGTCATTTTCTTCATTTTTTGGGACAAATATTCTGTTTTACCAACCTTTGCAATCTCTTCTTTGTCAGAAGTTAATTCCTGCACAAGAGAAGCAACAAGAGCACCAAACATTTTTTCTAAATCTTCTTTAGTTGTATTGGTGTCTTCAATGGTATCATGAGTATATGCAGCACTTATAAGAGCGTCAAGATTATGTGATTTTTTGAATTGTTTGACAAGTGCAGCAACTCTTTCTGGATGACGAATATAAGAAGAGCCATCTGATCTTGTTTGACCAGCGTGTGCTCTGGCAGCATAATTCCATGCACTCTTTATATCTTCGTCTAATTGAACAAATAAATTAAATGGTAACATTATTTTATCCTATGAGATCGCTAACAGGCAAGCTGTAACTACTAATCATTTCTGCTTCTAATTTATCAATTGCATCATGTGCATCTTGATAAATCTTTTCACCATTAAAAGTTACACCACCAGGCAACTGCATACCAACAAACTTGGTAAGATTAGTTCCCCACTGCTTCTTAATTAACTCAGAAGCATATCTCTGAAGCCATCTATCATTCCATACATCTGTAAATTCTGCAGGATCGACAATTTGATAAGCTTCTACTACAAGAAATTGACCAACAATAATTTTATCCCAGTTAACATCAATATAAAGTTTATTAGTATTTCTGTTATATCTAATTGGTTGTTTTCCAACAAGAAGACCTTCTAGCAATTGAAGTTGTTGGAATGCCATATAATATGGAACCATAGACTGATATGTCAATGTGTAGAGATCGTTCAAAGCAATCTGATATCTGATATTAAAGATATTATTTGATGAAATATAATCACCAATATCAAATATATTGACAGCACCAATAATGTTTTGTGGAAGAGTGATATACTTGTTTGTTATATCTTCTGCTGTAAATTGATGCTTATAATATATTTTTTCAGTACCATCAAAATGATAATCCCAATAATACTTCAATGCTTCATCAATACGATCCTCAACCTGATCATCATCAACATTGATTTCGATAACTGGTTTCCCAAGTTTACGAAGACAGTATTCTTTGAATTGCTCTCTAGTAGTTAATGTTGCCATTTTTATAATACCTTTTTTAAGTATTTATGATTTAGTTAGCGCAGCAAGTTGTGAGGTTAAAAATTCCAATTGTGTTTGAATTTGCTCCACTGTAATTTGTGTTATTGTGGTTTCAGGTAGTAAAAATTCAATAAATTCATCATTCAATGAATAATACCATTGATTTGCAATAATATTACTACCACAATCAACCCAAAATAAATCTTCATGAACTTCAAATTCATTTTCACAAACTTCTGCAATTCTGCTACCAATAATTTCATTATTACTATTATAAATTTTTTCATTTGATGATATTAAAGCTTTCATTTTAATACTCCACTATTACAACACCAGGAGAACCAGAAGCACCATTGGTATTGCCGCCTCCTCCACCAGCACCATAAGCTATACCAATAGTAGAACTTGTGGAATAACCACCTCCAGAACCACCCCCTCCAAAAATGGAACTTCCTCCAGTACCACCAGCGTAATTACTCCCACCAGCAGTGTATATACCAGAACCTCCGGAACCTCCACCATAATTAATAATACCACCCGAACCAATTCCTCCACTAGAACCACCGCCAGTAGCATATAAACCGCCTTTTCCTCCGGTTGCAGAACAATAAGAACCAAATGAAGAAGTTCCGCCATCAAATCCTTGTGAACTTGTGCCACCACCATTACCAGCATTGCCAATAGTTAATCGAATAGAGTCAAAAGGATTTACTGTTATTATTTTTATTGCGGTTCCACCAGCACCGCCACCACCGCCACCCCAATCGCCACCAGATGCTCCACCACCACCACCGCCACCAACAACAGTTACTTTAATTTTGGTGATATTATTAGGAACATTAAATAATTGAGCACTACCAGTGTATTCGAATACTTTAATATTAGTAAATCCACCACCAGTTCCACTACCACCACTTCCTGGTGATCCAGTATAACCAACTGCAACAGATGCACCAGATGATCCAGTATATGCTCTAGAACCAGTATATCCTTTTGCACCATCACCTATAACACTTACTGTTCTTGTATGAAAATTGTCTGGAATACCAGCAAATGAAAATTCATGTTCAGATTGTAAAAAGAATTTTAATTTATATGGTGCTAAAGGAATCGTAGAATCGTAAAAATCAGTTCCAAAGAAACTACCATTAGAATTTAATGGTACTGAATTCCAAAAACCTCCTGTATCAGTAACTTTAGCTATTTGTTTTCCTGTAAAATCTTCAATCGTGTAGTAAAATTGATCTCCAGGTTTACCATCGGTAATCGACCAACCAAAAGTTTGATTTTGTACTACAGAAGATGGATATGTTATTTTAACATTATTAATAACAGTAGTACTCAATTTTACTACAGCGCCTGAAGAAAAATTAAATCTTAATGATAACTTTCCTACATATCGATAATCAAAAAATGTATTATTTAATTTAGTTACATTTCCATCTGAATCAACTGGTTGAAATGTTAATGAAGTATTAAGCCATGGCATATTGTTGCCAGTAATGTATAAATCATAATATTCATTTGGTTGTGCGCCAGTAATATAAAAATCAAATGGTTGACCGTATATTATTGTTGATGGGAATGATATACTCAATCCTTTTGCACCACCTGATCCCCTATATCCTACAGAACCTCTATAACCTTCTAACCCTCGTGATCCATTAAATCCAACAGAACCTTGATAGCCATTAGTTCCTCTTGCACCAGATGATCCTTGATAACCAATATTTCCTAATGATCCTTGATAACCTTCAGAACCACGATAACCAACGGAACCACGATATCCTGCTCCTGCAGAACCAGTATATCCATCTTTACCTTGCGAACCTTGATATCCAACAGAAGATGAATAACCTATTGATCCTCTATAACCTGTCAGACCAATACCTAATGAACCAGTATATCCAACAAACCCAGCTGAACCTTGAAATCCAACAGAACCATTATAACCTACTGAACCACGAACACCTGGTCCTAATGAACCAGTGTATCCAATTATTCCTTGAGAACCTCTAAATCCTTCAGAACCTTTATAGCCTGAACAGCCTGTATATCCTATTGTTCCTTGAAATCCAGAACTTCCACGATAACCAGCCGAACCTTGAAATCCTACTGAGCCAAAATAACCTGTTGATCCTCTGACACCTGGTCCTAATGAACCAACATAACCAACTGGTCCTATATCACCAACAGAACCACGATAACCGACTGAACCACGAACACCTGGTCCTAATGAACCAACATAACCAACTTCACCTTGTGAACCTTTGAATCCAGTATTTCCACGAAGACCAAGCGAACCTTGATAACCTGCCGATCCTTGATAACCTTCTGATCCTTGAAATCCTACTGATCCTTGAAACCCTACGGAACCTGAATAACCTCTAGAACCTCTATATCCTTCAGAACCTTGATAACCTTCTGATCCTTTATAACCTACTGAACCTTTATAACCTACCGATCCAGTATAGCCAACTATACCTTGTGAACCTTGATAGCCTTCAGAGCCTTTATAACCTGCAGAACCTTTATAGCCAGTAACTCCCGGTCCTAATGAACCTGTATATCCAACAAATCCAGCTGAACCTTGAAATCCTACTGAGCCTGAATAACCTCTAGAACCTCTATATCCTTCAGACCCTTGATAACCTTCAGAGCCTTTATATCCTTCTGAACCTTTATAACCTTCTGACCCACGATAGCCAGTTAATCCTTGACCCAAAGAACCAGTATATCCAACAATACCAGATGAGCCTCGAAATCCTACAGAACCTTGATAACCTGGACCTCCAGAACCAGTAAAACCAACTATTCCTTGTGAACCTATAAATCCTACAGAACCTCTATATCCTGCAGAACCTTGATAACCTTCTGATCCTTGATAACCTTCACTTCCTTTGTATCCTTCAGAACCCTTATATCCTTCCGATCCACGATAACCAGTAAGTCCTGGTCCACCAGAACCAGTATAACCTACCGATCCTTGATAACCTTCTGATCCACGATAACCAGTAACTCCTGGTCCTAACGAACCTGTATATCCAACACTACCAGATGAACCTTGATAACCTTCTGATCCACGATAACCAGTAGTTCCTGGTCCACCTGAACCAACATATCCAGTATCGCCTCTTGAACCTCTAAAACCTTCTGATCCACGATATCCTGCTGATCCCTGAACACCTGGTCCTAATGATCCAGTATAACCAACAATACCTATATCACCAACAGAACCACGATAACCCACCGATCCTTGAACACCAGGACCACCTGAACCAGTATAACCAGTTGGTCCTACATCACCAACCGATCCACGATATCCTACAGAACCATTATAACCAGGCAAACCATTGACAGCACCAGAAGACCCAGTGTATCCAATACTCAAACTTGTAATACTTGCTATACTTGCAACTAATTCTGCAAAATTAGCATTCAAATCTGATGCTTTTAAATAATCAAATTGTGCCCAAATTTTCATTAAATTATTATCCTAGTATTGACTTACCATCTAATATATCATGTAAAGAATTATCAAGAATAAACTTACCCCCACCACCAACTGATCCACCACCTCCACCACCTCCTCCACCACCTTCCATTGGAACTGTGGTAGAGGGACTTCCTGTTATTATCACAGCACCACAACCAGTAACACTTGTTATTGCAGCAACATATTGTCCTTCTGATTTTACTCTTGGCGAAGCAGTAGTAATTGAAGTAATACCATGTGTTGGGCAACTATGAGCATCGCCCAATCTTGCAACTAGAATACCATCACATCTGAATTTAGTTCCATATGAAATGATAGTTCCGCCATGGTCGCTAGTATCACCTAATCTTGCTACTGGTTGTTGTGACATTCAAATTATTCTATTCCTAAAATTTCTTTAAATTCTTCAAGATGCTCTTTGCGATCTTCAAGACCAATAGTTCCACCATTGACTTTCTTAGTGACACGTACAATATCATCCGTATCTGCAAGTTCATTACATCCATTGTTTGCCCAGAACCATGCAGCTGATTCTAATGCACCACCAGCTGTCTGAAGATATTCAACTGCTTCATCAAGGGGCATTTCAAGAGTTTCTGCAAGTGATTCGTAGTTATTTCGACCAGTTAACTGAATCAAACCACGACCACAAAATCTCCATCCATCACCAGACTCAGGCGATCCATTGCCCATACGATTAGCATAAACAACATTTGCAATCTTCTCTGGTTTTCTTGCATACTCATCTGCATCTCTTCCAGCATTTTTAAAATACTTAGGGAAAATCTTATTCAATCCATCAGAAGAATAGTTCAAGTTTTCTTGCATTAATCTGAATCCACCTGACTCATGAGCGCACTGTGCAAGAAAATGTGCAAGTCTTAGTGGTGTATTGATTTCATAATACTCAGAAAGTAGATCGTAGTTATTTGCAATTGCTTCTGCAATATCCTGTCTTGCGGTTGGGCATATTTCTTTGATTTGTTCTACTGTAATCATTGTTTACCTCTTTATATTGTATCGTTATACATTATGAATGCTATTTCTGTTGTGGGTGGTTCATAATCAAATGATGTTCCAATAGTTGCATTTAGGTCAGTTCCATTTATAGTATTAGCTAAAGATGGAGCATGATTATGTCTTGTAGTATTTGTTGAATCTGAGATAGCATCATAAAAAGAAGAATGACTTCCCATATCCACTTTTCCACCTGCACCAAGTACTGGTACAGGAGAACCAAGTTTTGCATGACCATGTTGCCAATTTATAGTTTCTACATCAATATTTGTTATAGTTATTTTACTTGAAGAATTTTCAAAAACACCATTTGTTACATCATCTTGAGTAAAATTTAAAAATGGATATCTTCCTCTTAAATCTGGAGTTCCATTTTGTCCATCACAAAAATACCATCCTTTAGGAAGAGTATTTTTTCCAGAACTATTTGGTCCAGTAAATCCAGAATATTTACCAATGCTATAACCAATTATCAATCCATTAACAATTGGTGAGTATGGATTAGTTGATAAAAATGCTTTTAATCTATTTGATTTCAATTGCATATTATATGTATATGTGACATTATGTGTATGTGAAATTGTATCTGGACCAATTGGTGATCTAATATTAGACAATAATTTTGTTGCGCCCATTGATTCGGGGATAACATCAAATTTCCTATCCGCAATACTAGAAGCATATTTTACAACATTATCATTTTTGTGATCATGATAACCAGAATACTCTGAATAAATTTGAAAATTTATATTATTCGCAAATTTATTTTTTATATTCATAGCGCCAATATTATTTGGTTCTAGATTAGATTTAGTTTGTGAAAAAGTTATTGGCAAAGCATAACCATTGGCAGATTGATCAAAATATGAATTTGCGGTTATATCGTATGGACTATAATACCCAGAAGGTAGAGTACTATTGCCATAATACATAACAATTATATCTTTTGGAATATATGTAATAATTTTCATACTCAATTTTGGGTCTTTCATAATAGGATCGACAAAAAAACTTCCAAATGATTGAGATATATAACTTTCATTAGATTGTTTTAAATAATTTGAACTTCCAGGATTTATATCAATTAAATTTTTATACAAATTTTTAACTGTGTGAGTATGTCCCTCATGAGGGTAATTATAAGAATTTATAGAAAAAGTTGCAGGCTTAGTTTTATAATCTACTTTATAATCATTCATAAGAGGAGGAATCATATTTCTTCCTACCAAATTATAACTATGCGCTCCACCAGTAAATAATAAAGTTGATTGATTTGCAGACATATTTGTATTTGCATCATATCGCAAATCACATAAAGAGGGCCAATTATTAGCATCAGATACACATCTGACAACATAATTTATATTTTGTAGTGTTTTTTTGTTAGGAGAATAATAACTAGATATATCTGGAGCAGATGCTGCCCCAAGCTGATATTGACTAAAAACTTTTGGGTTGGCAGTCGTTACACTCGTTGAAGATGGATCAACTCCATGAGTAGCAAGATTTGATCCATTCCAATCACTAATTCTATGCCAAAACAAAATAGAATAATCTGGCAATGAATTCATTGGTTTTGCAGGTGGTGGTGATACAGCCATTTTTTAATCTTTCAATTTATGATGTAGGGAATCCACTAGCGCCCATAGTTCCAAGCCATGTTGTACCAGCATTATAAGTGTAAATGATGACACTATCAGTATATCCGTCTTCTGTTGAAAGTAGTGGACCATTATTTGGATCAATTCCATTTGACCAATATAAATTTGGATTTAGAGACCAATCTAATGTCAACCCACCACCATTTGATTGTTTAAAGAATATCGTCATAGTATAAAGTGTGCCATTAACTAAATTTGACTCATCTAAAATTATATTTGTTATAGGTGAATCTAATGTAATAACATTAATATTTGATAACGATGGATTGAGTGTTATTGATGATGTTACAACATATGTTGATGTATACTCGCCAAATCCTCTAAATGTAGGATTTTTAATTATATTTGAGTTGAAATTGACAACAGATATTCCAACATTTGAAGTCACAACATCATTTGGTTCAAACATCAATGCATCTCTTGTGTCATTTACTCTGACATATCTTCCACCATAATCATTATACACGGGATATTTTTCAAATGTATCTGGATTTAGAACATCAGAAAGACTCAAGAATGAAATAGGTCCGATAGTTCCAACCGAACCAGTATATCCAACTGATCCGAAATAACCTCCAGACCCCTGATAACCTACTGGACCTCGATTTCCATCTGCACCAGTATTTCCATCTAAACCTTGAGAACCCATATAACCATTTGCACCAGCAAGTCCATCCGCACCAGCTGATCCCTGATAACCAACATCTCCTTGAATTCCATCTGCACCAACTGATCCAGTATAACCAATTAATCCTTGATCACCAATCGATCCTTTATAACCAGCTTCTCCAGCAGGTCCAGTATCACCTTGTGAACCTTTATATCCTTCAGAACCTCTATAACCAGTTACTCCTAAAGAACCTCTATAACCAGTTAATGCAAGTTCTGGTGCATATATCCATCTGGTTCCAGTGGATGTTAGAACTAATACCGAATTAGCTGCAGCTGTTGTGCCGTCTGGCTGTGTACTATCAATTTGTGAGACGAAAATTTTGGTTGCCATGGAAATTCCTCAGAAAAACATTTGTTTCATTGTATTTATATTTCCCGTGAAGGATAAGAAAACTAAATAAGGGTGATCATATATTTGATCGTCAAAAGGTATAGGCGTTGATGGTAAATTGTTTATTTAATATTGCCCCCTCACAAAAAGAGAAAAACTTCTCTTTGCTTGCCTTCGAATCTATCTCACAAAAATTAAATCAATCAGAAGTAATGACTTTTCGTTCAGAAAGGCAATACTCCCATAATTAGTAAAGAGGTACACATGGATAGACTTTCTCGTGCAGAAAAAAGAATGAACAGAAAACAAAAGAGAAATGAAGAAAAAACAGTAATATCCAATGGACTAAAAATAAAAAGTGTAAAACCAAAGACAGATAACCAAGAATTGGTCTTTAAAGACTTCACAAATGGGAAAAATTTACTTATACATGGACTACCAGGCACGGGAAAATCATTTATTTCATTATATCTAGCACTATCAGAGATAGAAAATTTCAGAAATTATCACAAAGTTGTTATTATTAGGTCAGTCGTCCCATCCAGAGATATGGGATTCTTACCAGGAAATATTAAAGAAAAATCAAAAGTTTACGAGCAACCATACCAAGAAATCTGTAGAGAACTGTATGGACGAGGCGATGCCTACGATATCCTAAAGAATAAGGGAATGATTGAATTCCAAACATCTTCTTTCTTGAGGGGGTTGACATTGGATCATTCTATCATTATAGTAGACGAATGCCAAAATATGACATACTCAGAACTTTCTACAATCATCACCAGAACAGGTCAAAATTCCAAGATTATCTTCTGTGGTGACTACCGACAAACCGATTTGAAACATGATGATGAAAAGCAAGGCGTATTTTATTTCATGAAAATTCTTAAGAATATGCACAAATACTTCAGTTGCATCGAATTTATGGAAGAAGATATTGTTCGCTCTGGTCTAGTAAAAGATTTCATTATTACAAAAAGCAAATTTGACAGAAACCTTTATAACATGGTGCAAATGCATGTGGAAACCGAATTCAGAAAAGAACAAAACCTTTCAACACACTAACAAAATAATTGTTGAGAAGGTAGAACAAATCAACACAGACTCCGGTAGGTTTTATCAAACTCCTACCGGAAATCGTTACCCATCTGTCACAACTGTTGTTGGATTGATGAACAGAGATGCTATCATGGAATGGCGTAGGCGTGTTGGTGCAGAGGAAGCAAACAAGATTTCTTCCAAAGCTGCTTCTCGTGGTACTCGTGTCCACAAGATTTGTGAAGAATATATCAACAACGAAGATGTATTTAATAAGAAGTACAGCATCATTGACCTAGAAAGTTTCTCTAGGTTGAGGAAAGTTATTGATGAGAAGATTGACAATGTGCATCTTCAAGAGGTAAAACTATATTCTGACTATCTCAAGATGGCTGGAACAGTTGACTGTGTTGCTGAATATGAAGGAAAGTTGTCCATCATTGATTTCAAGACAGCGATGAAGCCAAAAGAAAAGAGTTACATCACTAATTACTTCTGTCAAGCATCTGCTTATGCTATCATGTATGAAGAGAGAACTGGTATTCCTGTTGGGCAGATTGTAGTAATGATTTCTGTTGATGATGAGGAACCACAAATCTTTGTAGAAAAACGGGATGACTATGTGGACAAGTTGATGGAAGTAAGAAAGCAATATACCGATAAGTATGGCGTTTAATCTACTTGACATATATTAAACCTCGTGTTATAAATATGATACTTGGTTGTTGAGGCGCACGGAATAGACAATTCGGACTGGGGGGCAGTACCCCACGCCTCCACCATAAGTACACTGGGGACTTTTGCTCGCTTTAGAGGATTGGTTCTTATTCCGCAAAGTGAGTGTAACAGTGTACTTTTGATGGGGGCGAAATAGGCTCGACGGGTTGTAGTAAAGGTACGAAGAGACTAAGTAAACTCGTAAATGCAAACGACAACAATGCATATGATGTGGCTCTAGCAGCCTAATCGGAGTTCGAGGAACACTTGGCAACAGAAGTTCCTCACCTTTTTTAAAGCAGGATTAATCATGAAAATTATTAATATTAAGACACCATCTGATTTTGTTATTGAAATTGAGATGATTGTGAAGGATAAAAGTTGTGAATATATTGATGCTGTTATGTTGTATTGTGAAAAACATAACATAGAAGTAGAAACTGCAGCAGACCTAATCAAACATAATTCAGTACTCAAAGCAAAGCTTCAATATGAAGCAGAATCATTGAATATGATGAGGAAAACTAACAGACTTCCAATCTAAGGAGTTTATCATGGGATTTAGAAGTACAACAAAAACAGCCTATATCGAAACTGAAGTTGATGTTGATCTGGATGACTTTGATATTGATGATATCATTGAATATGTCGAGGAAAAAGGTTATACTGTTCTTGAAGGAAAGTCAGCTACGAATATGGATGATTTGGATAGTCGTATTTGGAAACTCTATCAGTCATGGAAACTTGATGGGGATGAGCGTCTTAGCTTTTGGAACGAGTGTCATTCTTTCTTCTCAGATTACTATAATAAAGTAAGTTCATGACACCTTTTGAAGCGTACAAACAGTATCTTGCTATCAAACAACATTTCACTCTTCCATCTTATGATTACTTCAAGTATAATGGTAAGGTAAGAGCAAACGAATCATCATTTGAAAGTCGCAAGGACAAGTATATGTTCTACAAACTTTCAAAGAAGGAAGAATTGCACGAGTTTCTTGTGGCAAATCTTTCAGAACATCCAAACATTTGGGTAGGCGATCTAGTCTCAGACGAGTGTGACCTTACCTATAAAAAGTTTCTACTGCGAAAAGAATCATTGACATATCTCTTTAAGAATGATATAGATCAACTTCTTGAAGACTTTGATTCTAACTTCAAGGTAGAAGATGGGGAATACCCCCATTTACTAAAGCTTCTTATTCGACAGAAGATCAACAAAGAAACATTTATTATTATTAATGATTGTGTGAGTTTCTTTGCTTCTTGGAATAAGAAGATTCTTGATCCAGTTCTTTGGCCTACCATAGCTATGAACTGTAGTAAACTACGTCCTTTTCTAAATATAGAAAATGATAAATACTGTGTAATCTTGAGAAATAAGTTTTCTTGATTACATATACATCGTCTAAACAATCGTAAACACATCGTACATACGGAGATAAACATGTCTACATTTGAAGCACTTAAGAGCAACCGCAAGTCTCAGTTTGATAAGCTTAACAGCGAGATTGCCAAGCTAAATTCCCCCCAAAGCAATAACGAAGATGATCGTTTCTGGAAGCCTGATATTGATAAGGCTGGAAATGGTTATGCTGTCATTCGTTTCCTTCCTGCACCTTCTGGTGAGGATGTTCCTTTCACTCGTATCTGGGATCATGGATTTCAGGGACCGGGAGGATGGTATATTGAGAAGTCTTTGACTACTTTTGGTCCCGGCACCGCTGATCCTTGCACTGAGTATAACTCACAGCTTTGGAATTCTGGTATTGAGTCTAACAAGGAAATCGTTCGTAAGCAGAAGCGTCGTTTGAGCTATTACTCTAACATTTATGTCGTTTCTGATCCTAACCGTCCTCAGAACGAAGGCAAGGTCTTCCTCTACAAGTATGGTAAGAAGATTTTTGAGAAGCTTAATGAAGCTATGCATCCTGCATTTGATGAACAGGGTCGTAGTCCTGAACATCCTCAGTATGATCCTTCCAATGCATTCAATCCTTTTGATCTTTGGGAAGGTGCAAACCTCAAGCTTAAGATTCGTAAGGTTGATGGTTATCCAAACTATGATAAGTCAGAGTTTGATCGTACTGGACCTCTTGTTAGGGATGATGAACAGCTTGAGAAAATTTGGAAGTCTGAGTATTCACTCACTGAACTTCTTGATCCCAAGAACTTCAAGTCTTATGATGAGTTGAAAAAGCGTTTGGAAAAGGCTCTTGGTCTTACTGTCGAAACCAACAAGAAGGCTACACCTCATAGCGATGATCAGGATTATGCTACATCGCCTAAGATGGCTGCTATGAAGGAAGCACCAAAGGCTTCTACTCCTTGGGATTCTGCAGAGGAAGACGATGAAGACCTGAGTTTCTTCAAGAAGCTTGCTAAGGACTAAGGAACACCAGCCCCATAGTAATTTCCGTATAAGGCTCTGTCTATATGGGATGACTGTGGGGCTGTTTGTACTGCACCAGATACTCTTGCTGTCTGTGCTTGACCACCGCCACCACCACTATTATTTGTATTATTAATAATCACAGGTGCAAAAGGTGCAGCTTGTTCTACTGCCATTTTTGCAGACTGCTGATTAAATACTTGCTCTCTACCAGATGGAGCCGCATTTACCATATTATCTTGTATAGCAAGAGCCATGTTTCTTGATGTTAATGGTATTCTTTCTTCTTGCGGACGAGTTACTGGTGCAGGAGTATTCGTAGTTTCGCCGCCACCAAATATAGATTTGAATGCATTCTTCAGACTATCTGGTATAAATCCAGAAACTAAATCTACTGCTTTGCTAGGCAATGATTTAAAGAAATTCCATACACCATTGATTAGAGAACTTACTGATTCGCTTATCTTTCCTGCAAGATCGAATGAAAGTATATCATCAATTTCTTTTTTGAGATTGTCAAATACTGATAAAGCCTTGTCTTTTAATAAATTAAATGGCGATAGTACAATGTCGATGATTGAGAAACTGTCCCACCAATCAGAAAATGATTTTACTGCATCGTTGAACTTATTAGTTATACTATCTTTTATTGTACCAAAGGTATTCAATATAGAATCAATTGGATGGAAATCATTCCACCAATCAGAAAACGCTTTAGTCATATCAGTAAATTTTTGACTTATAGATTTGCCAATATCTTTTACACCATCCCATAAAAGTTTAAATCCATCTTCAATGACACTCCAACCGTCAGCAAAGAATTTACCTACATCTTTAGCAAAATTTACAATAGTAGTTCCAATATCTTTGATGCTTTGCCATAGAGATGCTGCTAGATCAACTACATAATTCCATGAATCAGAAGCTTTTTTAGCAACCAGTTTTCCAAAATCAACAAATGCTGTTCCAATATCTTTGATGCTTTGCCATAGGTATGCTGATAAATCTGTCACATAATCCCATGCTTTGGTTAATTTCTTTCCTGCCCATTCTCCAAATTCTTTGAGATGGGTTCCAAAATCAGATAGCCAGTCCGTCGCTGCATGGAACCATTCCACAAGTTTATCTGCAAGATTAAAATTATCTAACCATTCACTTAAATCTTTTGCTGTATCTTTAAACCCAAAGAAATTTAAGAGCATTACTCCAATTCTTCCTATACCTTTAAGAAGAACATCACCTATTGTTCCAATCATACGAACTATTGCATCTCCAATCTTACCTTCTGCAAGATCACCAAATACTTTAGCAAGATTATCAAATAGTTTTGCCCAATCTTCACGTTCTAAGGCTAAGAATATACCAGCAAGAATACCAACTGGACCTAAAAATCTTACTGCAAAACGTGCAAGTCCCATAAGAACAGAACCAATTCCACTTATAAAATTGCCAATTGGTGCAAGAAAACCAAGAAGACCTTTAGCACCATCAAAAAGATTACTGAGAAATCCACCAGGTTTCTTTGTGTCTTCTTTATTATCATTGGCTGCTAAAGCTGGAATATTTGTTTTTGGTTTATTTGCTTCTCTAGCATTCTCAATGCTTTGTAATGTCTGTTTTTCAACAAGTTCGTTTGCTTTTTCTAATATACTATTTTGTTTTTTAGCATAATCAACCAAATGATTAGTACCATCCAAAATCTTTTGATTAACATCAATTAATTTTTGAAGAAGACTTTCCATAGGTTTAAATGAAGCAGCTGTTGCTTTATTTTGATCCGCAACACGTTGTGCTGCATTTACTGCATCATTTTTTCTTGGATCACGACCAAATGCTGGCATAATTGCTCCAAGACCAACAGAATCTAAAACATCAGCGGCAATATTTTTGGGTTTAAGCCTATCAATATCTGTAGCCTTCATAAATCCAGTTTTTATCGTATTGTATGTGCCTGCAGCAATCGCACCAGCAACACCACCAACTGCTTTAGTTGTGGAAACTGCTGCTGATCCAACTTTACCAGCTACTTTTTTTGTTAAATTACCTAAATCAGCCATTTGTTTTTATCTTTTGTTGTTTTCTTCTTGATCTTTTAGATGCCTTAATAATAATTCAACAAATAGGTCACGCTCATATGGGTACATATCATACACCTCTGTCAATGAGTATTTATGATGCTGGACCAAAGAGAATAGTGTATTATAATAGACGGCAATATCATTATACCCCGTCATTATGTAAAAAAACTATTGATTCCCTTTAGCACAACTTCCTTGATTTCACCGTTCTTATTCTTTAACTTTACTGTATGTTCGACTGAAGGCATAGTCTCAAAAAAATTTTGAATAGAATTCATGCTGTCCATTGGTAGAGTATTAATAAAATCCTGCAATTCTTTCTCTGTATATTCTTCATATACAGTATCATCATCATAAATCTTATCGATACACTTGAGAAGCATAATGAATACTGCTTCATCCTTGCCAGCTTCTTCGACTGCCTTAATTTCTTGAAGGGTTGGATAGCGCATAACAACGCCAATATTATCAAAGAGATTGAACTTGTTGATGTGTCCTTCTGTTCTCTTAACTTCAATATCATCCAAGTTTATCTTGAACTTGATATTCTCATTATTATCAGGATCATTGTATTCAAGATCAACGATTTCACCAACAGACTTAGCTCTTAACTTGATAAAAATGTATTCAATATCAAAGATTGCCAACTTTTCTACATCAATTGGTTCGATAATACAGTTCTGAATAACCTGTTTAACGGTGCTAATAATATCATCTGTGTTTTCAGAACTCTTAGCCATGAGAAGAAGCTTCTCTTCTTGGACTGTAAATGGTCTGAAATTGACTCGTTTTTGTGTAGATGGTATAGTAATAGAATGTGTAGGATGTTTAATTTTTGGTAGTGCCATTTCATTTCACCTCATATTAAATTAAAAATTAATAGTATTTCGACGTAGTGGAGTTGTTGTTCCAATTTGTTCTCTTACATTAGAAAGATTCGTATCAATTCTTGTTTGAAGAGAAGATGTTGTATTTGTTCTTGAGAAAGAATCAGGATTGATAGTTCCCTGATCTAATGTCTCTGAAGTCCAATAAGTATATGTAAACGTAACTGGTATCTTTGTCAAGGTGTCTTGGCTATTCCAATCTACTGTTATTTCGCCAATGTTTATTGGATATGCTTCTTGTAGCGATACGCTGAAGATTTTTTCTTCTGTTTCACCATATTGAACCAATTCAATTATACCAAAATAATCTTTTGGATAAGCAAAAGTATATGGACCCAATCCATTATTTGTTGTCGAATCTTGAGAAGAATTTTTATTAAAGTTGAAAACTGATTGTAGCCATTTATGCATAAAAGATATTACAGCTCCATCGTTGTCACAAAAAAAGTTTAAAGTAACATCTTGGTATATTGTAGCGTAAGGTCTTTTTTCTATGTTTCCATAACCAGATGCTCTAATATCATCAGTTTGATATGCAATACCGGGAATAGATGCAGACTCACACATAAAAGATAGATTTTGAGCTTGTTTAGAATCAGATATTCCTTTTGGATAAGCACGAAAATACGCCATAAATCTAGAAGCTTTCGCCAAACCTCCACTATTATTTACTGCAGATTTCATTTCATCTATGCTAAATGCCATTAGATTTTTCCTCTAGAATCTCTGAATACAATTTCTTTGTTTATTCTTGAACCATTCTTTTCGAATTGTTCGAATGGTATGAACAATGCGTAGTCCCATTCACTAGCAGGAATCATAAGAAATTTTGTTTGGAGGTGAGAATATAGATATCTCTTGACACAAGGTCTGAAAAATCTGTATCTGGACGCACTATTTAAAATATCGTAGCTGATTTTTAGACGAGTTGTCTCGTCATATTTGTTATTATTTACCTTATCATACAATGCATCCATGAGTTTTGCTCTAAGAACAGGAGGAAGATAATGGAGATTGATTCCCATAAATCCACCTTCTACCGCCTTGAATGGGAAAACTAAAGGATATCTGTCATAAAATGGTAGAGTGACCTTATGCTTTGGGTTGTACATGTATAGATACATGAAACCAGGTCTCATAGAAGTTCTTAAATAATCTTTATTGTCCATCATGATATTGCGGACTTTTGAGTTGGCGTTTCTGAATTCGCCAAGCTTTCCTGCCATCCACTTCCTTACTTGGTCAGCGGATCGTTTTTCGGCTGGTCTATTTGGGTCTATCTTGTCTGAGAAAAATGGCATTACTTTTTACCGATCCCAAGTTCTTTTTCAGTCATTATTTTAAATATCCATTTCCTATCAGCACAATATTCTTGTGCTGCTTTCCATTTTGCTGAGTTTACAGCATATGTTTTTACTTCTGTGAGGTACTTTTTTGTCATCTTTTTCTGAACTGTAGGAGCATTTACTTGGCATAATGGTTTGATTTCTACCAACATAGTATTTATGTTGTTCTCATTATCCCTAACCTTTACCCAAAAATCAGGGAAATATCTATGAATTCTGTTGTCCATAGGGCTAACATAAGGAATAATGATCTCTTCTGATGACCAAGATAATACATTAGGATGGGAATCTAAATGACGCATAAACTTAAGTTCCCACAGGCTCCTGTAAACAATATTTGTCGGATTTCCTTTGTATTTTTCTATATTATTGGGTCTAAATTTTCCTTTATAAGCCATTAGTTCTCGCCATATAAATAATGTTGTATATTTATAGAGGATACAATGGCTGTAGAATTAAATTACCCAAAAGAAACATCTTCTTATAATTCTAGATTGGTATTTAGAAAATATGAAAGACCACGACCTAATTCTCCTGTAACTTCAACAACTGAAGCTACAATACGTTTACCCTTGCCTACAACTCTTTCAGATCAGTTTAATATGCAAATTAGTGATGTTCAATTTGATATTTTAGGTAATTTTGGGTCCGCATCTGATATTGCAACTTCAGGTAAAACTAAATTGGAACAATATGCTTCTGAAATACGTGGTGGAAGAGGAGCTATCAGTTTAATTAAAGAGATAACTATTGGTGCTGCAGCACTCATGCCGGGAATTTCTGACACAAAACTTGGTGCTCTTGCTAAATCAGAACTTGGTATAATAAGAAATCCTCACCACACAACACTTTTTGATGGCGTAAGATTAAAAACATATGCATTTACATGGAAAATGTCTCCAAAATCTCAAGATGAAGCAAATACTTTAGAAGAAATAGTTAAAAATATTAAGGGATATATGCATCCAGCTATATCTGCTGCTGGATTCGCTCTTGATTATCCTTCTCTTGCTGAGTTGACATTTGAAGTTGGTGAAAATAAATTAGTTCCTAATGTAAAACCATCTTTCGTAACTTCGTTTACAATTAATGGTTCTGCAGGTGGAACCCCAGCTTTTTATAGAGATGGAAAATCTACTATTGTAGAAATGAGTATAGCTTTTCAAGAAATTAACGTTCAAACTAGAGAAGATTTTCTAGGCAGACCAGATACAACAGGATAATAAATGTCTTCATTTAATTATTTTCCAAAAATAACATATAATAATTTGACCTGTATAAATCTTTTATCTAAAATATCTATAATTAGAAATTATATGAATTCGCATGATAAATTTTATTCTTATGTTGTGAAAGAAGGCGAACGCCCAGATATTGTTGCCTATAAACAATATAAGGATTCGTCTTTGGATTGGATAATTTATATTACAAATGATATAATCGATCCTTATACCGGATGGGTTATGGACAGAACAGATTTTATTAATTACTTGGAAGACAAATATAATGTAAAGGCAGAAAAACTAACTTCTGTTTCTATACCTTCATCAATTGCATACTATTATTACCAAGGATTGCCTTCTGATACTGAAGAAGAAATAGCTAGTTATAATTATACAATGACCGCAGAAACTTATGAAATGTTAGGAAGTCCTTCTGGATGGGCTGCGAAAAGCATTTATGATTATGAGAATGAAAAAAACGAAGCAAAGAGAACAATAAAAATTCTCCGTCAAGGTTATATTAATGACTTCAAAAAACAATTTAAAGATTTAATTAATGGCTAATTTAAATCCCCTTGAAATAAGATTATCAAAAATTACCATCACAAAATTTGATGGTTCTGATAGACTTGATTTGATTCCTCAATTTGTCGAATTGTCTGTTTATCAATCCATATTTGAACCTGTGATGAGAGCAGAACTTCTATTGAATGATAACATTGGACTATTTGTTAACTATCCATTCACTGGTGAAGAAGTTTTAGATATAGAATATCAACAACTTACTGATATTGGTGCTGGCGAATTAGATTCAAAAAGTTTGCAATTTATCATTAAAGGAGTAAGAGAAACTACTTTAGATGATAGAGCAAGAGCCGTAATGTTTATTGTCGATCTTGTCAGTGTAGAATTTCTTCAAAACGTAAGAAAAATGGTATCACATGCCTACAACGATCTTGTAGAAAAGATGGCAGAACAAGTATACGACAATTATATCAAGGAAGACACTGATAACAAATTTAAAAAGACAAAAAAATTTACAAAAGAAGAATCTAAAAAAGTTAGAAGTTTGATTGTTCCTAATCTCAGACCATTTCAAGCTATTCAATGGTTGGCAAAACAAGCTGTGGCTAAAGATACTGATAAAAATTTTCTTTATCTTTTTTATGAAGATAATGAAGGATTTAATTTTGTTACCATTCAAAAACTCATCGAAGATGCTCTGAAAGATGCTAAAAATATTGAGGCTGAAAAATACAAATATATTTCTGATCATGAAATCGAAGATTTGCAAAATGATGATCAGAAATACGCTTTAAAGTTAATTTCAAATATTATAAACAATAAACGTTTCTCGTCAATAGAAAAGATTGCTGGAGGTTATTTTCAAAATGAACTTTTTGAAATAAGTTTACTTCAAAAAAGTTATAATAGCACTCCTGCAGAACTTCAAAAAGAAGAATCTAAAGATAATCATTTGGGAGCATATCCACTCAATACGGATGGGTATATAGATTACGTTAAAAATCAAAAAGAAAAAACGGAATATTCAAATCGTATTCGTTATTTAATTAATAATTATGAAGATTTGGAAGAAGGTAATAGAACACAACCTCAATATCGTTCAAAATTTGGTAATGCTACTAAATATCTATATGCTCTAAACCAATTAGATTACACCATTACTGTTCCTGCAAACATGAAATTGAAGGCTGGTCAGATAATTTATTGTGATATTCCAGAAATGCACGGATTTAATGAAGTCAATCAAGACAAATATGTTTCTGGGTTTTTTATTATTACAGAAGTAAAACAAGTCATGAGTTTTGGAAATAAGGTGGCTACATCATTAAGAATAAACAAAGACGGATATTTAAGCAAATTGGATAAAACTACTTACAACCTTGGAACAGCACAATAATGATGATGGATGATTTTTATGGCGATAAATTTAGATGGTTTGTTGGCGTTGTCAAAGACATTGGCGACGACAGATCACGAGTACGTGTTAGAATATTTGGTATTCATCATACTGAAGATGTGACTAAAGTATCTGATGGCGATCTTCCTTGGGCTCTTGTTTTATATCCAACGACTGGCGGTCAGACAACTGCAGGGAATGCTAGTCATAATTTAATGCCGGGAGCTTGGGTAGTAGGGTTTTTCTGTGATGGAATTGATTCGCAACAGCCAATAGTGTTTGGAGTAATCAATGGTGGTATGGAATCAATAAACTCCTCACCAAAACAAAACACAAATGTAAATCCATTGTCGCCAAATCAATCTTCTTCAACTCCTTCTTCTACCGTAAATGATTCTACAGGAAGTCCAACAACCACACAATTGAGTGGTGATAGTAATGTCCAGAAAGTTTATAACTATTTTTGGGAAAAAATAAAGCAAGAAGGTAAAGTTACTGGCGATTTAAAATGTATTGTAGCTGCTATTTGTGGTAACTTACAAGGAGAATCTGGGCAAAGTATTGACCCCCAAGCCTATAATGGTAACGACAAAGGCGAACCATCATATGGAATTGCTCAGTGGAGAGCAGGTAAATATGATAGATATACTCCTTTATTAAAGTTTTGTGGGATAACTGCTGAAGTAAAACCACCCAATCTTCCTCCTCTTGAGAAGCAATTAGATTTTATGTGGCACGAACTACAAACATCAGAAAGATCAGCATATAATAAATTGATTACTTCCACGACTATTCAAGATGCTGTAGCTGGAATGATTTATTTTGAAAGAGATGATTCTTATAAAAAAATTAGTGGCGGATGGACTGTTGATAGAAAAGCTAGTAGTTACACTAGAAAATTAGAAAATGCAAGAAAAATACTTTCTTCTTTATCATTTACAGGAACTCCTTCATCATGAATTTAATGTCAACTTCCGCTCTCACATTTTATAAAAATTTAACTTTTAATTTCTCGAATACATTGAGAAATGAGTCAATAAATTTAGAAGACTATGCGTCTAGCGGATATGTAATAGATATTAATGGGGAAATATATTCATCTGGTTCAGTTGGGGGTGATTCAGCAACAGTCATTATTATTGGTGGGTCTGATAGGTTTATCAATGAAAAAGCAAATAGACTTGAATCTACATTTTACATGAGTGAACCTCAAAAGCTAACTCTATATAAAGTTATAAGAGAACTTTCAATGAAAATTGATAGTGCAAATATAACCAGCGATAACGATAAATTGGAACAATCATTATGCGCTCTCTACAGAAATTATTGTGGGTAATAAATGTCAATAGATAAATTTACAGATAATCCAGAATATGTTAAGAAAATTACTAACAGAGATGGTTCTGGATTAAGTAAGAGTGTTGCTCCTCAACATATTGATGGAACTGGCAATCCTATTCCTTACTATGAAGTATCCGTAAAAGAAAAACCTGGTCATGCTTCTGATACAACTATTACTCATACAGGACCAGGTGCTGGCGTATCAACAGGCATAGGAAAATCTACAGACATGCAAGGATTCGTTTCCACTACAGGAAACAGAATCATGTTGGACAATACTTTTGGTTCTGACACTATTGTTCTGCAGCATCATTCAGGCGCAACTATAATGATTGACGCTGACGGTTCAATCCATATGATATCTTCTGGTAAAAAAGGTGTTGGTATGGTGGCTCCAAAAGGAGACGGAACTGTATATGCCAAAAATCATCTTATTCTCAAAGCAGATGGTAAACTAACAATCGAAACAGATGGTGATCTTGATATTAATGTTGGTGGCGCACTTTCTCTCCATGTTAAAGGTGATATGCACACATATGTTGAAGGATCAATTGAAGAATTTACAGATGGGGCTAAAGTAACTGAAGTTGTCAAGGATATGAGTCATACAGTTGGTGGTGACAACAGAATAACCGTTGCTGGTAACATGCACACGCAAGTTACTGGACAAAAAGAAATTGATGTTGGTAAAGATACTTTTATTCGTTCTGACAAGAATACACTCATCGCAACTCAAGAAACCATGAAGATTATGTCTATTGGTGACATGAGCCATGATACAAAAGCTAAGTTTACGACAAAATCAGAAGATGATATGACGCATGAGACCAAAGCAAACTATGCTGTAAAGATCGAAGGTGACGCAACTTTTGATAATAAAGGAACCAATACACTTAAATCAGATGGCAATATATCAATCAATACTCAAGGAATGGTATTAGCTAAAGCTGCTGATGCAGTCAGTATAGAAACTCAAGACAATTTTGATCTTAAAGCTACTGGCGATACAAAGTTATCAGTTGGTGGAGATTTTAATATTGATACAGATGGTGATCTTATCACTAAATCTGGTGGAGCAACTAGTATTGAAACTCAAGGAACATTTGACGCAAAATCTGAAGATGATATGAAATTATCATCTGGTGCAATCATGTCAATACAATCAACTGGTGTTGCAGATTTTAGATCATCATCGACTGATATTGATGCTGGCGATCCTTCACCTTCTTCACCAAATAGTCCGTCTCCTTTAGAACCAAATGAGGCTGATCCAGCAAACGATACTTCGGATATTAAGGAGGCACCAAAGGCGCAATATCCACCAGCTGAAACTATTGTAGATAATATGACTACTATTCGTGAGGCTCCAGATTTTCCAAAGAATGCTAAGAGAATGTCTAAAGGCGAATTCTCACTTTATAAAAATGAAGGAAATACACCAAATCCAAAAGCAGAGGAAGCAGCTTCACCAAATCAAGGTGCAGGCGCACCACCAGTTATTTCAGGTGGCGACATGGGAGAACCTCAAGCAATTGGAGCTTATGATAAATCTTCGTCTGTATCAAATTCATTTATGGCAGAAAAAAATCCATTGCCAATGCCAGCATCTATCTATAATACCAATGAAAAAATATCAAAGCATGTAACTGTTGGTCAAATACTAGGATTGCGTTCAGTTCCTGTTGGAGAACAAAAAGCTATTATAACAGAAGCAATGCATGTGGCATGGAATATTATTGATCCTCTTATTGAAAAATATGGCGCAAGAGTACAAATAACATCTTGGTATAGAAGTAACTCAGGTAATCATGCTAAGGGCGGGGCTGTAGATTTACGTTGTTCTAATAAAAATGATGTACAGACAACATCAGAAATAGCAGCATTCGTGAGAGATAATCTTCCATACAGTAAGATTTTGTTAGAAAAAAATGATAGCCCAGGAATTCATGTTCATGTGGAATCTGCACAAGCAGGAAATGCTGGTGGAGGAACAGTAATAACATGTTCTGATCCAAAATGCGAATCTAGTGTTTCTGGAATACAGTTACAGTATGCAGTTGCAGCATTAGAAGGAAGAACATATGGCTAGTTCATGGGATTCAAATGGCAATTCAACTGGAGAAACATCAAATCCAGATATGAACAAAGATACGGCTGCGTATACACAAGTAGGTATGTATAACAACCCAGGTTTCTTTGGTGATCAATCTATGAAAAATTCTAATGCTGCATTTAATAAAGCAGTTGATATGAGTTCTTCAGTTTCTGGGTTTGGTTCATATTTACAACAACAAAAAGCACCTTCAAATTATCAAAGAACACCAACAAATTATCTTCTTGTTGATAGAGAAAAAGATGCAATTGCTATAAAATCAAAAGAATTGGCTACATATGGCGTTGTTCCTGTAGATGTTTTGACTCATTTCTTTTATATTTTAGCTGCGATAGAAAATCAAACAGATATGATTCATATTGCAAAAGTTGTTGGAATACCAGAATTGGAAAGCAACATATACATCCGTAATATTATCAAGGTTCTTGGAATAAAAGATATTTACAAGGTAGGATATTTGGCTAATGGAGTATCGTCTGTAATCAATACTTTTGCGTATAAGTATGCAAATGCTTCTACAGCTTCAAATCCATATAATACAAGTTTTGGTGATGTTGCACAAGCACAAGATTTGGCAAGATCGTTAGGAATACTTGGTCCCATACTAGTATCTGCAGCTACTAATTTGAACAGCGACACCAGTATTTTGAGAAATACCCCAAATATTTCCTCTTCTGCTATTAATCAAACTATAAATTACGCTTTAAAATTGGCATCTGGTTCTTCTACAGGTCTTTCGCCATCTGCATTGACAAATCCATCATCAAATATTGGTCAACTGGCGTCTAAAGTTGGTTCTACTGTAATTAAAAGTTTATTAAGTTCTCCATCTCTTGGAGGATCATTAAATTCTTTTGGAAGTATGGGATCAGTTGCAGCTGGACCATTATTAGAACAAGTTGGTGGGTTTGCAATAGGAAACTTTATGTCTGAGCTTATAACTGGCAAGAGAATACCAACACAAAAAATTGCCAATAATCCTTCTCTCAGACCACCATCATATCAGGGTAAAGCATTCTTTGGCGAAACACCATGTGCTCTTCCAGCTGTAGATCAATTATTTTGTAGAAAAGTAGGATCATTCGGCAATGCTGCTGGTGGTAGTGGCACGGATTCGTTTGGTATGCAAAATTTTGCTTCGTATGGCGGAACATCTGATATATCTTCGGTAATCACAAGAATGGTTTCAGGATCGTCAAATATACCAAGTCCAACTACGTATTATGGGCAAAACATGAACCAGATGATTAGTAATGTCTGTAATGTTTTAAATGTACCAACCAATTCTTCAATTGAAATGAGAAGATCAGACAACTCAATTCCATTTTTCATTGGATTGAGTGCAGCTATTGCTGGCGAATCCTTTAGTCCATTTGGTTCAAAACCTATTTCTGAAGGATGGAAACTAGCTTCATCAACATCAAACGATATTCAAAGATATAATCCACAATACCTCAACGCATGTAGAACATCATTATAAATAATAAAATGACAACACAAAACATTTATTCGGACCTCACTACTAATTTTACGACACATCCAATTAAGGGTGATCTAATCTTATTGTCTAATGCAGATGCAGTGAAGCGTTCTATTATCAATCTGATGTATACAGAACCATATGAAAGATTTTTTAGCCCAAATATTGGGGCTGGTTTAAAATCATATTTGTTTGAAAATATCAGTCAAGATACTGAATTTATGATAAAAGAAAAAATAAAAGAAGTCATAACTAATTTTGAACCAAGAGCAAATTTGATAAATGTTTCTGTGAAAGCCGTTCCCGATCAAAATTTATATACTGCTTCTATTGTGTTTTCTATAGTTAATAGTATTAATCCAATAACTCTAGAAGTTATATTACAAAGAGTAAGGTAATGGCAAATACAGGTTTTCTTTCAGTATCTGATGCTAGTTTTGATGGGATCAAACAGAACCTAAAAAACTTTCTAAAAGGCAAAACTGAATTTCAAGACTATAATTTTGAAGGTTCAAACCTTAACGCTATGTTAGATGTTCTTTCATATAACACTTATATGAATTCATTTTATCTGAACATGGTCGGAAGCGAAATGTTTCTCGATACAGCACAAATGAGACAGTCTGCAGTTTCACATGCAAAAGAATTGAATTATTTACCAAGATCAAGAACATCTGCCAGAGCTTTAGTGACCATGACTATTAATACTGGAACAGACATTCCTTCATTTTTAGTAGTCCCAGAAAATTATACTTTAAGAGCAACTATAGATCAGAAGAATCTTGATTTTACCACAGACGAAGATATATTGGTATTCAATAACAATGGTGTTTATTCTACTGGTCCAATATATGTATATGAAGGTAAAATTGTAACAGAATATTTTACAGTTGTTGATTCTAGTACAAAATATATTTTACAATCTGAAAATATTGATACAAATAGTATTAAAGTTACTATTATAAATTCAGATACAGATTCCTCAAATACTGCATATTCATACACCGAAAGTCTTTTAGGATTGACTTCTGCATCAGAAGTCTATTTCTTACAAGGATATGGAGAAAATCAATATGAGATTGTATTTGGTGATGGAATTTCTGGGAAGAAATTGACCAATGGAAATATAGTAAAAGTAAAATATAGATCAACTAATGGTGAATTAGGTAACAGAGTTTCCAATTTTTCTGTTACAAGAAAGATAGATGATCTTTATAATGTTTCTGTCTCTACTAATGTTGTAGCAACAGATGGGTCTGAAAGAGAAGAAACAGAGTCTATTAAATTCTATTCACCTAGACATTTTGCTACTCAAAATAGAGCAGTAATAAAAGAAGATTACATAACACTTATTAGAAATAAGTTTCCTCAGATTAAAACTTTGGGTGTATATGGAGGTGAGAACGCCGATCCACCTCAATACGGAAAAGTTATTATAACACCAATTCCATATGGGTCAATACCTTTTGTCTCTTCTCAGTTAAAACAATCTATAATTGATTATTTGATGACAAAAACATTAACTACAGAGCCTATAATACGTGACCCAGAATATCTTTATCTTAAGATATCTACCAATGTTTCTTATAATCCAACTTTGACTGAAAAAACTTCAAATCAATTGATATCGGATATCACACAAAAAATTCAAAATTATGATAGTTTATATTTGACTGAATTTGGAAATGATTTTAGAAAATCAAAATTATCATCTATGATAGATTCTGTCGATGGATCGATAGTAAGTAATGATACAATTATTAGAATGATTTATAAAATTACACCTGTTCAGGGTATTTCACAGAGGTATGATTTCTCATTCTCAAATCCTCTATATAGACCATTTTTAGTTGCGTATCAATCTTCAGAAGAAGAAGTAATACAAAGTAATACATTCTCATATGTTAAGAATGACTACTTGTACGAAAATGTACTCATAACAGATGATGGCATGGGTAATTTAAGAATTTGTTATACTTATGCTGGTGCTAGAGTTGTTCTTGTAGATTCTATCGGCACTGTGGATTATGCTACTGGTAAAATGTCATTTGACATTAATCCATATAGCTATAACCAGTCGATAGATTTTTATGCAATTCCAAATACAGCAGATATTACAGTAAATGAAAGTAAATTCTTAAGAATAGATTATAGCAAAATTGTTGTTCTCATGAATCCAGTAGCATAAAATGTTTGTAGATTTAAAAAATATTGCTCCTTTAATAGAAAAACAGTTTCCTTCCTTTTATGCTGAAGAAGGTGAAAACTTTCTGCAGTTCATGAAAGCATATTATGAATGGTTAGATACTGAAGGACCAGAACAAAAAATTAGAAGACTGGGCGAATATAGAGATATTGACCAGACATTAGATGAATATTTAAAGTATTTCATGTCAAAATACATGTATGGAATACCAAAAGAAATTTTATCAGATAAAAAACTTTTAGAAAAGCATATTTTAGACCTTTATCGTTCCAAAGGAACTTCAGAAGGAATGAAGCTTCTCTTCAGATTACTTTATAATATAGACATTGATATTTACAGACCACAAGTAGACATGCTGAGAACTTCTGGTGGTAAGTGGACTGAAAGAAAGTATATAGAAGTAAAGTCAAAAAATCTTACAAATCATTATTCTTATTTGAACAAATATATTTACGGGTCTAGTTCTGGTGCAATAGCATATGTCGATGAAGCTATTCAATTGTATAGTGGCAATCAAATTTCGCATATTCTTTACATAACAGATTTGCATGTTGGAATAAACGGCGATGAATTTATGGTTGGTGAATATTTAATGTATGATGGGTTTACAGATATCTCTGAGGTATCTACTGTTCTTGGTTCCGCCCGTAGCGCAACTGTAGTTAGTTCTGATGCAGAAAATCATATAAACGATACTCTTACTGCTTATACTGATTCTGGAAAAGGATTAAAAATAGTAGTAAAAAACTTAGCAAATCAATTGTACAAAGGCTATTTAAATTTTAAAATTGTTGACGGTGGATACGGCTATAGAACAGATTCTGTTATTACATACGGAACTGATCCCACAGGTGCTGGTGCATCATTTAAAATTGCCTCAATTATAAATCCTACAACAATAAAATATAATGATGATTTTGTCAAACCTTATTTAAATGTTCCTCTTAATACTAGTTTTAGTGGTCTTGATTTAAAAACATTGTATGACAAAACTACATTTCCATTAGCTGCAGCAAACATTAATACAGTAATTGGAAATGCATTAAATATCTATGCTTTAGAAGTCGGTACTATAGGTTCTATAACCGCAACAACATCTGGCAATCATAAGTATAAAAATGATCTTCAAGTAACAGTAAAAGAACCAAAAGTTATTCCATACGCTATTCCTGACGGCAATGGTGGTATATGGGGTAATGATGCAGTCATTACTGCAGAATTGGCTGCATCCAATGGAACTGTTACAGAAGTTAAAGTATTAGCTTCTGGTTATGGGTTTAATACTCAAGATGAACAAATATTAACAAGAAATTCTTTAAATGGTAAAGAAGTTAGTTTGAAACTGAATATTGATGGAGTTGGACTTGAAGAAGGTTATTGGGAAGATAATTCAGGATTCCTGAATTCCGATAAATATATCCAAGATAGTTATTATTATCAAGAGTATTCCTATGAAATTCAGGTTGAAAAATCATTAAACACTTATGTTGATGTGGTGAAAAAAGTAATGCATCCTCTTGGAAACATTATGTTTGGAAAACCATTAATTATTGATGAAAATACATTAATGTTATCTTTACAAGGCGATAGAGTTAATACAAATGTTACAACATCGACTTCAAGTGATTCACGTACATTATTCGATTATGTTATTATTGATAATTCCATGGTTCAATTATTCTGGGATGGATTTGCAAATAAATGGAAATATACATCAAATGGTTCAATTTATGTTCAATAAGAAAGTAAGATATGCCTAGTAGTTTTAACCAAACAATTAAAACAAAAATTATTGAAGATTTCATCAAAGATGTTGCTAACACGCAAGTTAGTTATTATATCGGGTTTGGAAAAAATGATGCTTGGAGTGATGATTCAAATCCTCCATTAGCCAATACTAGCATTCAATCATATTTCTATGATGTACATAAAAATTTAATATGTGGTAAAAAATTAGATTCGACCAGTGTTTCTCCAATTATTAGAAGAATTGTTTGGCAGACTGGTACAGTATATAACCAATATGATCATACAGACGCAAACATTTATTATAAAAATTTCTATGTAATAAATTCATATGGAAGAGTGTATAAGTGTTTATTCAATAATTATGGTTCTGCTTCGACTGTAATGCCAGATGGGAATATGACTCTTGGCGATTTTGATACTGCAGATGGTTATAAATGGAAATATCTATACACTATGTCTCCTGCTATGCAGGTAAATTTTGCTTCAGCAGAATTGATGCCAGTTTATACTGATTCTTCGGTAAGTAGTAAATCAGTAGATGGAGCAATTCATACATGTTTTGTAAGCACTAAAGGAAGCGGGTATGTTTCTGCTAATGGTATAATAGATTCTGTTTTATCTAGTAATGTATTTAAAATTTCAAATACAACTTCATCTTCAAATGTTGGAATATACAACAATTCTACATTTTATGTAAATGGTGGAGTTACAAGTTCATCTCGATCTGTAATCGATAAGTACATAAGCAATACAAGTGGTAGATATGTATATACAAAAACTCTTATAACAGAATTGGCTGGTTCAACTTATAGTATTTCACCACAAGTTAAATTTACAGGCGATGGTTCAGATGTATTTGCTATGGCAGTTGTCAATCCTGTTAATGGTGAAATTAGCAAAATAAATGTTATTAATAAAGGCAGTAATTATAGATATTGTACTTCTGAAATAATAGCAAATACTTTATATGGCTCTGGAGCAACTTCATATCCAGTTATATCTCCAAAAGGTGGTCATGGTGCAAATAATATGTATGAATTGGGAGCAAAAACTATAGCAATTTCTCTCTCAACAAACCAATCTGTTGATGGCGGTAAATTTTTAACTTGGTATACTTACAGACAAACTTCTTTGTTATATAATCCAATATCTAGTTCTACTGGAAGTGTATATACAGGAACTAATTTTACACAACTTACTAAATTTGTATTGTCTACATTCACTGATAGATTTACAGTTGGAGATACAGTAAGTAATTATAGTGGAGCATCAGCAACTGTTGTTTATATGGATACTACCAATAAATTATTGTATGTAAAGAACATTGTAAACGGCAGTTTTCATGAAAATGATATCATATATTCTAAACAAATAACAGCTACAATATCTACCATAAATAATACTGATATAGCTCCATACAGTGCAGATGTTTTATATTATAATAATATAAAACCAATTAGTAGAACAGGCATAACAACAGAACAAGTAAAAATATACTTTTCAATCTAAGGACTAACAATGGCTGAGTTACAAACGAATTTTAATATAGCACCATTCTATGATGACTATGATGAGGATAAACAGTATTATAGAATTCTGTTTCGTCCTGCCACGGCTGTACAAGCTAGAGAATTGACTCAGCTTCAGACTATTCTTCAGAAGCAAATTTCTAGATTTGGAAATAGTATATACAAAGACGGTTCGATCATCGAAGGTTGTGCCTTTATGCGTTCTTCTTTTTATCAGGTAAAAATTAAAGACAATACTACATCTACAATCGATTTTAATATTATTGTAAATGATGACAATGATGTTGCCAATAGTTATTTACTTGTTTCCAATACAACTGGAGTTAGAGCAGCTGTATTTAAAGCTTATGCTGGTGCAGAAGATGTTGTGAACCATGGATCGTTAGATACTAATAGGGCTTATGTAAGATATGTAACTTCAGGCAATAATGCTGGAATAGAAGTTTCACAATTCCAATCTAATGAACAGATTGATGTTTATACCCCAGCACAAGATAAAACTGGTATTTTAAATCCTGCTAATAAATTGGGTTACATTTATTCTGTAACTTCAAATAGTCTTATTAATGCTATCAGCACTGGATATGGATTGCGTGTAAGTACTGGATCGATATATCAAAAAGGGTATTTCTTAAAAGTTCTTCCAGCAAGCACTATTATTAAAGAAAATAGTTCAAATGCAGCTGGCATGGTTGTTGGGTTTGACACTAAGGAATATATTATTTCTCCGGTAGAAGACGAATCATTGTATGATAATTCTATTGGCAGCACAAATTATAATGCTCCAGGTGCTTATAGACTTAAGCTTGTACCAGAAATAGTAGCATATGATAAATCAAATAGTGAAGTAATTATTCCTAAAAATTTCTTGACTCTCCTTGAATTTGATGGTGGAGACGGAAGAGTAGTTGAAAACAATACTACTCCTCAGTATAGCCTAATTATGGATGAAATGGCAAAAAGAACAGCGGAAGAATCTGGTGATTATGTCATTAAGCCATTCCAAACAGATGTTATTTCGCATGGAACAAATGCCAATCTATTCTATTATAATGTTTCCGCAGGAATTGGATATGTTGATGGATATAGAGTAGAATTCCTTTCACCAAGAAAGATTTTGGCTCCTAGAGCTATTACTACAAATTCGCTTTCTAGTCAAATTGTTACTGCAAGCTTTGGCAATTATATTCAAGTAAATAACGTATCAGGCGTTTTTGATTATAACAATCTTCAAGAAATGGCAATATATAGTGCACCTCAAAGTGTTTTAGCTAATAATCAGACAAGATCATCTGCAACTGGCACACAAGTCGGGACTGCAAATATCAGAGCCATGAAGTATGATAGCGGTCGTAAAGGCACACCAAGTGGCGTTCACAATTTTTATATATTTAACATAAAAATGAATGCTGGATATAATTTTCAAAAGGATGCAAAGAGTTTTGTTGTAACATCTGCAAACAATTCAAATCCAGATGCCCCAATCAATTCTTTTGCTGACATAGTTACTGATATTAATGGTAAAGCAAATATAATTGATAGTGCTCTTGCTATTTCAGTTTTTGATACTGGTTTGCCAAGTGTTAAAAGTCTAACAAATTCTAATGGTGAAAACAATACAAAATTTGTATATAAGACACTATTAAAACAAACTCTAGCACCTTCAAATGGTAGGGCTACAGCAACATTTTCACCCAATGGTTCAGACAAATTTAATTATGGTATAGGACAACTAACCGATAGTGAAACAAATGATATAGATTTTATTTTTGGTTCAGACGGAATTTCTCAACCTGTTATAACTACAACTACTATCGGTGGTGTATCAAATACAACATGCTCTAATGTAGTATCAACTACCGATTTTACAGGTGTATTTAATGTTGGTCAAGGAATTCAACTTAAAAATACTTCAACTTCGGCTGTATCTTATCATACAATCAAATCGATAAACACGGCAAATTCAATTACAATTACACCAAATACATCACTTACTGGAACTTTATCACTTCAAAAATTTATAAAGGCTGGTACATTGGTTGATATGTCTGGTGCTGGCAACACATTTACAATTAATAGTTTGACTAATGCCACATTGATGTTTGAATTTGATCCAGTATCTCCTTATCCTAGCATTATTGCTGCAATTCCAGCAACTAAATCATATTCTCAGGGTATTGAAAAAGTTGTTCATAAGAATAGTTATGTAAAAATAGATTGTTCGACTCATACAAATACTACAAGAGGACCATGGACACTTGGTCTTCCAGATGTTTATAAAATTGCCAATGTTCATTTTGGCACTGATTATTCGGAAAGCAATGTTGATAAGAAAGATTGGTTCTATTTAAATAATGGTCAGACAGATTCATATTATGGATTATCACAACTTGTTCTAAATCCAAAATATGCTGGAAGCTTATCATCATCTTCTAAATTGCTTGTAAAGCTAGATCATTTCACTGCAAATATTACTGCGACTAAAGCAGGATTCTTTAGTGTGGATTCTTATCCAATTGATGATACGGATACTGCAGATATAGCATCAACAATCAAGACGGCAGAAGTTCCTGTTTATGTTGATACTTCATTAGTTGCACATGATTTGAGAAATAATATTGACTTTAGATTCTTCATGGCGAACACTGCAAATGTTGCATCTAGTATATCAAATGCAACAATCAATCCTCCTGTAAATGAAAAAACATTTGTTAAGGGTCTTTCTGGACAGCAAGTTGTTCCATTGACAGAAGAAAATGTTGTATATGATGTGACATTCTATATGCCAAGAAGTGATATCCTCATGATAACAAGAGATGGAAGCCTAGATATTAAACTTGGATTGCCAGCTTTAAAGCCACAGCTTCCAACCATAAATAAAACAGGTATGCCAATTGCACAAATTTATGTTCCACCATATCCATCATTAACATTTAAAGAAGCAGAATAATGACATATAATAGAAAAGACCTTGCAGTTCAAGTTGATATTAAATCAATCAAAGGATATACAATGCGTGAAATTGGCGCATTGGAAGAAAGAATCAAGAGACTTGAATATTATACAGTTCTTAATGCTCTTGAATTAGAGACAAGAGCACTTTCAATTAAAGATGATACAGGAACATTAGAACGTTTTAAGAATGGTATTTTTGCTGATCCTTTTAATGATTTTACTATCGGAAATAAAGACGATAAAGAATTTCGTATAGCAATACAAGGTTCTAAATCTATTGCAAGACCTTTGTTTGAAGAAAATATTCATTCATTTAAGTACTCCCCTTCATATAGTTCAAACATAAAAGTATCTGGTCATCTGGCAATTCTAGATTATGACCATGAATATTATGGCGGAAATAAGTATGCTACAAGCTATAGAAACTGTGCAGAGTTTTTCTACAAGTATAATGGCAGTTTAACACTTTATCCAAATTTTGATAATAGAACTGTAGCAACTACAACAGACGCTCAGATGGTTACAATTGATTTGACTAAAGGGTTTACTGATCTTATAGCAACTGGTATTGCAAAAAATATTGATACTGTAACTAATGGTTCTACTATTTCTGGGTCTACTACTTCTGATTGGAATGGTGGTGGTTCAAAAACTACGAATCACTGGACAGAAACAGCTACAAAAACTATTACAGATATTGCAGTAACAACTGGAACTGCAAATCTTACACAGGATGTTGGAACATATGTCACTAATGTTGCTTCTCTTCCATATATGAGAAGTAGACTTATCGCATGTGTTGCTAGAGGTATGCGTCCAAATACCAGATTGTATGTTTATTTTGATAAATTGGCGGTTTCTGTTATGTGTGCTCCAGCATATGTATCATCTTTATATGCTACAAACAATAGAATTGATTCTACTAAAATGGAACCTCTTATAGCCAATGGCAAAGAGAATGAAGTATTAGTACAAAATGGTAAATTTGGCGATCCTATAATTTCTAACGCTTATGGTGAAGCATATTTTATCTTCTCTCTTCCTGAAAATACTTTCAGAGGTGGTGATAGAACTATGATTCTAACCAACGTTGATAGTGTTGCTGCAGAAGATGCCGTTATTACTAGAACTGAGGCAGTTTATACTTCTTCTTCTCTTGCTGTTACACAAAACAGTCTTAAGTTCCAAATACAACAGCCAAAATTTACTCCAACTAATATATCTACACCTGTTATTGTAAGAGAATGGGATACATCAACTTATCAGGAACCTCCATCTGCATATGTTCCTTATGTTCCAGGTGATGTTGGTGGATTTGCAGATGGTGGATGGGTAGCATCCGATTCTGGTAATTGTGGTGGTGATGGAGGAGGTGGCGGTGATGGCGGTGGCGGTTGTGGTGATGATCCAATTGCCGAAACATTTGAAATTGCTGATTTATCATCTGTATCTCAACCTGGCATATATCTAACACAGATTGGTGTGTTTTTCAAAAAGAAAAGTCCTACACTAGGTATTAGATGCAGTATCATGGGCACAAACCTTGGGCAACCAGACAGAAATCAAATTCTTGGATCAGTAGAATTATTACCACAATATGTTTCTGTGAGTGATGATTCTAGTGTAGAAACTTTATTTACTTTTAATAACCCTGTTCTTCTTCAAGCAGATAAACAATATGCTTTTGTATTGATGCCAGAAGGAAGTAATCCAGATTATGAAATATGGTATTCTGAAATTGGTGGAACAGATATTCTTTCTGGTACAGATATCAATAAACAACCATTCAATGGATTGATGTATATCTCTTCTAATAATAGAGGATGGAGTGCAGTACAATCTTCAGATATCAAATTTAATATGTATAGAGCTAGATTTAAATATGATACTGGCACACTTTCATTGAGAAATGAGACAGAAGATTATTTAACTCTTAGTGCATATTTAAGAGCCAATACTTCAAATCCTGTAAGAGTTGGTGACGTTGTTTATGCAGCAAACACTGCAAATACACGACAAACATTTACAGATACATCACAATATCCATTTGGTATTGTAGAAGCTGTCGATGAATTGAATGGTAAGTTGATCTTGGAAAAGACAAATGGTCTATTCAGTAATACAACTTATCCAAATCTTAAAATTTATAGAGTATCACAAGTTGGAAATGTTGCTCAAATAACTCTTTCAAATCTAGTCGCAAACTGTACACTAGGATCAATTGATGATATTCAATATCATAATATAGTTCCAAAATTCAATATTATTGAACCAAGTGGCACTTCAATAAAAATGTCATATACTGGTTCGAGTAACAGTTATTACAATTATACAAAAGACAATGATTCTCATATTGTAAAAAATGAATCATTATATGAATTTAGCGATTATGAAAGAATTCTTAGAAGTTATTCTAATGAAGTTGCTACCAACTCAGCAAATCCAAATTATTATATAAATGGAACCGGAACAGCTGAAATAATCTTAAAAACATCTGATCCATATCTTTCACCAGTTGTTGATCTTAATGCAAGAACGATGAATTTTATTAAAAATATAATTAATACCGATTTGACTAATGAAGACACTCGTTATGGTAATGCATTAAACAAGTATATTTCTAAACCTGTCGTTCTTTCACAAGAAGCAGAAGATTTATTAGTTTATATAACTGGCTATAGACCATATAGTACTGATATTTTAGTTTATGGAAAATTCTTAAATAAGAATGATACAGATAGTCTTGATTCAAAATCTTGGACATTAATGAATAACAATAATCTTGGAAGCTATGGTTCTCCACAAGACAGAGAAGATTATAGAGAATATGTATATTCAATGCCTATTTCTAATAATCAATTGATTGCTGCAACTTCAGTTCCAACGGCTGCTTTCCTTGATAAAGAATCGATTGATCCATTAAATGTTCTTACATATTATGATACAAGAACAGAATTTTATACAGGATATAATTCTTTTGCTATTAAGATAGTTCTTACTGGTTCAAATCCTGTAAATATTCCAACAATGCGTGATGTACGAGCAATTGCTCTTATGAGGTAAAATTATGTCAATTGAAAACAGCAACGAAGGATTTATCAGATCAAGAATAAATAAGGGTGCATTGGTAAATGCAGATCATGATAATTATGTTGCTTATAAAAAGCAAAGACAACATTTAGCTGAAGTTAATGGTAATATTAGTAAAATAAATAATTTAGAAAATGAATTAGGCAGTATAAAAGAAGAAATGACAGAAATAAAGCAACTTTTACTTAAGGTACTCAATAAATGACTATATACATTCCAAGTGTAAATACTTCAACAGATAGCTTTTTAATGTGGATTAACAATTCCAATAAAGCTTTCTCTGCTTTAAGTAATAATGCTGTCACCACAAATTCTAATAATGCTATTGGTAATTCTGGAATTACAGGACTATTCACTGCAAATGCTCTATTTGCAAATATTTCATTTAATATTGGGTATAGCACTCAAAATGTTGTTATGTCTAATACTAGCCTTATATTCAATAGTACATCTACAATTAATACTGTTTATACTAGAGATGGGTTTACTATTAATACAGCCGGAAGTAATACCAGATATACTGGCGCTTCATTAAGTATTGCTGGCACAACAAATGTTAATAGTACTAACGTAACTTCAATTAATGCTACATTTTCTAATACAATTGTTGTTGGTAACACAATTATTACTAGAAGTAATATTACAGCAGATACTATTTCTTTTAAAGCATTTAGTGCAATTTCAGCATTAAAATTTCCTGGAGTTGAAGCTAATTCATCCTTTGATTATTATGGATTAAGATTAAATTGGACTCCAAGTAATGGTCCACCAGCCAATACATTTATAAATGGTCAAGGACTTATTACTAGCGGTGACGTAACTGCAAATAATTTTTATGCTAAAAATAATTTTTATATGAGACAGCCTGATGGTGGTTATGTAAAAGCCTTTACATTACAAACTACAACCACAACTACTACAACAACTCCTCCTTCAGGACCACCTGTAACAACTACAACTACAAAATCAACAGTTGTCAATGAATCTAATACTGTTTTTGTAAGTCAAAACAATTATTTCTCATATGGGTTAACTTCAAATGGAAATGTTGGTATTGCTGTAGGTATTCCAGATTTTAAAGGATTGTCACCATTACATATTGCCAGACAACGTACTAGTGGAATTAAAGCATTAAACACTGATAGTATGGCAGTCATAGAATCGGATACTTTAAATACATTTGTTGAATTTAGACATAAGGATTCGGTTGGTTCTTCATCTGGTATGATATTTGTTGATACAAGTCAATCAGGTTATTTGGTATATAATACAAATTATGGTTCACAAGGCGGAACATTAAGAGCAGGTGCATACAACGCAATAAATTTTGAAGTTGGTGGTACAGACACATTATTTGCAAATGGTGTCGCAAGCAAACCAGTAATTATGCAAGTATCTCCATCTTATGTTTCTTCAAACGTAGCACTAAGATTGAATGGTTCTACTTCTAGTTATACAGAACTTGTTTCAAATGCTTCACCAACTGCAGGTGGAATAAGATTTACATTACCTAGCAACACTGGAACAGCCAATTTTGTTATGACTGCTACTGATGGAGCAGGAAAACTTGGCTGGGCAAATGCAGCTGTTCTTATCACTGGTTCATCTTTAAGTCTCAATACCTTTACTACTAGTTTAAATGGTGTGATTGGAACTAGTCTCAAAGTTCAAACAAGTTTAGGTGTAGGAACAGAACCATCTGGCGTAGCTGGCGAAATTCGTGCAACAGATGATATTACTGCATTCTTTTCGTCTGACATATCACTCAAGACAAACATTAAACCAATTGAAAATGCTCTTGAAAAAATTGATCAAATAAATGGTGTTTCATTTGATTGGACTGATTCACATCTTATTGAACATGGTGGCGAAGACGATTACTTCAATAGAAAGCATGACGTAGGTGTTATTGCTCAAGAAATTGAAAAGGTTCTACCAGAAGTCGTTGGTACAAGAGAAAATGGAATTAAAGCTGTTAAATATGATAGAATTGTTGCCTTACTTATTCAGGGCATTAAAGAATTGAAGTCGGAGCTTGATGAGGTAAAAAGCAAGAATTGTTGTTCTTGTGGAGGCAAGTAACGCATGACTATCGCACCAGTAAATGTATCAGCTTCAGTAGTTAGTGATGAAGGTGGCTACGAAAGAAACCCAACAGAACTTAAAAATAATGTAGTTGTAAATAAAAGACCCTTTTCTTTCGGTCAGCATTGGCCTAATGTTATAGAAAGAGATGGCGATGTTGCATTATCAATGTCAAAATTGAAAAATAAGGTAGTGGCATATAATGTATATGCTTCTGGGTACAAAGCTGAATATCCTTATAACTCAACTCCAGTAATAAGAATTGGTGATAATGCAACTGACACTGATTCTGGTTTATTTCCATATATGACTGATAATGATTGGTTTTCAGTAGATGTTGCTTTTGTAGCAGAAACTCAATCAATGATATCTAATGAAGTTTTTAGAGTATTTTTTAAATACAACTCAAATGGTTTGAATGATATTCCATATGTAAGCGATACAGTAACTTCAATTGTTGCCAAAGGAACTCAATCAAAAAAAGAATGGGTTACTTTAGGAGATACTAGAGTAGATTATGGAAATTTAGCTTTTATTAGTAGTGCTTTTGATCCTTATGGTATACCAGTAGGTGATAAAAAAGTAGATAGTTATGATTTATTACCTGATCCAGATTCTACTTTTTCTTCAATTTACACGTATTGGGTAAAGGTAAGTTTGCCTGGTGCAACAAATGAATTATATAGAAAATATCAGGTAATGGATAGAAATCTTAATAGTTATGTTTGGCTTCCAGCATCACGTTCACCTAGTCCAGATTTAAATTATAGTGTATACCAAACTACCGGAACAGGGACAACAAAAGCTATAATACCATCTAGTATTGGTGGTGATTTAAATGTTTTTGGTATAAATGAACCTTTACCAAGAGGAAATGCTACAGGTGTGGATGGTGTATATCCATATTCTGTTGGTGATTATATTACAAAATTAGAATATAATTCTGATAAAAGATTGCAATATATGACATACCAACTACAAAGTGTTTCGGGTGCTGATTTAGAACCACAATTTAATCTTGTGTGGAAACAGGGCGAACAATATTTTGACAATTTTGATTCTTTTGTAGTTGCTACCGTTGGTCAACAAACTACTTATCCATATCCATTAAAACATTTTACAAAGACAAGAGAAAATGTTCCAGAAAGTTCAACAACTGGTGGAACTATAATATATTCTTTACCAACTCAGCAATCTGAATATAGCTCATTTGTTGTTGGTCGTAAATATTATATAGAAAATTATGGTGCTTCAAACTATGGAACATTTACAGAATATACAATAACATCAACAACAGCTTATACTTCAGCTACATCTTTACCAAAAGCAAATGTTGTTGGTCAAAGAGCTTTAGTAGGAACTGGATTTACTTCTACTTCAAAATATTATTGGTATACTGTTGAACGAGGCACAACAATAACCTCACCTGTTAATGCTAGTGGAAGTACTATAACAACACCTGTAGTTATTCCTATAAAAATATGGACTAGATCAGCTACTTATGTAAATTCAATTTCGACGATAGATAAATTAGTAAAATCTTTACCGTTTGCAGATGAAAATCCTGTTGGAACTATTGTTTATATGGATACTGGTAGAGGTTATTTTGATCAATATAAAGTAGTATTAGCAAATCCTAGTAGTTATGAACCAAATGATCGATATGAAAACTTTGAAAATTATGGAAATTTTCAAACCAGTTATATTGGTGCGAGCAAATATGCTTATAAAGATGATGATGGAACAATTAAAGGATGCCAATACTATGAATGGAAAGGTAATAATGGAGGAACAACTAAAAAGAAATGGGTATTAACTGACAATTATGACCCAAATCTAAAAGTTGGTAATCCTATTAATTATGTTGCTGGAACTATCAATGATTTGCCAGACCCAAATCTATATTCTGTCGGAACTACAGTATTATATACAAATTTTGATCGTATAACGAATTATTATTCGGTCGATCTTGATACATCAAATACTAAAAATATTTTATGTAAGGTATTTTATCATCCAAAAAATAAAGAGGTATGGGCATCTGCACAATATACTGGAGCATCTACTACTGCTGCAAATAGAAGATGCCAAGTAATTATAAGAAGAATACAATATTGGCCCCCAGGAACATCAACAATGGATCAAGATTATCCTGCTTATGCTAGTTATTATGGTTATACTCCATATTATACTAATATTGATCCTAAAATAGTAAGAGTATTTCAAGAAATTGATCATAGAGAACCAGATGAAACAACTGCAAAGGCTTATCAATCCTTACTTTCTAGTAATCAAATGACTATAGATGGTATTGCAAATGAAAGAATAAATTTAAATCCAAGTGCAAATCCTTTAAATACTAGAATTTTTAATAGTAATCAAAAGCTTAGAGTAAAAATGGCTACAAGACTTGCAGCTTACAAATATAATGATCCACAACAATACCCATTGTATCCATGCATAACACATGTTAATTATTATGATGATGTTAAATGGAATGATCCAAGTCTTGGGTTAGGTTCAAAACCACCAAATAATATTACTACTGTCCCATCTGCCGAATGGACATTCGCCACTCGACCATTTACTGGATAATGGAAAATAAAAATGTCAATAAAAACAAACTTAATAGTAGATCAAGGCGCAAATTTTGTTTACAATATCTATCTGATAGATGCTGATGGCAATCCTTTTAACATTTCAAATTATACTGCTAATGCTCAGATAAGAAGAACATATACTTCTTATTCATATGTAACGATGAATACTGCTATAACTGGTGTTTCTGGTCTTATTACTCTTTCTATGAATGCAGCAACGACAGCCAATCTTACAAATACTCGTTATGTATATGATCTTGAATTGAAGAATAGTGCGAATGTAGTTTCTAGAATTGTAGAAGGAACTGTAACAGTAAATCTTGGAGTGACACGATAATGCGTGATCAAAGAATTACTGTTACATTATTTAATGGCGTTATAATTACTTTAGCAAGAACTGTTCCCTTGACGACCACTGTTATCGTCAAGGAAAATAATGGAACTATTGAAACTCTAAATTCACTAAAACAAAGACAGTATGGGCTCTTTGATACTCCAACAGTATTGCCTGTAGTTGCACAAGAGCCATTTAGTTTTTAATTACTGAACCTTGAATACAAATGATCCCATGTGATCACAGAGTATTGTTGGGTCTGCCCAAATCCTAAATCCTTTAGCAGAAGCTTTCCTACAGAAATCCAAATCTTCTGAGAAAGTGTTATTATGATCGATAGCAGATGTATAGACAAACTGTGGATAACCAATATCTACCATAACCTGCTTCTTGATTAGAACACATCCAAAACCACATGCTCCTGCTTCAACAAGTTCAGTCTTTCCTCTGAGCTTATCATAGGGCATATGAGTATAGCCGCCCATATTATTTCTTTCGAAGATTTCGATAGTCTGGTGTTCATGGAACCTCTGGCGATAAATTCCAGAAACGATATCTCTATCATATGAAATGAGCTTTGCCAAAGTATCTGGTGGGAAAGAAACATCATAATCAACTGAGAAAAGATAATCCCAATTTCCTTTGACAATCCAATCTGCAATCAGATTACGAACCTGATCGACATTGTATCCATAAAAGAACTGGAAATCAGCTTCTACATTAGGAGGCAAAATCTGATCATAGATTGCTTTGAAAGTTGTAGGCTCAATATTCTTTGCAGTAGGAATAGCGATAAGAACACGCTTCTTCCTCGCTGATTCTATAACATTAGCAGCAATACCAGTTCTTTCCAACAACTCACCCATAGTTTCAACCTTTGGCATGTTATCTTGTACCAAAGGAGCTTCTTCTACCTTTTTATTCTTCAACCAATCAGTAAAATTTGTTACACGATCAACCATATCATCACTCACCTTCTTTTCACTTTGTTTAGTTGTAATTTTTTCTGCGTTTTTGTTTTGAAGTTCGCCATGAACTTTATAATCATTTAGTGGGTTCTTATCATTGTACATATAAAAAATATCTTGGACAGCAACAACTTTGTTTGGGTCAGCTTGCTCAATGATATTATAGAATGTGGCATTGTCTCCACCAGCCTTGAACCAGTTACCATCTTCGTCCTTAAAGACAGATTCATCGACAGCCTCAACAAGATTCTTTCTAAATACTCTAAGATGAGGATATGGCATACCCCAATTAAACTTGTGTAGACGATATGCTCTGAGCTTTCGAATATGTGATGGATATGGCTGTGCAATCAATGGAATGTTATCAGCCATTGACCAACAACTACCATACGCATATTCTGTCTTCTCGTTTGCAAAAAGACTATTGTAATAATTGAAGATGTTGTTATCAGGCATGAGTGCATCATCACCATCAAGCAACATAACAATATCATCACTTTCAATGTGCTTGAAAGCTTCTATTTGATTGCGAACTGCGCCTTTATTTTCAAGATTTTTTACGACATAAAACTTGAGTTGCAACTCAACAGGATATTTAGAAATGCATCTACGAATTTCTTCATAAGAATTGTCTGTAGAGCAATCATCAATAATAATATGTCTATAGTTATCATAATCCTGTGTAGCAACAGAATCAATCATATTTTCGATATAATCTTTGCTGTTATAAAGAGGACTTACAATAACAATTCTTTGTTCATTTCCTTCCTTACGAGTATTCCATTCGATATTGTTGCTGAACCTGCGACCAAATACACGATGAACTTTATCATTGATGTATGTTACCTTACGGTATTCATCAACTGGTAAGTAAAGCTTAAAGGTTCGAAAGAACAACTGCTTCCACTGAAGAGCAACAGTATCCCATGTGCATACATCCTTGATGATGTTACAATGATATTGCTTTTGCTGATGTAAATATCTGTTATGATATGCATTCAAAGTCATTTCGACAAAGCGATGTACTTGTACATCTGGATTAATATTTGGAAACAAACCATTTGGCTCAATAGCATAATCAATAAAATAAGATGAATTTTCGATAGCTGTTTCTTCCAACGCACCAAAACGAGTAGCAAGGATAGGTACATTATAAGCTAATGCTTCTAGTGTAGAGATACCAAATGTCTCAGGGAAAGCACCAGGAAAAATAAAGAAAGAAGCTTTAGATAATGTCTCAGCAATTTCCTTCTGAGAAATAATACCAGTAAATTCAATATCAATCTGCTTATACTTTGGGTCTTTGGAAATTACTTGCCACTTCTTTCCCTGATCATCCAAAGGCGCATCTGAACGAAACTGATAAAAACCACCAATGACTTTAAGCTTTGCGTTTGGAGCATGTTGCTTGACAGCAGGCCAAATTCTATCAATAAGAGGAATCATTCCCTTGGTCAGGGATGCATTATAAACAAAAAGATTTGGGTCTTTATCTGCGATGTTTACTTCATCAAAATACTTCACCATACCATTTCTGGTCTGGAAAATTTTATTCTTGAGAACTTCAAAGTTTCTACGATTTCCGTGATCACAATTTCCAACATATGATGTATGAAAATCACTGAGCGTGAAAATTTTGTCGATATATCCTTGTACTGCAAGGTCTTCTACATTCTGATCACCATTACAGAATGTATCATGCATCCAAAGAATTTTCATCTTTGCATTTTTACGAATACCTTCAAACAATTTACAAGGAAATCTTGTTGCGTGATTGTAAGCTTCATAGTAGTGCTCTGGAACAAAAGGAACAACAGTTCTAGAAGCAATAATAATATCAAAGTTTTCATCTGGTCTAATACTTTCAACAGGGCGATATGTCACACCAGCATAGACACCGGACTTGGCATCATCCACATCACAAGCATTAAAGACTGTAACAGGAAAACCAAGGTTTGCTAATTCTTTTGACATAAGAATTACAGCTGATTCAGAACCACCCAATCCTTTTTTGGAAAGAGTTGTTCCATCATAAACTAGACCAATAAGATCAAGGATTGCAATAGAAGGATATTTCATAACTACCTCACGGTTTCATAAATAAAGGGATCATGTGTATATTTATGTTCAAAAAATGGGAACGATATGTCATTAGAAATACGTCATATAGAATTTGTGGGTGATGGAGAAACTACACGTTTCAATACAGGAATACGTGATATCAATTCTACCAATCTTTTAGTATTTGTCAACGGGTTTATTCAAGCCCCTGGCGTTGATTATCAAGCTGAATATTATGATGTTTCTTTTGCAGTTGCTCCATTTCTTGGTTCTGATATAGAAATTCGTTATATTAACACAACTGATGTTGGTTATCAAGGTTCTGTAGGTTATCAGGGTTCTCAAGGATTAGATGGTGCAGAAGGATTACAGGGTCTTGATGGTGTTCAAGGACCAGTAGGTTATCAAGGTTCGACTGGTGAACAAGGTCCAGCTGGAACTCCTGGTGGTGAAAAAGGTTATACTGGTTCTGAAGGTATAGGCTACACTGGTTCAATAGGTATTGGTTATGCTGGTTCTAAGGGAGAGGCTGCAGCCCCAAGATCGAGTCAATTAATAACAACAGACAGTGGTTCTGTTTACATTTTAAATGAATATGTTTTAGATTCTAAACATATCATTGTAACATTAAATGGTCTTGTACAAATTCCAAATGTAGATTATGTTGTCTTAGATGGAAATCAATTAACATTTTATTCACAAGTTTATCCAAATGTAAATCTCGAAATTAAATATTTTGGACCTGCGCCAAGTTATCAAGGATCAGTTGGATTTGTAGGATCAGTTGGTTATCAAGGTTCTATAGGATCAGTTGGTTATCAAGGTTCTACTGGTATTGTTGGATATAGTGGTTCTGTTGGTGAGCAAGGACCACCAGGTGGTGAAAGAGGATATGTAGGTTCGATAGGTTATACTGGTTCTACTGGTGCAGGATATACTGGTTCTATAGGACCATCTGGCGCACCAAAAATAACAAAATTATTTACTGCTAATGGTACTGACACATTATTTGATACTGGTGAAACTATTACAGAAGCAACAAATGTTTTTGTTATGGTCAATGGTCTTGTTCTTATTCCTAATACAGATTATACAATTGTTGGTGGCACAAAAGTTAATATAACATCCCCACCATATAGTAGTTCTACTGTTGAAATTAGAATATTTCAATCGGCTGGTTATATTGGTTCAACAGGTTATTATGGGTCTGTTGGATATCAAGGTTCAGCTGGTGTTAGCTATGTCGGTTCATCTGGATTTGTTGGTTCGGTAGGATTTGTCGGTTCAATTGGTTATCAAGGTTCTATTGGTTATACTGGTTCCATGGGTCCAATGGGACCACCTAATGGTTATACAGGTTCACAAGGACCAATTGGATATCCAAAAGAAAATCAAGTAATAACTGTAAATGGTACAGATCATATATTCAATTTAAATAAAAAAATAGACAATACTAAGTCAATATTCGTTTTTATTAATGGTCTTGGTCTTGTTCCAGATGATGATTATACAATAGTAAATGATGGAACCCAAATATCTCTAAACACAATACCTTTTAATGGTTCTACAATTGAAATAAGATATTTTGCTGATGCAACTGGTTATCAAGGATCATCTGGTTATAAAGGTTCAGAAGGTTATCAGGGATCATCTGGATATAAAGGTTCGGAAGGTTATCAAGGCTCTGTAGGTTATCAAGGATCAAAAGGTGCGACCGGAGACCCTGGTGGTCCACAAGGATATACTGGTTCAGTTGGATATGTTGGATCAATAGGAACAGGTTATGCTGGATCGCAAGGTCCAGCGGGATCACCAAAAGCAAAACAAGTATTTACAGCTGATGGTATAGTTAAGACTTACACATTGAATACAAATGTTGAAGCTACTCAATCAATATTTGTTATGCTTAATGGTTCTGTTCTTATTCCAGATGATGACTATACCATTCAAAATAATAATACTCTTATTTTGAATGCATTACCAACTAAAAATTCTAGTATTGAAGTAAGATATTTTGGAAGCACTGGTTATATTGGTTCTTCTGGTTATCGTGGTTCAGTTGGATATCAAGGTTCAGCTGGTGCAGCTGGTATTGCACAAGCATATGTTTCACCATTTGCTCCTTCTGTTTCAGAAAGAATTCCTGGCGAATTGTGGTGGGATACTGATAATGGTATTTTAAACATTTATTATGATAGTGAAAAAACTTGGGTAGGACTTGCGGAAGGACCAAGAGGACCATATGGTTATACTGGTTCGGGTGGATTGGGTTATACTGGTTCAATAGGTATTGGTTATGTCGGATCATTAGGATACACTGGTTCAGTTGGATTTATTGGTTCAGTTGGTTATGTAGGTTCTAAAGGTTATGCCGGATCATTAGGATTTACAGGATCGATTGGATTTGCAGGATCAGTTGGTTATGTTGGATCAATTGGTTCTGTAGGTTATGTTGGATCAAAAGGTAATGGTTATAATGGCTCATTCGGATATACTGGTTCTATTGGATATACAGGTTCATCTGGGTATATTGGTAAAGATGGTTATTCTGGTTCTGTAGGATATACAGGATCAGTTGGAGATGTTGGAGAAATTGGTTATACTGGTTCGAAAGGATATGGTTGGACTGGTCCAGATATAACTATAACAATTTCTACTTTGTTGCCGCCCATTTCTGGTGGAAAAGATGGTGATATATGGTATAGGTATACAGTATAATGCCTGTGTATGTAAAAAAAGATAATAAATGGCAAATCGTTGCATCTTCATATAATGAGCCATCACCAACATTATTTAATAATGTGAACGGCGAATGGAGAGAAACTAGGTCTGGATGGGTAAATGTAAAGGGTGAATGGCAAAAATTTTATCAAAAAACTCCTATGGTAAAAAATAAATTAAAAAATTTTGTTTTTTTAGGTGATTCATTATCATATGGAACTGGATTGCCAGTAAGTCAACAATTCACAACATTAATACAAAATCATTTTAATGGAATTGATAATAATGGAAATAATAATGTTGTTAGATCATTGATGGTTGATGATAGATCAACAACTGGAGGAGAAAATAGATTTATTACATCTTCTGGTGTTAAATATACTAATACTGGCATTTTTTCTCCTGTATATGATGATAAAAGAATCAGAAATACAGCAATAACAATACCAGCTGGAGAGTATATTGATATACCTGTAAATAAAGCAAATGGTAAATTATTTAATATATCTGTCAGTGGAAAAAATTTTGTTGGTGAGATAAGTTCTGTATGGTTAACTTGGCAGTTTGGTACTCGTGGTTATTTTGAAAATTTAATTTTACATGAAACAATAGATAGTAATATTACAACACATGGAAATGTATATTATGGGAATCCGCTTTATGCTAATTTTTGGGGTGGTGATACTGAAAATTTTTATGATTATTCTATAGATTTCGATTCAAAAGCAACTTATGTTAGAATAAAAGTTACTTCTGGTGAATTACGAATTAATTCTGTTCATAGTATGTCAAATTTTCCACTTTATGCATCAGAAAAAAATGTTGGTATTGTTCAAGTAATTGCTAGAGATGGTTATACATTCGAAGATTTTCTTAATGTTCCAAGACAAGAAATTAGAAATAATATTCTATATAAACAATATTATGATGATAATACAAATAGTAATGCTACCCCTGTTCTTATAGTCCAAGCTGGACTAATGGATATAGTAAAATTAGGTCGAAATGCATTAGATTTTTTTCAGTATTTAGAATACGGAATTTTATTACATCATACTCCAACTAATGATATAGTATATGGAGGATATTCGACAGATTCTAATAGTACAAGTATTACAGCATATGATATTGTTTTAACAATACCTCACCCACCAAGTCAATTAAGTCCTTATTTTAAAATTTATAATGAAAACATAAAAGCTATAAGTGATGTATTTCATTTAATGGCTAATAGACATAATTTGGATGTAGTCGATTTAAGTACACTAGATATGGGGATAGATTGTTATCAACTTACTCTTGATAGAATAAACCCAAATTACAAAGGTTCTGTAAAAATAGCAAATAAATACATTGAGGATTTAGGTTTAGCTTCATTCCAAAACAATTCAAGTCAAGAATACTTATTACCCGCTAGAGGATTATAAAAAAATAAATGGCACAATTAATTTTTCCAGATAATCCTTTAATTGGGGCTACAACTACTACTGGTGGTTATGTTTGGCAGTGGGATGGAGAGCGTTGGTTAAAAGTACCAACTGATTATCGTGGTTCTGCCGGATATGTCGGATCATTTGGTTATACTGGTTCTACTGGTGCTGGATTTACAGGATCAAGAGGATTTGTAGGTGCTCCTAGTGCAATTCAAATAATAGAATCGACAGGTGCAAGTTCTTACACTCTTGATAGATTAGTTGCAGATGCATTATCATTATTCGTTATTGTAAACGGTTCTTTCTTAATAGCAAATGTTGATTATACTGCTTCTAGTAGTACAATAACATTTAACAATATTCCACAAACAAAATCTAATATCGAAATTATATTTTGGGATGTAGCTGGTTATTATGGTTCAACTGGTTATCAAGGATCAGCAGGTTATACTGGTTCTGCTGGTGTTGGATATACTGGTTCTGTTGGTGCTGTTGGTTCTGTAGGTTATCAAGGTTCTGTTGGTGTACAAGGACCACCAGGTGGTGAAAGAGGATATGCTGGTTCTAAAGGTGATAGAGGTTTCTTTGGCTATAGCGGTTCATCTGGGTATATTGGTTCACAAGGTGATATAGGTTATACTGGATCAGCTAGTACTGTTGTAGGTCCACAAGGTCCACGAGGTATAAATCCATCAAAAGGAATAGATTTATATAATTCATCATCATATCAAAATTTAACTGGCGTTACAGTAGATACTGCTACAAATTTAAAACAAACTGTTGATAGTACTATTAATGATGCTGGTATTGATAATGTATTTTATTTTAATGGTGATGGTGAAAGATATGTTGAAGGCGTATACAAATTAAATTTATTTGGTTATCAAAGCGTTTCATTATCAGTATACAGTGGTGATGGGCTTTGGGCTCCAATTCCAACAAATCCTATACTTATTGAATATTCTATTGATCCTGATAATTATGGATGGCAAAATTTTGCTATTATTAATCCATCATTATTAACTATAGGTTTATGGAATACATTAACATTTAATATTCCAAATGAAGCAAAAAATCCAACTGGTGTTTATTTCCGTTATATCCAATATGTAAATGGTGGAATTGGAAAAGATAATTATCTTTTAACTGATTTAGTTTTAAATCCATTAATTGGTTATACTGGATCGCAAAGTTATACTGGTTCAGCTGGTTATACTGGTTCGTCTGGTTATCAAGGATCAATCGGTTATTCTGGTTCTGTTGGTGATACTGGTGGCACTGGTTATCAAGGTTCAGAAGGCTATCAAGGTTCAGAAGGTTATCAAGGGTCTGTTGGATATACTGGTTCTACAGGTAATCGAGGAATTCAAGGTGAAATAGGTCCAAAAGGTGATACAGGTGATACTGGTTATCAAGGATCAGCAGGATTTAGAGGACAAACAGGATTTAAAGGTTCATATGGTGAACTTGGTGAAACTGGTTATCGTGGTTCTGTTGGTTATCAAGGTTCTGTAGGTGATAAAGGACCACAGGGAGACCCTGGTGGTCCAAGAGGTTATGCTGGTTCAGCTGGTTCTGGTTATGCTGGTTCAGCTGGTGCTGGATATACTGGTTCGATAGGTATTGGTTATGCTGGTTCAAAAGGTGATTCAGGATTTTCTGGTTCACGAGGAAATCAAGCTTTAAGCAATTTAAAATATAATTGGGCTAATTTTATTAATTCCGTTACAGTAGATAGTGGTCAAGTAAGACCATTTGCTGGTACTTCTCTTTCTAATATAAGCACACTTGCATTAAGTAAAACAACTTCAGATGGAATTGGTGTATCTACTTATCTTTCACAATTATTTCTTGGCTCTAGCAATGATACTAAAAATGTAAAAGGTTATATTTTTCTTAATAAAGAAAATGGCACCGTTGCAGAACAAACTATTCTTAAAATTACAAATATTACTAGTACTAATGAAGCAATCGTATTTTCTTTAGAATATGTTAGTGGTTATAGCGGAACTTATTCTGAAGATACATCTATAATTATTTCATTTAATACAATTTCTATTGGTTATTCTGGTTCTGTTGGATTTACTGGTTCTTTTGGGTTTGTTGGTTCGCAAGGTTACACTGGTTCCAGAGCATATACTGGTTCACAAGGTGGCACTGGTTACACTGGATCAGCTAGTACTGTTGTAGGACCACCAGGTCCAAAAGGTGATACTGGTGAATATGGAGCAGTTGGTTTTACTGGTTCAAGAGGATTACGTGCAGGAACTGTAAGATATTGGTCAGGTGGTGCTAGTGGTTCAACTCCTGATACATATCATTTAACATTTGATGGATCACTTATTAGATTACAGGTTGCAGATTTAAATTATGTAGATTACACTTTTTCTCAAACTAGTGGTTGGAGAATTCTTGGGCAACTTATAAATTCAGTGCCAGTTATATATCCAACTCAAGTAAGAGGTATTCTTTATGTAATTCCTGTTATAGATTATCCAAGTGAAGACAAACTTTGGACTCCTAATGTATTTGAAGTAAATAGTTCAGCTACATTAGGATACAATCAATTTGGATCATTCTTTCAATTTAATATAAATCATGTTGCTGGTCAAAATGAATACTTTGAAGGAAAACAAGTTGAACTATTATTTGTTCCATCTGGTGAAACCGGATTTACTGGTTCTAGAGGTGAACAAGGTGATCCTGGTGATCCTGGAATAAGAGGTTATACTGGTTCTGCAAGTACTACTGGTGGTTATACTGGTTCAAGAGCTTATACGGGTTCAGCTGGTTATGTCGGATCAGCAAGTACTATTCCTGGTTATAATGGCTCTAAAGGAGATACTGGATATACTGGATCAAAAGGTCTTGATGGTGTTTATGCTGCATTAGGTTATACTGGTTCTCAAGGATTACAAGGACAAGATGGTGGAACAGGATTTACTGGTTCAGTTGGACCCAGAGGTGTAGGTTATGATGGATCAAGAGGTTCATTAGGTTATACAGGTTCAATTGGATTTACTGGTTCTAGAGGATATACAGGGTCATCTGGATATGGCGGTTCAGTTGGTTATGATGGATCAAGAGGTTATGACGGTTCGATAGGTTACACTGGATCACAAGGTGCTGGTTATACTGGTTCAGTTGGATATGATGGATCGAAAGGTGATCTTGGGTATACAGGATCAATAGGGTTTTCTGGTTCTAGAGGTATTTTTGGTTATTCTGGTTCAGTTGGTTATGCTGGTTCCGGTGGATTGGGTTATACTGGTTCAAGAGGCTCTGGTTATACTGGTTCAGTTGGGTATGCAGGATCAATAGGTGATCTTGGTTATACTGGATCGATAGGTTTTTCTGGTTCAAAAGGTGATATTGGAACATTAGGATACGATGGATCAGTTGGATATACTGGTTCTAGAGCATATACTGGTTCTATAGGTTATACTGGTTCAAAAGGTGAAATTGGTTATGCTGGTTCTAGAGGTTTACTTGGTTACACTGGTTCAGTTGGTTATGTTGGTTCACAAGGTATTCCCGGTGCTTATGCAGCATTAGGATACACTGGATCAGTTGGTATTGGTTATACTGGTTCTGTTGGTGCTGGATATACTGGTTCAGTTGGATATGATGGATCAAAAGGTGATCTTGGTTATACAGGTTCTATAGGCTATACTGGTTCAGTTGGTTATGTTGGTTCGCAAGGTATTCCCGGTGCTTATGCAGCATTAGGATACACTGGATCATCTGGGTTTGTTGGTTCTAGAGGATTACTTGGATATACTGGATCATTAGGTTACACTGGATCATTCGGTTACACTGGTTCCCAAAGTTATACAGGTTCAACTGGATTTGTCGGATCATTAGGCTATACAGGATCAATTGGTGTTGGATATACTGGTTCACAAAGTTATACTGGTTCAACTGGATTTATTGGATCGAGAGGTGATCTTGGTTACACTGGTTCTAGAGCATATACTGGATCAATTGGTTATACTGGCTCTCAAAGTTACACAGGCTCTGTCGGATTTATAGGTTCAGCTGGTTATGTTGGATCGTTAGGATATACTGGTTCTACAGGAATAGGTTATACTGGATCACAAAGTTATACTGGTTCAACTGGATTTGTCGGATCAAAAGGTGATCTTGGATTTACTGGTTCAAGAGGTGCTGGATATACTGGTTCTGTTGGCTTTGTTGGTTCTGTTGGCTTTGTTGGATCAAGAGGTGATATTGGATATGCTGGTTCTCAAGGTTTACAAGGTATACCTGGAATTGCTGCAGCAATTGGATATGTTGGTTCACAAGGTCCACAAGGACCAGCTGGTGGTTATACAGGTTCTAAAGGTTACAACGGTTCATTAGGATATGTTGGATCAAGAGGATTTGCTGGATCACAAGGTCCACAAGGAATAACTGGTTTTGTTGGTTCATTTGGTTATACAGGTTCACTTGGTAAAATTGCTGGTGCAGTCAGATTTACTGGTGCAAGCACAGTTGGTTCTTCTTCGAGTGGCACTCTTCCAAGTATTGGTGGATTTCAATTTGATACTAATAATGCTCTAACTACAACTACAATTGAAATCAATAAAACTGATACTTTTGGAGCATCAAATTTACTTTCTGATATTATAAATTCAAATAATAATGCAATCAAAGGTCAGTTGTATGTTACTTCTAATGATGGTTTATATACGACTGTATATAATGTTACAAGTGGCGAATATGTACCAAATCTTTCTGGTAGTAGAGATTTAGATTTTACAAGATTAAAAGTTTCTTATTTAAGTGGGTATACAGGAACATTTACAAATATACCGGCTGATATAAGTTTCATTCCTACTGGACAGCAAGGTTATACTGGTTCTTCTGGATTTGCTGGGTCTAGAGGAGTACTAGGTCCAACAGGTTATGTTGGATCAGTAGGATTTGTTGGGTCGAGAGGTATTGATGGTGCATATGCAGCATTAGGTTATACTGGATCAAGAGGATATGTAGGCTCTATTGGTTATACCGGATCAATCGGATTTACTGGATCATTTGGATACACTGGTTCATTAGGTTATACCGGATCAATCGGATTTACTGGATCATTTGGATACACTGGTTCGCAAGGTATTCCTGGTGCTTATGCAGCAATGGGATATGTTGGTTCTAGAGGTAATACTGGTTATATAGGTTCTCAAGGATTACAAGGTCCACAAGGACCAGCTGGTGGTTATACTGGTTCAAGAGGAGCTATTGGTAGAACTGGCAATTCATTAAATTATACTTTATTTGATTATCGATATACTATAACAAATCCTGGTGAATTTATACACAATAATGGTACTGTAGAATTATCTACTCAAGTTATATTTTCAAAATATGATAATTATTATGTAACTGGTTTTGATTATTTTAATGGGCTGTTAACTCCAAATACTAATGAAAGAATAAAAGCCAAACTTATACTTACTCTCAGAAGAGATTATGAAAATTTTTCACAAGATTATTTAACAGTATTTAATGTTTTAAATATTGTAGATGCAGGTGATACATTCATTATTAACGTAGAATATGTTAGTAACGGTTGGCCTGAAATTTATGATCCACATACTATTGATGTTACTCTTATACCATATAATAATGGATATACTGGTTCTGATGGTTATACAGGTTCAATCGGATATACAGGTTCACAAAGCTATACTGGATCAAAAGGATATGCAGGTTCATTAGGTTATACTGGGTCTAGAGCTTATACTGGTTCACAAGGTTATACTGGCTCACAAAGTTATACGGGATCGTTTGGTTATACTGGTTCAATCGGATTTACTGGTTCAATTGGATACACTGGATCACAAAGTTATACTGGTTCATTCGGTTATGCTGGTTCACAAGGTGATCTTGGTTATACTGGATCACGAGGACCAATTGGTTATGCTGGTTCAAGAGGTTATTCTGGATCATTAGGTTATTTTGGTTCATTCGGATATGTCGGTTCATTTGGATACACAGGTTCAATCGGATTTACTGGATCAATCGGATATACTGGTTCTCGTGGCGATACAGGATATATTGGATCATTTGGATACACAGGTTCAATCGGATTTACTGGCTCACTTGGTTATACTGGTTCCAGAGGTATTCAAGGTATAACAGGTTATGTAGGTTCATTAGGTTATACTGGATCATTTGGATATACTGGATCACAAGGTTATACTGGTTCTAAGAGTTATACTGGTTCACAAGGTATTCAAGGTGATTTAGGTTATACCGGATCATATGGTTATACAGGCTCAATTGGATACACTGGTTCTCGTGGTAATACTGGTTACTTCGGTTCAGTTGGTTATGTTGGATCAAGAGGTGCAACTGGTGCAACATATTTTGAACGTATTCTAGATTTTGATAATGAAGGAACTTATATTGCAGATGGTGTTGGTGTTCAATTAGCATCTTCTGTTCCATTATTACCTTCTAGTGGTTATGGAAATATCGCTGTATTTGGATATGCTTCTACTGCAAGTAATAGATCAATCACAACTGCTGTAAAAAAATATCTTTCTGGATTTAATGCTATAACATTCAGTTATAATAAAGCTAGTGGTGGACCTGGTGGTGCTACTGGTGGATGGGGAGATTTACCAGAATTAAACGAAGGATTAAGTTTCGAATATTCGGTTGATGGTATTAATTGGACTGCGTTTGTTTATTTCAATCCATTGACTACTGTAAATAATGTTTGGACAAATTATACAGTCAATATTCCAACAGATGCAAAAGATTCGAGAGGCGTATATTTAAGATATAATCAAACAAATTATTCTGGCGGAACAGCAGATAATTGGGCAGTTACACAACCTGTTATTGCAGTTGTTGGTTATATTGGTTCTACTGGTGATCAAGGTCCAAGAGGTTATACTGGTTCACAAAGTTATACTGGTTCTAGAGGTTCTCTTGGTTATACTGGTTCAAAGGGAGAGCCAGGAACATTTGGCGGTGCAGCATTTGATTATCATTTTGATATCAGCACAACAAATTCTTCGCCAGCATCTGGTCGTTTAAGATTAAACAATACTAATATTACATCAGCATCAGCACTTTATATAAGTGATTCTGATTATGGTAGTATTCCTGTTTATGGTTATCTACAAACTATTGATGATTCAACATCAACAATTAAAGGTCACTTTAATATAACTGAAAGAGCAAACACAGAAAATTATGCTATGTTTGCTATTATCAATTATCATACACATCCAACTGGTTATTTTAATGTTCCTATATCATATCTTTCTGGTAGCGGTACATTTACAGATGATATGGATATCGTTATCACTTTTGCTAGAACTGGTGATAAGGGTGATAAAGGCGATACTGGACCAATTGGTTATACTGGTTCATATGGATATCAGGGTTCCGCTGGTTACTTTGGATCAGTAGGTTATTATGGATCAGCTGGTGATAAAGGTATTCAAGGTGATACTGGATATCGTGGTTCAGTTGGTTATACATCTTCTGTTGGTTATACTTCATCTGTTGGTTATACTGGATCGGTTGGTGATACTGGTTATCGTGGTTCTGTAGGTTATACATCTTCTGTTGGTTATACTTCATCTGTTGGTTATACTGGTTCACGAGGTGATACTGGATATACTGGATCGGTTGGTGATACTGGTTATCGTGGTTCTGTAGGTTATACTTCTTCAGTTGGTTATACATCCTCTGTTGGTTATACTGGTTCAGCTGGCTATCGTGGATCAGAAGGATACCGTGGTTCTGTAGGATATCAAAGTTCAACTGGTTACTTTGGTTCAACTGGTTACTTTGGTTCAACTGGTTATCAAGGATCAGAAGGATACCGTGGATCAGTTGGTTATACATCTTCAGTTGGTTATCTTGGTTCTACAGGTTATCAAGGTTCAGAAGGTGTTCGTGGACCTGAAGGTTATCGTGGTTCTGTAGGATATCAAGGATCAGCAGGTTATACAGGTTCACAAAGTTATACTGGATCGACTGGCTATTTTGGTTCAGTTGGTTATACTGGTTCAAGAGGCGCTGGTTATACTGGTTCTCTTGGTAGAACTCCTGCAGCACTTCGTTTCAATGTTAAAAATGGACCTGGTAATAGCAGTGGTTGGAGTCTACAGATACCAGATGTTAAAACAATATTCTTCATTGATTTTAATGACGCTCAATCTGTACAACAAATAAACATAAACAGAACAGATTTATTTGATGTTAATGCTCCTAGTTTATTAAATCAAATTAATTTAATGACTACTTTAGTCAGAGGAAGACTATATGTAAGTGCTTTAAGTGGTGAACTATCTATTTTTGATGTTACTGATAGTTCATATGTAGATTATGATACTAGTGGATTTTTAGTAGGTCTTTCTTATACAAAAGTTAATGTAAAATATGCTAGTGGTTATACAGGATCATTTGATAATAAAGTAGTTGATATAACATTTATACCAACTTACACAAATTATAGTGGTTCTGTAGGTTTTAGAGGTTCGGTTGGGTATCTTGGTTCTTCTGGACCAGCAACTGTAACAGAAAAAACAACTTATCCAACTGATCCTATAAATGGTCAAATGTGGTTTGATCCTGATACTGGTACATTAAGTTATTATTATCAAGGTGGAAATACATGGTTGGCTGTTGGTAGAGGTAGAATCGGAGAGAGAGGACCATTAGGTTATTCTGGTTCGTTAGGTTATACTGGATCAACTGGTGCAGGATATGTTGGTTCTACTGGTTATTTTGGATCATTTGGTTATACTGGATCGGTTGGTTATACTGGTTCACAAAGTTATACAGGATCAAGAGGATATACTGGATCAGTTGGATATGTTGGTTCGCAGGGTGCATTTGATACTCAAACACAATATAACTTCCAAAATACTATAACTATGAGCGCCAATCTAGTAGTAAATAATGTTACTATTGGAACATCATTTGAAATATTAAACTTTAGTGAAATTGTAAAAAATCATGGAACTATTAGTTCACCAACATTGAATCTATATGTTGCTAATGGTAACATACAAACATTGACTCTTGGAACTGATACAGTTACATTGTCATTAATAAATACTGGAATGATAGCTAATAGATCATATAGTATGGCATTGATTGTTACTCAAGATAGTGTTGGTAATAGAAATATTGTTTTTCCAGCCAGTGTTAAGTGGCAAGGTGGTTATACACCAACATTTACAAAGACAGCATCAAAAACTGATATTATGTCATTGGTAACAGTAGATGCTGGCACATCTTGGTATGCAACATATTCTGGTAAGGGTTATTAATGTTTGGTGCGTCTGGAGTATTATTTTCTACAAATTATAATAATAATGGCGAAAAATTACTTACTCAAGTTTCAGATAATATTGTTATTCCAACAATACAATTAGTTTCCGATAGCAATTGGGTTCCTTTAAATTTTTCAGGATTTATAAAATCACAAAATGCTGATTCGCCATTCGTAAATAGTAGTACTTCTTCTGGTGGTGATATATCTTTAACATTTACTACTTCATCTGATGGAAATCATTTGGCAACTACTGGTGGAACATATGCTCAACCATATGTAAGTTCTACTGTTGGTAGTGGTCAAAGTACATATGCGAATCCTAGTGGTTCACATTCACATACAACTCCTCCAATTAGTATAGCTGGTACAAGTTTATATCCATTTCATTTAAAAACAAAAATGTATACAAGAGCTACAAATTCTAATAAAATTTTTACTCTACCAATTGGAACAATAGTTTTTGGTGAAAATATTGAAGATAGCGGAGTTGTTGCTACTTCCACTTATAGTAGTTTATATCTTTATGCGACAACAAATGATGCTGATGTTGGTAGAATTGGTGGTGGCACAACTTCTCGTTCTATAAATTTAACTACTAGTCAAGGAGGCTCTCATAATCATGGAGCGACTGGTGTAAGAGCGCAAAATGGTTATAATCCTGCTTTTGGTTCCGAAAAATCAGCTGCAATTGATACAAATCAAAGTACTGGTCATACACATTCTTTATCTGCATCTTTAACACAATATATTAAATATATGAAATTGAATACATATATTGTACAACAAGAAAATGTATATATTCGTTATGGTATGATATTTGGATTTACTTCTAATAATGTTCCACCAAACTGGTATTGTTGTAATGGTCAAACTATAGATGGTTATACAACTCCAAATCTTGTTGACAGATATGTAATGTTTGGGTATCAAGCAAACCATAAAGGTATTCCACCATCTGCATACGACAAAAACGCTTTAGTATTATCCAATGTTTCTTTATCTACTGAAAATTGGTTTCATTATCATGGTACAGGTGATGGTTGGCAAACTGTTGGTAATTATGGTAGAGAAAATCGTTATCATTCAACTGTTAGTGTTCCGCATACTCATACTATTACCACTTCTTCATCATCAATTGACTATGAACCACCAAATTACAATTTGATATATTATATTTACTTACCATAAATACATTAAAATAATGAACAGAGTTTTTTATGTCAATTTCATTTCCTAGTAATCCATCACTTCTTGATATAGTCGTAACTGGCGGAACCACATGGCAGTGGGATGGATATCGTTGGGCTCCAACTGCAGATGTTGGTTATCAAGGATCACTTGGATTTCGTGGTTCTGTAGGTTATACTTCATCTGTCGGTTATCTTGGTTCAACTGGTTATCAAGGTTCGACAGGGTATCAAGGATCAGTTGGTTATGCCGGATCAGCTGGCGTCTCATATTTTCAAAATACTACACCCACAACACTTATACCTGGTGAATTATGGTTTGATACAGATGATGGATTTATGTCTGCATACTTTGCAGATGAAGATACATGGGTTGGTATTAATGGTGGAATGGCTGGTTATCAAGGTTCAAGAGGTGAACTTGGATACACTGGCTCATTAGGATATACGGGTTCTTTTGGACCATATGGCGGAACTTCTATATATTTTAAATTTGATACTGATATTTTAAATACTCAACCAAGCACTAGTTATGTAAAATTTAACAACACAAATTTGAGTGTTGCGACTAATTTAAAAGTTAGCACTACAGACACAAATTCAGTGACAATAAGTTCTCTTATAAATTCTCTGGTTGAAACAAATTCAACAAATTATTATAATAAAGCTTATATTACTATAACTTCTAAAGTTTCTCCAAGTAGATATGTAATTTATTATGTCACTGGTGCTACATTTACAACTGGCGATACATCTATTAATTTGCTCATATCATATGTAAGCGGAAAAACAACTCCATTTGATGCTAATGAAGATATAATTTTATCATTTAGTAAGAATGGACCTATTGGTTATACTGGATCGAAAGGTTCTTTTGATCCAAATGCTACTTTAATTTTTTCCAACACAATAACTTTTTCAAATAATATAGTCGTAAACAATGCTTTTATTGGTACATCTGTCGATTTAATTAATTATTCTGAAGCAACAAAAAATCATGGAACTCTTACTGGAGCAACCACAGTATATGTTGCAAATGGAAATATTCAATTTATGACTTTGGGTGCTTCACCTATAACATTGACTTTTTCAAATACGGGTATGCAAGATAATAAATCATACAATTTAACTTTAGTTATAACACAAGATGGTGTTGGTGGAAGAACATTATCATACAATTCATCAAACCCAATAAAATGGACTTATGGCACAATACCACCATTGACAACAACAGCAAATGCTACAGATATTCTTACATTTTTTACTGCAAATAAAGGCGCATCATGGTATGGCGCACTTTCTGGTAAAAATTTCATCTAAAAGGAGAAATATATTATGGAATTTAATAGAGTAACACTGGATTTTGTAAATAAAAATTGTAGTATTTCATTAAATGGAGTAAACCATTTATTCAGTTCAGTTGATAAATTTATGTCATTGTCTGGTTATCCATTTACTGATACACACCTTGTATTTTTTGAGCCAGAAAGAGGAATTTTTGTTGTAGAAAGATCAGGACCAATTACTGTTGCTGGTGAAAATATAGAAGAAATTCAATGGATAAATTCGAATAGAGATAATTTAATTCAAGCAGCACATAATGATGGTTATGGTAATGTCGAATTATCATATATGCCAACATTACAACAAATTAGAGATCAAAAATTATATGAAACTGATTGGATGGTGACTCGTCATAGGGATCAATTGGATTTGAGTATGTATCCAACTTTATCAAATATCCAATATCAAAATCTATTGACATATAGACAAGCTTTAAGAGACATTACAAAAGTATATAACAATCTTGATGATGTAGTTTGGCCTTTGCTAGATATTTAATATAATGTTAAATTTTAAACTTAGAGATATTGATCTATCTTTAGCAACTACAAAAGAATTGCCACTTGGTTCTGTTATTTTTGTTGCAAATAATGATCTTAATAATTATGCAAACAAAAGTAATTGGTCTCTGATTGATATGTCTCAATCAGATGGTTCTCCATCATTAATAAAAATTGTTGATCCATCTTCAATCGGAAAAATTAAGTATACAACTGTTTCTGATAGTATTACTACTAATTCAAATGGTGATCATGTTGGTCCATCTACTGGGCTTTATAGATCATGGTTGTATTATTCTGGAGTAGATACTACAAGACCATTTATAACAAAAACAACTGGGGCGCACAATCATTCTGTAAGTAATTTATCAAATTATCTTTCTAATAATTATCCACTTTCTATAGTTGTTGGAGCTTACAAATCAAATCAAATTACAAATGTTATACCAAAAAATACTATAATTTTTACAGATTCTCCTAATAGTGATTTAGATTTAATTGATACTTCAAAAATAAATTGCTTTATGATATCTGGTAATTCTAATTGGTTATCAACTTATTCACAATCAAATAATGGTTTATTTGGTTCTAATAATTATTCTTCTACATCCTCTTTAGTTATGGGAAGTAGTGGAGATCATGAACATAGTAATTATGGAAATTATAATGGGTTTTCTAATATTAGTAATTACACTAATAATGGTCAAGAAAATTTGACTGCAGGCTCTCACACTCACGTTTTACAAAATTTTTCAGCTTCCATAGAACTTAAAAGAACATTATTAAAAACATATAAAACAAATAAAGATACTTTTGTTTTTCAAAAAATGATAATTGGTTATGCTAATACTGATGTGCTTTCTTTAGCATCAACAGGATGGTATGTATGTAATGGTCAAACTGTTGGAGCCTATACTACACCAAATTTAACAAATAGATATCCACAATTGAATACAACTTTTCATAATGTTAGTAATCCTGTTGGAAGTGATTTTAATCAATATAAAATAACATCTAGTATGGCTAATGCTAACAGTCATACTCATAAAGGAGCTACTACTTCACGTTCATATACAGATGGAACGTATATAGCTCAACATGATGATTATAATTCATGGACATGGGCTCATTCTCATACTCTAAACAATAATTTAAATTATGAACCATCATATTATGGTCTATCATTTATAATATATTTGGGCTCATAAATACATAAAATAAAGAATAAAAGGTATTAAAAATTAATGGCAATTTTATTTCCAGATAATCCAACAGTTGGACTTACACATGTTGCGGCTGGTAGAACTTGGCGCTGGGATGGTAAGCGTTGGACTACTATTGGTGATGTTGGATATAAAGGCTCAGAAGGTTATCAGGGTTCTGAAGGTGTTCGTGGTTCTGTAGGTTATACTTCATCTGTAGGTTACACATCCTCTGTTGGTTTCCAAGGTTCTACTGGCTATCGTGGATCGGAAGGTTATAAAGGTTCTGAAGGATACAAAGGCTCTGAAGGTTACAAAGGTTCTGAAGGATATAAAGGCTCTGAAGGTTATAAAGGTTCTGAAGGATACAAAGGCTCTGAAGGTTATAAAGGTTCTGAAGGATACAAAGGCTCTGAAGGTTATAAGGGAAGCGAAGGCTACAAGGGTTCTGAGGGATATAAAGGTTCTGAGGGTTATAAGGGAAGTGAAGGCTATAAAGGGTCTGAAGGTTATAAAGGTTCTGAAGGCTATAAAGGTTCAGAAGGTTATAAAGGTTCGGAAGGATATAAAGGTTCTGAAGGTTATCAGGGATCAGTAGGATATACTGGTTCAGCTGGTGATGTTGGCTATAAAGGAAGTGAAGGTTATCGTGGATCAGAAGGCTTTCGTGGTTCTGTAGGTTATACCTCATCTGTTGGTTACACATCCTCTGTTGGCTTCCAAGGTTCAGAAGGCTACAAGGGTTCTGAAGGATACAAAGGTTCTGAAGGTTATCAGGGTTCTGAAGGTTATCAGGGATCATTAGGATATCAAGGTTCATCTGGTATTACTGGATATCGTGGTAGTGGTGGTGTTTCTGGTGTAACTGGTTATTCTGGTTCTGTAGGTTATCAAGGTTCTGAAGGTTATAAAGGCTCTGAAGGTTATCAGGGATCAGTAGGATATCAAGGTTCAAGAGGTTCTGACGGTTTCCGTGGTATCGTTGGTTATCAAGGTTCAGAAGGTTATAAAGGATCGATAGGTTATACCGGATCATATGGATATACTGGTTCTAGAGGATTTGCTGGTTCAAGAGGTATTCAAGGTATTCCCGGTGATGTTGGACCTACAGGTGATACTGGATATACTGGTTCTGCTGGTTATTCTGGTTCACAAGGATTTACTGGATCACAAGGTGACATAGGCGATAAAGGTGAAAAAGGGTTTACTGGTTCAAAAGGTCAGCAAGGCGATTTTGGTGGTGCTGCATTTGATTATAGATTTACCACAGATACTACAAGTTCTATTCCAGCAAGTGGTTATTTAAAATTTAATAGTTCTACTGTAGGTGATGTAACATCATTATACATCAATAAAAATGATATATTTGCTAATTCTGTATATAATTATTTAAAGACTATCGATGATTCTACATCATCTATTCGTGGTCATTTTACAGTAACTGAAAGAGCAAACACTCACAATTATAATATGTTTACTATCATTGGTAATTTACAGGATTATCAAAGTGATGGGTATTTTGTTGTTCCTGTTGGATTTGTTACTGGCGTATCATCTGGTCTAGCTAATTTTTCAAATAATTTGGAAGTTCTTATTACTTTTGCCAGAACTGGTGATAAAGGTGATAAGGGCGATACTGGTTATGTTGGCTCTACTGGTTATTGGGGATCAACTGGATATACTGGTTCAACTGGATATTGGGGTTCAGTTGGATTTACTGGATCATTAGGTTATTGGGGGTCTACTGGTTATGTTGGATCACAAGGATATACTGGTTCTACTGGTTATGTTGGTTCATTAGGTTATTGGGGATCGGTAGGATTTGTCGGATCAATCGGATATACAGGTTCGCAAGGATATACTGGATCAACTGGTTATTGGGGATCAACTGGATATTGGGGTTCAGTTGGATTTACCGGATCAATCGGATATACTGGTTCACAAGGATATACTGGGTCTGTTGGATATGTTGGTTCCACTGGTTATTGGGGATCGGTAGGATTTACTGGATCAATCGGATATACTGGATCAATCGGATTTACAGGTTCAGTTGGATTTGTAGGATCAACCGGATATTGGGGATCGGTAGGATTTACTGGATCAATCGGATATACTGGATCAATCGGATTTACAGGTTCAGTTGGATATGTTGGTTCACAGGGTGTACAAGGTACTAGAGGTGTTCCTGGTCCTATTGGTGATCAAGGACCAATAGGTTATACAGGTTCTATAGGATTCTTTGATTCTCTTGGTTATACTGGATCGATTGGTGCTGGTTATACTGGTTCAAAAGGTTATGCAGGTTCACTTGGTTATACTGGATCACTTGGATATTGGGGTTCGGTCGGATTTACTGGATCAGTTGGATTTGTTGGGTCTGTTGGTTATACTGGATCACAAGGTATACAAGGTGTAACTGGTTACGATGGTTCAACTGGTTATTGGGGTTCGGTTGGATTTACTGGTTCGATTGGTTATACTGGATCAGTTGGTGCTGGTTATACTGGTTCAACTGGTTATTGGGGTTCAGTCGGATTTGCAGGTTCACTTGGTTATACAGGTTCTATAGGATTTACTGGATCGGTTGGATTTGTCGGTTCAGTAGGTTATGTTGGTTCACAAGGTGATCTTGGTCCACAGGGATATATTGGCGGATCATTAATTTTTAATTTTACTACTGGTTCTACTTCATCAGGAGACCCAGCTTCAGGTTATATAAAATTTTATGGTGGAACTGGAAGTAGTTTATCTAATCCATCATCATTAACTAAAATTATGATCAGTAAAACAGAAGCAAAAAGTGGTTCTGATTTAACAAGTTATTTACTTTCATTGACTAATTATAATACGTCAACTATAAAAGCTTATGTAACTATTTCTGATGCAAAAAATTATACAAAACATGCAATTTTTCAAATATCAGCTAGAATTCCTGTAACTTATCCTCTAGGAAATGAAAATACTAATGTAACATATATTCAATATGGTATACAGTGTATAGCAGGTAGTGGTCTCAGTAGTATTACTTCTGACGCAGAAGTTGCTGTAAGTTTTTCAAAAAATGGTGATAAAGGTGATCAAGGTGTAATCGGTTATACTGGTTCATTAGGTTATTGGGGTTCGGTTGGTTATACAGGTTCAGCTGGTTATGTTGGTGCAGATGGTTATGCTGGTTCTGTTGGTTATTGGGGATCAGTTGGTTATACTGGATCAAGAGGTGTTATTGGTTTAACCGGATATTTTGGATCAGTTGGCTACACTGGTTCTATGGGACCACAAGGTGTTCCTGGAAATCCGGATGGGTATCAAGGATCGGTAGGATATCAAGGTTCAGTTGGTTATAAAGGTTCTGCAGGACAGGTAGGTTATAAGGGTTCAGCTGGTATTCAAGGACCACAAGGACCATCTGGTGGTGCAGATGGATATGCTGGTTCACTTGGTTATACTGGTTCTAGAGGTATACAAGGAATAACTGGGTATGTTGGTTCTCAAGGTTATTATGGTTCTGTAGGCTATACTGGTTCATATGGTGATGTTGGTTACACTGGATCGATTGGTTATACTGGATCAATGCCATCACTTAATGGTGAAACTGGTCAAATTTTAGTAAATGATAATAATCTAGTAAATTCATATGCTGGGTTTACATTTACATACTCAACTAATACATTAACAGTTTCTAACACAATAGTGGTATCAAATAATTTAACAGTTTCTAATACATTACTTACCAATAAATTAAATGTTATTGACAGCATACTTGTTGGAAATACAGTAAGAATATTCCAATCACTTTTAGTAAGTGATGAAATTTATTCTAGTAATACTATTACAACAAAAAATTTATTAGCATCAGAAAATGATCTTACTGTTGGCAATTCAGCAACAATAACCAATACATTAACAGTTTCTAATACAATAGCAGTATCAAATACTTTAACAGTTGCTAATACATTATCGGTAGCAAACACATTAACAGTAGCTAATACTCTCATTGTCACTAAGTCACTTATTGCTTCTAATATTTTAACTGTAGGCAATAATGTAACAATAGCTAATACTTTAACAGTAAGTAACAATGCAAGCATAGCAAACACATTAACAGTTGCTAATACTCTTATTGTAACAAAATCTATTATCGCTTCCAACACATTAACAGTAAGTAACAATGCAACTATTGCAAATACTCTTACAGTATCAAATAACGCTATAGTAGCAAATACACTCACTGTATCTAATACTATATCTACATTCAATCTATCAGTATCAAATAATGCTACTGTAGCAAATACATTAACTGTATCAAATACTGTTGTTGTTCCTATCCTAACTGTAGGAAACAATGCATTTATTGCTAATACATTGACAGTTGGCAATAACGCAACTGTGGCAAACACATTAACAGTTGCTAATACATTAACAGTATCAAATACTCTTATTGTTTCTAACACTCTTACGGTATCAAATAATGCAACAGTAGCTAATACTTTAACAGTTGCCAATACTCTTATTGTTACTAAATCTCTTATTGCTTCTAATACTCTAACAGTAAGTAACAATGCAACAGTTGCTAATACATTAACAGTATCTAATACTCTGATAGTTTCTAACACTATAACTGCTAATACCTTAACAGTCAACACATTAAGCGTTAGTAACAATCTTTCAGTATCCAACAGCATAAATGTTGGTAATAACCTTACGGTTTCCAATACAGCAATAGTATCTAATAATTTATTCGTATACAACATTATATCATCAAATATAATGTCTGTCAATACCATAACTGTTGGGAACACATTAATAGTATCAAATACTATTTCATCTAATATTCTTTCGGTCAATACAGCAACTATTAATGCTCTGTCTGTATCCAATAATGCATCTATTGCTAATACATTAACAGTATATACAGTAAATGTTTCTAATACATTAACAACAAAAAGTTTAATTATTTCTTCAAATACTTTATCTGTCAATACTTTGAATAGTAATACTATCAGTATTACCAACTCTAGTACTTTTGGAAATAATTTATCAGTTGCTAATACTCTGACAGTTGGCAATACATTAATTATTGATACAAATCTTGAACTTTCAAAGAGACAAGTAAACTTCTCTAATTCACAGTTTTTATATCTTCCTTCTGCTAATACTGGTAAATATACTCCTACCAGCACTGCAAATGGTGCTCTGAGATATAATTATGAAATAAATTCTGTTGAAATTTATGATAATGTTGCAGTAAAGTGGATTAAGCTTGGTGCTTCACAAGATGATTTTGCTGCACTTATTGGCTCTATCAATTATCTTACAACTCAAAGCATTTATGTATATAATGACTATGATGTTCTTTCCATCAATGCTTCTGCAGTATTTGCTGGCAATTCACAAGTAAATACAAATATCACAACACATGGTATTAGTACATCTGATCCAAATAACAATACTACAATATCTTCGCAGGTAGTATTCGTTGGTAATAGTTCTGCAAACTCTGCTATCAGTCTTTATGGTGGTGATACTGTATTGGATGTATCATACTATAGTGTTTCGACTTCTGGTATTGCAACAATCCAAACTCGTAATGATCATGGATTGCAAGGTGTTAGAGGTGTTATCGGAAAAATTAGTGACACTGGTTTCTATTATATTGATAGTCTCTCATCATTCAATGTTACTGATTTTGCAACATCAAATACTTTTAGTTTTGCTCTTACTTCTTCTAAGACTTCTTCAAACTTAAAAATAGAAAGTTTGGAAAGAGATGAAAATGGTGTTGTAACATATCATACTACTGGTCAACACCATTATCAAGTTGGTGATGTTATTAATATTACTGGTATATCACCAACTCTTCCAAAGGGACCATTTAATTATAGTGGTGTTACTGTATACAATACTCCAGAAGCAAACACATTCTCGATATATGATCCTACAAAAGCAAATCTTGTTAGAAATTTAGTAACTATTTCAAATGATTATTATCCATCTACATATTCTGGTTATGTATATCTAACAGTTACTTTTGATCAAACACATGATCTTAAAGTTGACAGTGACTATGTATATTTTGATACACCTGAATTAATTTCTTATTCTATTGGTGGTCGTAATCGTTCTATTGATGGAAAACAATTCCAAGTAAAGGGAATACCAGCTTCCAATCAGATAAAAATTATTGCCTATACCAAATCATTAAATGATCGTGTAGCAGTTAGTGCTGGTTCATATACTTTTGTTGATACTGCAACTATAACATCATTTAGAAATGTTGATCTTACTAATATTACTACATCTGCGTATGCTTCTATACCTATTGTAACACCAACTTCTCTTCCTTCAGGAAGCGTAAGATTAACAAATCCAATTTATATTTCAGTAAGTAATAGTTCTTCATTTACTAAAATTACTCCTACATCATTGTTCTTGGGAACTCCAGGTTCAAATAACATTACCATCGATAGTTCTGGAACTAAGTTTAATACTAGAGGTTCTTATCTACAGACATTTATCAATGGTAGAGGTATCACCATTTCTTCACTACAAGAAGAAGATGGTCAAGTTGTTCCAGAAGCAGATTTGTTCTTTGCTAACTCAAGTGTATTGAGCATTGGCAATTATAATAAATCTTCTATAGTTTCTTCTGATATTGTATTCAGCAGCTCACTTAAAGCTGGTACTACAGATACATTCATTTCTTTGACTGGAGATACTTTATCTATATCTGATCAATCAGGTATACAAAATACAACTATCACAACATCTTATGCTGATTTTGGTGGTGATCTTTCTGTTGCTGGTTATCTATATCTGAATACTCTTTTTGCTAATAGCAGCATTGGAACAAGAGGACAAGTTCTTACTTCAAATGGAACTGGCGGAACATATTGGTCATCTCTATCAGGTCTTGTTGGATATACTGGTTCTAGAGGCATTCAAGGTATAACTGGTTACTTTGGATCAGTCGGTTATACTGGTTCAATCGGTGCTTCTGGCGTATCTGGATATGGTGGTTCGACTGGTTATACTGGTTCAGCCGGATATGTTGGTGCTGACGGTTATGCTGGTTCTGTTGGTTATACAGGTTCAGCTGGATATATTGGTAAAGATGGATATTCTGGTTCTGTAGGATATACTGGATCATTTGGTTATGATGGTTCAAGAGGTTTCACTGGGTCTAGAGGTTCTGGTTATACAGGTTCCAGAGGATATGACGGGTTTGTTGGTTACACTGGTTCTATTGGCGCTGGGTATACTGGATCGATTGGTGCTGGTTTTGCTGGTTCAAGAGGAATTATAGGATTTGTTGGTTCACAAGGTATTCCCGGTGAAGCAGCTGCAATAGGTTATTCTGGATCACAAGGTTATACTGGTTTTATTGGATCATTTGGTTATACTGGTTCACAAGGTATTCCCGGCGAATTTGCTGGCATGGGTTATACTGGTTCTCAAGGTGTTATTGGATATACTGGTTCGCTTGGTTACACTGGTTCATTGGGTGGTCTTGGTCCAAGAGGATATACTAGCTCTAGAGGTTATTCTGGTTCCCTTGGTTATTCTGGCTCACTTGGTTATACTGGTTCACAAGGTATTCCTGGTCAAGCTGCAGATAAAGGTTATGATGGATCGCAGGGATATACTGGTTATACTGGTTCATTAGGTTATGTTGGATCACAAGGTATTCCAGGTCAAGCTGCAGATAAAGGTTACGATGGTTCAAGAGGATATTTTGGATCATATGGATATACTGGTTCTCTTGGCTATACTGGTTCACAAGGATATACTGGTTCTCAAGGTGAAAAGGGTGATCCTGGTGAATATGCTGCCATGGGTTATGATGGTTCACAAGGTGATATAGGATATACTGGGTCTATTGGTTTTACAGGTTCTCAAGGTATTCCCGGTCAGGCTGCAGATAAAGGATATGCTGGTTCTCTTGGTTATTCCGGTTCTCTTGGTTATTCTGGCTCACAAGGTATTCCCGGTGAAGCTGCATACAAGGGCTATGATGGTTCACAAGGTTATGATGGATCAACTGGATTCACTGGTTCCAGAGGAATTGTTGGATTTACTGGCTCTACTGGTGAAAAGGGTGATCCTGGTGAATTTGCTGCATTAGGATTTACAGGTTCACAAGGTGATACTGGTGATGTTGGTTATGTTGGATCACAAGGAATTCCCGGCGAATATGCTGCATTAGGATTTACAGGTTCACAAGGTGATCAAGGTCCACAAGGTTATTTGGGAGACCCTGGTTATACTGGTTCGCAAGGTGATGCTGGTGAAATTGGTTATACTGGTTCAGCTGGTCTTGGATTTACTGGTGATCAAGGTGAACTTGGATATACAGGTTCTTCTGGTGCTGGTTTCTCTGGATCAAGAGGTATTATTGGTTTCTCTGGTTCTAGAGGTGTTATTGGTTATGTCGGATCGGCTGGATATATTGGTCGTGATGGTTATAATGGTTCTCTTGGTTATACTGGTTCAGCTGGATATATTGGTGTTGATGGTTATTCAGGATCAGTAGGTTATACAGGTTCAGCTGGTTATATCGGTCTTGATGGTTATGTTGGATCAAGAGGATATACTGGCTCTATTGGGTTCACTGGATCAAAAGGATTTGCTAATGGGCAATCATTATCAGTAAATAACTTTGTAATTACTGGTTCAGTAACTGCTGGTAACAGTACTGGAACAAATATGCAGGTTCTTACTACAACTGGTTCTTCAGTTTATTGGGCAACTCTCAGTGCTGCACTCAATCTCGATGGTGGTGATCCAACATCCAATTATGGTGGAATAACTTCTATAGATGCTGGTGGTGTTTAATCATGAATATAAATACAATATCAATTATGTATGGGTAAATAAATGGCAATTCAAATACAATTAAGAAGAGGTACTGCAGCACAATGGGCTACTGCTAATACAATATTAGCACTAGCAGAATTAGCCATTGAAATTGATACTTCTTTATTTAAAATTGGTGATGGATTAACACATTGGTCTGATCTTCCATATGGTGGTATTCGTGGTTTTACTGGTTCACGAGGTGATACTGGATATGTTGGTTCGTATGGGTATACTGGATCAAGAGGATATACAGGATCATTTGGGTATACTGGCTCGCAAGGTATAACTGGGTATGTTGGATCACAAGGTTATACAGGATCATATGGATATACTGGTTCGCAGGGATATACTGGATCACAAGGTATAACTGGATATGTTGGTTCACAGGGTTATTCTGGTTCTTATGGTTATACAGGATCACAAGGCTATACAGGTTCGTATGGTCCAATAGCTGGATCAAATACACAAGTTGTATTTAATGATAGTGGAATTGCTGGTGGTAGTGCTGGATTAACATTCAATAAAAATAATTATACATTAACTACTAATAGTATCATAGCAAATACATTCTCTGGTACTTCTAATAATTCAACATATGCATTTGGCAAAACTGAAATTGCATTGAATGTAAACACTTCACTTGTATCAAATAATTCAACATATGCATTCGGTAAAACTGAAATTGCATTAAACGTAAACACTGCTCTTGTATCAAATAACGCTACTTATGCATTTGGCAAAACAGAATCCAATCTTAACGTAAACAATGCAACAACAGCAAATAATTCTACTTACGTATATGGCAAAACAGAAATTGCATTAAACGTAAACACTGCTCTTGTATCAAATAACGCTACTTATGCATTTGGCAAAACAGAATCAAATCTAAATGTAAATAATGCTACTTATGCATTTGGCAAAACAGAATCAAATCTAAATGTAAATAATGCTACTTATGCATTTGGCAAAACAGAATCCAATCTTAATGTTAACAATGCAGTTACAGCAAATAACTCAACATATGCATTTGGTAAAAGTGAAATAAATCTTAATGTTAATAATTCTCTTACTTCAAATAATACAACATATTTGAATGGACAACTTTCATCATATTACACAAATGCTTCAAATATTTCTACTGGCACATTGGGAGCATCTAGACTTCCATATGCAATGAATCAGGGCGTTTCTACTACTAGTTCTGTAACATTTGCAAATGTCTCAATAACTGGTGGTACTGTGGCAACAACTCCACAATATAGCACAGATATTGTTAATAAACAATACGCAGATGCTATTGCTACGGGTATTAATTTTCACCCATCTGTTAGATTAACAACAACACAAACTTTTGATAGTTCTACTGCAACATATTATAATGGTGCAAATGGTGTAGGAGCTACTATCACTGATAATTCTCCATATATTGCTTTATCATTAGATGGCGTAACTGCAGCATATGGTGATCGTATACTTATGCGTGGTTCAAGCAATTCTGTTTGGAATGGAATTTATACAGTATCTAATACTGGTTCTGGTTCTTATCCTTGGATTATGACAAGATCATATGATTACGATCAAGTTGGTACTGGTACAAATGAAATTGATCAAGGTGATTTGATATATGTGACGGCTGGTTCTACTTTAGCTGGAACTTCTTGGGTACAACAAGAATCGGTAAATACAATTGGTACTGATGCAATATCATTTGTACAATTTAGTTCTAAAGCCCTTTTTGCATTATCATCTGGTTCTGGACTATATTATAGTGCTGGTGGTGCATTTGATGGTTCTGCAGCATCTACACTTGCAGTAAATACTTCATATATTGGAACACTAACTGCTAACAATGCAACATATGCATTTGGTAAAACAGAATCCAATCTTAACGTAAACAATTCGACATATGCATTTGGCAAAACAGAATCTAATCTTAATGTAAATAATGCTACTTATGCATTTGGTAAAACAGAATCTACATTAAGTGTTAATAATGCATTATATTTAAATGGTGTTGCAGCTTCTTATTATGTAAATACTTCTGCTTCATATACTATCACTGGTATTCATACACACAATGCTAATATTGTACTTGGAAGTATTGGTATATCTGCTAATGGTTCTTATGGAACTGACACACAAGTATTGAAAGCCAATTCTACTGGTGGTGTTTTTTGGGGAACTGGTGTTTCTGGTTATACTGGTTCACAAGGAAATCTTGGTTATACAGGATCATATGGATATACTGGTTCACAGGGTTATGCTGGCTCTACTGGTTATGTTGGGTCTCAAGGTAATTTAGGTTATGCTGGTTCTACTGGTTTTGTCGGATCAACTGGTTATGTCGGATCACAAGGATATGCTGGATCAACTGGTTATGTTGGATCACAAGGATATGCTGGATCAACTGGTTATGTCGGTTCTCAAGGATATGCTGGATCAACTGGTTATGTTGGATCAACTGGTTATGTTGGATCACAAGGATATGCTGGTTCTACTGGTTATGTTGGATCAACTGGTTATGTTGGATCACAAGGATATGCTGGTTCTACTGGTTATGTTGGATCAACTGGTTATGTTGGATCACAAGGATATGCTGGATCAACTGGTTATGTCGGTTCTCAAGGATATGCTGGTTCTACTGGTTATTTCGGATCAACAGGATATGTAGGTTCATCTGGAACTAATGGTTATTCCGGATCAGTTGGTTATGTAGGTTCATCTGGTTCAGTTGGTTATGTAGGTTCAGCTGGAACTAATGGTTATACTGGATCAGTTGGTTATGTAGGTTCAGCTGGAACTAATGGTTATACTGGATCAGTTGGTTATGTAGGTTCATCTGGTTCAGTTGGTTATGTAGGTTCAGCTGGAACTAATGGTTATACTGGATCAGTAGGTTATGTTGGTTCAGCTGGTTCAAATGGCTATTCTGGATCAGTTGGTTATTTTGGTTCAACTGGTTATACAGGTTCGTCTGGATCAGTTGGATATATTGGTTCAGTAGGTTATGTTGGTTCAGCTAGTACTGTTATTGGTTATACTGGATCAGCTGGTTCTGGCGGTTCTGGTGGTTCTTGGACTGGTGGAACTATGTCCAATACAGTCTATTTTTCCAACACAGCCGCATCAACTAATAACGTATCTGGTGCAGTTACTGTTCTTGGTGGTCTTGGTGTGAATGGTAATATATATACTGCAAGTCGTGTTGGATTTGCTAACTCAGGTAATACTGGTGTAGCATATACATATTATAATGAAGTTTTGAACTCAATTGATACGGTATTTGGTTAATGGCAGTAGCATCTAGATTAGATTCAGTTGGTAATTTCACGGTAGCCAATACAGGTATATTGGATGAAATATCATCATCTGATCCTAATCAGTATAGTGTATACTCTACTAGCAGCAATAATAGTTATCTTTCTATATCAAGTGCGTCTGTTCCTGCAACTGGACCATTCACAATTGAAGCATGGATATACACAACAGTTTCAGCTACTCAAACAATATACAGCCAATATCTACAAAGTGGTGATGCTAATAGATGGCATTTTTCTATAGATAATAATACTGGATATAAATTATCTTTTTCTCATGGTACAGCAGCAACAGCTTGGGGAAGCACAGTAGTTCCATTAAATCAGTGGAATCACGTTGCAGTAACAAGAGATTCTAGTAATAATCTAAGATTTTTCTTAAATGGCGTATTAGATGGAACAACAGCATCGTATACTGCTACTCTCAGTCAGAATGCTCCAAGAATAAGTGGATTTCTTAATACTGGTGTTAGCCAGTATAATTTTCAAGGATATATTTCTAATTTTCGTATTGTCAGTGGAACAGCTGTATATACTAATTCATTTATACCATCAAAAGCACCATTAACAGCAATACCTAGTACAGTATTACTTACTTGTCAATCATCTACTTTTATTGATAACTCATCATCAGCAAAAACAATAACTAATGCTGGTCTAGTAACTACATACCTACCACCACAATCAGATTTCTATGCTGCATCCTTTAATGGTAGTTCTCAATATATTTCTATACCTAATGCAGCTGGTGTAGCAAGTTATGCTAGTGATTTTACTGTAGAATTTTGGATGTATCCAACAGCTTTAGTATCTGGCACATATGGATTAGCTGGTCAATATAGACTTTCTAATGGTAGGTCTTGGTTAATAACTGTTGGCTCAAATGGATATATTCAAGTAAGTAATGGCACAACAGCATCAGGTAGTTATGTTGGCGCAGCTGTAGTTGGTGCATGGACGCATGTTGCATGGGTTCGAAGTGGATCAATTTGGTATCTTTATATCAATGGTATTCAACAGAGCAGTCCTGCTTCAAATGGAACCCCTGCAGCAAGTACTGAAAATATTATTATTGGAGCAAATGGTGATGCTGCAAGTCCTACTTGGTTTTTCCCTGGTTATATTTCAAACTTCCGTATTGTAAAGGGTACAGCATTATATACTGGTGCTTTTAAACCAGATATTAATTTTACACCTGTATCTGGTACATCTGTTCTTACATTACAAAATTCTTCATTAGTAGATAACTCAACTAATATATACACAATAACTAACAGCACTAGTGTTACGTCATCGCTTATAAGATCACCAAATTTTCTTACAACTGCATCACAACAATCTTTTGATGGCAATCATAAAGTAGGTGGTATATATGATGAGGTAACTATTACACCGTCTAATCAATATGCTACTTCTTTTAGTGGTAGTAGTCAATACATATCAGTTCCATCTGGCCCTTTTGTAATAGGAACAAGTAATTTTACTGCTGAATGTTGGATAAATTCAAACAATTTAGCATCAAATCCAGTATTCATAGATAACTGGGCTCTTGCATCTGGTAACTTAACAGGTCAATGGCAATTAACAGCTAATGCTACTACAATAACTTTTTGGTATGGAACTGGAACTAATACTCAATCATCTGTATCTGGTTCATTTGCTTTTTCTGCAAATACCTGGTATCACGTAGCAGCTGTCAGAGAAGGAACAGGTACAAATCAATTTAAAATATATGTAAATGGTAATGTTGTTGCAACAGGAACTATATCAGCAAGTTTAGGTGTTAGTGTTGCTGGTAGTATTGGTAGACAAACATCTAATCAATTTTTTATGGGTGGTTATATTTCTAATGTTCGTGTAGTTATAGGAACTGCAGTATACACTCGAAACTTTATACCTCCGGTTGCACCATTAGCTGCTGTACCTGGAACAACTTTGCTTACCTGTCAAAATGCAACCACAGTTGATAACTCATTTTATGCATACTCACTTACAAATAATAGTACGACAGTTTATAATCCGCCATACCCAACTTTTTATGCTACATCGTTTAGTGGTTCTGGACAATACCTTGATACTCCTAGTAGTGCAACGCTAACACTAGGAACTGGTGATTTTACTATTGAATCATGGGTATATTGGAAAGGTGGAGCAAATAGAATAGTAGGTGGTAGTGGTACTAATGATACTGTTTTCAACGTTGTTATGGACGTTGCAAATGATGGCAGCTTTAATTTTGGTGGATGGACAACAGGTACAAAATCTACCCTCAAGATTACACAAAATACATGGAATCATTTTGCTTGGACTAGAGTAGGAACAACAGAAAGATTCTTTGTTAATGGTGTGTTGAGTGATACAGTGACTCGTAGTTTTAATTTCAGTGCAACTACTTCTGTTGGTATAGGACACATAACAAATACAAATGGTCTTTGGAATGGTTATATCTCAAATCTCCGTATTGTTAAAGGTTTATCATTATATAACTCTGCTTTTACTCCATCTCAAACAAATCTAACAGCTGTAACAGGAACAGTACTGCTCACATGTCAAAATGCAACGATTATCGATAACTCAACTAATGCATTTACTATAACAAATACTGGAACCGTGACCGTTCTTCCTGCTGCTCCATTTACTTCTGTCAGACAGCAATACTCTTCTGGCGACTATCTTGTTAGTGGAGTATTTGATGAAGTTACAGCTATAAATGAATCTTATAGTGCATCGTTTAATGGTAGTAGTCAGTATCTTTCTTTTACAGGAACTTCTTCTGTACAACTGTCAGGTAGTCCTTTTACTGTTGAATGTTGGATTAACTTAACTGGATATTCAGCAGGATATGGTCCTTCTTCTAACGTGTATGCTGGTGCTCTTTTCTGGAATGATTATGCAGGCGGCGGTAATGGTTTTGAATTAGTACTAGCAGGTACATCATCATCTTGGACAAGTATATATTTTTATTCAAAATCATCTGGCGCCCAAACAAATAATATATTAAAATCTTATGCGTTTTCGTTAAATACTTGGTATCATGTTGCTGTTGTTTCTAATGGTTCTACTCTTACATTCTATGTAAATGGTACATCAATTGGTTCTGGTGCGATAACAACTTGGACGGATACAACAACATATGCTATTGGTGGCGGTGGTAACTCGCCATATGGTTATTATTTTCCTGGATATATGTCAAATTTTCGAGTTGTAAAAGGTATTGCTGTTTATACTGGTAATTTTAATCCTCCACAATCACATCTAACAGCTGTTCCTGGAACTTCGCTTCTAACTTGTCAGTCAAGCACATTGGTAGACAATTCAACAAATGCATTTACAATAACTAATAATGGTTCAGTAACAACATATAAACCACCATATTCACCATTTTATGCTGCATCGTTTAATGGTAGCAGTCAGTATTTAAGAGTTGCAAGTAATGCTGCCTTTTCTATGGGAACTGGTGATTTTACTTTTGAATTTTGGATTTATCCAACATCATTTGCTACCGCTTCGTTTCCATTAGACCTAAGAGGTGGCGTAACATTAAATCCAGCTCCATTATTTTATATGGACACTACTGGAGCTATGGTTTTGGGCATACCCAATGGTGCAACAACTGCATATCCAGCGTCTGTACCATCGCTCACTTTAAATGCTTGGAATCATGTTGCTTGGGTAAGAGCATCCGGATTTACATCTGCGTATTTAAATGGTGTTTATTCCAATGGTAGTGCAGATACTAACACATACGGACAATATGGTGTTAGTATTGGAGCCACAGGTGGTTCTGCTGTAAATTTATTTCCTGGATATATATCAAATCTTCGTATAGTAAAAGGCGTTGCTGTTTATACTTCAGCATTTACACCTCCCACTAGTCAATTGACAGCAATATCTGGTACATCATTACTTACTTGTCAATCTAGTACGTTAATTGATAATTCAACCAATGGATTTACTATAACAAATACAGGATCAGTATCAACAGTTCCTCGTGAACCGTTCTAATAAATAGATAAAAGCAAACAGGATTAACAATGGCAAAGCTTCAAGGTGGCACAAGAATATATGGTACAGCTAACGTAGATTCAAATCTCTACGTAACTAGCACAGTCAATGCTGCATCATTTACTATTGGTTCAAACTTTACTGCAAATACTACTAGATTGGGAATAGGTGTTCCTATTCTAGCTAACAATGCTATTGGTACAGCTGGACAAGTTTTAACATCAAATTCTACTGGTGGACTATATTGGTATATTGGTCCAACTGGTTATTCTGGTTCTGTTGGATATGTAGGATCGACAGGATATGTAGGATCGGTTGGTTATTTTGGTTCTGTTGGATATGTAGGATCGACAGGATATGTAGGATCAGTAGGTTATGTAGGCTCTGCAAGTACTGTAATAGGATATACTGGTTCTCCTGGTACTGGCGGTGGTGGTTCTGGTAACGGATATACTGGTTCAGCTGGATATACTGGTTCAGCAGCAGGACCAATTGGATATACTGGTTCTCCTGGTAGCGGTGGTTCTGGTGGTGGTTTCTCCAATGGTCAATCAATTGCAGTTGCAAATCTAGCGTTTACAAATTCTACATCTAGTAGTACAGGAATAGCGTATATGTTTGTTAACACAGTTTCTTATAGTATTGATACGGTTTTTGTATAATGGCTAACACAGTAAGTAAAGTAGCAAATACTGGTATAATGTATACCAAAGGTGAAATTGATGAATTGTCAATTAATCCAAATGCTCAAGGTAGTATATCATTTAATGGTAGTAGTCAATATTTAAGTTTACCAGCTAGTAGTGCTTTTGCTTTTGGTACTGGCGATTTTACTATTGAGTGTTGGGTTAATCCAACAACAGCTCCAATTTCAACACCCGTAGCATCAACAGTTAAAGCAATATATGGTTATAGAAATGGCGCTGATACGCTTCCATATTTATATTGGGCGTTTACAGGTGGCGTTTCATTTGCTGGAGATATAACGACATATTTAGCTTCTAACGTACAATTAACTTTAAATGTTTGGACGCATATTGCTGTTGTTCGTATAGGCACAGCAATGAATATGTATATCAATGGAACTTCTGTTGCTTCTAACTCAAGTGTAACACAAAATTTTAGCGATTCAGCAAATGTTAGATATGTTGGATTTTTTAATGGTACAAATGGTTATTATTGGCCAGGAAATATTTCAAATTTACGTATTGTCAATGGCGTAGGTGTATACACTGGAGCCTTTACTCCTCCTACACAACAATTGCAAAAATTACAACTTGCAGGAACAAACATTGCTGCTCTTACCAATTCTGCAAATACATCGTTATTATTGAATACATTATATAATAATGCATTTATTGATTCAAGTGATAATAATTTTACAGTTGCTAATACAGCTTCACCAACATCAACACCACAACAACCATTTAATCCTGATGGTAATTATTCATATAATACAAATACATCTAGTACTACATCTGGTGCATATATAACTGCTCCAGCGAATGTAAACTATGCATTTGGTACTGGCGATTTTACTGTTGAAGCTTGGGTTTATATAACAACTGCAGCTGGTTCATCAGCTTTTTTTGGACCTTGGACAGGAACAGCTTCAACTAGTGCATGGGTTTTTACACAAGGCGCTACTGCAACAAATCTTAGGTTTGGTGTTTCAAATGGATCAGCAACTACGTTTGTTGAAGGTACTGGTGGTTTAACATCAATAAACAAATGGATTCATATTGCAGCAGTAAGAATAAGCGGAAACATAGTATTATATTCAGATGGTGTTTCAGTTTATTCTGGAGCATTATCGCAAAATATATCTGTATCTTCACAGGTATTACAAATTAATGGTATTAATGGCTTAACATTTTTAACAACTGGATATATTTCCAATGTAAGAGTTGTTAAAGGTGTAGGTGTATACACTGGAACCTTTACTCCACCAACTACACCATTAAGAGCAATACAATCAGCTGGAGCAAATATTGCTGCTATCACAGGAAATACAACAGTATTTACAAGTTTGCTTACTTGTCAATCAAAAACTTTAAAAGATAATGGCGCTAATAACGTTACGTTATCTGTTCCATCAACAATAAAACCAGTTCTATATTCGAATACAATACCATTTTCTAATGTATCTTTTGCAAATAGTGGTTTGCCTGTAAGTAAACATTATAGCAACGGGGCATTACAAATAGTTGGTTCATTAGATGAAGTATCATTGAATACAAACATGGCTGGTAGTGTTAGTTTCAATGGTACAACTCAATATTTGGTTCTGCCATTGAACGAAGCATTTAATATTGGCACTGGTGATTTTACTTTTGATGCTTGGATAATGCCAACAAATGCTACTATTCCACAGTGGGCGTGTATTTTTGGTGGTGTTAACTATGGTTCATCTTCAGATTATGTGTTTCAAGCTGGTTCTGGTCCCAACGTTGGTAATTATCCGTATGCGAATTTTACTAACTCACAGGCAGATAATATAAATTCTTCTGTTGCATTAGTGCCATTTAAATGGCAGCATATAGCTTTAAGTCGTAAATCTGGCGTCACAGCTATGTTTATTGATGGGGTTTTAACTGGAACTTATTATAACCCAAATAATTCTATGAACAATACTTTACAAAAGGGTATTGGTGGTGGATATAATGGTAACGTCAATACATTGTTCCCTGGGTATATTTCTAATGTTCGTCTAGTTAAAGGATTAGCAGTTTATTCTGGTATATGGAATTCGCCAACTACAGCATTAACAACAACGAGTCAAAATGCTACTGCTGCTCAGGTAAGTTTATTAACAGCTCAGTCAGCAACTATTGTTGATAATTCTACTAATGCATTTACCATTACTAACAATAATACAGTTACAAGCGGCAATTCAATAATACCATTTGCTAGCACATATAGTTATCAGTTTAATGGAACTAGTCAATACTTAACTGTTCCTAATAATGCAGCATTTCAATTTGGTACAGGTGAATTTACCGTAGAATGCTGGGTTTATCCAACAGCAGCTGCTGATGCTGCAATATATTCTAAAAGAGCAACAAGTTCTATTTATGCTGGCGTCAGTGTACACACCACAGCAGCGGGATTTTTTGCTGTATTTTTAGCAAATGCTGGTGGTACTGCTTGGACAATTAGTAATACTACAGTTTCAGCTTATTCTATTAATACTTGGTATCATATTGTAGTAACGAAAAAAACTACATTATATGGTTCACATATTTATTTTTATGTTAATGGTTCTCTTAAATATAGAGGCACTATGAATACTGGTGCATCAGTTGCAATTTTTGATGATGCTGCTGCAGTAGCAATTGGAGCAGGTTCATCAACAACGCCATCATTTTATTTTCCAGGTTATATATCAAATCTTCGTGTTGTTAAAGGTACTGCGTTATATCAGAACCAAACTATATTTACTCCGCCATCTAGATCATTAGACACAACACAACAAGCAAGTGCAAATATTGCAGCTATTACTAATAAATCTCAAGTTAGTTTGTTATTAGAAACAGCAAAACTTAATTATATTGATACAAGCTTGTATAGTCATGCAATAACAAAAGGTGGAACACCTCCTTCATCTGTACAAAGTCCATTTTTAACAAATCCAAGTGGTTATTTTAGTAATTTATTTAATGGAACATCACAGTATCTTTCTGTTCCAAACGGTGCTGTGTCTAGTTTAGGAACAGCAACTGATTTCACTTTAGAAGCTTGGATATATCCAACTACATTAACACCTGGTGGAGGTGGATTATCTAACGGAGTTGCTTTGTTTGGTGCATATGGTGCAACAGGAACTATTACGGGATTTTCTTTTTTCTTTTTAAATACTGGTGCTTTATACTTTAGCTCTTATGTTGCTGGCACACAACAAGCTTTGCAAGCTACAAATAATTTTGTTACAACTAATAGTTGGCAGCATGTAGCAATCACACGTTCAGGATCAACATATAGAATGTTTGTGAATGGTGTATCTGTAACATTTACAGGTTCAATAACACAATCACTGGATACTACTAATCCAGTTAATATTGGCGGATTAGTATATACTACATATTATGATTATTTTACTGGATATATTTCTAACGCTCGTATTGTAAAAGGTACAGCTGTCTACACATCAAACTTTACACCTTCTACATCACCATTAACAGCAATAACTAATACATATCTTCTAACTTGTCAATCTGCTATAGTAACAAGAGATAACTCAACTAACGTATTTACAATAACAAATACTGGAACAGTAACAGCAATTGATAATTTTACCCCATTTACTGCTTTGGCTAATACTGCACCAACAATTACATCTGGTACAACATTAAGAAAACAATATGATAGTGGTAATATACAAATTATTAACCAATTCGATGAATCAACAGGAACAGCATAAATATGAAAAACAATAGGATTTAAAAGATGGCAAAATTACTTGGTGGTTCTAGAGTTTACGGTTCGTTGACAGTTGACGGTGCAATTATTGCAGGCGTGGGTGGTGGTGGGTTTCAAAATATGGTTGTGTTTACAACTGGAACGAGTGCGACATATACCTTTCCTACTGCTCTTCAAACTCCTGGAGCAAGATTTAAAGTAACTGTAATTGGTGGTGGTGGTCAAGGTGGTGGAACTTCAACCACTGCGGGAATGACTGGGGCTGGAGGAGGTTCTGGGGCTTTAATTGCTGTCATATTAACTGTCGTTTCTGGTCAATATACATTAACATATACTGTTGGTTCAGGCGGTGCTGGCGCTGGTACAAATTCTACAGGAACTCCTGGTGGCGCTTCCAGCATTACATATAATTCATTAACATATACAGCAGGTGGTGGGGATGGTGGTCCTACAGCTACAGCAGGTAATTATGGTTTTGGTGGTACTGTTACAGGGCAAATTACATCAACTACTACTAACGCATTAGTTTTAACAGGTGGTCAGAGTAGTTATTCAGGAACTTCTGCTGCTGTTAGTCCTATTAATGCGAAAGGAGCCGATACTCCATTAGGCTATGGATTTGGTGGCCCAATGCATGGAGTTAATACTGGTGCAGCTGGTGTAGCGGCATCTGGATATGGTGCAGGAGGTTCTGGCGCAAAAAATGGTAGCGGTACAGTTGCATATGCTGGTGGTAATGGTACTGGTGGCATCATTATTTTTGAGTATTAAAAATGGCAAAACTTAGAGATACATCAGTTTCCGGAAACTTAACAATAGACAATTCCTTGCTATCTGGAACTGGTATTCGTAATGGCTATCAAAATATGGCTATATTTACCACTGGTACTGCAGCTACATTTACATTTCCGGCAGCATTTCAATCTGCTGGTGTTAGATTTAAAGTAACTATAGTTGGAGGTGGTGGTGGTGGCGGTGGTACAAACTCAGTTACTGGCGCTTGTGGCGGGGGTGGTGGTGGTGGCGGTGTATGTATAGCGTATTTAACCATGGTTAGCGGTGTTTATACTTTAACATACACTGTTGGTGCTGCTGGTACTGCTGGAGCAGCTCTTGGTTCAGGTGGCGGTGGAGGTACATCTAGTGTTGTTTATAATGGCGTAACATATTCAGCAACTGGTGGTGGTGGTGGTGGACCGTCTACTTCAGGAGTTGGATATGGTACAGGAGGGACTGGATCGAATGGAACTTTAAATATACAAGGCGGTTATGGCGCTAGTGGTAGTCAGAGTAGCGCAGTAAATCCTACATGGGGATGGGGCGGAATACCAGCTTTAGGTTTTGGAATAGGATATTTCATTGGTGGTGGTGGTGGAGGATATAATTATGGGGCGGGAGGTCAAGGAGGTAATAACACCACGCTTGCTACAGGCAGAGGGGGAGCTGCTGGTGCAGCTGGTCTAGTAATTATCGAATATTAAGGATAAACAAATGGCTATTACGTATAATTTCAAAGTAACTAATATTAACTGCTATTCTGAATATGAATCATTAACTTATCTAGCATTTAATGTTTGCTGGATTTATATTGGAACAGATGGTGAATATACTTCTAATATGATTGGTAATACAGAAATACCGTATGATCCTAACACAGAATACATTCCATATGGTCAATTAACAGAAACAGAGGTTATTTCTTGGATTGAACAATATACTGATCCTCAAGTTATTTCAGATGCACAGACTCGAATTGAATTAAAAATCAATGAATTGAAAAATCCTATAAATACTATAAACCCTAAGTTGCCTTGGGATTTATCATAAATAAAAGAAAAAAGAGAGTACCATGGTAGATAATAATCAAACTCCAGATAATAGTCAACCAGTAGATAAGACTACTACCAAGAAATCTACGAAGATGCAAAAATCATCTACGAAAGGTGATGCTATTGATAAAGGTCATACAATGACAGGTTCAAAGCCTGATAAAATTGATATGAATCCTGAGTTCTACCACAATGTAAATAGTTCTTTTGAAGCTGATTTTGGTACTCCCATCAATGAATTGAATGTTCAGCAAAGACTTAAAAAAGCTTTGAATTTTAGAAAAATAAAGAGCAAAGTTCAATTGGCTAAAAAAAGAGCTATGCTAAGAAAAGGTACTGGTAAAGTTATTGCCAAGAGAGCCAAAGTACTAGCTATTAAAATGATTAAATCTAAACTTGCTGGAAATAGAGATATAAGTTCTCTTTCCCCTATGGAAAAGCAGAGAGTAGAAAAACTTGTAGGTAGAAGAAGTGATTCTGTAAATAAACTTGCTCTTCGTTTGATTCCTGCGGTCAAGAAAAAAGAAGCGAAGAGATTTCTTAAGAAAGAATCTATCGATCTTGATAATTTAAAGGAAACAGTAGATTTTATCAATGAAATTGTAAATACATCCGCTGGTGGTGGTGTAAGAGGAATGGGTCATTGTTCTGGTTATCCTGATGGCGAATCATCAAATTATGTACAGAATAATGTAAATGATGCAAATTCATTGTCTCAACTTATAAATCAAACTGTCGATGACCACAATAGTATACATTATTCTGATGGTTCAACCAATCAAAATATTGCTCCAGATTCAGATACAAAGGATAACATCATGGGTCAGAAAAAAAGTGGTGCTAAGGTAGCTAAAGAATCATTTAAATATGATCCAAATGATACCCACAAGAGAGATGATGGCACTGTTGAATTGGTCAAGACATTCAAGCATGATACTCCCGGTGAAACAAAAAGTGTTAAGCCTATATTTAAAAGAGAAGTTAAAAAGAAAATCGATGAAGATTTTGAGGCATTTTTTGAATGTGATTGCGAACGTGAAGCTATGCCACGTTCTGGTCAAAATAGAAAAACAATGGATAATGTAATAAGAAATGCTACTTCTCGTAAAGTATCTGGTGGACCCTATCGTCAACAATCAATTCAGAAGAAGATCATTGATGAACAGTTGACCATTCTTGAGAATGCAGTTTCTTCTATTGATAGGGGTGAATATGATTATGAAGGAGCCATGGCTCAGACACAACTTCAAACAATTTATCGTAACTCAAAAGAACTTGTTGATATGCTCAAAGCAGATGAAAACATGCCTGAATGGGTTCAATCAAAAATTTCTTTAGCACAAGATTATATTTCTTGTGTACGTGATTATTTACTTTCAAGAAAAGAATTGGGCGAATCATATCATGTAAAGAGTCATTCTGTATATGGTAAGGTCTTAGCAAAAGATGGTGAAGCACAATTAATGACTTATGATAGAGCAATGCATCATGCAGCAAAACATGGTGGTTCTATTTTAAAAACAATGAGTGGCAAGAAATATATTGTAAAACTTCCTGAAACAATGGATGATGGTCATGAGTTGAATCCACAGACAGTTAAGGAAGATTTAAGAAATTGGTTTAATCCAAATCATCCTGAAGGTGGATGGAAGAGAATTAATTCAAAAGGTGAAGCTATTGGACCCTGTGCAAGAGAATCAGGTGAAGCAAAACCAAAATGCATGTCAAATGAAAAAAGAGCAATGCTCACTAAGAAAGAACGTGCATCTGCGGTAAGAGCAAAAAGAAAGTATGATTCAAATCCAGAGCGTAAAGGTGATCCTATCAACGTTTCAAATTTTGGCAAAGGAAAAATTTCTGAAGCAGCAAATGCAGCACAACAAGCAGCTATTGCAATTTCTATGAAGAAAAAAGGTATTAAACCGAAGAATGAAGAAGTAGAATATATTGATGAAAAGAATTCACCAACAAATCCTGCACTTTGGAGTAAAGCAAAAGCATTAGCAAGAGGTAAGTTTGATGTATATCCATCAGCTTATGCAAATGGTTGGGCAGCAAAATGGTATAAATCAAAAGGCGGTGGTTGGAAATCGGTAAGTGAAGAAACTATAGATGAAGTTGCTGCATGGCAACGTAAAGAGGGAAAGAATCAAGAAGGTGGATTAAATCAAAAAGGTGTGGATTCATATCGTAGAGAACATCCCGGTTCACATCTTAAAACTGCAGTGACAACTAAACCTTCTAAACTTGATCCTGATTCAAAGGCAGCAAAGCGTCGTAAGTCATTCTGTGCAAGAATGTCTGGGATGAAGAAGAGACTTACATCTGCTAAAACAGCTAATGATCCTGATTCACGTATAAATAAATCACTAAGAAAATGGAATTGCTAATATGGAACAACTAATTGAAAGCATGAAAGTTCTTCATGCAACTAATTTTGCCTTTTATCTTAAGATACATTTTTTTCACTGGAATGTAACTGGTCCTAATTTTCCTCAGTATCATGAATTTTTTGGTGATCTTTATGAAGATATTCATAATGCTGCGGATGATATTGCAGAGCATATTAGAGCAATCGAAGGATATGCGCCGGGATCATTTCAGAGATTTAAAGAATTATCATTAGTTCATGATCAGCTTGATGTAATTCCTGCACATGAAATGTTCATTCAAGCTTCAATTGACAATAGTATTGTTATTGGAGCATTGAAAAACGCATACAGACTTGCAAATGATTATGATGAAGTGGGATTGTCTAACTATCTACAAGATAGAATTGACGCACACAAGAAACACGGATGGATGATCAGATCAACTGGTATGCTTGGCATATCTACTGCAACATCCCCATCCTCAACTTAATAAAAAACCTAAATATAGTATTATAAACAATTAATTACTTTATTCTAGGTCTAAAGGAGAAATAAAATGGCTCAATGGGGTAAAAATGATACAGCATCAAATTCTGTATTGTGGGGAGTTTCTGGATTTAACAAGACTGCAAATTCCGCAAATCGTGATGCTTTTTTCGATAACGTTACTAGAGGTGCTTACATTACTAACATGATCGTTGGTCAGTTTGGTGTTGACGCTACAGAAGTTGGTATTCTAAATGGTAATGTTGTTCACATTACTTTAACTTATAATGGTTCTGGTTATAGTCAAAACGTGGCATTTTCATTCACAGGCGGTGGTGGTTCTTCTGCAGCCGCTACTGGTGTTGCCAATTCAACTGGTAGAATTGCATCAGTAATTATTACTAATGGTGGTTCATCTTATGAAACAAATCCAACAGTAACAATTCCTGCACCTTATAGCAACACATTCAATTCTGCATCTGGCGTTCTTGCCAACAGTATGATTACATTCACATCAGCTGCATTATATGCTGTAGATGACCCAATTACTTATTCAACTCCAGCTGCTAATAGTGCAATTAGTGGTCTTGCAAACAATACAACATATTATGTACAAGCAAATGATGGTACTCGTATTGCTTTTGCTGCTTCAGTTGGTGGACCAAGAATTACTCTTACAGCCAAGGGTGCTTCAGAAAGTCATAATCTAACTGGTGCTACAGCTACTGCAGTTGCAGTTGTTGGTGGTGGTAAGAACAAGGGAATTCCTCATGCTGGATGGAATGTTCGTAAGGTAGGAACTGGTGGTAGAGCAGGGCGTGTTCAGTATGAAACACTTGTTGCTTTAGGCACAATTACTGGTGACGCATCTGACGATGCAGTTCTTCCTGACTCTAATACTTAATAATTAAAAACCAATAGAGGGTGCGTAATGCCTAAAATTTCAGAATTAAACTCGATTACTAGTTTATCAAATGATGATCTAGTACCAGTAGTAAATGATCCTAGTGGCGCACCCTCTACTAATAAAATTACTTTTGATAACTTCAAAAAAAGTGTTACTAAAAATATTGTTTTTGAAGATGGAATGATACGAGCTAATACTGGTAATTTTGACATTTCTTCAAATAATAGTATATCATTACAATCAGTTGTCAGTAATTCAACTATTGGTTGGTCTGAATTATATTGGACAAATCTAAACCCTACACCAGCAAACAATGAAATGTCATTTGCAGATTTGTATGTTTGGGGCGATGGTATGGGATATACCATGGGCAAAGTACGACAAGATTTAAATTCTATTCAATTAAATGAATGGATATGGACAAAGGATGGTAATTATATCCTTCCAGATGGTGGAGACATTATTCTAGAAGGCAATTCTGTTATCAATCGTCCTATGTTGACGCCAAGTATTACTTATACAGGCACAGTAAAAGATTTCCCAACGTTTTTTAATCTTTCAAAAGGTCATGCGTTACTTCACACATCAAACGGTCATGTCCTTGATAATGAAACACTATATTGGATAGAAGATAGATTTTACACTTCTGATTCAGATTTTAGTTTAGCTCAAACATTAGATTTTAATAATATAGGCGGAATTAATAATAATTTTACAATTGGAACCGATTCTGAAAACCTCTTAGCAATTGTAAATTTGCATAGCATATCTGTAATAACTGGTAATATAAGTATAACAAATCTTCCAGCATTAACATCATTTAATGCAAGTAATTTAGTATTTGTTGGTGGTAATTTATCTATTGATAGTATGGATAAAACAAATACTGTATTTAATTTTTCAAGTTTAAATCATATTGATGGTAATTTATCATTAACAAATAATTCTGTTTTACAAACATTTCCACAATTTTCAGCATTAAAAATTGTTCAAAATATACAATATAATAATAATACTTCAACAACAGGAACGCCCATATTTACTAGTCTTGAAAATTCAGAAGCTATTATTTTTAATCAAAATTCTGGATTACCATATGGTCCTCAATTCCCAGCATTAATAACATCTCATGATATTTACATCAATAATAATGTACATATGGCTACTGCGCCTGTATTTACTAATTTGATAAATGCATATGGTGCAATTGAAATAAGTGAATGTGCTGTATTGACTGCTGCTCCAGCATTTACTAATCTTGTATTATGCAATGGCAATATGATTTTACGTGCCAATCCTAATATGAATGGTGGTATTAGTCTTCCTGCACTTAAAACATTGAATGGTGATTTTATTGCTGATAATTGTTCATGGACAGATATTCAAGTAGATTATGTTCTTAATAAATTAGCAAGTCTTGACGGAACTAATGGCACTACAAGATATCAGGCTCGTACTATTAATATGAGTGGTGCTGGTGCTTCTCCTCGTTCTCCAAATAGTTCCACTGCTTATTATGCACTTCTAAATCGTGATTGTAATATTATTCTGAGTACTTAATGAATATTGATAAACTTGATGAGTCTAATTTTTTATTATATGCAGCAAAACATTATGAAAACCCACAGTGTTATGATACCGTCGAATTTTATGATGATCTGAAAAGATTTAAATATATAAAAAGATTATTTAATAGGTATGCAGAAGAAGGTGATTTGAAAGAACGATTAATATTGAATCATATTATTGTTCTTATCAATGTATTTGGACCAGAACCAACAGCAAAAATGTTGTTTCTGAAATGTAAAGGACTGGAAGAATATTTAAAGCCATTTCTTTTGTTTTTAAATATTCTACCAGAAAAGATAGAGAATCTTGGTATAGAAAATAGAACCATATATACTATGGAAATAAAAATGGATACAAATATCCTACAGGAACTAAGGAAAATATAATGGTTGTAGATGCATATTTAGTCTATAGTTTTATTAGAAGACTAGTCACACCATTTGAAAAGTATCCAGCATTCAAGGCTGGATTGATCGATAAGGATGGAAACTTCACCAAGAGTAGAAATATGTTCACTCCTGATGAACGTAAAGCACTTCCCATATTTGATATTATGATTATCAATTTGAAGAGACTGATTGCCAAAGTTCCTTTAGGCAAAACACGCATCGCTACTATTGCAGCTGCATTGATGCTTCTAAGATCAAAGCCTTCAGCTAAAAAAGTACAAGAAGATTATGTTGATGAGTTGTTTAATCTTGAAGAAGAATTACTTAAGACTATGGAAGAAGTAGAATCTGTTATGGAAGATGGTGCAGGTGCAGTAGTAAATAATGCTGGAGGTGGTAGTATTGCTGGATTGGGTGATAAACCATCTGTTGTAGTTGTTCCCAATAAAGCGGCAGAAAAATATAAAAAGAAAAACAAAGCTGATATTATTATGGGTGTAGTAAAAAGGAAATTATAATGTTTGGAAGATTGCCTCTTATACTTTTCGGAATAATATTTTTTATAGGCACATTTTGGACTTGGCTCGCTGTACATGATCATAATCTTAGAGTAGAGATTATTGCTGAGTTTAATGCACAACAAGAACAACTGCTTGCTGAGAAAAAGGCAGAGTTTGAAAAACAAATGAACGATCTTAAAGATAAGACAACTATATTACAAAAAGAAGTAGATGATAAAAATGCTTCTATAGGCACAATGATAACAGAAATTGAATCAAGTGCAAGTAGAATGAAAGATGCTAATGATGATGCTGCACCATATCTTAAAGAAATTGTAAAGAATATGCAAAAGTCATTTGGTGAAAAGGTGAACAAGAAATGAAAAAAGTATTATTAATATCTTTGCTTACTTTGACTGGATGTGCTTCTGAAGAACCAGTAAAGCTTTTAGCACCAGAATACAAGGTTGTCAAGATTCCAGAACAACTTTATGTGTGTCCTGTCATAAAGAACTATCCAGATGCATCTAACTTGACAAATAAACAAGTTGGTAGTCTTTTGGTAAATGTTCAGAAGAATAATATGATGTGCAAGAATTCACTTGATAGCATCAAGAAATATATGGACGAGGCAGAGGCTACAGTAGCCAACAAAAAATAACTCTTGACTTCTTTTTCAATGAGCGTATAATCAGTAATGCATCATTGAAATTGGAGATATTTAATGAGTAATATTTGGTTAGATCAGAAGTATGCTACACTTCTTGGAACACAACTTGAAAGATTCAAGATAGTAAATTCTAAGCCATTTGGTGCAAGATTTAGATGCCCAATATGTGGCGATTCCAAGACAAACAAGCTAAAAACTCGTGGTTACTTTTATGAACACAGTGATCGTATCAATGTGAAGTGTCATAATTGTGGCTATAGTACATCTCTTCAAAAGTTTATTCAGACAATTAATCCTGTTTTGTATTCAGAGTATAGGATTGAAGTCTTAAAGAACACTGATCAGCCTAAAGAAGAACCTGAGAAGTTCGTGACTGATGTTACAAAGTTTGCATCACGAAGAGTTGATCATTTTGATCCGTTCAAATCTTTAAAAAAGATATCTCAATTGCCTCATGATCACGTTGCAAAAAAATATATTTTAGATCGAAAAATTCCCTCAAATACGCACTTTAGACTTTACTATTCACCTACATATTATCATTGGGTGAATGAAATTGTCCCTAATAAATTCAATGAAAAGGCTTTGAAATATGATGAGCCTCGTATCGTTCTTCCTTTCATTGATGAGAGGGGATATGTATTTGGATTTACTGGCAGAGCAATTCTTCCCTCAACAGGTTTACGTTATTCCACAATCATTCTAGATGACACGAAGCAGAAGGTATTTGGTCAAGAGACAATAGACAAGAGAAAAGTTGTTTATATTGTTGAAGGACCAATCGATAGTCTGTTTCTTGATAACTGTTTAGCAATGGCAGGATCAGACGTTAACTTTAATTTGCTTGCAGACCCTAACAAGATTGTGGTAATATATGACAACGAACCAAGAAATAAGGAAATTGTTGGTAAAATTAATAAAGCAATCGATCAAGGATTCAAAGTTTGCATTTGGCCTGATCACATCAAAGAAAAAGATATAAATGATATGGTAAAGGCTGGTCATTCTGGTGCATCTATTCAATCGATAATTGATCACAATACATTTGGTGGTCTTTCAGCCAAAATGAGAATGCAGAGTTGGAGCAAGTTATGATATACACATCAATAATACAATCAGACGAAAATGGAGAATTGTTTATAGTTATCCCTGATGATCTAATCAATGAACTTGATTGGAAAGAAGGAGATACTTTAGACTGGTCCATTGATGGCGACACCGTAATTCTATCACGCAAAGAGGCAGAGAAAAATGATTAATACAGTTTTAGTAACAAAGAGAAATGGGCATAAGGAACGTTTGGATTTAAATAAATTCCATAAGGTTGTCGCATGGGCGTGTGAAGGTATTAATGGCGTATCTGAATCTGAAATTGAACTTAAGTCTCAGATTCAATTCTATTCTGGTATCAAGACTACAGATATTCAAGAAACTCTTATCAAGGCTGCAGCTGATCTTATTTCAGAAGATACTCCCGGCTATCAGTATGTTGCAGGTCGTTTGATCAACTATCATCTAAGGAAGCAAGTTTATGGCGACTATAACATCCCTCATCTTAATGACCATATTTCTAATGTTATTGACGCTGGATATTATGACAAGGATATTAAAGAATGGTATTCTGTTGATGATATTAATATTCTTAATTCATATATTGACCACAAGCGAGACTGCCAAATTGCTTATGTGGGTATGGAGCAATTTAGAGGCAAGTATCTAATTAAGAACCGTGCGACGGGACATATATATGAGACACCACAGTTTGCATATATGCTGATTGCGATGGTGCTATTTCGTAATTATCCCAAAGAAACTCGCTTGAAGTGGGTAAAGGATTTGTATGATGCAACATCTACTTTTGAAATTTCGTTGCCAACTCCTATTATGGCAGGTCTCCGCTCGCCTCAAAAGCAGTTTTCTTCGTGCGTCCTTATCGAAACTGGCGACTCACTGGATTCAATCAATGCTACAGCTTCTGCTGTTGTTAAGTATGTTTCTCAAAAAGCTGGTATTGGTATTAACGCTGGGCGTATTCGTGCTATCGGGTCTCCTATTCGCAATGGTGATACTACACATACTGGTGTCATTCCCTTTTATAAGCACTTTCAGAGCGCAGTTAAGAGTTGCTCACAAGGTGGTGTCCGTGGCGGTGCAGCAACTCTTTATTACCCTATCTGGCATTTGGAAGTTGAAGACCTATTAGTTCTTAAGAACAACAAAGGAACAGAAGATAACCGTATCAGAGGTTTGGACTATGGCGTTCAATTTAACAAGGTTATGTACGAAAGGCTTCTTACTGGAGGTAATATTACTCTTTTTAGCCCTAATGATGTTCCTGATCTTTATGACTCTTTTTTTATTAATACCGATAAGTTTAGATCATTATACGAGCAAGCTGAAAACAACCCGTCAATTAGAAAAAAGTCAATCCCAGCAATAGAATTGTTCTCTGCTTTCATGCAAGAGCGCAAGGATACTGGTCGTATTTACTTGATGAATGTCGATCATGCAAATGATCATGGTGCTTTTATTAAAGAATTGGCACCTATTCATCAGTCTAATCTTTGTTGTGAAATTGACTTGCCAACCAAGCCACTATCTGATATAAACGATGAGAATGGCGAAATTTCACTCTGTACTTTGGCTGCTATTAATTGGGGTAAAATTCGTGAACCTTCTGATTTCGAGCGCCCTTGTACTCTTGCTGTTCGTGCCCTTGATGAGTTGCTTGACTATCAAGACTATCCAGTGCTTGCAGCCAAGAATTCCACGATGGCAAGACGCCCTTTGGGTGTTGGTATTATTAATCTTGCTTACTGGCTTGCTCGTAACGAACTTAGTTATCAGCATATCGATGCTGATGGATTGAACAAGCTTCATACGTTTGCTGAAGCATGGTCTTATTATTTGATTAAAGCTTCCATTGATCTAGCGGAGGAAAAAGGTGCGTGTCCGAAAAGTAATGAAACAAAATACAGCCAAGGTGCGTTCCCCATACACACCTACAAGAGAGAACTGGACGATATTGTATCGCCTGAATATAAGATGGACTGGGCTTCGTTGGGCAATAAAGTTCAGCAGTACGGCATCAGGAATTCAACGCTTATGGCTCTCATGCCATCAGAAACATCAGCACAGATTAGCAACGCAACGAATGGTATTGAGCCACCTCGCTCTCTTGTATCAGTCAAACAGTCGAAAGATGGAGTGCTCAAGCAAGTTGTACCAGAAGTTCGTAAACTTAAAAAGAAATACGACCTACTTTGGGACCAACAGTCACCCGAAGGATATCTTAAGATTTGCGGGGTATTGCAAAAGTTCATTGATCAAGGAATATCCGTTAACACCTCGTACAACCCTAAGTTCTACGAAGATGAAAAGATACCGATGAGTGATATGATTGGGCATCTGCTTCTAGCGTATAAGTTGGGAACGAAACAATTATATTACTTCAACACCAATGATGGTGCTGGTGAATATGAAGACTTGACTCCTTTGGCAAAAGGTGATAATGTGGAAGAGGATTGTGAATCATGCAAGATTTAATTGAAAAGTATGCAATCATTATGGCTCTTGGTAATAATGGTGGCGAATGGGCTACTCATTATACTGAGAAACAGAAAGACCTTTGGCGTAAACGTGCTGAACAACTTATTAGAGATGTTCAGATGGAACTGAGTAATACACATTACTGATATGGATAAGGATCAACTGTATAAAGACACCGATATTCGTGTCATCGATCAAAGAATTGGTATGGGTATCGGTGGTTTGAATACAGTTATCCGTCTCTATCATAAACCAACTGGTATCCTTATTGAAATGCCACCAGTAATGAGAAATCAGTTCCTTGATAAGAAGTTGGCATTTGAAATGCTTGAGTATGCTCTCAGTGAAATTGGAGAATAATGATGGATAAAAATGGTCTTCAGATAGTTGTTCATGAAACAGAACCGACAGCTAAAATTTATATGTTTATTGATGGAAAGTACACACATTGGGTTGAATTTGATATAGATCAAATGTGGAATTTACTTAATACTGTTCGTGAAAAAATTGATGAAATGGCGGAGAATATGTAATGGATAGACGTAGTATGCTTTCATTCCTTGGTTTTGGTGCAGTAGCTGCTCCAGCTGTTGTCAAACAGTACGCTTCTAATCCTGTTCCAACATATGGATATGATGATAGTATCAAAGCTACTCCTGCTATTCTTGAAGATCGTGCTGACTATATCAAGCGTATGCAAGATGAACTTTCACAACTCAACGATCCTAAAGAGTGGATGGCTAATAGATTGGCAGAAGAGTTGAGAGATTTCTATAATGGATACAGTTCATTTCGATATGAAACTATGGACCCAGACATTCGCAATATGAAATCTGTATCAGAGTCTGCTAAAATTCGTATGCATTTTGAACGTAAAGTTAAGCGTATACACGAGTCGCAGAAAACTTCAGTTACAAATCGTATCGCAGAATTTATGGGAATAAAGGCATGAGTAGCACTGTTACACAGTTGAACCCACCTATTCCTTTGATGACACCAAAAGGAAAAGCGATGGCGCATTTTCTTATTGATTATGGTATTGAGAATGATCTTATGTGGGTATGCTTTCAGGACGACACTAGTGAGTGTTGGACTTGGGAAAACGCATATATAAGAGCACGAACAAACGAAACAATTGGTCGAAACAAAATGAGTAAGATAAACAAATGAGCTATTCAGTATTTGATTCAAATAATAAGAAAGATGCAACACAAGTAAAGGCTTTTTTCGATGATGCTCCTACTATTGCAAGATATGATAGACAGAAATATGCTTGGATTGAAAAACTCACAGACAAGCAGCTTGGATTCTTCTGGCGTCCAGAAGAAGTCGATATTTACAAGGATGCTAAAGACTTTAAGGATTTGACTGTTCATGAACAACACATTTTTACGTCAAATCTTAAGCGTCAGATACTCTTGGACTCTGTGCAGGGGAGAGCGCCAACTATTGCGTTTGGACCTATATGTTCCCTTCCAGAATTGGAAACGTGGATCACAACATGGGCATTCTCAGAGACTATTCATTCGAGAAGTTATACCCATATCATTCGGAACATTTACCCTAACCCATCGAAAGTATTTGATGATATAATCGAGATCGCTGAGATTGTTGATTGTGCTAAGGATATTAGTAAGTACTATGATACTCTTATTGATATGAATCAACGTGCTGCTAGTGCAACTCATCTTCATCTCGTGCCAGTTCCATATCAGCACAAGAAAGCTTTGTGGCTCGCTCTTATGTCTGTCAATGTTCTTGAAGGAGTAAGATTCTATGTCTCATTTGCGTGTAGCTGGGCGTTTGCCGAAGTCAAGAAGATGGAAGGTAATGCGAAAATTATTAAGTTCATCGCTAGAGATGAAAACGTGCATCTTGCTGGAACACAACAGCTACTCAAGGCGTTACAGAAAGAAGATGAAGACTTCGCCAGAATTGCAGAGGAAACAAAGCAAGAGTGCGTCGAGTTATTTATCAATGCTGTTGAGCAAGAAAAGGCATGGGCAAGTTTTCTATTCAAAGATGGATCAATGGTTGGTCTTAACGAAACGCTCTTGAATGAATACATCGAATGGATCGCCAACAAGCGTATGACTGCTATTGGATTGCCTACTCCTTATAAGGGTGGAAGTAATCCTCTTCCTTGGACACAGAAATGGATTTCTGGTGCAGAGGTTCAGGTAGCACCACAGGAAACAGAGATTACCAGCTATGTAAACGGAGGTGTTAAGAAAGACTTGACAACTGATACTTTTAAAGGATTTTCGCTATGAATGAATCAGATGAATATAAGCGTGGATGGTATGATGGATATCAGGCTGCAAAGGAAGATAAAACAAAAATCTACCAGACACAACCTCTTGGTCCAGCTAAAACAATGGATATTCAATGGCCTGATAGGATTCCAACTACAATGCCATTTCCACCCAGTCGTTATAGTAATGTTTGTACATTGTGTAAGATAGACCTAAATAAGGCGACACATTATGTGTGTTCCCATCCAAATTGTACATCACAAATCAAAGTAACATGTTAAGGAGAAGAGAATGAGCGATAGAGAAATCACATGCGGTGAATGTGAAGCAGAATTTCAGGTTGTACATGATAATATTACAGACCCAGAATTCTGTCCATTTTGTGGTTCGAAGTTGAGATATGAAGACGAAGGTAATTGGTATGATGATGACGATGACGGAATAATGGACCCATAATAATATAATAAATAGGGTTGAAGGAGAACAACCCTATGTCTTATGAAAATCCGTGGCTACATGATGATACAATAATTGAATCTGATATAATTGATAATTATGTTGGGTTTGTATATCAAATAACAAACTTGACAAACGACAGAAGATATATAGGTAAGAAGCTTCTTAAAAGGACTAAGACAAAACAAGTTAAGGGAAAAAAGAAAAGAAGCCTCGTAGAATCTGATTGGAAGACATATTATGGGTCCAATAAAGAACTACAAGAAGATGTTATCCAAATGGGTGCATCAAATTTTAAACGAGAAATACTTCGTCTTTGTAAGACAAAAGGTGAGTGCAATTATTTCGAAGCGAAATATCAATTTGACCTAAGAGTTTTAGAGAGTGAAGAATTTTATAATTGTTGGATACAACTCAAAGTGCATAAATCGCACTTGAAAAATTTATGAGGAGATGGTAAAATGGAAGTATTAATCGCAGTTGTCGCTCTTGGTATTCTTGGGTGGTTTATTTGGCCCAAGGCTAAGAATGTTGCTGATGTAAATCATGACGGTAAGTTGAACACTGATGATGCTAAGGCTGCAGTAGCTAAGGCTGAAGAAATCGTCAAGGAAGAAGTCAAGAAGGTTGAAGAAGTAGTTGTTAAGGTTGAAACTGCTGTGGCTGCAGAAGTAAAGGAAGAAGCTGCAGCAATTGCCAAGACGATTAAGAAGAAGGTCGCAAAGGTAGAAGCTGCTGCAACTGAAACTGTTGTCAAGGCAGAAGAAAAGGTCAAGAAGGCAACGACGAAGGCAAAGGAAACCATTGCAAAATCAACATCGAAGAAGAAGTAATAGACCTACCAAAGCAATAAGGGTAGTAAATGATATGGGGGTCATGTCCGTAGTAGGAGAATGTCCCTCATGTCAAACAGGCGAAAGAAGTTTAATAATAACAGACTTCATTCAAAATTTTTTTAGTAGTACACAAAGCACGGTCTATATGAGGTGTATTGCATGTGATACTACATATGAGACTACAGTAAGTTCATTAGCGGAAAGGTGATATATTATGGGTAAGAAGAAGACACGTTCGAAGTACACTTCTAGTGGTGGTTCACCAACTATTTCTAGGAAGATTAGCAATGCAGTTCGACATGATGTTGATGCTGGTACAACTTTGATTCGTCAGTTGAAGATGTGGGCTAAGGGAAAGAGAACCATGGTTACTATCGAGAATCCAAACAAGAATGAGACCAACAAGAAGTTCATTCGTGTTGAAGGTAATGATCCTCGTGCATTTGGTCCTTGGAAGAGAGCTATCAAGGAAGTTGGCGCATGATTACGGTGTATGGAAAACACAATTGTGGGTATTGCACCAAGGCAAAGAATCTTCTTGAGTCAAAGAAGATTCCTTATCAGTATCTAACAATTGGTGAGGATATTGGTGTGGATGAATTTGTCGCACTCTATCCAAGCGTAAGGACTGCTCCGTACATCCTAAATAATACTACAGCCATTGGTGGTTTCACTGATTTGAAATCATATTTGGAAGAAACATCTGGTGGGAATGAGAGTTTTTAAAAAAGATAAATAATGTATAACAAACATAAACAAGAAAGCCTTTATTACATGACTGATCCAATTATAACTCCTATCATGGGGAAAGTTCTATCTGGTACTGGAGGCTTTGTAGGTGGAGCTACGTTCATGGCATTTTATCGTCCAAAAAATGTGTGGGACGCAGCGATACGATCAAGCGTCAGTACAGCATCTGCAATCATAGGTGCAATACCTTTGATAGAATACTACAACATTCCAATATCAATGGATAATATTATTCTATCTGGTGCTGTAATTGGTTTTTGTGCATGGAGTCTTTTAACACTAGCAGCAAGAATGCTACTCAAAATTCAAGACGAAAAGACAGAAATCAAACTTCCAGAATTCATTAAAACAAAACAGTAAAACTTTACAATATAGGATATTATGATGGAGCGAAATGAATTAAACCAACATGCTCGTGGTGGTACAGAACTCATGCAAGAACGTCTTCATGGTTCACTTTCCCCAGAACTTCTAGATCAATTTCAAATTATTCCTTCTCGTGTCAGAGAACTTGATCCTGATAAGAAGAAGATTCTTTGGCTACACGATCTTCCCAATGATCCAGAATCAGAACATCTAGCAGACCCTGAATCCAGAAAGAGGTTTGATAAAATTGTTTGTGTATCTGATTGGCAGATGCAGTTGTACAATATTACTTCAGCACTCCCATATCAGGAATCAATCGTCATCAAGAATGCTATTGAGCCTATTCCGATTGAGAAGAAGGAATATGATGGTACTGTTCGTTTGATCTACCATACGACCCCACATCGTGGATTGGAAATCCTTGTTCCTGTCTTTGAAGAACTCTGCAACATGCATGACAATCTTCATCTCGATGTGTATTCTTCATTCAAGATTTATGGATGGGAACAGCGTGATGCACAATTCCAAGAATTGTTTGATCGCTGCAAGGCAAATGAGAAGATCACCTATCATGGGTCAGTTTCCAATGAAGAAATCCGTGAGGCTCTTGTTCGATCTCACATCTTTGCATACCCATCAATTTGGCCTGAAACAAGTTGCTTGGCGGCTATTGAAGCAATGTCTGCAAAGAACATTGTTGTGTGTCCTAACTTCGCAGCTTTGCCTGAGACTTGTGCTGGGTTTGCGATGATGTACCCCTACAACGAGAACAAGAACCATCATGCTATTCAGTTTGCCCATACTCTCAATGGTGCAATCATGAACGTAAAAACAAATAATGGAAGTCTAGAACCATATCTAGACTTCCAGAAGCAGTACTTTGATTATTTCTATGGCTGGTATAAGCGAAAGCTAGAGTGGGAAAATCTGCTTTCGAGCATGGTCAGTAACTGATCCCAAGATACTCGCTGATACCTTTGTACGTGTAAGGAATCCCAAGTTTCTTACACGTAATTTTTACAGCTTTACCATCTTTGTTTGCTGAGTGACGCATAAATGCAGCGAACATTTTATCACAGACAGTCACTGCTTCATCGATCCCATAGCAATAATCATTTGGATACTTATTGATGCAGTCCATCAAGCTTTCCAGATACGTGTCTTTGAACTTTTGCTGTTTTGATGTGAGGTTCATTGTAGTTCTCCTTCTTTTCAGTCTGTAGCCCAATCGGTAAGCTTGTAATCCCAGAAGTCAGCGTAGTTCTTAGCTTCCTCTGCCACCTTGTCTACAGCCATTGCTTTCTTGTAGTAGCCACCTTGTTGTGCTTTGATCTCTTCAAGCTTGGCAATCAGAGCGTCGATGCCTTCATTCATTTTCTGGTCTAAGGAAGTCATATGCTTATCTCCTCTGTTCATGATTCATATTACCATACTCACATGGGGTGTCAAGCGTTTATTTAAAAAAAGATAGGGGATTTCTCCCCTACCAGTCTATCGTATAGCCGCTTTCCTTGGGGAAAAGAACCTTGTAGTCGGATTCCACATCCCACATGGCGTGACCTGAGTAACCTTCGTATTGCCAAGCTTGTACTACCTCGCCTTTCTCATCCATGACTCTGAGGATGTAGTTGAGCATCTGAGACTCAAGTTTGGTGTCGTTTGGAAGTTGGATAACTTTGGTCATTTTCGGTTCCTTTCAGAAGGGGATTTCTTCGTTTTCAGCGTAAACAGGGTTGAGGTTGTACTGATACGTTCCACAATCCTGCTCTTCAAACTCGTACTCTTCTGGATGAGGCTGCTTAGGACCATTGTAGAAGGGGTTAGGATACCAAACGTCACGATCAGAGAGAATCCAAGCCCTATCCTGATTGTCGAAGCCTACGTTACGGGAATATTCCAGATCAGCCTGTGATTCAGTTGCCAGATAACCCATGTCCATCTCCTCTGTTGATGATTCATATTAACATACCCACATAGGGTGTCAACTGTTTTTATGAAAAAAAGAGGGGTATTATCCCCTCTTTAAGTGCTTGATTTTCCTTGTGTATGCACCTTTTCCCTTTTTGGGTGCAACAATTTTTTGCTGAAACTGGCGTTCAGACAGGGATTTTGCTGTCAGATTTCGCATTTCCTCCAATCCTTTGAATTGCCTCTGATATGTGATAATCAAGGCGGTTTGAGAAGTCTTCCAGATGGTACGTATCCATGAAATACGCATTGGACTTGATGAAAGATATCAGATAGCCAATGGTGTAATCATCTCCTTTAAGTTGGAGAAGTGTAACAAGATTCTCAATCTTGGTTTCGATTTTATCATTAGAAGTGGTATTCATTATATAGCTCCCATGATACGAGGATACGAGCGAATAGGCGAACTTTTTTTGTGAACGACACGAACAAAGTCTGGGTATCGATCATATTTAGATTGCCAGACCTTGATGAACTTGTCAAGATCACAATCTTCCTCAAGATAAACGGTCTTTCCCTTCACATAGGAATATCCCGTAAAATCAGTAGGAACAAGACCAAGAGTCTCCAAAACCTTGATGGAAACTGCAACCCAACCGTGACCGGGATCAATGTAGTATTTGAAAACTTTCATTTTCCTATCTCCTTAGCGAACGGGTTCGATGACAAGCTGCAGACCGTTCTTGGTGATGCAGTCATAAAAACCGGGGTGATCCTTATCCTCTTCGATGAAAAGGGCATACAGATAGGTCTTGGCGTACTCAATCGCAGCCTCATAGGACTCGTAGACGCCAATGACGTTGTAGGCGTAGATGTTTGAGATGTTCACAAGCTTGACCATGATTTTCTCCTTATGCCACAATCTTGGCAGTGAGGGAAGGACTTTTTGTGCTGGTAGCCAGAATTTGAGGACGAGTGACGCCCTCTTCCTTGATTACCTCGTAGAAAAACTTACGGGCGGCATTATAGGTTTTGAAAGGAACTTCATGACGGGTCTTTTTGAAGTAGGTGTAGGTGACGGTGAACATTGGCTATCTCCGTTTTGATGATTCAATGTAGCAGGGGGTTTCCCCCCTGTCAACACTTTTTTTCAGTTTGTGACGCATATTCCGTTGTGAGCATAAGCACCAACTGCCCAATCGTTACCGGAAGCAATGACCAGCGGAACGAAGGTTCCGTCCATCTTGCGGTAGATCATGTACTTGGAACCATTTTCCTTGATGGTCTCAAGGCAATTCTCTAGACGCTTCATAGCACCTTTTTCAGTCTTGAGACCGGGAATTGTTTCGAGCCATGCATTGAGGTTGGTCATTGGTCATCTCCGTGATTCGATATAGATAGATTACCACAGCCAGATATGGGGTCAACTGTTTTTTATAAAAAAAAGAAGAAAAAAGACAATCTTTTTGGTTGACACCACCTACATAATGCTTATAATGGTCACATCAACAACGGAGAAAGCCACATGGCTAGGGCTAATGCCAAGATCAAGGTCAGGAAGTCTCATTCTGAGACCTATCTGATCAACAAGAAGTACTACGGTGACGAGCCTACTTTCGAGGCTGGTCATGAGCGTTCCAAGATGCTTGGGGCGTTCAACTGGTACAACACGATGGCTGATGAGGATGATGTTCGTCAGTACATCACTGAGTATCTCAAGTCTGTCAAGGCGGATATGGAAGCAAAGAAGTTTACTCGTGTCCCTTTCATGCGTGTTCCTCGTACAGCTGCAGCAGTTGTCCGTATGCACATGCGTGGTGCGGTTCTAGACGATGGTATGCTGGATCGTGCCAAGACCAGCATCGCTGATTGCATGAAGTATGCGGAGCAGGAGAAGAAGGACGACAATGTGGTTCGTCTTTCTATTCAGGACCATATGAACAACAAGGTCTCTGAGTTCATTGGCGAGATTGAGTCCATCCTTGATGATGGTGCTGTCGGTTTCTCCATGTACACCTCTCTGCAGAGCAACAACTTTCCTGCTGCGCTCTCGACTCGTGTTGCTGAGTACTATCGTCCCATCCAGCAAGAGATTGCGGATGCGATTGCCAAGAAAGACCCGCAACTGGTGGAAGCTTATTCTGGCTATACCAAGCCTCAGATGAAGGCAAAGCTGGCTCTGTACACTGGCATCATTGACGACTGCGAAAAGCACAGCGGAAACGTCCGCAAGGCTCGTAAGCCTCGCAAGAAGAAGGCTGTGAGCCCAGCCAAGAAGCTTAAGAGCTTCCAGTACCAGAAAGAGGATGCATCGTTAAAAATCTCCTCTGTCAATCCTGAGAGTGTTCTGGGAGCCCAAGAGCTTTGGACGTTCAACACGAAGAGCAAGGTGCTTTCTGTGTTTCGTGCAAGGGGTCCAGCTGGTCTTGAAGTCAATCGTACAGCAATCGCTGGTTACGATGCTGATACCTCCATGTCCAAGAAGATTGGACGCAAGACGGAGGAAATTCTCAAGACAGTCACCACTGGTGGTAAGGTGACACTCAGGAAACTGTTTGACACCATCAACACCGACAAACTCAAGTTTGTTGACCGCCTAAATAGTAGCACAGTACTATTGAAGGTGGTTAGGTGAACAATGACAAGTAAGATTATACAGTTTCCGGATAAGAAAAAGGGAGAGGCTGGTAATCCAGCCTCTCTCGAAGAAACAATCTCTCAGATTGAAGAAGTAAGAAAGCTTTTCTGTGATGAGATTGCAGATGATGTTTTTCAAGCAGTGTTTGCAATCATTAGCAATTATGGAATGGTTCCAAAATCATCACCAGAATTTATTCGTGATGCATTTTTCTTTGAAGAAGTTCTTCAAGCAATGCTATATAGAATGAAGAACATCAATCATCCCATGCACTCTCTGATCGACAAGACAGTTACGATTTCAGAAGATGTAGAAAAAGAACTTGAAGAAAAATTAGAAGAGTCCTTGAATCAGCATTAAAAAATGCATATATATAATGTATGGACAGTAAAACATGATTATTATTGACTTCAACCAAGTCATGATCTCAAATTTGATGATGCAACTTGGCAACCACACCAACATCCCTATTGATGAGGGATTGTTTAGGCATATGGTTCTCAATTCACTTCGCTCTTATAAGCAGCAATTTGGAAACAAATTTGGTGAGATCGTTATCGCTTGTGACGACAAAAACTATTGGCGCAAGCAAGAATTCCCCTATTACAAAGCAAATCGTAAGAAGACTCGTGATGCTTCTGAGATTAACTGGACTCAGGTTTTTGAGGTCTTTAACAAGATCAAGTCAGAACTGCGTGAGTTTTTCCCCTATCGTGTTATTCAGATTGATACTGCAGAGGCGGATGATATCATCGCAACTCTGACAGAAAATTTTGGACACGAAGAAAGAAACGATGAAAAGCTTTTGATCTTGTCTGGTGATAAGGATTACATCCAACTTCATAAGTATCAGTATGTGAACCAGTATGATCCTACTCGCAAGAAATGGATTACTCATAATGATCCACACAAATATCTTTATGAACACATCTTGAAAGGAGATTCTAGCGATGGCATACCTAACATACTTTCTGATGGTGATACTTTTGTTAGTGGGAAACGCCAGAAACCTTTGACGCAAAAGAGAATTGATGAGTTGTATGAACTTAATCTAGAAGGCAAATTTGATCATCAATATGCGTTTGCCTATGCTAGAAATAAAAGGTTGATTGACTTGACAATGATCCCATCACATATTAAAGAACATGTATTAGCTAAATATGAAGAAGAAGCAGGGAAGGATCGTTCAAAAATCTTCAACTACTTCATCAAGTACAAATTGAAAAATTTAATGGAAAACGTAGGCGAGTTTTAAACAATGTCAAAATTATCGATATATAATACACTGGTAAAGTGTTGTGAATTTGAAAAAAGAGAACATAGAATTGAAGCACTTCGTGCAAATGGGAATCCTGCAATGTGGGCAGTCTTGAGACACATGTTTGATCCTAATATCAAGTTTCTTCTTCCAAAAGGCGATCCTCCATTTGAACCTTTGGAATTTGACGAGCCGGGAAGACTTTATGTAGAGGCTCGAAAGTTTTACCTTTTTGTTGAGGGTGGTCATCCAACAATCACACAGATGAAACGTGAATCCCTCTTCATCAGTCTTCTTGAAAACGTAAACAAGGAAGAAGCAAAGTTACTCCTTGCTATGAAAGACAAGAAGAGTCCTATCAAGGGACTTACCAAAAACCTAGTCGCAACTGCTTTCCCAGGGTTACTTCCAGATGAGCAAACAACTTAAAAAATCGGATATGAAAAAGAAGAATCATGGTGGGTATTCCTACATGATGGAGGAAGAAGAAATCTCTCTCAAGGAGATTAAGAGAAACAAGGAACATAAGCATTATCGTAATTATGAAAATGCTTTACGTTCAAAGAATGTAGATCGTCTACTCTCATATGAGGAAGATTGATGTTTGAAACATTGGTAGCAGCAACAGGTCTTACTTTAATTATGATGGTCGTTTCTATCCTTTATTATTTGAAGGGAAAGAAGCAGGGGATGGAATTTGTACTCCAGATTCTCTATGATAATGATAAAAAGGCTTTTAATCGTTTACACGCAACACTACAGAAAGAATTAACAAATGTCTGACGAAACAGTATTTCTAGTCGATGGATTGAGCATGTATGATCCAAAGATTATCAATAAGCAAATGATTAATGATGAGAAGACACCACTTCTTTGTGATCAAGTCAAGCTAGATATGCTTGCACAAGGATTGAATCCTTTGAATTCAGAAGATGTTCGAAAGTTTTGGTCCAAGAAAGGCGTAGGTCTTAATGGCTAATTATACCTTCCTGAATAAGGAAACAAACGAAGAGTTTGATATCTCAATGCCAATCTCTGATCTTGATGATTACAAGAAAAATAATCCACATCTAGAACAGCTATTGACTGGTATCAGACTTGGTGATCCAACAAGGCTTGGATTGCGTAAACCAGATTCAGGATTTCGTGATGTTCTAAAGAAAGTGAAGCGAGCCCATAGGGGAAGCACTGTAAATACTTGGTAAAGAAAAGGCTCCATCATCTGGAGCCTTTTATTATTTTATAATTCTTGAACTGTAAACGCAAACCAAACATCTAACTTTGTACTGTTATCTACTCGCCTCATACAAAGCGTCATCATATTTCTTGAGTCACCGCCATATAATGGGGAATATACAGAGTCACCACCTGTATTTTTACCAATGATAATACCACTATGTCTTAAATAAGTTCCTGTAGGAACAGTGAAAGCATTTCCTTGATTAGAAGAATACTTGTCCTGATATACTCGATATTGGCTATGCGTACCAAAAGTAGTCCAACTAGGAACTGCTGCACCAGTAATAGTCAATGGCCCTTCATACCACTCGTACATAATAGTACTCGATGTAGCATTATTATTACCAATTTCATAATTTATGATTTTTTCTATATCGCTGCTACTAGGACTCCCATTTTGAAAACTGACTACAGGTCGCATAGTATCATCCATAGTCCATCCACGATTTGCATTTGTGGCATGGTTATTAAAAGAATAGAATGGTAAATTAGATTCATTTATAATGACACTTAATGGTGTCGCAGAAGAAATACTGGTGCCATTGCTATTAAAAATATTAACATTTCCAGTAACTTGTGTATTACTATTGAATAGAAAAGTCATTAAATTATTCTCCAACTTCCGTTATTATACAACATATGAATTCCACCATTATTGATCGTCAATATGAACCCTGAAGGATCGTTGTCTACATTTCCAGAAACAGTGATTGGGTTGTTGATGCAGTTGCCAGATTCATCTTTTATTATTAAGTTTCTTCCTGAAGTTGTCGATGATGGTAATGTTACAGTAACTGCACCATTTAGGTTTATACCAACATAATAGTCAGAATCAAGTATCGTATAGTTACTTGATGTTACTGTTTTCGCATTGACTACATTTGTGTTGGCCCAATATACCACCGTGCCATTTGATGAAAGAACTTGTCCTGCCTTCCCAATAGACCCATTTGCAGTGATAGTTTTTGTTGTAATATTATTTGGCACAGTAATACCAGTAGAATCAATAAAAGCAGATGTTTGAATTACATTGCTGTTTAGCGGTGTTGTTTGAAATGAAATTCTAGTACCAGCTGCATTACTGTTAAAATCTTGTGCAGCTTCAAAGTTTATTCTTACAATAGTACCAATAAATTGATTGGTATTATTAGTCCAACCCTGTGATGTTAAACGTAATAGTGTATCATTGTTAGCAGTAGGGAGAGGAGTATCTACTGTTCCTCTTGCTGCTCTAGTTGCAATTGATCCATACGTACCAGTACCAAATGAGTCAATACTAATACGTGCTGGCTGACCATTTTGTGCAGTTGCCTGTAATAATGTTCCAGTAAAATTACGAGGCTGTTCATAACCGGAAGATGTGCCTACTATAGAAACTGCTGATTCTGAATTTAATATAGTATCAGGCGTATTAATAGTTATTCTACCACTTCTAGTAATTGCAAATGTTGTTTTTCCAGTATCATAACTTTTAACAGAAATTGGTCTGTTAAATACAACATTACCCGTTGCTAGTGTTGTGCCAAATAAAATATCTCTTGCATTATTAGCAATTGCAATTTGATTATCACGAAGCGTGAATTCACCTACTTTAATACCTGCAGAACCAGTAATATAGAGAAGGTTATTTGCAGCACCAATACCTATATCAGTTCCTTTTACTTCATCTAGAACATAGATCGTATTAGCACCAAAGTACGCACCTTTAAATCTCTTAGTTGGTGATCCAAGATATACGCCTTGATCTGTATAAGGAACAATATCAGCATGAGGAACAATAAATCCACCAGGCCCTGGATTTAAAGTAATATCTGTATTTGCTCTTGTTGTAATTGCAAGACCAGCATTAACAATAGCTCTAACAACATACATGTATTGTAGAGGTTGAGGCCATGCTGTTTGACTTATATCACCTATTGAAGTATTAGCAATTACAATTGCTGCATTTGCACCTGTTCCAATCCATTTAACGCCAGAAAATACTGGAACACCTGCACCAGAAATAACATCATTTATCTCTAATACTGGATCAGGATTGGTTGTAAACTTATAAACTGTCCATGGGTGAGGTATACCGTTCCTTAATCCATAATCACCAATATTAAGATTATCACCTACACCTGTTGATGTATCGACGATGCTATCTAATATTAAAGGCGCAACAATAACTTCTACTGTATTTGCACCAGAAATAATTGTACCTGTAGGAATGTTTACAGTTTGTACATAAGCATTGGCCCAGCTATAAGATGTATTACCTAGATTGTAGGTGTATGTGCTATTGGGAATGATATTAGAAGGCACATGCAGCAAATCTGTTATTACCGAATGCCCAGAAGAATTCTGAATATCTCCACCTTGTGGAAGTGTAAATACTCCATTATTATCAAAACTATATGTGTTTGATCCAACATCTATATTAAGAGAATCAGATGCATGGATATGGAACCCCATAGTTCCTTCTATGTATTGTTCAGGATTAGCAGAATTAAATATAATCTTACCATGTTCTGGAAGTGTCAATACACTATCAGTTCCAAATGTCCAAAGTGAACTTGCCGATAGAATATCAATATTAGCAGAACTTTGAATTCTAGCATTTTTACTTTCAGTATTATTTGCACTAGGTAAATTAAGTTGACCAGTGGTTGCAAGAATTACTTCATAACCATTTGCAACTAATCTATCTGGTGTGGGTGTGTTCCAATAAATTGATGATCCATTCGATGTTAGTACTTGACCATTATTACCAAACGATCCATTAGCTTCTATTCCACCACCATCTAAAATTAAACTATCAGCATAAACATTTGCCCAATAATCAGTAGGTGAACCAATATTATAAACGCCATTAGCTCCAGGGGTTAATTGTTGATCTATATGACTAAGATCAACATTACCTTCTGCAATTTGAGAAAAAATAAATTTTTTCGTGCTATTATCATATGTGAGAAAGTGACCTTGCCTAATACTAGAACGATCAATATCATCTAGATAACGAAGATTGACTTCACCACCACCATGACTACTACCAGCAAGAGCGATCTTTCTTGATTGATCATGTACAAGCTTGTGGAAGTCAGCCACACTCTTTTTAATAACTTCTATTTCTTTGCGAAGAGAAGCATTAATTAAATCTGCTTCTGTTTTCTTTCCATCTTCTGGAACATTAGTAGCAGATACTGCCTGTGATACAAGATTAGCTACTTCTAATACAGGAGGTTCGACTACAACTTCTTTAACGACAGGTTCTGATATCGTCTCTATATGAACAATTGGTGTCTCAACGATAATCTGTGGTGCTTTCTTGATAAACTCATCAGGAAGTTTGATTTGTTTTGGAGGTTGAATTTCTTCTTTAATCTTTATTTCAAAGTCAGCTTTTTTTGATAAGGCTGCGCCAAAACTCTTAAGAAGACGTTCTTCTTTAAGTCTCTTTTCTTCAATCTTCTTAAGTTCTTCTTGTGCAGAAGAACCTAAAATTTTAGCAAAGTGTTCAAGAAATTTCTTTTCGTCCATACTACTACTTTAAAAATTTGGAGGTTATTTTTGTTTTGACTGTTCCTGTATTTAGGGTAACTTTCAATGCTACTCTAAGTTTGCCTTTTCCAGTACCAGCTTTGAAACCGCCACTGGTATCTAGAAAAGCTTCTTTAATATGAGTAGAATCAAATGGAATTGCGTTCATTCCAATCAATCTCTTTGTTCTCATATTGGTGCTAAATAATGAAAATTTTACGCCACCTGTTTGAACAATAGCAAAATAATCATCACCACTATCTGCCCAATGCGCTCTAATCAATTGAATAAAAAGATTGCGATCAGTTGGTGTTTTGAATTCAAAGTCTTCTTTTGGTACTCTACCAGAAGGCACATCAATTCCATTATCACCAACAAACCCAGCATGATGATCACCTTTTATTTTTCTAAGATGATCAACATACTGTTCAAATGTATCATATCCCTTTAGCTGTTTTATGATAATATCAACATCAGGATTTTTCTTTCCTCTTGTGATTGTTTTATCAAACACAGTAATAGAAGTGAAATCGCTAGTGCTTTTCACTTCTGCTTGCTGTAATCTATTATTTGATCTGAAAACAATATCAGGAAGATTGCTTGCTTTTCTAGCAATAGAAACTATAGGGATATCATAATTTTCTAGAATTGATGCAAAGTTAACTTGTGCTTCTGCACCTCTTTCAATACGAACTTTTGACATATGTAAATCCTAAATAACATCTATTATTTAGGCAATCATGTCGTAAAGTTCTTTCCAGTTTTTGACCAGAGGAATACCTTTATGGTTCATGTTATGCCCATGTTCCATAAGAATAGGGTTAAGACCATATTGTTTTCCAACTTCTGCATTTTCAATCTTGTCTTCAATCCAATACAGTTCCTTATCCTTATACTTTGCAAGTGCATCATGCTTATCAGCACCAGTATCTAGATAAGTAAATCCATCAAAAACAGTCTCACCAAAAATCTTTTGAAGATTTTGTGTCCGTAATTGACATGCAGATGGATCAAGACTAAGAGAAGTGATTACATGGAATACATATCCATGCTCACGATGAAGCTTCTGAACATATTCAATAGCATCACGAAGAGGAGGAAGGAAACCAATCATGGCTGATTCATTAAAATCACGAATCAAATCCTTAGCACGTTCAGTACTAATCTCATATTGAACACCAATGCTATAAAAAGTTCCTTTGTTTAAATTCTTATAGCCTTTACGTTCCATCCATACATTAAAAGCATATTCCCAATTGAGAAGTACACCATCACAATCCGTCAAAATTAGAGTCATAATAAACCTTTCACTCTTGAATTACACCTTCGTTTATTTTACGATCTTGAGCCCATTGAACAACCAAACCTATTGCTCTACCATGTGCTTCTATTTCCCATGGCTGATCCCAATACGTAACTTTAGTAGTGTCTACTTTCTTTTTGTTGTAGACATATACTTTATTATTCTTCATTGTCTGATAATATTCGCCTTTTGCCCACTGCTTGACATGCACCAATTCATGGGCAAAACAATCCACCATGACATGAAGCTTTTGATCTGGGTCTATATCTATGGTAAAAACTTTTGGTCTGAAATGAGTATCTTCCCATATACAACAGCCAAATATTTTTTCTTCTTTAAACATATTTTTTTTAAAAACAACAGTTATGTTGAGTTTCTTTTGCATAGATTTGGTGAAAAATTTATCAAGAATATATCCACCAAAATCTTTGAAATATTCAAGCACTAATGGCGAAACATGTTTTTGATTTTTAAATTTGATCATAATAAAATGTCCCATTTCAACTATTTATAAATACCATAAACAATGGAGAATGTCAAGTGGATGTAGGTTCTATTTTCAAATTCATATCAGATGTAGGATTTCCAATAGCCGCAGCATGTGCTGGTGGTTATTTTGTTTTTCTGACCATGAAATTTATTCTTGCTGGTGTGACCAGTTCAGTTAATGGATTAAAAGGAATAATTATAGCATTAGATAATCGTGTGAAGACAATGAACCATGACGTTATTCGCATTGACACTCTTGTAAGTAATGCACTTGGTGTTAAGCCAGATGTTGATAGAATTGCCAGAGCAGACGGCAAAAATGATGCTAGAAGAGATTAATAGGAGAAAAACATGGCAGAAGTAAAACCATTATCAAGAAGTGAACGTGAAGCACAAATCAAAGATAAGGCTGGGTGGGTCATCACAGTTGTCGCTGCATTACTTGCATTCAATACATACATCGCAAATGGTTTGAGTGGAACAGTTCTTACTAATACAATCAAGGCTAATGATACTTGGTCTTTCTATCAAGCTAAGTCAATCAAGCAGACTATGAATGAAATGGCTGCGGATGAAGCAGAATCTCGTGGTGATAAAGCAAAGGCTGAAAAGTATCGTGCAACTGCTATTAGATATGAATCAGAACCTTCTACTGGTGAAGGAAAGAAGGAATTGATGGCTAAGGCAATACAACTTGAAGCTGATCGTGATGCAGCAAAGAAAAGAAGTCCATGGTTAACTTTTTCTGGTACTGCCTATCAATTAGGTATTGTGCTTCTTTCTGCATCAATTCTTGCTGTAAGTATGCCATTGTTTTGGGGTAGTATTGCTGCCAGTGCTGTAGGTGCATTACTAATGAGTCAAGGTATATGGATGTTTTTTTAATTAAGAGGAGTCGATAATGATAAAGAAATTGGAAAATAATTCAAAATTTAATAAATTTGATATGGATGGAGATGGTGTAGTGTCTGATGCGGAAATGAAAAAAGCTGAAGAGATGATGGAGTTTGAAAATAAGGATGCTAAAGAAGATCAATTGAGAAAGATGGCATGGACTGCTATGATTAGTATGGTTCTTTTTACATTCTTTCTTTTCTTACCTTATGTTTCAATAGAAAGAATTGCTGCATTGGCTAGTGTTCTTCAGATGTTTTATATCGCACAGGCTGGTGTTGTTGCAACATTCTTTGGTGCTACTGCTTATGTGAGTAAATAAAATGAATTTAGAAAAATTTGAAACATATGCAGTTTATTGTTTTGTAGTTATAGCTATTGTCCTAGTAACATTTGTTGGATGGGATATGATTGCAAATGGATAATCTAGCAGACCTAATCAATAAATTTGGTTTTCCTTTAGTAGCCGCAGCTGGACTTGGATACTTCGTATACTTTGTTTGGCAGTGGGCTACTGTTGAAATTAAACCAGTTCTTTCAGAAGCATCAACAGTTCTTATTGCTCTTATTGATCGTATACGTATGCTTGATAACGATTTGATTCGCCTCAATCAAAAGATTAATATAGTTCTTCAATTGAGAGGAAAAGAGATTGAATCAGAACGTCATCTTCATGATGTTGAAACAGCAGCCAAGGCTCAACAGCGTGAACTAGAAGCAGCTGATAAACAAGTAAGAGCGGCTGAGGAATTAGCATCTAAGCATCATGGCAGTACTATCGAAATAGATCATATTACCATAAAGAACCCAGAGCATGATGCCACCAAGCAACCAGACAAAGAAGATAAGAAAGTAAATTAATTTCAATCAAATTTGATTTCTATAACACCAGTAAATTTACCTTCTGGTGGTGGCAATGTAGATATAGAATTAATAATTTTTTCTGCTGTACTGTTTAGTTTTTGATTAGTAGAGTTGACTATCCAAGTTGACTCTACTTTCCCTTTTAATCCTATTAAGAAACCAATCTTTACGTTTCCTTTTAAACCATCTGGTGGACGTTTTTTATTCTTTTCAATCATTTTTTTGACATTTGCTCCATATGAAACATTGGTCATACCACCACCTTGAACACCAAAATCAACACCAGCAAGTTTCTTTTCAAATGTATCGTTTGATGCTTCTTGTTGAAGAACTGGTTTTACTTCTTCTTTCTTTTCTTCTTTTTCTATTGTTTCGGCTGTTTCATCTATAATTTTAACTTCTTCAATAGGTTTTTCTTCTGTAACAACTTCTTCAATTGCAGTAATAGCTTCTTGAGCTACTGAACTTTCCGTTACTTCATCATCAATTGATTCACCATATGCTAATTCGATTGCAATTACTTTCGATTGAAAAACAGCCGAATCAGCTTGCTTTGATAAAATAAATGGTATAATAACTCCTATATGTAAAGCAATTGACGCCAATAATGTAATATATTTTTTCACTTATGTAAATCTTTCAATAAGTTTAGATCAATTTTTTTCTTATCGTAGCATTTGCCTTCTGTATTAAACCAACTAAATTTAGACCAGAAGATCATAGTCTTTAATGCTTCTTGACATTGCTGCTCTGTCTTGAACTCTAGTGCTATTTTCCCCGGTATATCGGTAGGAACGCTATTATGTACTACTATTAAAAATAAAATCCACATATTTCACGCCCATTTTATTATTTCAAATGATCCGTCATGGTTTTCTACCAAGGCGGTACATGATTCTACCCAATCACCACAATTCATATATCTAACGCCGCAAATATCACGAATATTAGCGTGGTGAATATGACCGCAAATAATACCATCTAGCTTTTTACCTTTAACATAATTACATAATGTTTCTTCATAATTACCAATAAAGTTTACTGATTCTTTAACTTTATACTTCAAATAAGCTGATAGCGACCAGTAAGGTAACCCAAAAACCGTTCTCACTTTGTTAATGAAACGACTAATATTAATACTAACATCATAAGCCCATCCACCAAAGTGAGCAAGCCATGCAGCATTTCGCATTACTATATCAAACTGATCGCCATGAGTAACAAGATATAACTTGCCATCAACGCCAACGTGTATGGACTCTTTGACCATGATAATATGACCAAATTCATTGTCACAATAGTTACGCATAACATCATCATGGTTTCCTGGGATATAAACAATTTCTGTACCTTTTCTAGCTCTACGAAGCAGCTTTTGAATCACATCATTATGAAACTGAAGCCATATCATTTTCTTAGACATAGCCCAACAATCAACAATATCACCTACTAGATAAACTTTCTCACACTCAAATGTTTTCATGAAATCAAGCAGTTTGTCCGCTTGACTCATCTTTGTGCCAAGATGAATATCTGAAATGAATACCGTTTTATAAGACTTCATCTAAAATCCTTGTATTCGTTTGTGGTAGATTTGTTTTTGAACGTCACTGAGAAATAATTTGTAAGGTATAACCATGTAGTTTTTATGACACCTTGCTCTTCAAGTCTTCTTGGAGATGTTGTAGTAACCATATACATATTAAATACTACTTTACCAAGATGCTGAATACGTTTTGCAGTCATAGTATCTTCACCATAGAAAGCAATAGATGTATCATAACCACCAACTTGATCTAGAGCTTTCTTTTTAATCATACAATTGCCGCCCTGAAGAAATACACCAACATTATCATTACTAAATTTTGCAAGAAAATAATAAAACTTTGTCATAATCTTTAAACCAAAACTAGCACCTTCGTATTCGAGAGGACCAGTTACAGCAACAACTTCTTCATTTGATAATACGCTCAATGCTTCCCATATCCATCCATCAGTCAACTTTGAATCAGCATCAATGTTAGCAATCAACCAACCTCTAGCAGCTTCATAACCAGCTTGTCTTGCGTACACAACCCCCTTACGAGGTTCTTTAATAACAAAAGCAAGTTCTTCTTCTGCGATTTCAGCTGTTCTATCAGTACAGTTATTATCAACTACAATAATTTCATACGGAACATACCACATATTTTTTCTGATTGAACGAATGCAATCTTTGATATGTTTTTCTTCGTTATAACATGGAATTATAAATGTAATCATTTTATTGTCATTTCTTTCTTTATTTTATAATATGAAGTGTTATTTTTTCTAGCAGCTTCGTTAATACCATTATACTCTATACCACGATAAATTATTGTTTTTAATAAAGGATGTTTAAGTCTTTTTTCTTCAGAACAAGGTTGTTTTTTACTTTTATTTGGGGAAGGTTTACCATACATTGGATTTTTATCGCCAATCATTTTTCTTTTTTCAATCCATTCTGGTGATTGTTTTAATCCTTTTGCTTTCCCTTTACGGTTTTCACTAATTTTCTTTTTTGTTTCTTCTGTGTGTTTTTTGCCATAAAAAAAATTACCATCACTACGTCTTGCGTCATACATTATTTTCATTCTTTCTTCTTCTGTTATAAGACCCAAAAGACCTTTCCAAGCAAGATAGTCTTGCCACCTTCCATATTCTTCATAAAGAATATGATGAGCTTCTGCGTGTTCTTCAACAGTCAGTTCAATTAAATTGGAAGGTTCGTCAGTTCCTCCCATATGTTTTGGTATTATATGATGTTTATGTTTCATATATCTATTTATAAATTTTATATTTGTACGATAAACCTATTTTACTGAAGTTCTAAAAATTCCATCCCAGTCTTTTGGTAACGGGTTCTTCTTATAATCTTCAATTCTTTCCATCATCATATCATAGTATTCTTTCATCTCACCATTAAATGCTGGTATAAGAATTGTAAAATAATTATCTAATTGATGCCACTTCTGAGCACGATAGTAATTAATAAATTCTTTGTGGTACTTCGCATACTTCTCGTTGATATATGTTTTATCTACTATGGTATAAATGTTCACACCTTCTGACTTACCCTTAACAGCAAGACAATCTAGTTCTAAACATAAATAATCATCCTTTACATACTCATATGTTTTGGGACCAATAACCATTTTTACATGGTATGGTTTACTCTGTCCTTCAAGACGAGACGCCAAGTTAACAGTGTCACCCAAGCAAGTGTAATCAAAACGCTGGGCTGATCCCATATTTCCGACGACAACAGAACCAGTATTGATACCAAGACCCATACCAAAAGGAGGAACACCATCCGCAGAAATTTCTTTGTTGAATCTGTCCAAGTCACCCAACATCTCCAATGCTGTCTTAACTGCATGTTTCGCATGTTCTGCATCATCTAACGGCGCATTCCAGAATGCCATCTGAGCATCACCAATGTATTTATCCAATGTACCTTCATTTTCAATAATCTTAGCAGTCATCGCTGTCATATAGCGATTCATTATTTGTGTAAGACCTTGTACATCACTACCATAGTGTTCAGATATAGTAGTAAACCCACGAACATCAGTAAACATAATCGAAAGTTCACGAGTCTCACCTCCTAATTTCAATAATTCTGGATTCTTTTGCAACTTCTCAACTAGTGCTGGAGATAGATAGGTTCCAAACTGTTTTTTGATCTGTTGCTTGAGTCTAAATTCTCTAGCAAAATTGTTAAAAATTAATTGTCCAAATAGAAAAATACCTGAAACTAGCATGAAGCTTGCATCGAATAATTGCATATACCATGCGAACATGTAATAGGATGAAGCAACTGCAAGGAGGACAAACGATGCGAACAACGGAATTGTCAACTTTACTGAAGTACGTGGAACCAGAAATAGCAATAACCCTAATAGTAATGTCAACAGGATTAGTTCTATCTCTTTGGCATCTGGCAAGCGTGTTATCGAGGTTCCATCAATGAGGTTCTGTAATGTTTGAGCTTGTATCTCATGTGCCCATTTTTCTCCATTTGGGGTGGAGATTATACCGCCAACGCCTTCAATAGTCAAACCAAGTATAACAACTTTACCTTCAACTCTTTTATCAATTTCAGTTGCTTCTAATGAACTGAACTTATTATTCCAAGCTAACCAAATACGACCACGTTCATCAGTCTTGATTGGTGGATATTGAGGAACTCTTACTGCTTCAACTCCAAACTCATTTGTTTTAACTTGGAAACTTGGGTCTCCAGCTGCAACACGAATGGTTTCCAAAGGAATAGATGGATATAAATTCCCTGCAATATTAACAAGTAGAGGCATACGGCGAACAACGCCATCGATTTCAGGGATAGTAGCTGAAACCCCGACGCCTGAAGCAGATTCTGAAAAGATATCCAGAGGGCGTAATCCACCAGGCCAACGATAAACAACATTATTAGGGTCAACAGAACCAATTGCAGCGAACCCACGACGAACAGCATCTGGTTTACTATTTTGAGTAGTTGGGGTTTGAGCAAGGATAACACCATCAAGAGTTTTTGCAAGTTCACTATCTCCCCCTGCTCTATCTTTTTCTGAAAATATCATAGGTGCCACTATAACTGTGGCACCATTTTCCTTCAGTTTATTAATTGTTTTAGCAATATCTCTACGATCAAAAGGCCACTGACCAAACTTCTCTACAGACTTTTCACCAAAATTGACTAAAACTAATTCATCTGACTGTTTTTCAGGCAATGTTTTTATTAAATAATCAAATGTCTTTAATTGAAGAGTCTGAACAGGACTTGGGTTATAAATGTATAATACTATTAAAAGACATGCAGTAATTACTGCTGCCCAAGTACTGGTAAGATACTTCATCATTTTGTTTGCCTTATAGTTATTCTATTTGATCCACCATCACCTATTTTCGCTGTATTTATGTCGCTATTTCTTTGTAAGTCAATAGAAGCATTTCCGTTTGTACCAAAGTCAAGAAACAGATGGTTGTTAGCATCATTGTTTGTTCTGGCTGTAGTATTACCATTTTTCTTCTCTATTATAATAACAGGTGATGCTTCTTCTTTTTGATGGAACTTGGATTGAATAGATATCTGTTCTTTTTCTATTTGTTCAGCTTCGTTTCTTTGTCTTTGCGACTCATTTCTTTCTTGTAAAGCTGCCATAATTTCTTTTGGTACAGCAATAATTAATAGATTGTTTATTTGCTTATCTGTGATACCTGTTATCCTGACTGGCTGAATAGGAGCAGCTGATGGTTGAGAAACATATGTAGCAGTATATGGTTGATCAAGAACTACTACACCAGAAAGAGACATTACTTCTATCTTTCCAGTAACACAACGTCCAACCTGATCACATGATGGAACAAGAACAACAAGACTTCTACCAATCTCATCAACAGTCATATTAAAGTCAGTACCACGAACAGCAATAGTAGCAGTGGGCGTTTGTATATCAACTGATTGAGGATTGGCGTGTGCTATCTGACCAGAAGCATATCTTACTGTACCAAACCCAACTTTCAATCCAAGTTTGCCACCTGATTGATTAGGATTGAATACAAAATCATCTATTAATAGTCTTGAGTTTTCTTTGATGACAACTTTTGTATCATCCTTAAACGAAATGTCCACCGTAGAATTTTTAGTCTCTACGGTGTCCATTGATTCTATATTCGAGTCTTTAGTGCCTTCTAATAAATCTTTGTTTCTTTTGATCGAAACAACTGGTCCTTCAAGAGTTCTAATTTTACCTATTTCAGCAAAACTAGTTTGATGTGTGAACAGTAACGTTATTAGAAGTACCAGTAACCTGAAGCTTAACGGTACTATCAATAGTTCCACCTTGGGTTGTTAATACGGTATTCGAGCTACCAAGTATATTAATACCCAAAGTGCTACCAGCACCACCCACAGCGTTCATAGTTGAATTCACATTATTCGCATCTCCAGTGACGGAGATATTGCTCGTTGAATTGGATTGTGTAATGTTTGTCGTTACTTGATTTGAAGAACCAGTAATAGCAAGGGTAGAACTAATGTTCTGTCCTTTTATTGTTTGACTGACTGTATTTAAATTGCCAGTTATAGTCTCAGTTATTTGAGAAGATGAACATGTAGTTAAAATATCACCACATGTTAAAGTGAATTGGTTTGAATCACCATTGATAATGGAACTATAAGTGTTTGTAGAACCAATAATACTAAAGTTATGAATATTATTACTGCCTGTTTGTTTGACAGTAACATTATTAGTATCACCATTACTTAAAGAATAAGTTGTAGTGGAACCAATAGAATTGTTTGTTCCTACCTGTTCTAAATCAATAGTAGAAGCAGAACCAAGCTGCTTCATATATATTGAGTTTTGAGCATAAGATGTACTCACAGTTGCCAGCATCATAAAGATTGCTAGTAATATTTTATTCATTATTTACTCCCGTTGTTATTTGAATTGCCAGTATTTCTTCTTCTCACCTTCCCTGATCATTTCAACAACAGCAGCTTCAATTGCTCTCTGTGTAGCTAGATTCACACTTTCATTAATAGCATGACCAGCTTCACCTTCTATACTCAATGTACCAGCGTCAACAAATTTCATTATATTTATATTATCAGAGAAACTTAATATAGTTTTTGATGTAGTAACACTTATTAAAACTTCGCCAGTATTTACTGATATTACTCTAAGATTTACTGTCACTAAATCCGATCTGTATTGAGTACTTGGACCAATTCCAAATACTCTTACACCAAGACCATCACTTTGAACAGTTGTATCATAACCGATTACACCACCTTCAATAATCAAACCAGAAAATAAAAGAGGCTCAAGTGGTTTTGCTTTTTCTCCTTCATAAAGATCACGCATCGATTTAATAAGTTGACGTTCTTTGATCAAATTATCAACATCAATACGTTCAATTACACGAAACCATTTTCCATCACCAACATCTTGTAATGCTTTGACAAGATAAGCATCAGGTGCTTGTGTAACAGCAGATGAAAACACTGCTAATTTATCGTTAGGTTTACGTTGTCCAGTTTGATCTTTAAAATTATATACACTGACAGTAACTTTACCACCCTTTGGTGGTTTTAATTGATTTTCTTCACGCTTGAAAAAATCTGGATTGACAATTTTTGGTTGTTCAACTATTTGTTCTGGTTCTGAATATAGTATTGTTGACGCACACCCACTCAAAAACAAAAAACTGATTGCAGCAATAACTTTTTTCATTTTTCACCTATTGAACAAAAGTAGTGCTTGGAACAATCAATTCAGTTGTTCCTTTGGGGGTTACAGTAGTAACTGTAACTGTTCCATTAAGATTTTTCTGCCAAGAAATAGTTGTAGTACCAAAAGTAATAATACCATGATCAACACCATTACCAAAAATAGAATTAGTAACTTGCTGAGATAATTGTTGATAAACCATTGAATTCAATGTCATAACAAACTGATTAATTGGATCAGAAGCAGCTTTAGCCGCTTCTTCTGCTTTTGCAAGAGAAATATTATCTTTGATTTTTTGTTTGTTTGCTTGCTCCAACTGATAGATGCTGGTTACATGTGCTGTATAACCATTACCATTAAATGCTGGAGAATTAAATTGGAATTGTAAATCATCAGCTAATGAGTTTGTTGCAAACAAAGAAAGCAAAAATACAAATAATAATCTCATAATCAAACTCCTGTTTTTTTCTTATTTATTGTTTTTCGATTTTCTCTCTTGTTTTTTTCATACCAGAACTTACTACTAGTACGGAGCTTTTCAGCACTAACTCTTACATGCTCAAGAAGAGCAGTGGCAAGTACCGATTGATGATACCGCCACTCTCTGTCTTCTTGTTCAACCATATCGGTTATTAGTTCCAGAGCCATATCTACATATGGACAAACGTGCTCAGGAACTACTGGTTTCTTTGTGTTCATATGTCAAGCGCATCCTTGAGTGATGGGAACTTCTCAACGATCTGATTCCCAGCATCGATAGCAATCTCACGATGTTCCTTCTGAGTCTCTGGACCAGAGCGAAGTTGGCAGTAATGAATCCAAGAACGAAGCGTTCCATTCATATACATACGAGAAACAGTCAGACCTTCTGGAAGAACAGCACGAGCCTGTTCCTTAGCAATACCTCTACGAATAGCCCAATTATATGCTTCCTGAGAGTTTGCAATTACTTCTTCTTGCTTCTTACGCCATCCATTCTGTAGTTCAGGATCATCATATTCAATAGAATTCTGACGATTCTTCTCATCCTGAATACGTGCTTCACGAGCAAAGAAACCCAAGTCCTGAGTAGGATCAGCATAACGCTGAGAGAATTCCTGAAACGAGAACGAACGGTGACGAAGAATCTGACGAGCAATATCACGAGTCGTATTGATTTCCATCACAACACTGACCATTTCAAATGGAGACCAATGCTTATGCTTGGCAAGATAACGAAGAAGCTTGGTTGCAGTCAGTGTGTTGTTCTGATTGGATGGATTGGAAACACGAGCTACATAAGCAACAAATTCATCAACAGACATTAAAGGAGCAGCAGTTCCAATATTACCATTAACGCTAATCGTAGGTTGAGTGATAGCAATAATTCGAGCATTATTCATAATATAATTCCTTATTCGTTAATTTTACCATCCCAAATTTCAATGGTACTTTTATTGACCATCTTCATTATTTGATTGGCAGTTTCTTCAACTTCCCATGATTGTGCAGGATTTCCGCCATAAACAAAAGTTTTTTCTCCTTCTATACCATCCATATCATATACACATGTAATGTGATCTGGATTAAAATATAAAGTAGTACCTTTAATGTCTTGACGAGCATTTGTAAGTCTGATGAATTTCATAATATATCCTTATAGAAAAATGGTGCGTGGAGCGGGATTCGAACCCGCCCTGTACTGATTTTAAGTCAGTTGTCTCCTGCCTCTGGACTACCCACGCATTATTGGCGGTTCCTGAAGGATTCGAACCCTCGACCTACGGAGTAGAAATCCGTCACTCTGTCCAGCTGAGTTAAGGAACCTTGTAAAAACTATGGATGCATATTAACACCCATAGTTTATTTTGTCAAGTGGTATTAGAACTTGTAATTTACGCCAGCTGTGAAAGCGTTATTCTTGGTGCCAGTTTCATTCTTGAAATTAGCAAGATAACGATAACGTGCGTCAATTTCGAAGTTCTTAGTTAGACCATAACGAACACCACCACCTATATTATAGATAGTCTGGTTCTTAACATCATTCCATGCATAACCTACACCAGCAAGAGCATAAGGTGTAATGTTAAAGAAGTTAAGAGGAAGCTGACCAATAACATTACCAGTTACAACTTCTGCCTTACCAACCTTATTCTTGTCGCTGAAATGATCATAATCAAGTTCCACACGAGCAAACTTATTTACTTCGTATCCAGCATTGCCACCAACTGTCCAGTTGTGAGCTTCATTCTTGTAAAGATCACCACCACGAATACCAACAAAGAAAGGAAGACTTGCTGAACTTGCTACAGGAGCAGGAGCAGGAGGTGCAATCTTTGATGGAAGATCAGCAGAAAGTGCTGCAGTTGAAGCAACAATAGCAGCGAGTGTAATAATAGACTTGAACATTTTTTTCTCCTTGTGTTAATTTTTGGTAGGGGCTACAGGATTCGAACCTATTCGAGAACGCTAATCGGGCGCTAGAAGGTTTATAAGACCTCCCTGTGTACCAACACCAACCCCCATCCGTTTATATTACATCATCTTGTTTGATAATGCAATCTCTAATTTGGAATAAGCATTTTCTTTTCTGCCTCGTTTATCTCAGCGATGCGTTTTTCCAAATACTTAATGATGATATCATTATCATCACCCTTATATATCTTTAACCTATTGTTCAGTTCATCCACAAAAGCTGATTTCTTTAAAATTTCTACGGAATAGTTAAAATTCATGTGAATGATTCCTTTACAGTTTTAGTCCCAGAGACCATGGTAGTATTTAGCAAATAGACGAAGCCCATTTTTTCGACGTTCCCAAGCCTTGTCCATAGCTTCTCTGTCTACTTTGAATGTATGATTAGGACCAGTTCCCATTTTTGTATAGCCAGTTTTTTCATCTTTTTCCCAAGTGAAATCAGATGTTCCTGTTTCAAACTGAAGTTCCCATTCATCATCAACTTCACATTCAAATGCATGAATCATTTCATCAATAACCCATTCCCAACGATCATGAACTGTGTTATCAATATCCCATTCCTCAATCTTACCATCTGCTGCAAGTTTAACACGCTCCGGATCAGGATGCAAATGTTCAGGAACATCTTCTAGATCAACATGTGGACTACCATGTTTTTGATCTTTAAGCTTCAAAAGCATAGGATGAACAATTAATGCAAGAGTGTGATCCATAGACCACAAATCATAATCATGTATTTTAATATTGATCTTACGTTTTGAATTGATTTTATTAATAGTACGGTTTAGAACAACTTGCCAGTTTTCACAACACCATGTGACAATTTTATCAAGGGTTGTGTAATCTTTTTCATTAATATCCCAATAATTATCACCATACTTTTTTTCAAAGTACCAACGCTCAAATACATAAGCTGACCAATCAGTTTTATACGGTCCCATATAAACTTTCATTAGTCTTCCCTTTCCACTTTCAAACCTTGTTTGGCAAACCAAGTGATAGCTATCAATTTTTCTTCATCTGTGTAATAAGAAGATTCCAGAACCATATTAATTCTTTTTAGGATATCTGTCAACCAATTTATTTGTGCTTGCTTAAGGTCAAGTTCAACATTCGCCATCAGAACACCATCCAGTTATTTTTATAATCCATACGATACTTTTCATGATTTACAATTCCCATCAAAGTCTTATCAGGCGGGATCATGTTGTATCTTGCTGTCTTTTCATTTGGCTGTGTATAAGATTTCTTTTCTTCAATTGCAGCAATACAAGGACTAGGATCAACTACACGAAGAGGAATACTAAAAGCATTAGTAACACCCATCATATGATCAATAGAAACACCAAGAGGAAGCATAGGCAATCTATCAAGTGCTTCTAGACATGCATTCGCAGTCCATGGGGTCAATGCATAAGCATGTGTTCCTTCAAACTTTGTGATATCAACTTTCGTATAAGGAGCATCAATACACTCATAATCATCACGATTATCAAACCGATAACCTAAAAAAACAAATTCATGATCTACAACGTCCACATCAAGAAAATTCTTTTTAACCAATGCATCATGTTCAAACACTGCAACAGCACCTTTATGATCTGCAGCAATCTTCTTCCATATAGCAAGATGACCAGTTATACAACACTGTTCCTTAAACCATACATCAAAAACAGGATCATCCTTATTTTCTTCTACAACACGATTTACACGAAATCCCCATTTCTCATGTATATGATCAACAGTTGTAGGAAGCTTCAAACCAAGAAAAGGAGTTACTGGAATGCCATGCTCTTCGCAGGACTTCTTACACTCTTCCATATACTTAATTGAATTTGGCTCATCAATGTAAAGAATATATGCATGTTCAATTTTCATATTTCACCTTATGATTTTTTAAATTTTCTTCCTTTATAATACCCTAAAGATATCCATTTTTCAAGATCATCTTTTTTTATTTAGGCGTCTCTCGTAACAAAGTGAGGACGAATCTTGGTAGGTTCAAAATACTTCTGAACAACTTCAAATACTACATCATCTTCGAAGTCTTTGCAAGAGAAAACATCCATATAGAAATCACCATTGTTTTCACAGAAGTGACCAGCAATATGTGATGTTTCAATCATCTGAACAAAACTAATACCAGCCTTATCAGGATCATGTGTTGCAAAACGACTAATTATTGGTTCTCCATATGCAACCATGTCAATAGCAAAAACTAACTCTTTTACAAAATTATATACATTTTCTTCAGAAGTAATCAACTCATGATTACCACCAGAACAATCCAAAAGCAAGTGCCAGCCCCAAGGTTCTACAATCATTTCATTTCTCCATAAAAAAGAATACACCCTATGTATTCGGTTGTGTTAAACAGGTCTTCTATAATCTAAAACATAATTAACGGGGAAATAAGCAACATTTACGGATTTGCTTTGGTTTCCACCAAGAACCTTCACGTATAGTTGATTACCTTCCCATTCATAACCATTAAAGAAACCGACATGTCCTGTTTCTGAGCTTTTTCCACGCTTCAAAACAACAATGTCCCCTTCTCTAGGGGTTTTAGTTTTAATACCATAAGAAAGAAAACTTCTAGCCATAAGACTATCTGTTCCTTCATATCCAGTACGACGAAGTACTGCATTAGCAAAAGCAGCACACCATGGCGTCCTTACAGGATCAACAGGTGTGTCATGTGTAGTCGAAGCTTTGAGATAAGTTTTAATTTCTTCTCTATTCTTTCGAGTATTTAGCCCCTCAAGTCTAGAAGCTTCATTTATAATTTTAGTTTTGGAATTGTTAAATCCTTGATTTGAAATATCAGCAACTTTATTGGTCTGACGAGGTTCAAATTTAGTAGGAACAAATCCAATATTTTCACAAGCAAAAAATGCAGAAGCTGAAATATCAGAACCAAGATTATAATTATTATAACACTGTGTTTTCAAATCTGCAATAGTTGGTGTTTTATCTTTTACCTTATTTTTTACTTGTTGTTTTTTTGTCACTTTTTTCTTTTCCTTCACAGGAATTACAGAAGAAAGTGGTTCAGCATATACATTATTTGGAATCATTTCTCCAATAGCAAATACACCTAATAATGCAAATACTGAAGTATTTATTTTTTTCATTTTAATCTCCTCTCATATGCAGCTATAAATGACAACTTGCTGCAGTATGAACACATAGGGTGTATGTGTATTTATTGTTTTTTAATACTTGTTATTCTTCCTTTATAAAATCCATCCCTCATTTATATAATAGTCTTATTGATATTGCTATTTATATAAATGAGGTGTTTATGCTGAGAGACAGGGACTCGAACCCCGATAAGCAGATTCAAAGTCTGCGGTCCTACCATTAGACGATCTCTCAATTATTGACATAGTTTAATATGATTTGTTAACTATGTCAATTAATATTATGACTTACAGATTCTTTTCTTATCGTCTGCGATAGTCTTTAAATCAGTTACAGGAACTGGATTCTTAATATTCTTGGCATCTGGAACAGGGAATGACAAACTTGACATTTTTTCGATATCGTTAACTGTTACTTGATACGTAGCAAAATCAGATACCAATCCATCCTTATGAGGGAAATAGAAAGCATAAGATTTCTTAGTTACATTATTAATAATAATTTTAAATAGAGCATCTGGAACAACTACTTTGTTTGCTCCAATAGTTTTTATTCCACCAATATTACCAGCAATAATAGTATGAGCCTGCTTTGAAGAATACACCCATGCTCTACCAGCTGATTCTAAGTTCTTCCATACACCACGATTAACAGAAGGAAGTTGTGGTGACATATTAGACATATAAAATGATTCACGTTCTACAGCCAAATCCCAAGACTGATCAGCATCATTAGCAAGATGCCCCTGATCATAACCAGAACCAGCATAATCAGTAGGCTTAGGCGAAGCAGCACCAAGTGACTGATCTGCAGTGAATGCATTGGTACGTGGAATACATCCAATAGCATGATCAGGTGTTAGTGTCCAAGAAACCCAATCAGGTGTCTTAGTCTGTGGATTAAATGCAAGCAAATAACCTGTACGACAAACAAGTGTATAACCAGTCTTAATTGCAGGCTGACCATAAGGAATATGAACAGCGCACTGAGCAATAGGAAGAGGTGGTGCTTGGTCTGCAGCGTATACACCAAATGATGAAGCCAAGAACAAGAAAGAAGTAATTAATAATTTATTCATAATATTTCTCCAAGAAATTATATACCCCTTATTTAGGCATAAAATTTCTTGGTGGCTCTAGCTTCAAATAACCTAGTACTAGTTACTGATGAAATATCTTTGATATTAAATGCATTTGTTTCTTTTTCAGAGCACACCCACATTTCATCTTTATATCTAATAGATGCATGTCTGAACCATTCATGCCAATGATCTTTTTGTAAATCAAACCACCATTGATCTGTAATAGGATCAGGCAATTTTTTCACATGAGATGATTTAGTCCACCAAAAATTTCCACTATAATGAGGCTCAGGCTCAGTCATATAATTTGTTCCTGCAACGTCAAAATTACTGTCTAGTGAATTTATACATTGCTTCCATTCATCAATGACTCCCCATACAAGATATTCTTTCCAATAATAATAATTTATAAAACAATCAAAATTATAAGTTTTCAAATATCTTTCAAATGATGTAATTCCTTTTGAATGATTGTAAAGAAAATATGCATCTTCTTTACATGCATGATCATATAAAAGTTTTATTGTAGTATTTTCATTAACTTGTGGAGGAAATGAATGAGCATCATTCAGTGACAATAAATTATTATCATTCCCCATAGGATTATCATATGCTGTGAACTCATACTTATTCGAAAGAGTTTTAGCTAATCCATATGCTAATCTGATATTATCTATGTTGCCGATTACTATTAGATGAATTTTTTCTAACTCATCTAATAGTCCAGAGTCTTCCATTTTTTTATAATTATCTAAAAGAAATGAAGACCATGCAGCAACATCATCTGTCAGATATAGATGATAGTACGCATATTTTTTCACTTCTTCATCTCAACCTTTGGGAAATAAGTAATGAAACGATCATACTGATGTTCTTCCTTATTCCTACGTTCCTTAATCTTATTACGAATCTCATCAAAGAAATTCCATGCAAGAGGAACGAAAAGAGTTGTACCAATATTATCAATAGCATCAGCTGATACAATCGGTATGGAAGAACCGGGAGTAAATCTTCCCTGCTTCAATGGATTATCATCAACAATAAAATCAAGCTTGATCTTAGAATAGTTGAGTAGAGTCATACCCTTTGCAGCTGCGCCATAACCAACAACATTCCAACCAATATCATTCTGACGAACAAAATCAGTTTCGTACTTAAGTTTAGTCACAATATTCTCAGCATTCTGTGCATACTTAATATAAGTATCTTCATCATAACGCTTATTATTTCTTTCAATCTGAATCAATTGATCAATCTTACCTTCGAAGAAAGGAAAACGAATTTCAGGATTCTTTGAAATAACAAACACGTAACTAGTGCCATGAATTGGCATATACTGAACATCAAGAAGATGAAGACCAGCTCTCTTACACAATTCATTCATAGACTGAATATTAAAGAATGAAATGTGCTCATGATAGATGGTATCAAATTCATTGTTTTCAATCATGAATGCCTGTGATGTTTGAATAAACAACAAAGTATTATCATGCATAGCGTGTTTTGCAGTTTCCAAGAACCCAAGAGGATTTGGTCCATGTGCAAATACATTCTGTGCAGTGATAACATCAAATGTCATTGGGTCGCCATCAGGCGAAAGAATAGTATCATCAAGGAAATCTTCACCAAAGTAATCGCACCATACTGTGTGATTCTTAGAAGAACGCTCATACAAATTTTGAGCAGGGTCAACACCATAAGTAATGAATCCCAATTCCTTAAAATAATCTAATTGAGTACCATCATTGCATCCAATATCAAGTACAGACAATTGCTTATCAGTTTCACCAAGCGTAGTTTTTACATACTTGGCAAAATGACCACAATGACTATGCATTGTAGTGGCTGTTCCACTAACATAAAGATAATCATCAAACATAAGATGAGGATCGACAGAATGAGTTAACTGAATGTGATAACAATCAGTACAACGATTAATAGCAAGAGGATACTCTTCCTGCACATCGTCTTTATTCAATTTATAAGAGTTTGCAAGAGGCTGAGTATTAAGATCAAGAGTAAGCTTAAGATTGTGTGATCCACATGCCACACATGATGTAAGTTCTGTACAATTTTCCATTATTTAAATGCTCCAATATTTGCTTCTTCAATTCCTCTACTAAACTTTCGAGTCATTTCAACAAGAGGTTCTTTTTCGAACACAACCATACTATCATAAAATGATATTCCAGACAAGCCAGTTGACATATTCTTTTTTTGTTCAATTTGACCATGACCATCACGCATATGGTTGTAATTAAGTACATCGACAAAATTTTTACTATACTCATTGAATGACATTAGATTTTTATATCCACCGCCAAATTCACCCCAATAACTTGTATGTGTATCTTCACATACATACACACCACCTTCATTTATTATGGGGAAAACTTTTTCAAATGTTGTGATCTGTTGATTCATCGTATGACCACCATCTTCAACAATAGCATCAATATTACCAATCTCAGAAAGTGTTCTATCCCAAAAATCTTTAGATGATTGATCGCCAATAATAATTTTTATATTTGGATTGTCATATACCAATTCAGCACATTTTGGTTCAATATCAATACCATACAATTTACTTTCTGGACCAAAATACTTGGACCACATTTCAAGTGATCCACCATTTTGAACTCCAACCTCTACAAATGTTATATTTTTTCCTTTAAATTTATGAAAATGTTTTTCATAAACATCGAAATACCTATCCCATTTATCAGAGAATTTATTCAATCCATAGAATATTTCTCTTAATGTACTCATAGTTCAATCCATTCTTTATTTGCAAGAGACCAATCAACAACTTCTTGGATACGTTCCTTCAAAGTCAAACGAGGTTCCCAACCAAGCTGACGCATAAAATCACCATCCAAAGCATAACGAAGATCATGACCGGGGCGTGAAGTATGAAAGTCAACCATTTCATAATTAAGCTTCTTGCCTTGTGCATCAGCAATATATGTAGCAAGCTGTAGATTATTAATTTCTTCCTTGCCAACAACATTAAACTTAGGGCACTTTGCATGACCATAATCAGGTGTATAAACAATCTTCTTCTGTTCTTCATTTAAGTGAAGAAGAAAATACATTGCCTCTGCAACATCCTTAGCATGAATATAATAACGAGAACCGGGAATTGTCTTAGAAGAATCTGAATGAATAGTAATAGTTTCTTCATCACGAACTTTACGGATACACATAGGAATAAACTTTTCTGGATGCTGACGCTCACCAAAAACGTTCATAGTATGCGTAATAAAGATAGGAAGCTTATAAGTATTCTCATAAGCAACACAAAACTCTTCTGCAGCTGCTTTAGAAGCAGAATAAGGATTAGTAGAATTATACCTATCACGTTCCTTATATGAAACACCTGGAGGTGCAACACCAAAAATTTCATCTGTACTGAAATAAATGAACCGCTCTAGATTCTTTAATGTACGTGCAAAGTTAAGAATGTTTACAGTACCTACAGTATTGTCCATAACAAATTCCATGGGATGCGTAATAGAACGATCAACATGGCTACTAGCAGCAAGATGCAAGATTACATTAACATCGCCAATGAAATTATTATTGATCTCTGTGATTTCTGCCTTAAGATCATGCCATACAATCTTGACTCTCTTACGAGTTTCAGCATCATACTGAGATACTACACTATGCAATCGGTTTAGATTACCAGAATAATCCAAACGATCTAATGTAACGATTTCCCAATCTGTCTTCTTAAGGAAAAGATCAATAATGTGATGCCCAATAAACCCAGCACCACCAGTGATAAGAACACGCTTTGTCATTTATTTCTCCATATTAAAATTTTTATTATTCAGAATTGTCCTGAATTTTCCACGCTCGCAAAACTTCAACAGATTTCTTGTATTCGTAATTATAACCAAGCTTCTCTGTCATGTATTTAGGGAAGAATTCTTTGGTCAAATATTCCATTTCTTGATATGCTTCAGAATGATCATATGTACTTTCATCTGGTCGCATATGCTTCACAGTATTCTTATGTATAACATATGCAGTGGTTTGTAAATACTGACACCAAATTAAATCCAACCCCCAAACACCTTTTTTGAATTTATAATCAGCCAACAACCTTAAAAGTTTTCTAAAGTTATCATTCCTAAAGAATGGCATCCCACATTCAATAAAATCTGTTTGTGTATAAAATAATTCTGGATTGTGTTGCATTAAAGGCCAATTTGACCATGATGTGACAGCTTGATGAAACATTCCAAAATCATAGTGTCTAGCAATTGCTAATGCCTCATTCACTGATTGAATATCAGTAGCAAAATCATCATCAAAGCATCCAATATAATCGTAGTCTTCCCATTTAATTATTTTAGATGCTTCTTCAATAATATTCCACTTCAAACCTTTACGGCGAATGATATAATCATATGTTCCCGGTTCTGGTTCAAAATCATTATATACTATTGCACATGTATCGTATGTGCGTTCAGGTTTAGTAAATCTCCAATGATTATCCTTATCATAATCATCATCAAAAAATAACCCAGTTCCCAATGCAACAAATATTAATGCTCTATTCATATTAAAACCCCGTTCTGTACGAGTTGTCAATTCTGATCTTATTTATCAAGGCTGGCATATCCCTGTTATATACAATTCCTTCTGCGTTCATCATAGGAACTGCTTCTGGAATAGTCGAAGTTGTTGTAGCATATGGCGTATGATGAAGAAGATTGGTAATTAAATAATTCTGATTCATCATAAAATACTGTGTATCATATACAAAATTATCGCCCCAACAAATATCTAAACCATCAATAATAGGAATCCAATTATTTCTATGAAGAAACATAAGCATTCCAAATCCAAGATGTTCACGGAAATGATATGGGTTTGGGCTATGAACAATATCAATCGTTCCAGTCGTCACAGGAATTTGTGGTGTATCTTTAACACCGGGAGAAATACCATACACTCCCCTATGAGGAGAAATATGAGGATAAATTCTATGAAACAACTTAAGATCAAATATCAAATCATCGCCATAAAGACAAATCTTATCATACTTTACTTCTGGTACAGCATAATTCCATGCTGGGTTTACATAAATGTTTTTCCCAAAAGTATGCATAGTGATATTAGGATGATTAAGAATTTCAATATTTGGTCTTTCTTCTGGGTTGTTATCAATAATAAAAATCTCACCCACATATGAGCTAGATAACATATCCCCAAGAAATTGATAAAATGGTTTATATTTCCACATTGTGGGTACAATAACACTAATCATAATAACCTCTTAAAGACTGATTAAACCATGACCAAAAAATTTAGTTTCTTTAGTTCCAAATCTGCTTTCATTCATTTGCTTATAATAATATCCATGCCAACTCAACTTACAAAAATACATCTTATTATTTCCAACAGCAAATGGAATTAATGTAGGATATGAAAGCATATACTTACATACGCCTTCAACAACACTCATCCACCAATGATTAGTAATATCATCAATGATGACAACACCTTCATTGTGAATTAAATCACTAGCAATCTTTAAATCGTTGATTGTATGCTCTACTGTATGACCACCATCAACGGACATGAAACGAAGAGAACCAGCTGGAATAGTTTTTCTCATAATATCTTTGGAATCTGTAGAATCTTCTTCAAGCAAGATAATATTATTTCCCTTATGCCTATCATACTTGATGATATTATCAGCGAACATATCCTTTCTTCCTTGACCAGAATTATCAATGTTCAAGTGTTGAAGATCAAATACATCTACAGCATATGACTTATATTTTTCTTCGATTGCTTGATTTAAGAGAAGGAAAAGTTTTCCATGATGAATACCAATTTCACATGCGCCGCCTTCTTTGTTTAGCGGCAAACTATCAAAATGGTCTACAATTTCTGCCACTCTTTCGTGACACCATCCCTCAACATTATTAAATCCATTATTCACATAATTTTCAATATACTTATTATTAAAATTCATAATATACCTCACTCATTTTCTTCATAATATACTATTATTTATGTAATGTCAATAGGGGGTAGAATTGATTTCCTACCCCCTAAAGTATTATTAAAATTTAATCTTCAATCCAACCATACCAACAGCGGCAGTATATTCCTTGCCTTTATCAAATCCACCAGTTAAATCAAAATATACATCCTTAAAGATTTCATTTTTAACAGAAGCACGAATTTGTCCTACTGTTTTGAAATCCTTAGATTGTGTTACTCTGGTTTCTACACCAAACCAATCAATATCATATCTGACACCAACGTATGGAGTATAAGTGAATGAACTATCTTTTTCTGGAAGTGTTGAAAGAAGTGGTGAACCAGTTTCAACAGCTGATGAAATCATTGATTTATTCAATGTAACACCAACAAGTGGTCTGAATCCACTATAATCTTCTCCAGAATAAAAAGTAAAATCAGCATAATAGTTCTTTACTTTTACCTTGCTTGAGTTGGCAAGAGCAAAGATTGGAAGTGAAATTGATGTATTATAGTCAGTCACACCAAATCCAATAGATGCTTTTGTCCATACTTCGCTTTGCTTGTTGAGAATATAAGCAGTAGCGCCATATGAATCAGAACCAGAAGTTGTGTTTAGATATTCATGACTATTTGACTTGTTAAATGTGCCAGCAATACCTAAAGTATTATTCTCAATTGTATTTTGAGCACCAAATCCAAGTGAACTATTACGAATTGTTCCACCAATCTTGGCATATCCCAATGAAGGAGTTGTCCATGCACCATCTTTTGTTGAAATTACATCAACTAAAAATGGATTAAAATTACGGACAGCAATCGCATCTTTTAATCCAGCTGCGGAAACAGAAGCAGTTTGATTGGAAGAAGTAGAACGAACAATATTATCTCTTACAGTAGTAACAATAACTTCATTAGTTGTCACTGGTGTTTGTACAACTACATTAGTAGTAGATGTAGTTACAACAGGAGTACCATCAGTAGAAGTTGTTGAATTATCAGAATATGTGGTTACTGTAACAGGTATTGTAGTTGTAGTTGTAGTTCTTGGAGTAGTAGCTGTAGTCACAACAGTAACTGGTGTAGTTGCTGTATTTACAACAGTTCTTGGTGTTGTTCCAACAACAGTAGTAGTTCTAGTTATATCAATTGTCTTTGGTGTTTTAGCAGCAACATCACGATTACTTGATGTATATGTTGTTGGTGCAAGTGTTGTAGTTGATACTGTAGTAGTTATTCCTCTTGTAGTAGTAGAGGATGTAGTTGTAGTACCATTAGAAGAACTTGAAGATACTTTTGGTGTTCCAGCTGCAGTACTTACTACAGTTGGAGGTGGTGGTGTTCCAGTATTACCGTTTTGAGCAGCTGCGCCATTACCATTAGCACTAATTGTTCCGCCAACAGTACCAGCAACAATACCCTTAATGATATCGTCGAGTGCAGTTACGTTTTGCTTTTGTGCAGTAGTAGCTGTTGCTGCGGTGCTGAAACGAGTAGAATCGAGCCAATTTGTATCAGCAACTGTAACAATAGTACCTGTTACACCTTGACCAAGATTACCAGCACGACCAATCCATGACATACCAGAAACAGCACCAGCACCGTCAGAAATAAGTGGAATGCCTTGACTATTTACGATAGCAGAAACAGCTGCATAGTTAACAGTGATGCCAGCAGTCATATACTTTGTATTAACATTGCTGGATACATTGTTTGTCATAGCAGAATTTGCACCGATAGTGGTAGTTCCACCACCTAGATTAGTAATAAGTGCAGCAACTGAATTATTTCTTGCCTGACAACAACCAGGATTTTCAGTTACGAAATAAGCAAAACCGCCATTTGTAACATATGTCTGATACTTTGTTTGTTCACTAGCAGTCAAAGCAGCAGAATATCTTAAGTCCCAAACTTGTTGATATGTGCTTGTGGCAGTTGGAATTTGTGCAAGGTCTGTAGTTACAGTTACTGTATGACCAGCAGCTTCTAGTCTGCCCTTGACGTTATTAGTAACTTGATCGTATTGTGCATCGATAACAAGAACATTATCGGCATATGCAGTTGTTATGAGTGCGAATAGCATAGCTATCGCAGTTAATATCTTTTTCATATATTGCTCCTTATGATTGATACATATCAAATAATATCATCACATCATAACGAACATAGTATTTATATAAGATGGTAGTCCGTGACGGGATCGAACCGCCGACACTCTGCATGTAAAGCAGACGCTTCTACCTCTGAGCTAACGGACCAAATTTTACATTAACTTATCTACAAATTCTAAAAGCAATTGGTGATGTTCACCTTTATGCCAGAATTTATTTATATACTTATATTGATCTTCATACCAAAATTCTTCACTCTCTGGATGACAACCAATCAATCCTATATTACCCTGAATGATTGCCATTGGCTCATCATTAGAATATTTGGCTATAGTATCATAATATCCAGACCCTGTAAAGGTGCAACCATCATAAAAGAACATTTTTTGTTTCTGACCTAGCCATTCTATATCAGCAACAGTTCCGTAACTTCGTTTTATGTCAGATGTTGGACGCTTAATATATTGTACTGCGTCTACATCTTTAAGGAGATCAAAATATCTAGACCCAGCCCAATAAGCACCCATACAAATACCCACATACCTGCCGCCTCCATCAACAAACGATGCAATTTTGTTAGCTTTAGTACGTGTAAAAAAATCGAAATAGGAATCAGAATCACCAATCCCACCAGGAAAAAGAATCCCATCAGACTCATTTAAAACCTCGTCCAGATCATCATTAATAGTAAATATTTTAATTTCATATTTTGGTGATAAAGATTTTATCATTCCATCACAACATTGTCTGGAACATTCAGGATGATGCTGAAACAAAGCTATTCTTTTCATGATATCTCCATCTTATGATGGTATTTATGATATTTATTTGGTGGGAAGAGATGGATTCGAACCAACTCACCTATAAGGAACGGTTTTACAGACCGTCGCATCTCTCCAACTATGCCGCCTTCCCATAATATGGTGCTGCCAGAGAGATTCGAACTCCCGACAACCTGATTACTAATCAGGTGCTCTACCAACTGAGCTATGGCAGCATTTTAGTGCAAAAAGAATGAAAGAAATGTAAGTACGAAAATAGGCATCCAAAACAGGAAAGCTACAATTCTACTCACTTCAAAAGCAGCTTCTGCTTTTTTTATAAGATTATCTTTATCGTATACAAACAATTTCTTTACTCCTAAATTTTGGTGCCCCAAGTTGGATTCGAACCAACAACCCTCAGTTTCTAAGACTGATACCTCTACCAATTGGGCTATAAGGGCATTATTAGATATTTATACCATACTTTTCAAAGATTGTCAATACCTCTGGATCAATAGAATTTCTGTCTGCAGGTAAAAGAACATTGCCTCTGGTATCAGAAAAAACATCCTTACCATTTTTAATATTATCAACAATATTGTTAATATCTCTTACTCGTTCACTATTAAATTCTTGATGTGAGTAAGTTATTATTTTATGTTGAATAGTTTCAGGTGATCCCCAGAAACTAAGATGCCAACCTCCACCATATATGAATGGTATCTGGTGTCCCCAACGACTTTCTCTTATCCATTGAGGACCATTTTGTTTTGCTATTCTATTTGTACAAAGAACAGTTCCAAAACAGTCGTTCTCTTGCAAATAGTTAAAATTGTAATAAAACATATCTTGTTTGAAGCCAATCATAGGATTGTATTCATAATCGATATGTTGTAATGCCATATCTATTCCATACTTGGAAGGAATTTCATCAGCATCACCTATTAATACAAGAGCATCATCTTCAAAAAATTCTAATGCCTTTGCAATATGATTCCTTTGATATTGCTCTACTGCCCAATATCCTGTATCTCGACTTCCTGGGTCTAGGGCATATTGTCGCAAAGAAAAATCATAATTGTTTTTGTTTATAAAAACTGGATAATAAAATATCTTGTCAATATAATTTTTATATCTATTGATGTTGTCTAAAAAATTTAACGATTTATCAGCACCATTAAAACTTATATTAGCCTCAACTATAATAAATTTATCAACTTTATCATATAGATATTCTAATCTACCTTCAAGTATATCATACTCAGTTGAAAACATAAAACAATCAAGTAACATATTAAACCCTTATATCAATTCTTTAAGTTTATTTTCTAATGCATTTATTCTATTATCATGAATTTCATTTTTGTTTTGATCAGAAAGATTGCACAACTCAATTGTAATAAAATCAGATAAAACCTTTGAATCATAACCATTCGTATTATTTATAAGAGTGTTCATTCTATTTTTCATGTTACAAAATTCATATACTAAATGTTCTGCATAAGGTCCAATCAATTCTCTTATCACATCTCTAGTAATATCTGGATTACTATAATTAAATGATTCAGTTCCATATATCGAATGATACAATCCAGCCAAAAGAACTTCATCAGAAACTTTATTCTTTCTGTTCTCCAAACTCAACATAGTGCCAAAAAGATGTTCGAAAAACGATCTACCACTATGCTTCACATCAGAAGAAATTTTTGTGATGAACTTCATCTGTGGACATACAATAGCAGGATCAATAGTTTTAATAACAAGAACAGACCTTAACACTGTACATGCTCTTGATAATGGTCTAGAAGCATGAAGTGTCTTTGATTCAAATATAAAAACTTTACCCAATCTTGGTAGAACTGATGCTACAATCTCATTCGATTCATCAGTCTTCAAATTCTCATATATAACAGTTTCTCCACCCCAATCTATATTCCATGTTGGGTTGAGATAAATTACAGCTGTTTCAGAAAGAGCAGATTCGCCGTACTTTTTAATTATCCATGAATCATCTTGGTGAGCATATCCTTCAGTACCAAAAGTATATCCATTGATATACGTTCTATAAAATCCTCTAGAACCAATCACAGACTGAATGATCTGCCATATTTTATTAATCTCAGGATAATTATTCAGATAAGGAGTATCATTATGATCACATGGGATACGAGTGCTATTTGTTATAAGTAATTTATTCCAATGCCCCTGATCATATGACTTATTATTATTGGATCGCCATCCATATGTGAGACCAGTATTAACATACTTCCTGCGGACTGTATTAGTTAATTCTAGATCATCACCTTCCAATTGGAAGACAGCACTTTTTACACTGTTCATATATAATTCCTCATTTTCACCGTATTCGTATTTATATAAATATTTGAATAATCATATAGGGCAATCATAAATGTGTACAATTGTTGCAAAATATTTTAAGAAAACTGGTTGGGTTTTAGCCAAGAATCGTGACCAAGATTATGTTTCTCAAATATCTTTTGAAGACGAAAAGGACAAAAAAGTTGGCGAAATACTTCTTATGTATGACTATGAAACAAAATACAAAGAAGGTATGAATTATAAAGGACTAGTCATAATAACAACCAGTCTTACACCTACTCTTCTTGGTGAAACAAACGGAAAAGATGGAAAAAATATAGAAATTGCACTCCATATGACTGATCCAATGGAGGCTGCAAAGTTTTTAGTCAAAAATAAAATGACTGGTTATATTTTCTGTGCGACACCAGAAAAATTAGTTTTAGTCGAAGCAGCAAAAACTGATCAGGGAAAAGGCGAATATCATAGTACAATTCGTGAAGTTTCAAAGACTGAAGTTGTAGCTCGCACAAATCATGGAATTGATTTTGAATGGGCAGGATTCCAATATGGCGTCATGAAACAACAAGACATTTGGAGAAAATCTAGCGAAATGCGTATGGAACAAGCATTAAAGGCAACCAAAAATTGTAAGGATGCCAAAGAAATGATTGAAGCCATGTCTAGTAAAATGACTAAAGACTTGCAATTCAATGTCTTTAGAGTAGAAAATAAACCAAGACAAATGCGTACAATATTTCAATCAGCTTATGTTCCATCTGAAACAGTATTAATAATCAGACCAATTCAATGCAAGATGGATGTTAACGTAAGCCGTGAAAAAATCCATATTGAAATTCTTGACAACACAGAACTACATAAAATTTATGATGGAAGAATAAAACACTTCTCAAAAATCGTACAAAAGAGTGATGAAGAATTCAAAACTGTTGTTCAAGAAGAACAATTTTTAGGATTTAGAGAATACGTAAATTATTAATAATGGTGCATCAGGAAGGATTCGAACCTTCAACCTTCGGTTTCGAAGACCGCTGCTCTCATCCAGTTGAGCTACTGATGCTGAATAAATTATCAACCAATCCTTTAGCTTCTTCTTCAGTAAATTCCTGCAAGAAAATACGAAAAGATGCCTGACACATATTAGATGCAAGAAGAAGTAATTCATTTCTATCATTAGTCATATATATTTGCATTTCAATTGGTGCAAATAATTCTTGTTTCCTCTTCAATAGACTTTGTATCTGTTTTTCATCCATTATAACAACCTATTTTTGGAGGGGAAGATGGGAGTCGAACCCACCTAAAAAGGTTTTGCAGACCTTGCCATAACCGCTCTGGACTCACTTCCCCGTATAAATGATGGTGGAGTAAGTGGGACTCGAACCCACCTCAGATTCCTTGCAAAGGATTCCTGCTTGCCCTGAGCCTACCCCAATTCTTATTTAGTAATCGTAACGCTCATTCATGATAGTCTTGAGCATGATTGCTTCTGGAGTGAAATCATCCATATCAGCTGCAAGAACTGACTTGACGATTGCAGGAGAGAAACCAGAAACAAGAGCAGCACCACGAGTATCATACTTCACAGGTACGTTGTCGTTAGCATTAAGGTTCCAGAAGATGATATTAGGCACCTTATAACCAGCTTCAGTATACTTGCGAGCAATCATTTCCATTGCAGAATCATCATGGTGAGTGCACTGATCAAACTGCATATCAGAAAGGATCAACAAAGCTTCAGGCATTTCCTCTTGAGGAACATTACCATTCTTTGCAACAACAAGGATATTATCCAAAGCCATATGAAGATTGGTGTTCATTTCCCACTTCGAAGTCACCATCTGCTTGATCTTGTCGAGGATGTTGCCACGAAGATTAAGCAACTGAGGCTGTGAAGAAAACGTTAGGAACGTATCTTTGAACTTACCTTTGTTCTTGTCAGCAAGATACAGACCCAGTGAGACTGCAACTTCAAGACAAGTTACAGTAGACTTCGACTGCCAACCACCAGCTTTTGTAGTCATTGATCCAGAAACGTCAACTAGAGGAAGGATGTTAGCATCGCCAATATAGTTAGGCAAAGCTTCCCACTGAGCAAGGATATGATTCAAATTATGCTGATCATAATGATCATAATGATTAATCATACCCTTCAGCACATCATAAGGATACACTGCACCAGCGTTAACCTTGACTTCCTTCTTGACTTCAGGATCAGTCGAAACGAGAGCAGCAGTCCATTCCTTATACTTTTCAGTATGACGAGAGAACGCCTTCTTATAACGACCAGAAGCAACAGAAGGAACATGGTTGAAGTTGATGTTATCCCAATCATTGGCGCACATCTGAGTTTCAACAACCTTAGTCAGTTCAACCAGACGTTTACGATAGAACTTAGGAGTCCAACCAAGGTGGTTACGAAGCTTCACAGCTACTTCACCTTGACGAGGCATCCACTTAGCACAGAGACCATTTGAATCCTCAAGGGCATAACGAATTTGTTCAAACGCATAGTATTCAGCACGAGTGCCAACAAGAACCAACAGATCATCCCAGCGTCCAAGTTCAGGAACCTTACGCATCATAATCATACAATAGTCCAAATCTTCCTTAGCGAGATCAACAAGGATATCACGAAAAATCTTGCGTTCTCCTGCACCTCCACGAACGTCACGAGCCCAAAGTGCAACACGAGTTGCAAGATCAAGGTTCTCAACACGAGCAGCAGTCCATGAAGGAATTACATCCTTGCCACGCATAGCACCAATCTTAAAGAAAAGATCAGTAACTGCGTTGGCAGTGGACTTACGAGCCTTCATACCATTCTGGGTACGAACCTCTTGATTGATTACAGCATTCACGAAGGTATTCATTTCACTTTCTCCTTTTCTACAGATTCAACTTTTGTTTGTTTTCAAGACAAATTTTGGTTTGTTGCGGAACTGAATCTAAACTCAACAGGATACACTTACTGTGGATTCGAACCACTAAGTCTGATTAAAAGTCAGATTGATAACCAATATCAAGTAATTGTTTGCTGAAGGTATCCTAAAACTCAACAGACTGACCCCTACTTTCATTTTTTTATAGTGGATTTCATCGAAACATAACCACTTTGATTGCCTGTGGGGCAATTACCTAGCTTTTTTGATAGGTTTATGCTGAATAGTCAATCTAAATTCTATTAACGTATATTAAAGCATTCTCGACACAGTGTCAACATCAAAAATGCCTTCAACGAAATTTTCTGCACAATCTTCTGCATAACTTATGCTATGCCTACTAACATCACGAACTTCTACCAAAACATCGTTAACATACAATCTAACATGATAACCATTATCTGCTTTGATTATATCAGCACGACGCTTTTCATTATTCAAACTACCTGAACTATAAAAGCTAGACAAAACCATGAGTGACTCCATGTCGTAATTGGCGGAGGGTAAAGGAATCGAACCATCAACCTTGCGGTGGCAGAGTTTTCAAGACTCTTTGAGCACCTTGCTCGCTACCCTCCAATTATTAATTCAGTGATCATTTCAGCTGTTGCAGGACTTAGCGTCCAACCCAAATGACCATGACCTGTATTATACCATACATTATCTATTGTCCTACACTTTCTAACCACAGGAAGCATGTTTGGAGTCATAGGACGCAAACCAGCCCAAGGATTAGTGTGTTCTGTAGATATATATGGAAAATTCTTACGCACCCATTTTACTAGTGGATCGATTCTGTCCATTCGAATATCATAGTTAATACCAGCAAGTTCTGCCGTACCAGCTACTCGAAGTCTAGAACCCAACCTAGATGTTACAATCTTTGCTTCATCATCAAGAAGACTTACCACAGGGGCGTCTTCAATGCCATGACCAACATCAAGAGTAATACTATACCCCTTCACAGGGTAAATGTCAATAGGGTCATGCAACTTTTTTGAGAATTCTGCACTATTTACACCAGCACAAAGAACAACATGATCATACAAAGAACGTGATTCTTCAGGATCAGCCTTCATACCATACTCAAACTTTACATTGTATTTTGATTTGAGAACTTTTTCCATTTCAACACAGAACTTGTGAATATCGCCATTCATATCAGATGGTGTGAAGGTTCCGCCGATAATGTCCTTAGAATACTGGAGCGAAGGCTCATAGTGCATCACCTGATTTTTGGTCAGTATGAAACGTTTGATACCAATTTTTTCATAGACCTCATCACAGCTACGTTTTGCAGCTTCAAAGTACTCTTCGTTTTTATAAAAATGAAGGATACCTTGCTTAGTTAGATTGAAGTTGATCTTTTCCTTTTCTGCAATCTCAAGATAATGTTTTCTTGATTCAAGTCCCATTTGTGCGGTAGCAATCGTTCTCTCATTCGCATCACCAGTGAGGCTATGATAAAGAAATTTGCTGATCCACTTGTATTTTGAAATCGATGGAGTTGGATTAATCAACAAAGGCGCATCCTTCTTGATCATCCATTTCATTCCCTTGATGACATTGGGAACTGTAGTCCATACATCACTGTTGCTAACTGAAAGCTGACCACCATTTGCATATGAGGTTTTCATAGCTGGGTAGTTCTCTTCGTCAATTACAGTAACATCAACTCCACGCCTAGCTAAACTATATGCAGTTGTTATTCCTGTAATACCAGCACCAATAACAAGAATTTTCATTTTACCCTCATATTAAAATGGCACCAGTGGAAGGAGTCGAACCCTCGCCTGCGGTTTTGGAGACCGCCGTGCTACCGTAACACTTCACTGATATCAAAATCTCTTAAGAACTACACCAACTTCTATAGCTCCAACAGCTTTAGAATTATAGAATGGATCAGGCATCAATCGAACTCTAGCAAAAACATTATCACACTTGATTGATGACTGCAATCCTATCATTGGAGTAACATCATATTTATATCCAGTGACAACTCCATAATAAGCGCCAGCATGTAAATTCAAACAACCAGATATATTTGCTTTGAAAGGACTCCAATCAACACCAAAATAAGTACTGTTTCTACGAATACTATTATGATAGTTTCCAACTTGTGCTCCAAATTCATCCATATCAAGTCTAAGACCAATACCATAATTTTTTTCATTAAAATTATGATTATCTAGATGTTTGGAAAATCCATGTCCAACAACAGAAATCTCTTGTGCTTGAACAGAACTAATAGCAATAGAACTCAATAGAGCAATAATTAACTTTTTCATGATGATTCCTTTGAATGGTTGGCGGGGAGTATAGGATTTGAACCTATGGTAGACTTTCGCCTACGCTTCGTTAGCAATGAAGTGCTTTAGACCACTCAGCCAACTCCCCCTTTCTTTTATACATTTCTGAAATGAAAACACTAAGACACATATCGTCTAGACCATATTGACAATCAACATAATCAGATATTTTTGAATCTGGTGGAATCAATGAAGTAACAGGATCGCCTTCACGCCTACCAGTTTCAATAACTTTGAAATTGATACCAGTCACATTTTTCATCGTATTAATAACATCACGACAACTATATTCATTGCCTGATGCAACACATTCATACTCTGTATTCTTTGGATTGTCAACTGCTTTAACAACTGAATCAACCAAATCTGATACATGAATATAATCTCTGATACATGTACCATCGACGGTATCATAATCAGTACCAAACAAATGCATGTATGGTCTAATCCCAACCGCAGTCTCTGCAGCAATTCTAATTATGTGGGTCGCTTTGCCAATTTGACTAAATGATCCATTATTGCCAGCAACATTGAAAAATCTAAAGATGGTGTAATTTGTGTTTTTTTCTTTTGCATGTTCTTTAATGATACTTTCTGCTAAGAGTTTGGATTGTGCATATGGTGATGATGCAGGATCAAATGCAGCCGCAGTGGATGCAAAAATAAAATTATCTGTTGGAGCATGTTTAAGAATGTTCTTTGTTCCAATAATATTGGTATTTACATAATACCAAGGAACACTAACAGACTCACCTACAGCAAGTAGAGCAGCATAATGGATAACAACATCATAGTTACCCCAATACATATCATGTCTGATATCACTAATCATATTCTTTCTTACAAATGGTGATATATCATTTGATGAAGGTTTAATGTCAAGTGAATCAACTACATATCCACATTCAGCTAATCTCTTAATCGTATGTGAACCAATATAGCCATATCCACCTGTCACTAAAACTTTTTTCATTACATCCTCAATCAAATAGTGGAGCGGAGAATGGGGATCGAACCCACGACCAACAGTTTGGAAGACTGTGACTCTACCACTGAGTTACCTCCGCAAATTATAAATTACTTACCTCGTTCTTCTTCAACAGCACGAGCATTCAGATGTGCCATAATATTTTCTGGTGAAGATACGCCATAAGGATCATCTTCTGCGTTATCAACGTAACCTGGCTCTTCAAACCAAGCTTCAATCAAACCATTGTTAACAACCGCAGCATATCGCCAAGAACGACGTCCAAACCCAAGGTTGTACTTGTTCACAAGCATATCCATCGCCATAGTAAACTGACCATTACCGTCGGGGATAACCTTTACGTTCTTAATTTCCTGCTGCTTCGCCCATGCATTCATAACAAACGCATCGTTGACTGACAAACAATAAATCTCATCGATGCCATGAACTTCCTGAAACTCGTTATACATCTGTTCGAAGCCAGGAAGCTGGAATGTAGAACAAGTAGGAGTGAAAGCACCAGGAAGCGAGAAAAGAATAACACGCTTCCCAGCAAAATAATCAGCAGTCGTCATATCCTGCCAACGATAAGGGTTTGGTCCCCCAATCGAATCATCACGAACACGAGTCTTGAAAATAGTATCAGGAACTCGCTTAACAATCATATCTTTCATAACAAAACTCCATATTATATATTACTTATTGATACGGATAACGCCATCCTTATCAACCTTGTTTGCAAACTTCTTAGCAGCTTCGTCGCTAACACCTTTAAGCTTCAAAGCAGAAACAACACCATGACCTGTTTTACCTTGTGTAAGTCCAGCCTGTGCATGACGATCAAACGTATTATCATCTTCGTCACCACCCATAACAGGATAACGTTTACCAGACTTTACATCTTCAACATGAGTTGGCTTTGGTGTTCCCTTTGCTCTTTTATAAACCATTGCAACTACACCACCTTTATGAAGTGCTGCTGCTGCTTGCTTATCATTTGATTCTGGATGATCAGAACCAGTATGTGAAAGAGCAAGATGATAATTCTTTGGAAGATTTGGATGATCTACTCTATTATGCATCTTTGTATAATCATAGAATTGTGCTTCTGAATGGCGCTTAAATAATTCTGGTGCATGATGTTCCCATGCAAAATCAGAAGTAACATTTAAACGAACTCCAGGCTTATAACCTTCTTTTGTTGCAGACTTAACATGCTTACCAACTTCATCATCAAGGATTCTTGCTGCATGTTCTGGGTGCTTGGCAAGAAAATGTGTCTTAAATACTTTACTTGCAAGAGCAGAATCTGGATATTGTCTATTACCACCAGCTTCAGTTCCAAGACAATTTGCACGACAATCATGAGAAGCTCTTGGACAAACATCAAATCCATGAAGACCACTTGTAGCATGTGGTGCAAGTGCAAATCCCATAGTATGAACACCTTCACCTGTAGATTTTCTTGTTTTACCATTTTCGTTAAGAAGCTTAGGTGCTTTCTTGTATCCACGAGATTTGGCAAAATCTTCAAAAACTTTTCTTGATTCTTTTAATTTTGCTCTACTTTCAGCAGGAGTTTCACTTGCCATACCACCAAAAGTTTTACGAAATCCTTCATGTATTTTCTTATGAAGATTTTCACCAACACCAATACCTTCTTCTCTTGCCTTATCGATAAGAGCTTTTGTCTTTGGCATATTCATAGCTTTATGTGCTACTGCAGGTGGTGCAGATGATGCAGATGATGCAGTTGTAGAAGCTGGTGCTGGAGTAGATGCGCCACTTTTACCAACTAACTTACCGGGTTTATCGCCACGATTAATATCAAAAAGAGTTGCTTCATCAAGATCAACTTCTTCTGAAAGATTTTTCTTTTTCCCATAAGGATCAGAAGGACCACTTACATGAAAAAGAAAATCATGTAAAACCTTTGGTACTCCCGGTAGATCACTCTCTGACATAGATTCTGTAAGAAATGCACTGAATGAAAGCATGTTTGAATTCCTCTAAAAATTGATTTATTCTATATTTATATAACTTTCTTATTCAAGATTTTAGAAGGCTTGAACTTTTTACCTATAGAAGGAGCTTTTGGCTCCTTCTTTTCTTTCGGTTCTTGATTGAACTTTTTATTAAGCTGTTCAACAAACTGATGAAAGGTTACGATCTTTGGCTGGTTCATTTCTTACTCCTATTAAGCTGCAAGCAATTCTTTCATACGATCTGCCGCAATAGAAGCAGCAAACGCATTAGGTTTAACCATTGGAGTGACATTACACATACCACGAATATATCCAATAGCTTCGTTAAGAACACATGATGAACCATGCATTTCATCAGGATTGATATCCAGATGAACTTCTACATAACGATCTTCAAGAACTTCTGCCAACTGTAAATACAGTTCTGCAACTTTATAAACCTCAGTCATCAGACGCATACGAGGACGATCTTTCCTCGTCATATCGTAATCTCGCTCACGATGAACTGAACCAAAAACCTTACATCCATTTTTACCGTTGATGTGAACAACAACTGCTAGAGTGTAATCTGCATACCATATGCCCTTGACATTAAGTTTCTCAGAATCAGCACCAATATAAATCTTAGTGTCTTCTCCTTGTGTAGAAATAAATTCAATAACTTCGTCGATGTTCATATTCTGCATATTACACTCTCCTATGTTAAAGCTGGGACTCACGTAAATATAGAGGCAAGTAAGGAACTCGTACTATATATTTGTCCCGAATGTGTCTGGCATTGCGACTAGTAGTTATGGTAATTACGCACGACTTTATCTCATAACTCTAGTATCCAGATCAAACTCTATTACTTAATAATGAAAGAATCTTTCACTATATCAAGATGGTCGAAGTAATATCCAGCCGCCTTCAAGAAGGTTTCGACTTGACCAACGACAACATCAAGAGGCGCATCAGTACCATCAAACGTAAGAGTATTGAAAGTATTTAATGGATAACCTTCGATGTGCATATTCTCATGCTCTACGCTCAGAGTGTAAGTTACCTTGTAGTTTTTATCAGTCATGATGAACCTCTTTCATTTCTTTGATCACTTCTTTCTTCTTCAACTTATCTCTAAAGTCTTGGACCGTACAACAGCGACAATATAAAAGCTTATATTTCTTACCACGTAGATTAAAGTTACCAGCGTGAAGATTGCTTTTTGCCATGTACTATCCTTAAAATGGTGCCCCCACACAGAATCGAACTGCGAATTGCTCATTACAAGTGAGCTGTTATACCATTTAACTATAGGGGCAAAAACTGTTGTGGGCTAACCGTGGACCCACACGAGTCTATTTAGCGACCAACCTATATTGGCTCCCCCGCTTGGACTCGAACCAAGGACCATTCGATTAACAGTCGAATGCTCTACCAACTGAGCTACAGGGAAAAATACTTAGTTACAAACTCGACGCTCGATGTAATCACCACGATGTGTACGATCCCATGTAATATAACAATGAGGACGACGAGGCGGAACAACTACATAAGTAGGCTGTTCGACATAAACTGGACGAGGAGGAGGAGCAGTAAGTGCTGAACCTACAATCGCACCAGCAACACCAGCTGTAGCCAATTGCTGTTCTCTTGCCGTACAGCCAGCTAATGATACAGCAACTGCACCAATAATCAAGAACTTTTTCATTACTTCTTATCCACTACTTCAAGATCAAGACCAGCTGCACGAAGCCAAGTGTTGAGATTATCCCTCACTTCTTCTACAGGGCGATTTTCCCAATTCATGCTAACAGAAACAATATCGTCATGTGTGTTAGCATCACGAAGAGTGTAGCTCACGTTGTAGTTGTCTTTTGTCTTACTTGCTTTTGCCATTTTAAAACTCCATGTTATAAGGGCGAACCGTGTATTTATAAATACTACATCAAATCAATCTCAATGTCAATAGGGTTATAATGAAAACTTTCAAATTATTTGTCGAAGAAAAAAATAAAGAAATACCTTGTGTGATAATTCATCAGGGCGAACATTCTATTTCTAAAAGCGACATTAAAGAAGCATGGGGTGAGGGTAATGAGTGGGTTCATTCAGAGGCAGATCATAAAAAACATGATAAAGCCTTAGCAAAAATAAGTAATGATGCCAACTCACATATTGGCAAAACTTCAGGGATAGTTCAAAAAGAAATGGAACAAAGACATTCGTTTTCAAGAGTGTCATTAGATGAAATGAATGCTGTTAAAAAATACACAAATCATAGTAGAACTTTAAATGATACTCTTTATAATAGCCATGTAGATAAAAAACCTTTGGATGGCTATTATACTAATAAAATAAAAGATTTAGATTCTGCCGTAACACGTTATAAACTACACACACCTTTAACTGTATTTTCTGGTGTAAAATTTCATCCAGAAAAAGAAGCTTCTAAAACTCCATCAAGACAAGTTCATCTTCCAGCATACACTTCTACATCATTAGATTTACCAGTTGCAAGACAATTTGCTTCAGCCCATACACCTAACCCAGATGATCATGAAAGCGACAGAACTGAACATCATGTATTAGCAATTCATCTTCCAAAAGGACATCATGGATTGTATATTGGAAAGATGTCAAAGCATCGTGGAGAAAAAGAATTCCTTTTACCAAGACATACAAGATTAAGAATTAGTAGTAAACCACCAATTATAGCGACTCATCCAACATTAAAAGGTCACACAGTACATGTATGGGATGCTCATGTCGTAAGGAGAAATAAAGATGAAAACTTTTAAGAAATTTGTAGATGATAAAAATAATGTTCCTGCGGTATTAATTTCTCAGGGTAAGCATTCTATTCCTCGTGATTCAAAAGAAAAAGAAGTACCATCATTGATGAACATGCATGGTGGACATGCTAGAGACCCAAAAGACAATGTTCCATCATTAATGAATATGCATGGTGGTCATGCAAGAAAACCTGATAAGAAACTTAAAAAAGAAGAATGGGATACCAAAAAAGGTGAGTGGACAGGTGATGCAGCTAAACATGGTGCAAATAATTCAACACTTAAACATGCGGACTATGCATCTGAACATCAAGATAAGATGGATAATAATGCAAATCCTCATATAGGTAGCAATACACATGAAGTTCAAAGCGAGTTAGAAACTCGTCATGATATGAGTAAACTAGAACCTAATGAAAGAGCAGCTTTAGGACATTATAGCAGTTCTAGTTTTTATTTAAACCGTGATTTACATGATGCTCGTGCTGAAGGTAGAGGACCAAGCCCAGAACATAAAGAACAAACAGAACATCTTGACTCAGCTTTAAAAAAACAAAAACTTTCTTACCCACTCACTGTTCATCATGGTGCATATGCTGATATTGGTAAGGAAGCTGCTAAAACTTCATCAAGAGAAGTTCATGTTCCTTCATATACATCAACATCAATTAAACCTTCTGTAGCAATGAGATTTTCTAATATTCATCATGATCCACAAACAGGTAAAAGTGTGACTCATGTTCTTAGAATTCATCTTCCAAAAGGTCATCATGGAATTTATCTTGGTACACGTTCACAATTTTCAAATGAACATGAATTTCTTATGCCAAGAAATACTAGACTTAGAGTAGCTCAACACCCAGAAATTCATCCACATCGTCATGATAAAGATACTGAAGTTCATGTATGGGATGCTCATCCTGTTGAACATCATGAAGACGATCATGGTCAAAAGAGTTTTGATTTCAATAAGTAATTAGTGGGGGTCTAGTGCCCCCACCTATCTTCATTACGTTGATAATCATAATGAAGACCCCAGAAATTAGCATAAAGATCATGTAGATCATAATCATTGACACTATTCTTAAAATTATCATACTTTATATTCATGATTGAATCAGCAACAAGCTTTGCAAATTCTTCCTTTGAACAGAAAACACGATAATTATAATCGGTAGAACCACCAACGATAATTTCCTTATCAGGAAAAATGTTTTCAATATCTTTCCTACGCCTTGCACGAACAACTAGACCATTAGGATCAGCACGATCCTGAACCGCAGAACAAAACCCATCATTAAAGCAGAACCACATTTTTCACTCCTTATATGTGTCTAGCAACTTCTTTTTTCTCTCCATGAAATTCTTGTGCAAGTCTTGCCAATTAGAAAGTCCAGAGTTTTTAAAAAGGCTATGAACGTGAGTATCGTCCATCTTCCTTACACTGTCAAGTCCTTTTTTCTCAGCTTCCGGATGTTGTGCAAAAACACTTTTAAACACATGACCAGATGCTTGATTGTTGTCTCTCAATGATTGATGTTCGCCAATATCAGGACCATAATCTTTATGACCACCTCTGGCTCTGAATTCGAATGATCCGCCATGATCAATAGCATGAAGATCACCATTCTTGTGCTTCATAATATTATCGTGTTCCAAACCAACAATATCCCAATTCTTAGTCAATGTAGCAGCATGATACATCTTACCAATATGATGTGCTTGCTCTGGAGTTGTATCATTAAACTCTCTTGGTTTCATTGATTTTAAATCAGGATTGTATTTCGTAACAATAGCATGTCTACCATTGATCATTTCATGCTTTGGTTGAAGAGTATGAATACCCATATGATGATATATTTGACCAGTCAAAGCTTCTGACTTTGCCTGATCTCCATTATTGTAGTATTTTATATAATACTTTTTACCATTTTTGTCAGTATGAATTCCACCTTCATTGGAACCCATCTGTGTTCCTCCTTCTGGTGTATATGTAGTATCTTCTTTGAAATAGATATCATATGTACTTTCAACAAAGAAACTCTCATGCATTGAGACTTGTGAAGGCGCATCACCTTTTCTCTTTGGTGCAGTTTCAGGTGTGTGATATTCAATCTTTCCACGAAGATAAGCACGATGCCCATGCAATGTAACTTCTTCTGCAGAACGAATAGCTCGACCTTTTTCATCAACAAAAAGATGATGACGCTTTGGATTGAAGCCAGCAACAACACCATTGAAGTTGTGTGATGCATCATGATACTCACCATCTACTGATGCCATAGGAAACTTGTTTTGTGTTCCAGTAGCAATAGCTTCACGCCCTTTTTGATGAACATTGAAGTGAGCATTACGAAGAGTCACAACATGACCATATTGTTGTGCTTCACCACCATAGAAACCTCTACCCTGACGATACCCACTCTTGTTAGTGGGTTTATGCATCGTTAAAACAGGAACACCAGTGTTGTTCAAAACATTGATGTTAAGACGAACTCCAGTGAGATCACCGTTTTTCTTCTTGATACCCTTAGCCATAATACGCTTAGAGGTTGTGTCAGTGTTCAAAGCTTTCTGAACTTCATCATCAGAATGAAGTTTTCCTTCTGGTGCAGAACGATTTTTATACAAAGGACTTTCTTCTGCTTGAACAATTTTTCCTTGTCTTTCTTCTAAGAAGAGTTTAAACGATTTCATGGTAGTCAGGCTCCTTAATATTATTGAATATTTAGGTCTTTGTTAATTTGACCTGAAGACATTCAGTTATAGGAACCTGACGTACATACTCACCTTCCGCCTTACGGTTTGACCAAGGCTTCAAAGGATATTCAAGAATTTTACGACTATCAATCACAACAGCCCTTGTGCATTCTTTGTTTAGTTGAACGTATGACACGCCATACTTTTCATGAAGCTTGAAAGGAATTTTCTTGGTGAAGCTTTTCTCACGCCTCCACTGATGATCTTTGCGTTCGATGCAGTTGATCTCACGGAAAGGAAACTTGATATCACCTTGCCAGTTACCATGACGAACCTCAATCTCCCAGCAATGAACAACTTCATCCTTATCATTCAACGTCAGAAGATCGATACCATGAGCATTGGGATTATCGATGGTACGAAACTTGTCAAACTTTTTATTGAGGAATTCCTTCATGGCGTCACGCCCAAGCTGGTCATACTGAATGTGGTCAGCACGATCAAACTTCTTGATTACCCCAACCATCCCACGCCGTTCTGCTTCGCTCATGATCGCCTCCTGTACCTATTTTATACCACACATCAAAGACTATTGCAATAGTCAAATGCAGCCTTAAATGTAACATTTTCTGTAAGATTGTATGCTTGTTTTGCTAAATGACAATGTTCACTTTCATACCATTCAGGGTCCATCAAAAAATGAGTTCCCCTATTTTCTTGAGCATCTCTTTTATTAATTCTTTTACCAAATTGCTCAATTCTTTTTGTCATGTTTTCATTCCAAGGACAAAATTTGTATTTCAATGTGAAAATACTATCTGATGTTATCATACCAGTATTATTATGCAATGCATGTCTTCCTATTGAATAACACCCACTACTCATATTATGATAATATCTACTATACAATATATAATACAAATCATTTGTCAAACCAGAATTGACATCATTTGCTGTATAATTGTTTATCATACCATGATGTTTTTGCTCTATTAATGATTTAGAATGTGTTGGCAAATCTTTTAAATTTTCATCTACCATGCATACTGCATGTGTCTTCAAATAATTTGCATTATTTTTTTGCATATAATCATTAACATCATTCAATGACATGGATGTTAAAAGAAATTCGCCTACAGTGAGAGCTATCTTAAATCCTTCAACTGTAGTTTCATGTTCTTTAACTTCATTATCAATTGCTTGAGCATCAAAATCATTAGTAGTTGTATCGACAATCTTCCAATTAGAAGGACATAGTTCTTTGCATATCTCTAATGATCTATCTGTTGAATTATGATTGATCATGATACCATAATCAAACAACTTTTTGTGATGATTAATCCACCATGGTAAAAGATATTCTTCATTATAGAAGTGTGTGATGACTGTATTCATATGTAACTCATACAATAATTGTGAGCGTTTAAAAACGATATATCAGTTCTAAGATCATAAGCATATTGTGAATAATGTATATGATTTTTATCAATATCTTCTAATGATACTAAATGAGTGTTGCCTCTACCTTGATTTAAATCAGATTGTGGTACTCTTTCACCAATTTGAAGCATTCTTTTTTTAAGATTTTCATTCCAAGGTGAATATTTATATTTTAAAGTAAAAACATTTGTTACTCCAGAATGAATCATATCATGAACCATGTGTCTTCCTGGGGTATATTTTCCAAATGGCTGATTGTGATAAAATCTTCCGTATACCAATTTAAAATTTTCATTCCATCCATAAATTGTTGGGCAATCTTCAATCACGCCATGATATTTTTGAAAAAAAAGAGGATAATCATATGATGGTAATTCATCTGAATACATATCAACCATACGCACACCAATTGTTTTTATACATTGCACGTTAAAATGTTTCATATAATCATTTAAATTATTTAATGATATTGGAGTTAGAAAAAATTCTGTGGTGGTTAAAGCTATTTTAAATCCTTCTACAGAATTTTCATGAAACTTTACTTCCATATCACATTTTTCAGCATCAAAATTTTCATTGATACTATTAACAATCTTCCAATGTGGAGGACACAATTCTTTACAAATTTCTAATGATCTGTCTGTAGAATGATAATTGATCATGATACCATAATCAAATAATCTTCTATGATGTTTGATCCACCAAGGTAAAAGATATTCTTCATTATAGAAGTGTGTGATGACTGTATTCATTTTACAATCTCCTACAATATTCAAACGCTGCATTAAATGAATGATCGTCTCTTAAATCATGAGATAAATTTAAGAAATGTTTATACCATCCATTATGATCTTGCGCCGAATGTAGTGGATAATCTGAAGAAGCGTCTCTTACCTTAGATTCATATTTTAAAATTCTATCAATCGAAATATCATTCCATGGTGAATACTTATATTTCAATACAAAAACATTATTGACATGCATAACATTATCACAATCTACCAGATTATGTCTTCCCGGCGAATACTTTCCAAATCTGTTATTATGATAGTATCTACCAAAATTGTGATTCCATGCATCAGGCAACCATGGTTGATTTGGATCAACATAATTTCTAATTACGCCATGATGCTTTTGTACAAACAATGGTAAACCATGCGATGGTAAATTGTTTGTATCATTATCTACCATACATACACCAGTTGTCTTTAAGTAGTTTATATTATTATCAATGATAAATTTATTGATATCATTTAACGGACATGGTGGTAATAAAAATTCAGTGACAGTAAGAGCTATCTTAAATCCTTCAACTGTGCTTTCATGATATTTAACTTCTAAATCATTTGTTGAAGATAAAAAAACTTCGTTTATCGTATCAACAATTTTCCAATGTGGAGGACATAATTCTCTGCATATCTCTACAGAACGATCAGTAGAATCGTAATTAATCATAATACCATGATCAAATATTTTCTTATGATGATCAATCCACCATGCAAGCATATACTCTTCATTATAGAAGTGTGTGATAACTGTATTCATAACCAACTCCAATATTATATTGGTTATTTATAATGGTCCTCTGTATCGGATTTGAACCGATGATCTTCACGCTTGAAAGGCGGATATGTTTGACCGCTACACTAACAGAGGATATATGGCGGAAGAGGTAGGATTCGAACCCACGATACCCGTTAAGGTATGCTAGTTTTCAAGACTAGAGCCATCAACCACTCGGCCACTCTTCCATATTGGTCTTGGCGGAGAGATTCGAACTCCCGACCCTCTGGACCCAAACCAGATGCGCTACCAGACTGCGCTACGCCAAGTTATTCTTTTGGTTGGGACAGATGGACTCAAACCATCGACCTCACGATTATCAGTCGTACGCTCTAATCAACTGAGCTATGCCCCAATTAAACCTGAATATTTGTGTCTTTCTCTATTACCTTTACCCTTGTTTAAGGCTTTCCATGTCTCAGTAAGAGAATGACAATTCGGACACAAAACTTTTAAATTTTCTTTTTTACAGTTCGAACAATCACCATCGATATGATCGATTTCTAATGGAGAATTTCCTGTTTTTGGATTAATTTTATTCCAGCCACATTCTACACACTGAAAATTTGATTGTTCTAACATATATTTTCTTACAGCTGTTTTAATTCTATATCCAACTTTGTATCCATGATCTGATCCTTTTAACCAATTTTCTACAACATCACGAGATTTTTTATCTCCTTGACATTTATTACTACAATATTTTCCAGTTTTTATTTCTGTTTTACAATTTAAGCAGTGCATCTAAACCTCCGAGTTTACAGCCTTCTGCTTTTATTTATAAAATGGTAGACCCTCCGGGGCTCGAACCCGGGACAATTCGATTAAAAGTCGAGTACTCTACCTACTGAGCTAAGGGTCCAAACTTATTAGGAGTGATGTTATGTTATGGATATGGATAGACCGCCATATCGTTCGCTTTACTCTGCAATCTTATTTCAGGTCATGACTCCTATTTCGATTGCAACTCAGTTTATGCCGTGCCTGCAGGACAGAGAGCTTTAGGGACTGTGCGCTGCCCAGGAACACTGGGATTTTCCATAACACCACACCTAACAAGTTGTTTCTACAAAGAAGTACCGTTCTGTATAGGATTTGCACCTATCTTTCACCCGACTCCGCAGATGTGTCCTAACTTATAGACGAACAAAACGATACTCCTTTGAAGAAACAACCGTTACACCCACGATGGGGTAAGAATCCCTACTCAGAGAGTACGAATCCCCGATGTTTCTCGTTCCAACAATGTCAAACAGCGTATGATGTACAATACCCCACTCCCATATCCGTGTCAACTACTATTTTTAGGATATGGCATTATTTTATATTTCAAACTTTGTAACAACTCTTTCTTTCTTTTCCCCTTAGCATTCAAAAACACATACCTGTGTTTTCTTGGTCTAGGTTTGAGAGAGAACTTGTCGCCATAAAGTTCTTTCAATTCCTGTGATGAGTATTTATCTGCAATTGTCTGACAATGCCTATCAATACCATCAACAACCCAATTCGTTCTCTTAGCAGATAGTCCTGTATAATACCAGTTTGTTGCCTGATACACAATACCTAAATGCCCTTGTTCTATCTCAGCATATGATACAACAATCTCCTTACCACATTGTTTGATTGTATTCCCTATCAAGAAACTTTCACCATTCCTTGGTACTGAATCACAAACCCACAACCTAGTAAGTTCTACTACATTGTTTACATTATCATCACCAGCAATTCCTCTCCTTAGAGGCGCAGATGATGGTGTACCATATACTACAACACCTTTGCATTCATCATCCAGAAACAATCCAAATGCAACACTACAAGGTGCTTTTCTATGAAGATAATGCTTCTCAACAATTATCTTCATAGCAGTGTGATAATCAATCCTCTTGATACAGTAGTTCTCAAGAGCCATGATTATTCAAAACAAATGATCTTGAATCGTGTATTATCGACCCAATATCCTACAACCCACTTACCCAACTCGACACTATAAGTCTTGATGATCTTTTCCATTTCACTCTCCATCAATACAACAAAGTTTCTTTCCTGAGATAATCAGGAGTTGTTTCTCTAACATACTCTTGGATATCTTTCAATACGTCTTCCTCATCCTCTGGGATCAATACAACATCCATATAGTTAGCGTTGTATTTTACAGCCTCATACGTAGATGGCTGGTAGGAAGGTTTTCTTTTACTATCTTTTGGAGTCATCTATTTATATCCTTTCAATCAGACATGGCTAGTATACAGGATAAAAAAAGCTTGTCAAGAAAAAAATCTCACTTTTTAGGGTGAGATTTGTATTTTTTTTATTTAAAAAGACTCTTGATCTTTTGCTTTTTATCTTCATCCAATCCACCAAACTTGGATTTGGAGAAGACTGGTTTCTCATCAGCAATATCTTCTTGTGCTGACTGTTCAACGTCATACAATCTCATCTTGGCTCTGTCAATACCCACTACAAACTTTTTATGGATTGTAGGATCATTGTAGCGATTCTTGAGTTGCTTGATCATGATCTGATTCAACTCTTCAAGTTTTTCAGAACTGATCAATGCAAACATAAAATCTGCTGTTGCAGGCAAACCAAATGATTCGGATGTATCAGTTAACTCAACATCTGAGTTTCCGTATCCGCTTCTAGTTGTCTGAGTTGCAGAGACAATTGGAACATTAAACTCAACAGCAAGTCCTCGTAGCTCTTCTGCAATAGATTTAATGTAGGTGTAGCTATTAACATTAGAACCAGTTTTAATACGAGAAGAACAACAGATATTGAGATAATCAATATAGATGATATCAGGAATGAAGTTTCGCTTGATACGCAACTCATTGATCAAATGCCTAAAGTGTGCTGCACCAGCTGATGCTGTTGGATATTCTTTTATGATAAGTTTTCCAGTCGTTTTTTCCTTAACACGATTGATCTTTTTATCATACACATCTTTTGGAAGAAGAAGCAATTCATCAACAGTGACGTTAAGCAAATTAGCATCAATGCGTTCTGCAATCTTTTCTTCTGCCATTTCCATCGTGATATAAAGAACATTCTTTCCTTGTGCCAGATTGTTTGTAGCACAATGACACATGAACAATGATTTACCAACACCAGTACCAGCAAGAGCAATATTCAAACTCTTATTGATAAGACCGCCTTTGGTAATCTTATTCATATAATCCAAATCAAATGGAATACGTTCTTTCTTCTCATGATAGAAATCAAATCGATCATCAGAGTTATTAAAATAATCATGACCAATAGACACATCAAAAGATACTCCCAAAGCTTCTGTCAGAAGATTGGGAATTGAACCTTTTGATTGTGAACTTGTTTTATCATCAAGGATTTTGATTGATGCCATGATAGCATTATAAATGGCTTTGTCCTGACAAAACTTTTCAGTTGAGTCAAGCAGCCATTCAATCTTAGTATCTTCTTTATTAAGGTCATCAATCAAGGTCTTTGAGTCCTTGAAGATGTTTTCAGAAATACCGTCCTTGTTATCTAATTCAAGATACAAAACTTCTTTTGTAGGAAGCGCATTGTACTTCTCTACATAATCCTTGATTAGATTATAAACAGTCTTATCCGAAAGATTATGAAAATACTCATCCTTAATAAAAGGAAGAACCTTACGTGAGTAAGGTTCGTTGTAGATCAGATGAGATAGAATTGTTTTTTCGATCATTTACTTCTTTCGATTGTGTTTGATCAGACCCCCAATAAAGGTTTCTAAAAATCCGTACATGAATACGCATATAGCAATAATAATAATGAGACCAGCAATAACTGTGAATGGCAACCATATAGGTGAGAGAACCCATAGCCAATCCCAATCAATATGTCCAGTAAGCTTAAGCCCAATGAACAGGATTGTCAATAGTCCACTAAATCCAATACCGTTATGAGTTACCTCAACGGTTTCTCTATCCTTAAGACTCATCTTCACCGTCCTCTTCATCACGAATCAAAGAACCAGACACAGTTGTATACTTATTCTTCAACCAATCTGCAAAGTCAGTTTCATCAAACAACTTCTTCCAGAAAGCACCATTGCTTTCAATATCAGCCATTCGCATCTTGTCGCCAATGAATTCACCAGTCGCACTATCAAAACGCTGGAACCATCCAACAGAAGGCTTGACAACATACTTACCTTCTTCTGCAAGTTCAACAAGGCCAGACCACTTATTAATACCACCTTCATAGGTGACGTTAATAGGAATCTTGCTCTTTTCCTTTACATAACGAGACTTCTCGATATTGATGATGAAGCTATAGCCATCAATTTCCTTTGTCTTTGCATCCTTGTCTTGCTGACGACCAAGAATCCAGATTGTATCAGCGGAATAATAGATACCAGTACCACCACTGACAACATCCTTGCTATACATTTCAAGAGTCTTGTAGGTATGGTTGACAACAATCAAAGGAATATTCTTGAGCGTCAAGTGAGGTGTGACAATACGGAACAATGACTTCAATGCCTTTGAACGAGACATATCAGTGACAGACTTGCTATCCATTGCATCTTCGACTTCTTTCTTGGAAGCAAGATTGCCAACAGAGTCAACAACAATAATAACATGATCATTACGGTCAATATTTTGCAATTGATTTGCAATATCGAATTTCAATTCTTCAATGTCGGTGATTGGAACGTGAACAACACGATTCATATCAATATCAAAAGATTTAAAATAACCTTCTGGCGTACCAAACTCAGAGTCATAAAAAAGCATAACAGCATCTGGATACTTCTTTAGATATGCAGCTGCCATAAGCAAAGAGAATGCAGACTTGAAGTGCTTTGAAGGACCAGCAAGAACAGTAAGACCGGGAGTCAAACCACCATCAATGTTACCAGACAATGCGACATTAATCATGGGAATGCTTGTTGGGATCATATCCTTCTTACCATAAATCTTGCTCTCAGAGAGAACAGAGATTTGCTTGATCTTTGAATTCTTAATAAGACGATCTACTAGTGACATAATATTTTCCTTAACTTTCGAGGATTGAATTGAGTTTTGCAATAAATTCGTTGATTCTTTCTTCACGATTAGGCCAATTGATTGTTGGCTTATCTGGATTCTTCTTTAGGTTATTTAACAGTGGCATAATCATGCTGTGCATTTCACTACACTTGCTCTTCCACTTCATAACATCTGCTGACTTTGCAGTCAAGTCACCTTGCATCTTTTTTGATGACTCTTCATGATTATCTGAAAATGTAAATCCAAAATCATCTGTCATTTATTTTACTCCCAAAATTCGTCTAGTGTGTTTCTCTTTTCGACTTGCCAACCAATCACATCAAGAATGGTTTTGATCGGTTCGACAAATGCCTTACTGTATTGTAGTTCATAATCAATGTACTTGTCAAGATTCAATTGACGAGGAATATTATGATGACATGCTATCACGTTTTCTTTGATAGGATTTGGCATCTTCATATAACAGAACTTGATCTTATCTCCATCTTGGATAAGAGGATAACGCTTATCCAATCCTTCTTTCTTCAAAAGATTATTATACACAAGTGATGCACGGACATGCATTGGCGTACCTGACTTGTATATATCATACTTATCAGACCACTTAGAAAGATTCTTGCAACCACGGGGGAATGCAACTTCTTCAAACGAAAGCTTCTTGAACTCTTGACGGAAATCAGCGATGAACTTTATCATATCATCTTCCTTTTTTGTCATGAGAACTTCCATAGCTTTCTTGATATTATCTCGACAAGCTTGTGGAGTAGATGAACGAACAGCTTCGATGCCCATCATCTTCAACTTAGGTTCATGATATTGAACACCTTCGTTGTTCCATACATGTAAGATGTAACGCTTTTTCGCAGTCCAAATACCTTTGCTTGCAATAGACTCACGCTTCATCTGCATCTTCTGTGCATATGCATTCATGTATTCTGCTAGTTCATTGTAGCACTTATCAATGAATGCTTGAACCTTAGTCTCACAGAATGCATCGATAGCACCAACAATGAATGGAGCATCATCAGTGTTGAGAAGTTTTACCATTTCTGCCATCTTCACATAAATTGAATCAGTATCAGATGCAATCACATAATCAACATCCTTTGTCTTGCATACCTTGTTCATAAATTCATTCATCTTCTTTTCAATCCACTTGATTGAAAGCTGACCAGATAGAGTAATAGAAGTAGCAAGATTATCATCATACCAACGGAAGTACTCATTAGACAACGCACCATATGCAGAGTTAAGCTGAATCTTCTTAGCCAACTGCATATTATGATTGCGAGCAATCATCTTCACGTTCTCTTCTGATGGTGAAGCTTCTTGTGCTTTCTTAGCTTCGATCATGCGCTGCTTGAACACCACACGATCATTGTACATGTTCTCCATCAGAGTAGGAAGGAAGCCCTGCTTTCTTATATCATACAATTCTTTATTTGGCGTAATCGTTAGATTATAATTCTGCAATATGCTGGTATCAATTTTTTTACATAATGCATTTTCAACACTCATATATTTTTTAATATAAAGTATCGAATTCAAATCCTCTATTTCGCAAATTATTTCTTCATCAGACATAGTGTCTATTGATCTGAACATTTGTTACTCTTCTTTCTATTTTCTGAAATAGTTAAATATTGAAGATTGTCTGGATGATGTTTTCCACCTTTTGAAATGGGTATTATATGATCAACTTCATAACCTTTTGGACATTCAATGTACATCTTCATTGTACGTTCTTTTTCTTCTTTAGTCAAATCAACTAAAGCGTCCCGCATGTATGCTCTTCTATTAGCAGCAACATTATTTAACATTTTTCTCTTATGATTTGCACCAAGATATCTATAATCAGAAGAACATTTATGGGAACAAAATTTTATCTCCCATCTTCCCTCATAACGAGAAGGAACAACTTTAAAAATATTTTTGCAATGTTGGCATATCTTTTCTAACTTACGTTCTTTATTTTCATTTTCAAGATTTTTAGGTTTTTTTATATCAAATTCTTGACATTTTTTCTTTATTAGAACTGAAGAACATCCATAAAATGATGCTATCCAGTCTCTTGTTTTATTTTGAATTATAAAAAGTTTATATAAATCTTCTTTTTTTATTAAAAATTTATGCTTCATTTTATCCTCACTATGTTAAACTACTTATGTCTATTTAGTGAATTTTGAAGTTGATAAATTCTTTTATGTATATGAGTTTCTGATACCATATTTTCTGGTGAAATTGCATACTGCATGATCAGATGTGGATATAGTGAATTCAAATCGAATGACACCACCCAATCATGCATACCAAGCAAGGGGTCTTTCACATATGCACCAACGATCTGTTCGTCCTTGTGGGTACGTTTGTTCTGAGGAATGACGATGCGTTGATTGATAAGGTAGTTGTGAATGATAACATCCCACAAGCGCACAGAAGTAAACGCATCTGCAAAGTTCACCTTCGCATCATACGCAATAGCATAAACCTGTTCAATAAATTTCAGCTTGTCATCAAGACGATCAACAAGATCAACGTCCTTGATATTGTACTCAATGAAAAGCTGATAGTTCTTCTTATACAAATCAAACAGCGATTCATACTCAGAGTAATCAAGCTTGCGTTCACCAAGTTCAATGTGGGCGATGTGATCTAGACGATATGATTCTTGATTGGTGAATGAGAACTTCCTATAAAGTTGCAGATAATCAAGAATTGTAATTCCAATAGGAAGATACGACTTCTGAACAGAACCAAACTTTTCTACTGTACGTTCTTCAATGATGCCCCAAGGAGAAATCTTCTTAGCCATTTCATTGCCAAGCAAACTACGCACACGATTGATGATGTAAGGAATATCGAAGTACTCGACGTTCCAACCAGTCACAACATCAGGCTGAAACCATTTGGAACGCCAGATATCAAGAAACTTGATGAGCAAAGATTCTTCATCCTTACACCTAAAGTACTTCACATTCTCATTATCAGTTTTGAATTCACCACAACCAAGAACGATATAGAACCCATCCTTCTTCATTGTGATAGCAGTGATCTCTTTATCAGCTGTCTCGATATTAGGAAACCCTTGATCAGCTGCAACCTCGATATCGATGTTTACGATAGAGATTTGCTTTGGGTCATAATCGATTTCGCCGGGATAATAATCGTTGATGAATGGGTAGACGAATTGTGTCATGCCATAAATCTCAAAGTTGGAAACATCCTCATACTTCTTTGCGAAGTCACGAGCATCTTTTGGCGAGTCAAAGTCCATACGCTTTACAGCATCACCTTTGAGTGTCCTGAATTCAATCTCATCCACATTGTTTGGATTGTTATTGTGGACAAACAGATACGGCTTGCAAGGTATCTTTTCAAACACACGATTCCCACCATCGTAACCACGAAGCAGGATGTTGTCGAAGTGAAGATGTGCATGGGTGTAAAATTTGCTCATACGAATACCTTATACCAAAGTGAGCCAAGATGCAAGCTAAAAATTAGGGGGCAATGAAGCCCCCTAACAAGATTATTTTCTACAATTTTCCATTGCTAAGTTCAAGATATCTCCACGAGTAATGCCAATATCAGCAAGTTCTCTATCAGTCAAATTAGATAGCTCATTGATGATACTGTAATATCTTGTACTGACCGAAATTTCTTTCAGCCAATAATCTATCCATGTTTTTATCATTTATTTTTTATTCTGTGATAAGTTGTTTCTTTGACTTCTTTGCAGTAACTTCTGTTTCTGCATCGTCGGTGATATCAATCTTCTTAGGCTTCTTGCTTTCTGGAATAATATGCTCAAGCCAAATCTTGAGGATACCATTCACCATCGAAGCATTGTTCACAACAACATTATCAGCAAGCGAGAAGGTACGAGTGAACGCACGATCCGCAATTCCCTTATGAAGATATTGTACATCAATACCATCAGATGTGAGAGTATCGATTGTGGTATTTCCCTTGACGACAAGCTTGTTCTCTTCAAGAGTCAATTCGATATCCTGCTTACCAAATCCAGCAACAGCAAGTTCGACAACGTAAACATTTTCGTCTGTCTTCTTGAGATTGAATGGAGGATATCCATTCCCAGCTGTCTTCTGAATGTGTTCGTAAGTTTCGGTCATCTTTTGAGCCAGCTTATCTGCTCCAACAAAAAACTTATCGAACTTGGCAAGGTCAGCGAATGTGTGATCGAATTTATATGGTGTATTCATCTCATTTCTCCTATGTTAGCGAGATTCATAAATATGCCGTCCAATTATGCTACGGCATAAATATATTTAGGTTGGATTGAAGCAAAAATCAAGAGTAGAGGATAAAAAAATATGGCTGATGAACCAAATAAACCACATACTGAAGATTTTGCTACTGCGAAGTGGAGACCCTTTATGGGTTGGACATATATGGCTATATGTTTCTTTGATTTTGTTATTGGTCCTGTTATGAATGTGGCATTTTCTATTATAACAAAAACACCACTGATACCTTGGAAGTCACTCACACTAGACAATGGTGGATTGTTCCATCTTGCTATGGGTGCAGTTCTAGGTGTTGCTGCTTATGGAAGAACACAAGAGAAGGTCGCTAAGATTGATAATGGTATTCCGTTGCCGGGATCGCCTACACCATCTGCACCGTCTCCTGCACCAGCACCAATGCCTGATCCTACACCAGTCCCTGCGCCTGTAGTATCAGCACCAGCACCAACTGCAATAGTAAATGCTGATCCTGCACCAGCACCAACACCAGTTGTGTCAACACGCAAAAGATTTAGTTAAAAAATATTGGGGCGGTTATGCCGCCCCTTTTATCTTGAAGTGCGTAAACACGTTGTCCTTATCAAAGGATTGAACATCACGTATCCAAGCTAGAGCATCTTTTTCTGTTGCAAAATGCAATCTATCTTTAATGGTTAGACCGTTTAGAGCGCCTCTATTGAGGAGTTTTTCGAATTCAACAACATATCTACAAGTCTTTTCTTTTAGGTCAGTCATTTTCAGTCTCCATTTTTGCACCAGTCTATTTATCAAAAAAGATGGTAGGCGTGGAGGGAATCGAACCCCCAACCAGACTATTATGAGTAGTCGGCTCTGACCGTTGAGCTACACGCCTATTGGTATTTAGAAGGGAACAATAAAGTCCTCTCCAACTGAAATTAATCTTTCCAGATTCTTGATCTCAGTTTTCAATTTCTCTACGTTTTCGCCGTTCCATTCTGCTTCACTCAATTGCTTTCGTTTAGCTTTGAGTACATCATATGTACGGGGGAAAGGATCGTTCATTACATCATACCAATCTTTTGCATGTAAAGTTCAAGAAGTGTCTCTTCCTCTTGACGCTCTTCCCTTGACTTACGACGAAGAGAAACGATCTTGCGGACAATCTTGGTATCATATCCTGCAGACTTCACTTCAACATAAATCTCCTTGATATCCTCAGAGATTGCTCGCTTGTCTTCATCCAGTCGCTCAATACGATCAATGTATCCCAGCAACTGATCCTTATTCACATTATCACTCATTGTCAATATCCTTTTAGAGAAAGTGGAGGGGGAGATTTCTCTCCCCCGTTTTTATTAGGCAGCGTCAGCGAATTCCACTGCCTTTTCCAGAGCCAGAACCTTGCGGTTGCGGTTGGGACCATACCATGCAGACTGCAAACGAGTCTCAGGGTTATGACCAAGAACGTGATCGGTGGTGAAGGTCACAGCATTGAAAGCCTGCCACCACGAACCCTTACCAAACTCTGCTCCCGGCTGAGTGTCGAGAACTTCCATAACCTGAGTCGCAGGACGAGAAAGAACCTTCTTGTTCTCCTTTGACATAGCAGGAAAGATAGCCTGCAGATATTCAGTGAGGTTTTCCTCATTGTACTGGCGAGACGAAAGAAACTCAGCAGTTTCCTTGTAGGTGTCCATCTTGGTGTGAGCGATACCCAAAGTGCGACGAACCATATCAGCATCAAAAGCACGGCGATGGTTCAACTTCACCATAAGGTCACTAGAAGTACCAAGAGCCAAGGTGAGCGTGTTGTTGCAGACCACACGAATGGGAGTAAACCGAATGTCAATCGACTTACCATATTCATGAGGATTGCTGAACAGAAGATACGAATCCACACGATCACCACCAAGGATTTCGAAGCTATCCTTGACCTTGGCGAGAGCCCAAACATTCTTACCCTCACGAAGCGAACCAGCAGTGTGCATTTCCATGTCACCAGCCATCACGAAGTCATGAAAGAATTCGAAAGCTTCGTGATTCTGGACAGGCTTCCAGTCAGCGGAAACCATCGTCAGAATCTTGTCGTCAGACGAACGAACCAGGGCCTGAGTGTCAGTGACAATCTTTTTACCCTTGCGAGTGATGAAGGTCGGAACCTTCTCAACCGTCCAATCCAAACCAGCCTCTACGAGCATCTGGTCAGGAGTGAGATCATGATGAACGCTCTTGCCAAGACCATGCCAAGGGGTTTCACCAGCGTAAGCCATCGTTTCCATATTGTGCGCCATAACCAAGTTCCTTTCAGTTCATGAGTCCCTTGACTCAATATAAAGATACTACCCTATCACCATTTCCGTGTCAACTGCTTTTTTGAAAAAAATTCAACTTCCATCATCTTCGTCGAGATTTTCTTCGTCCTCGTCTTCCTTATTCCATTCCTTCCAATTTTCGTAGTCATCCTCAAGGTTGAAATCTTCAATCAGGCTCTCAGGAATGTCATCACGCCAATCTTCATCCTCAAAGTCAACATTGTAACATTCATCGCCATCTTCGCTGGTGTAGATACCAACAAAAGACATACCTTCCTCACGATACTTAAGCTCAACAATAAAACCAAGGTCTGTGAGTGCTTCCATAGCTGTCACAGGTGGAGACCATGCAGATTGGAACCATCCTGTGGCGGATTTGGTCTCAGGATCATAATCAAACTCTCCTTCCGCAATTTCCCACTTTGTTCCCCAATTTTCGACACGCCATGAGTACCAGCTTGCATGACCAAACTTTTCGAGATTTTCAGCCTCCAAAGCCTTAGCACGATCATTGTAACCTTCGCCAATCCCAACTTCAACAAGAAGTTCAGGAGGACAAGGAACAAATTCGTTCAGGAAATTTCCTTCCTTAAACGCTTTATCAAGACGCTCCATCATAGCGGGGTCTTCATGTGAGATATGAATTGAATTGTCGCACCAGTTAGGCATAGGTTCTCTCCTTAGTTTGTATAACGGAAATAGCAGTCAACGATATCTTTCAGTTGTTGATCTGCTTCATAGTAATAGTCCTCATCCATGATGGCAAGAAGAATCTCTTCATAATCATCTGTTGAAAGATGATTCTTCAAAACCTTTAGATATTTCTGACCTGTATCAGTATTCCTCACCTCTTCCTCAAGAGGATCATACATAGGCTGTTCAGCCATCTTTGGGAATTGCACAACATTGCTCATTCTTCAAACTCCAGATTAAAGTGTTTAGCAATCATTTCTGATGGGAGGAATGTATCATATTCCTCAGTAAGTGCCAAGTCAGAAACTTCCACACATTCCTGAATGATCAATTCAGCAAAATCTCGAAGGATATCGTTGATTGAACCAAACATATCGCCAACATAGGCTTTGTCTCCTTCAATCATGAATCCAGCTTCGTTTGCAATTTCCAACAGTCGATCCATTTTCATCACGCAGCCACCTTATCACGAAAGTTAACACGGAACTTCATCATCTTCAAGTTATCCTCAGTGCCGCAAATCTCAACACGCTTGTAGGCATACATGTCCATATACTGAATCATGATCCAAGGAACGATGGTTCCAGCAGCGTTGAGACCCAGACGCATATCGACAACCTCACCACGCATCAGACCAGCTGAACTGGTATAGCGAACACGATCACCAAGCTTCACGCCACCAACCTTGTCCACATTGTAGGAATTCGTATCCATGACCATCTCCATCAGTTGATGATTGATATTAGCATACCCACAAACGGTGTCAACTGTTTTTTTATTCAGGCGCATCCGTAGGAGGTGATGTGCGTATGTCTGTTAGACCATTTTCAGCACATTCGTCTGGATATTTTGCCCACATTTCGCCAAAAAGCACCATGCGGACTGCATCTGCACCATGAATGTCAATCACATCAGAATACAACACAACCGCATTGTAATACTGATCGAATGACCAAAAATCTCTTACGTTAACATTTTGTTCTACAATTTCTTCGTCCATTAGTCAACCCCTATCTTGGAAGAGAAACGAAATTATCTTCGCATTCTCTAGGGTATTTAGCCCACATTTCCGTCAGCATGGTCTGGACAGCATAATCCACTCCCGGCACATCTGAGATTTCAGCAAGGAAGATGATCTCTTCCATATATTCAGAGAACTTCCAATCACTGCGCTTCATGACAATTTATCCTGTTCAATAGTAATAATTTGAAACCAAATGAACTGAGCCTCACGCTCAAATTGCTGAGTTGTAGCTTCAGAAAAGTCCAAAACCATGTTCTGGAATACCTTACGAGCAGCAGCTTCATCGCAGTTGAAAAGGTTCATGATTTGCTTGATGTAGATCATTGTTCTCTCCTATATTAGCGAGGGGCGAAAGGATTGTGGTCCTTGAAGTCGATGGTATACAAGTCCATGCTCTCACGATAGTACTGATCTTCCAGCTTGTCAAGAATTTTCATAGCTTCATGGTAGTCATTCAACTGAATTTTCTGATCAACACTGTAACGCTTGGTCTTACGATTCATGACCTTGCAGATGATGGTGTAGCGAGACATTTGCTTTCTCCGTTGTTGATGATCATTTATATGATAAAAACAGGGTGGTGTCAAGCGGCTTTTTTAGCCGCTTCTTCAGAAAGTTGCTTCCAGTACTTGACGATACGAGGAGTACCACGAACGTCAGTCCTAAGCCACTGATTTACCTGCCATTCCAGCAGCGTACCATGTTTGATGAAATACTTGGCAGTGATCGAACCTTGACGAGCATCAGCCTGCGTAAAACCACGATTATTCTGATGCGTAGCAGCATTCACAACCTTTTCGTCCTCAGTCTGGCGACGAAACAGAGCAACACAGGCTCGACCAACAATGCGAGTCAGCTTTTCCTGATCAGCGGTTTCGATCATGTTGAGAAGAGAGTTCTTGGTAAGCATTGGTATCTCCATCAGTTGATGATCTTTTATAGACCATGATGGAATTTGTGTCAAACAAAAAAATAGCCCCGAAGGGCTATTTTGCAATTATTTTTTTATTAATATTTGTTACCAATTGTGTATTTTGTAACAAGATTCCACTTGTCTTTTTCCTTGAAAGGAATGATCTTGATCTGGTTCAATGGTGATTGCAATTCATCCACCTTGTCTGGATCAACAATATCGAGCAATTCCCATTCTTCTAAAAGAGTGACAATCCTGTTGCGTCTGGCAACATCACTCTCTGCTAGTGTGGAATCTTTTCCATCAAGCAAAAATAATTCCTTGAAGTGAACTATGTAGTATTTCCCCTGCTTATGAAGAATGTGGCAGGATTGATATAGAGTATTTTCTTTTTTTGAGGCTAGACCAATACGAGAAAGGGTTTCTTTAATTTTCAAGAAATCTTCTGGATTCTTTAATCTAACTTCCACCAATTGATTGAGATTGAACATTATTACCACCTTTTATTAATTTTCTTATTATCAGGTCCAATTGCTCATTAGTCAGTACATTACCAATTTCACGAGCCTTTGCATAGTTTACGTTATAATATTCCATGATGGCTTCAATCTTAGGTTCATCCTCTTTTTTATGCCACTTAGAATACCTTTTGCCTTTTCGTATACTATTTAGGTAATAATCATTTTGAAGTTTGTTATCAACATTGGGATACATGTTAATCTCATTGGCATACATAACAGTATCTTTATAATAAGAAAAAGCCTTATTAATAACATAAGGCTTGTAGAAAGTTTCAGCAAGATCAGGATTTTCAGAATCCCTAATCAGGTCTTGTTTGCTATCATTAATTGCTTTGACAAAATCAAACGGATTCATCATTCAAACTCAATGTCGATCATGATGCGTGTGAATGCAGCAACAAGATTGATTTCAGGATCAGCCACAAACGCAGCTTTATATTGATATTCAGCCAAGATCAAAACCAACTCTGGGATAGAGTTAGATTTAACAACATCATTAGACATATCATAAAGCTTACGGAATGTGGTGGTAGTATCAGTATCAGAATTCTCTGCTACCCATTTACGCATTTCACCAAAGTTTTTATTCTTTAAATGATTAACCAAAACTTTGATATTATCGTTTGAGGGGTTAACAAAAATACCAGTATCAATAGAACCATTAACGGAGTATCTTTGGAGTTCGTTGATAACTCTTCGCCAATCAGGTACGTGCTTAGAAATAAGTTCAGCGACAACAGACTTATCAAAAGTAATTCGCTCAGTATTGAGAACATGTATAATCCTTTTCATAAATTGAGAAGCAAGCTTTGGAAGATCATCCTTCGTAATCTTAAACTCTATGACTGAACAGCGAGAATGTAGCGGTTCAATGATTCTGTTCTTAAAATTGCAAGTGAGGATGAAACCACAATTCTTTGAGAATTCTTCCATAAAATTTCGCAAAGCTGGTTGTGTGCTGTTTGCGTTGAGGTAATCAGCTTCGTCCAAGATGACATACTTTCTGCTTCCAGTAAAAGACACTGTGGATGCAAAACTGAGGATTTCGTTGCGAAGGGTATCAATATTTCCATTCATACTTCCATTAATTACAATATAATCAGCATCAATCTGATCAAGCATAGCACGAGCAACTGTTGTCTTACCAACACCAGCTGAACCAGACAAGATCAAATTAGGGATATCATTTTGAGAAACGAAAGCCCTGAAGGTCTCTTTAAGACCATCAGGTAAAATGCATTCGTCAATAGTCTTGGGTCGATACTTTTCTACCCAGAGAAATTCATCAAGCATTTGATTTTCCTATCAAGAGTTGTACTTGGATTCTGCCTCAGTCATTACGAAATATTGAATATTATCGCCAGTGAATGATGAAATACCTTTTGAGTTAATCTTAATATCATAACTCAAAGGAAGCAACTTAACAAGATACTCAACACGGAAAACCATATTAAAAATCTTTTCAGTTGGTCCAACTTCAATGCTAAATGTATCAGATGTTGGATTCCTAGAATTGATAGCACAAACCTTAATAGTTTTACCATCACCAACAACTGCAATATTAGGAACTTGAAGAACTGCAGCTGCTTTCAATACCTTATGAAAATCATAATGATTGATAGAAAACTCAACATCAGCTGGGTCAACAACAATCTTCTTATCTTCTGGAGGCGCAATGATTGATGAAACATCAGCATATGTATAATTAACAACCTGATTGCCAGAAGCAATCGTTAGTTGATGATCACCAAAATCAATATCATGATCTTGGAAAAGAGAAAGAACGCCAAGAAACTTTGGCAATTCATAGATTGCAAACTGTTGAGGAAAACTCTCCTCAACAACTGCAGTGGCGTAAATAGACCTTTGAGTACCAACAGTCTTAAGAACATTTCCCGGTCGCACCAAAATAGAACCATTGATGCTAGAAAAGTTTTTCAAGATATTGATAGTATTTTCACTGATTTTCATAATATAGTATTCCTTTTCACGAGTTAGATAGGCTTGAACTTCTTCAACATTTCAGGACTTGCGATTGTATCTATTGGTATAGCCTTTGGAACTGTCGGAACTGGTGCTGCAACTTTTGGAACAGCAGCGCCGGGTTTAAACTTATTCAAAAGGTCTGCATCAGCAGTAGCAGAAGCGCCAATAGATGCAAGTGCGGGAAGCTTACCAGAAAATACATATGTACCAGCATGTTGCAAGTGCATCCATGGGCACAACCAAACCTTCATTCCCATCTGACGAACATTCTGACAGAACATATAATCTTCTGAAAGATAACGACGAGTCTTAGGGTCAATGATACAATCAAAGTAAGCATGGATTTCACGAGAACCATCAAACTCTGCAGTGCGAACATGGTCTGGCTTATAAGAGTACTGAGGATAATGCTGCCTGTACTTGTCGAATGTAGGACGACGAATCATCATAAATCCAGTACCAGTCTCTAACACTTCTGCAGGTTCGTCAAGTCGAATTGTCTTGCTCGTCACACCATCTTCCATTGCTGGATTGAAAACAAAGTCACCAACAAAATCTTCAAGAGCATTAGGATTCTTATCTGCAGCACCAGCATTAACTGCCTGCAAAATCTTTTCCCATGTAATACACTTCTTAGGATAAGGTCCAGCAATAACATCATAAGGCGAATCCTCATCCTGTAATGCCATCAATGCAATAACATCTTTTGGATCAAATCCAATATCAGAGTCGATGAACAAAAGATGATGAGCATCTGAACGCAAGAATTCATCAACACAATAGTTTCTTGCACGAGTGATTAATGACTCATTAAAAAGAAAATAAGAACGGATTTCAATTCCATACCTTACACACATAGCAGTCAAATCACACATAGACCTAGTGTAAATACCACCAGCAACACCACCATACATTGGTGTTGCTACAAATAGCTTTCTATTTCTTAGCTTTTCAATATCAATTTTAATTTCCATTATTATTTTCCTCTATAATGATCAACATAAAGACACATCATAACATAATGTAATGCCTTCATCAAGTCTGCTTTGTTGTTTCCGTTCTTTTTTCCATATCGCCAGAGATACTTGAGTGCTGTATTCCTGAAAGTGTCTGTGGAGTTACCAAGTGCAATCCACGCATCAAAGCATTCGATTGACTCTTCATCTGTCTTGTAATGCTGAGAATAGGTTGCGTCGATGTAATCTTTGAAATCCGCAATGATATCTCCTTCTGCATACTTATAATAAAAATTATTCCCATGTCTTTCTGGGATATACTTATTTTCAAAAGTGAACGTCACTTCTGGTTCAGGCATATTCTCATACGCTTCTTCTACTTGCTTATATGCAATATCTTTCTTCACCATAATATAAATCCTTTCACAAAGTAATACAGTCTCTTAGAATTCTTTCAACATCAGGTGGTTCCCAACCTTCTGGCTTTTGAACCTTACCATCTGCACGGCGAATAACCTTACCATCAACAAGCTTCGCCATGTTAGAAGCATGTACTTCTTCAAAAACATCATCAAGAGGAATGCCATAAGAAACAGCAGTTCCACAAATAATATAAATCATATCAGCAAGAGCATCAGCAACTTCTACAAGATCATTATTAAGTTCTGCTACAACATATTCTGTATACTCTTCTGCAAGAAGCTTCTTACGAAGTTCACGTTCTTCTTTAGAAGGAAATTCTGGCTTCTCACCAACACGTTGCTCAAAAGCTCGTTGAAAAGCTCGCACATCTGTAAACATACTCATTACTTGACTCCTTTTGACATATCTTCGAATTTAGCACCTTCTGTGAGAAGGCGATTAACTTCATCAGATATCATCTTTTCAACTTGTGGGGTGATTTCCGATTCTTTCAGCTTATACGCTGTTGTCTTGTCATTGTCAATCTTATATATATCCGCTAAGATATAAAGTCTACCACTTTCCTCATCTTCTTTAATAAATTCATCATCTGGGAAAGTTACGAAATAATCACCAAGTCTAAATCCCGGTCTCTTATCTTTGCTTATTTCTTTTACCATTTAATTTCTCCATTTTCTTGAACGCTTGTTCTCTATGAATACGATTTGCTCTTTTATGAAATAAAATACCATTCAAATGATCCAACTCGTGTTGAAAAACTCTGGCAGTCAAACCATCAAATACTTTAGTTACAATAGTACCAGATGGTGTCTGAAAACGAACACGAATTTGTTTTGGTCTCTTTATCTTAATAAGAAGGTTTGGATAAGAAAGACAACCTTCTTCTAAAACAATTTGTTCTTCTTCCATATGAACAATACGAGGATTGAAACAGACAAAATTTTCTGGATGACCACGCATCACAAATACACGATGTAACTTACCAATCTGATTGGCAGCAAGACCAATACCATTATTTTCATTCATAATCGTCATGAGTTCTAATGCAATATCATTAGGATTATCAGGCGAATTTGTGAAATCAAACTCAGGAATAATAGTAGTTAAAAATGGATCATTACCTTTAATAATTTCTGTCATTATGCAATCCTCGAAAAATTCTGACTCTTTTCAAACTTAATCACCTGATTAAATTTATCAAACAACTGATCAGTCTTATGGCTTATGATAAACGTATTTGTATCATTTGTCAAGTTCGTCAATATCTTCATGAATTCATTTGTTCCATTAACATCAAGTGAACTATCCATCACTTCATCCATTATAAGAATATTAGTGCTGGCACTATTACGCATCTTGGCAACCGCTCTCCATGTAAAGAGAATAGCCAAGTTAATACGCATTTTTTCACCTTCAGAGAATGAAGCATAAGAAAATTCATCACGAAAGCGAGACTTAATTTTCTCATTGAATGTCTCGTCCAATTCAAACTGAACAAAGAAATCCATAGCAGAAAGATACTTATTGATTAGTTTATTGATGACAGGAACATACTGCTTGATGATACGTGCTTTAATACCACTATCTTTCAAGATAAGAGAAGCAACTTGTAAGGAATCCTTAAACCTTGCCAGTTCACTTTTTTCTTCAATATAACTTTGAAGATCAATCTCAAGCTGCTTCATCTTATCATCAGACACATGTTCATCTGTCTTCTTATTAAGTTCTTCTATCTGCTTATTGAGTTTGACAATATATGCTTTATGTCCATTAGCAGTATTGATATGTGCTGCTTGTTTAATCTTTAAATCAGTGATCTTCTTTTTTGTTTCATCAATAGTGATGATGTGATCGTATACTTTTGTCAATTCAACTTTTAATTGCTCAAGACCATCTTTCGTTTCTTCAATTGAATTATTTTTTTGATGAATAGTATCCGTCTTAAAACTTTCTTCAATAGATTGTTTGCATGTAGGACAATTATCATGCTTATGATAGAAATCAATCTCTTGTTTGTTCTTGTTTATCTTATCATTCAATTGACGTTCTAGAATGACTATCTTTTGTTGTTTATTACGAATCTTTGCTTCATCATCAATGTCACTTAAATGACTACCAATTTCATGATTTAATTCATCAATCATAAATGTTTCTGATGCAATCAAAGCATTAGTTTCTTCTATCTCTTTCTTAATCTTCTCTATCTGTTCTACGGTATTATCACGCATCTTAGATGCGAGTAGATTTTCCATTCTGATTTTTTCAGATGTGAGATTGTAATTATACTCTGCTTGTTGAAGAGCCTTAATATTTTCAGTAATATCATCCTTGAGCAGAGAATTCATTGTAGAGAAGATTTGAATATCCAAAAGGTCTTCAATAACTTCTCTACGTGCTTGTGCTGCCAACTGCATAAATGGAGTGAAAGATGCAGAGCCTAGCACAACTACCTGACAGAAAGACTTATGATTCAGTTTAAGAATCTGCGTCTCAAGAATCTCTTGATAGTCTTTCGATTCGGCATTTTGATTTAATAGATTGTCATTCTGATATACTTCAAACACAGTAGGCTTTATACCACGAATGACTTTATATGAAGCAGAACCAATATTAAACTCAACCTCTACCACAAGTTCTTTTTTGTTGATAGAGTTGAGCAATTGAGGCTTATTGATTTTACGAAATGGTTTGTTGTATAAGGCAAACGAAAGTGCATCAAGCATTGTTGATTTGCCTGATCCATTCTCACCTACAATCAATGTGGTGTTTGACTTATCAAGTTGAATTTCGGAAAAAGCATTCCCAGTGGAGAGAAAGTTTCTCCATTTTAAATTACGAAATATTATCAAGGAAACCTCACTCTATGGTTTGCGCTTTCGTATAAAGATCAGTGACAATCTTTTCTACTCTATTTTTAACATCTGTATTAGCACTCATGCTAGTAAGATACTTACGAAGAATGGTCATTGTGTCTTCTGCTTCGTTTATTATATCAGCATCCTCTTCAAGATGCAAATTCAAATGATCTTCGACTACTTGCAAGTCATAGACACCACGCTTTTCAAGTTGACCAATAAACATATCAAACCTATAAGGATCAATCTTATTTTTAATGATAACTTTGACATGTCTTCCTGCATAATAAGAAAGATCATATCCTTCTGGTTCATGACCAGCAGTCACATCATCATAAAAGAATTTCTCAAACATTGTATATGGATTTTCAATGAATTCTAATTCTCTCGTTTCCGTGTCAAATACGTGGAAACCTTTTTTATCGTTGTAGTCAGCCCAAGTAAATTCACAAGGTGAACCCAAATAGTGGATATTGCTCCGACTACTGCGATGGTGATAATGACCACTACACACAGTATCAAACCTATTAAATATATTAGGATCATCACCATCTGATGGAGGAGCGCCAACATACATTGGGAAACCAGCAAGTTCCAAATGACCGAAAAGAATTGGACTACGTGTTTCATTAATTAACCTCAAAGATAATTCACGGTTCTCATCACAAATCCATGGAGTCATCAAAATTGGTGTTCCATCAAAAGTGCATGATACTGGATTATCATAATAAACATTAAATGTAGGATACTGATGCTCTACAAGTTCTTTTAATGAATTGACATTGTTTGTGTTCTTATAATAAGTATCATGATTGCCAGCAATAATATGAAAGTCAATATTTCTTAAAACAATCTTTTCAAGAAAATCTTCTCTCAATCTTTGAGCAGTGGCAATATTAATATACTTGCGACGATCAACGAGATCACCCAAATGGACAACACATTTGATATTATATCTATCAATATAAGGAAAAAATATTTCATCAATAAAATCCTTCATATTGTTAAGCATAACGGGAGAGTCGTTTTTGACGCCCCAGTGTGTGTCGCTTATTAAACAAATTTTCATCGAATAGAATTCTTTTTATTTACAGGGAAATGATAATTCTTTTGAAGATTTGTATTATGCTTATTGATTGCTGAAATAGCATAATCACGAATAGCTTCAAGCCTAAGAAGATAGTTCATCTTCTCATTAGGATGAGCGGTAGGTGAATTGATCTTCTCTACAATATCTGTGACACTTGGTGGAACCAAATGCATATTTTCATTATTCATAAAATTTCTCCACTCCAATTTTTTTATCTTTACGCTTAATAGCTTTCTCTGATTGTTTCTTATCATAAGACTTTACAAGATTCTGCATATAATCATTATCTAGATTTACAGTAACTGTCTTTTCATCACCAATAGATTGTTCAGCCAATATACCTTCAAAGTAGAAATTTTCTAAAGTCTTTTGCTTAATATACAAGTGTTTCTTTTCTTTGTCAATACGCCTCAAGAAAGCATACCAAATAATCTGCGTAAAATATGCAAATGGATTGGTCGATTTTTCTGGATTAAAATTGTTCAAATAATTAATACAATTTTCTAGACCATCAGATATCATTTCATCACGATATGTATAGCTGATAAAGTTTGGCTTTAGAGATAGGCGTGTTGCAATCTTGTAAAGACATTCACCAATGTAAGGTGGAATACGTGGATGCTCTTCACCCTTTTCATCTGCCGCAGCACAATCACTTTTGTATTGAATGATAGCTGTATAAAATTTCTTATTATCAATATAATGAATACTAGGCTTTTTCTCTTTTGTCATTTTCACACACTCGCATTATAAATTTTGTAATCAAAACTTTCACTATTGTATATATTTAGACGCTCCATAAAATGAAGTAATGTAAAATTCATTTTGGTCTTGTGCTTCAAGTCATCTGCAATATCATATACTACTACAGATGACTTTTCAGTTCCTATTCTTAATCCTCTACCAATTGATTGTAATGTTCTCACACGAGATTTAGTCGGAGAGCTAAACACAACATTATGAAGATTGCGTATGTTAACGCCTGTTGAAAATGTGCCATAACTGGCAACAATAATAGCATTGGATTCTCGTTCGACAATGTGTCTAATTGCTTCTCTTTCGCCTCCATCAACACCTCCGTGTATAAAAAAGATTGGTCGATCAGGGTCTTTATCCTTGATCATATCAAATAGCATCTTACCATGCTTTTCAACAAATTGAAAGAGGATAAGTGAGTTTCCTTCCAAAGAAAGTACAAGATTGCGAAGAAATTTGTTACGCCCATCATGTCTTACAAGAAAATCTACTTCATCTTGATAAGTCATAGCTCTTACAAGTTTTCTCTCTTCTTCTTTGTATCCAAGAACAATTGCTTTGATCTTAAGATCAGCAACATGATTCTGTTCCATCAATTCAGCAGTTGTCGTCACTTTATATACAGGACCAAACAATCCTTCAAGAACCATCTTGTTTGTTTGTGAACCATCTAGTGTACCAGTAAAACCAAATCTATATCTACAATTGCCAGTTCTTTCCATAATTGTAGTAAGAGACTTGGCTTTGAATAAATGTGCTTCGTCACCTATGACCACATCAAACTGTTCGAAATAGCTTTTAGGCAATTTGTATATCGATTGCCACGTTGAGATTGTAATTGGTTTATCTGTTTGTTTATCTTGTCCTGAGTATATTCTATGGACGAAGTTATCAGATACAAAACCATAGTCAGCAAAATCAGAGGAAAGTTGACTAACCAGAGAAGTAGTTGGAACAATAATAAGAGTCCGTGCATCGTAGTACCTCGTCAATAGATAAATGATTAATGATTTGCCAGAAGCAGTTGGCGATAAAAAAACGCCTCTGTCATACTTTATTGCATGACGAAAGGCGTCGATCTGATAGTCACGGGGTGTTAGAGTCAACCCACAATCACTGAAAAATTCTTTTATATTATCATTAGAAAGAACAGTAAGATTTGGTTTGCAATTGTCATCATACTCAACATCATAATCTCTAGAAGATGCAAATGATGATACTTCTTTTATTAAACCAAAATACAACAACGCAGTCATTGTATTATACAACCTTATGCGACCGTCCCAAAATTTATTACGAACAGCAGGAATAAACTTAGCGCCGGGAACTGTAAATGTAAAATGGTCACAAAGTTCCTGTGCAACAGATGGATCACATGTTACTCTAGCATATACTTCATTTACTTTCGTGACATATAACTTGTCACGCACCTACTTTAAATTTTTCAAATTCAATCGCATTCTTAATTTGAAATCCTCTATCTTTAATTGATTTAATAATTGATTCTAATACATCTACTTTTTCTTGTTGAACAGCAATCTTCAAATTCAACTTGATAACATCTTGGTCTGCTTCTATATGCATAGGAACATCTGACTTCAACACATTCAATTGAAATGGTTGCCAACCAAGTTCCTTCAAATCTTCTGGAGGCATTATACCACGATAATAATCATACTTCAACTTAATAAATTCTTTTCGTTCTTGCTCTAACTTTTTCAAAAGCATATTCTCATCAGAAAAAATGCGAAGATATTTACTATGCATTTTTGGAAGCTTTAGACTTTCATTACCAAGTTCAGTACGATCAATATCACAATCTTCACCCCACATATCGTGGATTTCATCAAGCTTCATAATAAATCCTTATAGTTTTTTTATCCTGAATATCTTATATTTGAACGTGACTGTATTAGTAACATAGTTCACATCCGAATCAGTTGATGTGAAGTTTATATCACTTAATGATGTTGGAAACAAGTCCTGAAATGAAACTTCTATGTTTGGAACCATACCACTGTTCATAATGGTCAATGTTCCATCAGAATAAATGCCTTCTTGTTGTCCCGGTTTTGAATCTTGAAGACGTTTATATTGTGCATAATCTTCTGGGAAACCAAGAGCTGTCATCCAATTATATATTTCAAAATAATTTTGAAAATCTTCATCAACTCTAAAAGTAACATTAAGGTCGCCAAAATCTAGGCGATCACCAGCAAATTCTAGAACCTTAAATGGTGATGGAACTTGAATATAACCAAGAGACATTGAGGGAAGATTAATATCAGTCACAAAAAAATTCAAGTTCGGGGCTCTTGCAAGCGTGAACTTGAATCCTAGTGGTGAAAGAAAATTAATATTGTCAGGTTGATTTGTTAAAAGAGCCATAGCATAAATCCTTGTTTATCCTATTTATGCTACTTCAACAATCTCCAGATGATCCTTCACGATTTTGAAATTGACACAGTTTTCCAGTGGCGCATCAGTTCTAAAATACTCTCGTCCACCATCAACAAATGTATCTTTCTTTGAACGATAGTCCCAACGATAACGTGAATAAATAATTTCATCATCTACAACTGCACCTGTATACACAGGAACAGAAGCAGTGAATCCATTTGAAATCATCAATCCACCACGATGAGGATGAATGTACATAGCAAAGTAATTAGAACCATAAGGATGTGCTTCCTCTGTATAGAAAATAGCGGCTGGGAAATTACACCATTCCCCAGAACTACCTTTGATACAAGACTCAAGAACATACTTTGCCTTATACTTCTTTTCAATAGTCTCAATCATTTCTGGTGTAAGAAATGAACTTTCAGTATTAAACTTCATTTTCTTCCTCAATTTCTAGTGGACCATCGAACCACACTTCTGTGTCATCACATTCCCAGCCCAATTCTTCAAGACCTTCATCATAATTTTCATCATAGGCTTCTTGAATGAGTTCCTGTTCCTCTTCATCCATATCATCAGGAAATTCCCAATCAGCCCAACAACCATCATCAAATGAATGATCAATCACATCACCAACTGAATAGATTTCAATTGATTCATCATCTTCCTTGACAGCTGGCTTTTCAGCATATCGAGCATAGCCCCAACGCCAACCAGTGCTATAATAAATGGTCTGTCCATCCTTAGTCCAAGACTGTTTCTCAGTGATAGACTTTTTGTATTTTGTACTAACTTTCCAAGTTGTCATTTCAAGTTTCTCCCAGTTTTTTATTCATTTCAAGTTTGAAAAAAATTGCATCTTCGATTTCTTTAAATCTTTTACGTATTCTCTTTTTTGTTATACTACAAATACCATCTGCGACCCACATATTTGTTTTATCTTTATAAACACCAGATACACCAGTTGTATTTCTTTTAGAAATTGATTTATTTCTATTATTATCTGCTATTGAACCAGACCTTAAATTTTCAGGTCTATTATCATCTTGTACTCTATTAATATGGTCGATTATATCTGGTTCTGTGCCATAATACATTTTAAAAATTATGCGATGCTCTTTCCATTTAATATTATTAAGAATTATACGACGATAGTTTTGTCGATTATCTTCTCTTGATCCAGCAATTTTACCAGAATGTTTTTTATTAAAATTGCTGTAAACTCCAACATTATAATGAAAATGATGTATAGGTCTTTCTTTCCAATACAACACACCATTCACTTCGTCAAGAATAAAACATTCGTTTAAGTATTTAACTGTTGGTAATTTCTTGGGCAAGTTCATATCAAAAAGTCCTCCATTCATATTCTGAGTTGCGAGTCTTGAACTTCATATAGTCCTCACGCTCTTCAAGAATCTCCAACACAGGACTAGTCTGCCACCAGTCTTGCGAATCATAGGTGCGACCATAGTATGAACCAACACGAACGCCACACCCCAAACGGGGGCGTGTTTCACTTTCGATAGGATTATAGTTTTCTTCATCTAAGATTTCGCATAATGGTCCAGAGTCACCTCTACCATCACTCAATCGAACCAATGAATACCTCATACCAATCTCCCTACTGTTAGCTAGTAGCTTCTTTGATTTATATCCTGCCATATCACCACTCTGGTCCTACAGTCTTTTCTGTGCGCTCATAGATATAGCTAAAGTCTACGCCATATGCAGGAACGACAAGAAGCTTCTGAGGCATATTGTTGAAATCTCGCTCACCAAGAACCCCACTGATGAATAGTGTATCAGGGAACTTCTCTGGTGTCAAGCGACGAAGAATGTTAGCTTGCATGTCACACTTGGCTCTGAGACGCTGAATCTCAGCTTCAAGTTCATCAACCTTTGCCTCTGCCTCATTACGTTGCTTCATCGCAAACTCAGCGACACCATTAGCATAGTGTGCTTCTTCCTTATAATGTTCTACATCTTCTTCCTTATTGGCAATTGTCTGCTTCAATTCCATGATGCCACCAGCACCAGATTCCAGTTGCTTAATTCTGTTCTTAGCAACTAGCCAACGATCATAATACATATCTGCTTCATCATCAGTCATTATTACCTCCCAGCCATCATGATCATCTGCAAGTAACAGACTTTGCGCTTGAATGAACGCTCCTGATTCCATTCATAAATGATAATCTTAGGACGTTCAAGATTGGTTTTTTCAAATTTGATTTCCAACTCAGGAGGAAGAAGAATGCCCAAGTGACGAAGTGTCCTATGAGCATTTATCTCCAGTCCAGAGAGAAGCTTTTTGTCATACCAGCATCGTGCTAGAACAGCACCAAGATAGTCCATAACTCTTTCTTTGATATCATCTGCATCAATCACAGTCTCAATTGGTGGCTCACGATCAAAATCATCATGATGATATGTAGGCGAAACACCATTATTGATCATGTCACGGCTATATACAAGTGCAGGAAGCATATTCATTAAAGCCTCACTTCTCCGAAAAAGTTTTCATACTCTTCATCTGTCATGAGATTAGGACAAAATGCCCAAAGATCACCGTCTTGCCAAAGATGCCATTGATTACCTTCTGTATCAAGTAGGAAAGCAGAACCCATAACATCACTCCATGCATCCCAATACTCAGGATGATGTGGTCCTTCTTTCAAAATTGTCAAATCTTGTTCACTGATATATGACCAAGGCTTGGCAAAATTCTCAGCAAAAGCTTGAGGAATGAAAATTCCATGACCATCATTAATGAGAAGGCAGAGACCATCAGACATTAGAATTCTCCTTGTAGTGCAAGATACCAACACCAATCGCCATTCCAATAGTCAGCACGATGAGCGGTCCAAAGATAATGAGACAATCAGTTGTAGACATGCTCAGACTCTTATATCAAGTTTATTGAGTGACTTGTCATGCACATTCCACATCTTCTTTGTACCAGAATTGCCGTGAGTGTTAACAAAATCTTTGACTCGACCTTCAAAAACAATGTTCATACCATTATTATCTACAGAATATGCATAGATACACAACTGATCATTTTTAGTCGAAGGAAAAATTTCATAATAATAGTCAATATCGAAATGAGCATCACTACCAGTTGTCATGTAAACATCGCCACCCTTTTTCTTGTTCGCAGCAACGAAAGCTGCGGCAAAATCACAAGATTCATAGCGAGGCAATTCCCATGCAAAAGGAATAGCTTTGGTCAGAAATTCTGCCGCACCTTCAGGATATCCATCCGAATGCTTGTAGACAGAATATGCATCATTAGAGACATTCTGATGAAAGAATGTGAAAACTGCACGAGTACCCATTGTAATTATCCTTTCGATTAGAGGTAGCAGATACGAGTGTCGTCGGTGAGGAAAAACAAATCTTCAGTAGAAGGTTTGTCTGTGATTTCATAAGCACTGTTATTGATGCCGGGAGGATGACCAAACGGAACTTCATTCTCACCAAGATAACGATAACCTTTGTAGTTGCCAGTCTGCATGAGAACATCTTCAAGAACGATCATCATGGACTTGCGACCTTCTGGACTGATTACAGAACCAGCCAACATCCTGTTGATGGAAGTCTTGAATTCCTGAACATCAAAAGTTTTGCGCTTTGCCATAACCATCTCCGTTGTTGATGATTCATATTAGCATAAAAAAAGGGGGCGTCAACCCCCTTTTTGAATTATTTTTTAGCCAGTCTGACGCTGCATAGCGAGATACTGATAGCCAGCAGCGATAACATGACGCATAGGCTTGCCAAGTTCATACTTGAGAGTTGTTCCCTTAGTGGTCTTGTGCTCACGAAGGAAGATAGGGAACCCCTTCATGCGAAGATCAGAAACAGTGGCACGAGGATTGGCAACGCCAAAACGAGCCTTGATCTGACGCTTGGTAAGCTGCTCACCAGACTTGAGAGCAATGAGGACACGATCCATCTTGGTAATGTTAGTCATAATGTAACCTTTCTTTCACAGTTGATACTGCACACCTCTTGTGTGCATGTTGGGTATAATAAGCGAGCCAAAAACGAATGTCAACACCTATTTTGAACTTTTTTTCGTTGACATGCATTTTCTTTTCTGTATAATACGGATTGTGATAATGAAATTGGAGATTAGAGATGGAAATCAGGACCAAGTACGACATTGGGCATACCTTTTGGGTTCCTCGTTGTCATATTGAATATGAGACAGAAACTTTGGTATTCGAAGATAATGAATGGACTCGTGATGTTCAAAAGTATGTTGGATATGCCAAACAGAAGTTTGTTAAAAAAATTGTTGCAACCACATCTTCTAATGATAGAGTTCACATTCAATATTACGTTTTGAATATCGGTGAGGAAAATGCAATGTCTCAGGTATATAGCGAAGCTGATATCACCAATAGGACTGAAGAAGAGGCTTATGCTCTTGCCATGGAATATCAAGCAAAAGAAGAAGAGTATTTCGGAAATTAGTGCTTGACACCACATATGGGTATGGTATGGTCTTCATATGAACAACGGAGGTTCACATGCAAATCGAGATCGACTTTCACAGTGCTGTTATCAACCGCATGGTTGTTGGTTCTGACTTCAAGTTGAATCAGTTCATCACATGGAACGGTGACAATCTGTTTTGTGTATACGAGTTTGTACGCAATCAGATTGTGGTTCAGGTTGATCGTTTCACTCTTGATCGTGGTTGTCATCAGTATGATGCTATCGATCATGCCAAACAATATTTCGTTGACACACATAACTTCAGGGTGTACGCATGAGCAAGATCACACACAAGGTTATATATACATCATTGTCTTATTCGTACAATGATCATCAGGACTTTAACAACAATGAACGCTTCTTTCATTCGGAAGATAGTGCAAAGAAGTTCATTGAAAATGTTCTTCAATTTGCTGAACAAAAATCAGCAAAGATATACGAAGTATCAAAACATGAAGCTGAAATGGCTGCGAGGTGGGACTAATGACTAAAAAACTTGTAATGGTAGAAGCACTTTCTCAATATCGCATGAGGTATGTCTTCGAAGTAGAAGACGATATCGATCATGCTTTGGATGAGTTTGTGATGATCGATGGTACAGAAGACTTGAAGGAATTCAGTCAACATCATCTTGGACCATCTGTTATCCTTTCTCATCGTGAGATAACTAAGGATGAGTATCTGAATATCTTCAACGAAGATAACGATTATTTGAAGTCATGGGATGATGAAAAGAAAATGACTTTCATCAATATCCTTGATTATACAAAGGAACCACCTCTTGCATCATATTATGGTGAAGAAGCTAGGGATGTTCTTTGGGATATTTCAAAAGATGTTTATGGTTCAATAACTAAAGAACAAATTGATAAAATTATCAAAGATATAAATGTAGAAAAATAAAAAAGGGGAGCATTTCTGCTCCCCCTAGTTTGCGGCTTGAAACCGTCTTGTATTGCCCCACCTTTGAACCAGTGGGGTTTACTATTACATGATGTTTGTAATAAGTGTTCTGCGATAGTATGCGTTAGTGTTCTGAACGATAGTTCCATCAGAAAGATCAGGTGTACCAACAACTGACTTAGCAAATGGGTTTGCAACCATTCCGTAACGAGTCTTGAATCCGATCTTTGGCTGGAATGTATCCTGACCAACTGCACGAACCATCTGGAGAGGAACGTATGGGCAATAGAAGATACCAGCGTCGAATGCATTGGCTCCCTTATAACCAACTGTCATATAGTTGCCAGTTGTATATGGGTCAATGTAAACACGGAAACGACCATTGAGAACACCAGCGAAAGTGTTACCAGTGTCATCTACCTGAAGGTTGTTGCTGTTAAGAGCAGGGGTGTAGTCAAGAACACCAGCCATCTGAAGAGCAGAAGCAACGTCTGAAGAACAGATGATGATGTTACCCTTACCACGACGAGTATCCTTGGCAATCTGGTTAGCTTCACGTTCAGTCTGGAACATAAGACCCTTAAACTTTTCAACTGACCAACGACCATTTGAGTCGGTGTCAAGATCGAAAGTGCCAGGAGTTGTAGTGCCAACCTGTGCACCAGCAACAGCTGAAAGGTTAATAGTACGAACTACTTCACGATTGATTTCAGCAAGAATTTCAGACTGAAGAATGTTAGCAAGTTCAGTCTCAGCATCAAGACCATGAACAGCCTTGAGGTCTTGTGAAAGTTCCATAGTGTATTCTGCCTTGAGAGCACGACTCTTTGCAGTGACAGAAACCTTGTCAATGCTGAAAGCCATTTCTGGGAATGTATCAGCAGTACCACCAAGACCTTCAGCAGTAGCAGTGTTCATACCAGACTTAAAGTTATATGAAGAAGATGAACCAGTTGGTGAAGTTCCAACCTGACCAGCACCGATAGAACCAGTATAAGCATTGTTGAATCTATCAGTTGACTTTTCAGTGTTTACTTCGTCATAGAATGTTTCAGTTCCCTTAGCAGTGCTATTAGCATACTGTGAACGCATTGCGAAGATAAGTCCAGTAGGACCAGTCATTGGCTGAACGCCGCAGATATCATATGCAATGAGGTTAGGAACAGAACGACGAATAAGTGAGATAAGAATTGGGTCGTAACCAGCAACGCCAGTACCACCAGCACCACCAAAACCACCAGTACCAGCAGCATTGATTGGAGTTTCACTCAATAGAAGTGACTGTGGGTTGAAAGAAGCTTGTTCCTTGATTGCCTTTTCTGTGTTCTCAAGAAGCTGTGCAGTCGTATTACGACGATGCAAATCAGTGATCTTGGGAAGATCAGGATGTTCAAGAAGAGGCTTCCACTTTGCAATTAAATTTTCATTTAGAATGTTCATTTATTTTCTCCTTTAGGAAATGTTATTTGTAATATTATTTATAAATTTTTACTTTTTAATTGTCTTAGAAAGCGAAGAAACATACAAGTCCATAGCTGGGTCTAGCGAAGAAGTTGCCTTAACTTCTGGCTCTTCAACACTTTCACTCAGAAGCTGGTCTTCAACAACCTTTACTTCAGTCTTAGTTGTGAAATATGTTTCCTTGATAATATTTGCCTTCTTACGAAATTCATCTGCATCAGAATAGTCAACAGCTTCTACAAGCTTAACAAACTTATCTTTCTGAGTTGAAGTCATTCCTTCTGAAAGATTAGAAGAAATTTCTCTCACTTCCTTTTCATTTACAATCTTAGAAAGTTCGATGTTATCAGCTGTTGTTTCGTTAACAAGAGCTTCAAGTTCCTCAATGCGTTCAGCCATTGATTCAACAATGTCAGCCTTGTCATCAGGGATTTCTACGTAATGCTCTTCAAATAGACCCTTCAATCCAGTAAGGAATGATTCAGTTACTTGAGCACGGATGTTGTTTTCTACTGCAAGCTTATTCTCAGAAATCCACTCTGCTACTGCATAGTTTAGATATGA